CCTCATAATCGTGCTGAGAGCCGCTGAGTGCTGCCCTAGCTGCTCGTTAGCATAAACATCCAGGTACAGGTCGTTCGTGTCTCTGACAGCCTTCTGGAGGGTCCTAATGACCACTTCCAGGCCAAGCGAGGATCGCTTTATCGGCATGCCCACTGGTTCCGCAAGCGAGTAATAGACTTCATGGTGATAGCCAGCTCGTCTTCGGTGGCCAACCACTCAGAGGTCTTGGGGCCTGGGGCATGGAACCGCTTTGACAGTTCCTTTGTCAGCCGCCGAGCCTTCCGGCGTAACCCCTTCATTTCTATGTACATCCTAGCTCTCATCGTCATCTAGGTCAACTCCTTCTTTGATTTTAAGCGTAGAAACTTGATCAGCTTGGTCGATGTCGTCCCTTTCGCCAAGATATATCGGTTGGTACAAGGCACCGTGGACGTGCCTATAAAGATACTTGACCTCCACAAGGGTCCCAACTTTAGGGACAGGGAAGTTCGGTAGAATAGTAACCTTTCCCACTTCCACCAATGTAGTGCCGTCGAGACACGCGATATAGACACTTCGCTTTCCTTTCTCATTGACCGCTGTGACCTGGCAAGTGCAAGTCTGAGTGAACTTGTACTTAGTCTGGGGTCCCTTGCTGGCTGGACGCCCAGGCACATAGAGAGCGGTGATATCTTTGAAGACAACACCCTCTACTCCTTGGTCCTTAAGCTTGTTGAAGAGGATACGCTTCTTAGCTTCAGTGAAGGCGGCTGGCACAACTTGAATAGCTGCATCAGCATCCTCGAGTAGCTCAGATAGAATATCGTATCGCTCCTCATAAGGCAGCTGAGTAGTGTCCTTGGCGGCCGATCCTTTCTTGCTGGCGGCCAGAATATCGAAGGCATAGTAGACCTCTCCGATCATCTCTCCATCGATTACATAATCTCCCTGTAGAGCAAGCGCTGCTTGTTCAATGCTCGCAGCGAAACCGACATAAAGGCCCTTACGATTGATGGCTTCAACGGTTTTACCCGTGCGTTTGAGTATAATCCTTTTGCCATCCTTCTTCTCTTGGAGACAATATGTCTTATTCTTGAAGTAATACTCCACCAGTGCATCATCGATAGGGTTCAAGAGCTGAGGCAGGTAGCCTGAGATCTTATCCTCCTTGTCACTACCCACATAAGGCGCCTGACCAGCACCCTCAGAATACCCCTTGAGTTTTTTCTCGTGCACTTGTTTATCGAATATGGCGTTCGCCGTGTCCAGATCCACCGGGCTAGGAGTTTTGTCTGAACTCGTGAGCGAACTACCGCGTCGCCCGTATTCGATGCGAACAACGTATCCCGTTCCTTTGGGGACAAGATGAACATGATACTCTTTGTCAGACGTCCCCTCTTTGTAAAATAAGGCGACATGCTTCTCATCAGACACCGAACTTTTCCTCCGCTTCTGTGAGGGCAGTGTGTCCAACTACTCCGAAGATATCTCCGGAGGCATGATCAATCATGCGGCCATCAAACAAGAAAATAGGTTGTCCGTTGATGATGAACCGAGGTTGTTCAAAGTCCTCACGCAAACATTGAGATGTGACATTCGTCACAATAATATCGCCGGGATGAAGGTCAATAGGAAGCAGTGTACCTTCCTGATGATCACCTGGGCCCACCTTAAGTACTGCAAAACGAAGACGTTCCTCTCGCACATAGGCAGCTTCGTCCATGCTAAACGCCTGGCTCTCTGCCTTCTGGATCTTCATTGCATCTAGATCCCAGGGGACACAGACAACGTAGTTGCCGCGGGGACGGAAGTCTTTCAATGCTTCTACTGCTGCCGTGATATGTTCTTTCAAGCGATCCTCTCAATCCTGTAGATGTGCACGTCGGGCATGGGTCCATCGTCCGAAGCATGACATCCACTAGGAGTTAACGAATGTTCCATTGCTGACTTGGTCTTGCGCGCGCCACGGATAGTATTCTCCTTACTACCTTGCACGTCGTCTTCGACTGAGTCAGTAATCAGATAAAAGTGATCTTTCATGCGACACTCCTGCACTACATAAAGAACAACGCATAGGTTTGTATCGAGAATAAAATCTCTCGACAACCCTGAATCTAGCACTGGCCCGGAAAACCCACCGGCTGCAGGTCAGTCGCATGAACAACCACTTGCCACAGCGCTTACCTATTCCGAAGCTCACCAGTGTCCATCGATCCTGTGCCTCAGATAACACAGTCTAACATATGGAGCACGTGTACGCAAAAGCCATCCGACAAATATGAATCGAATGGTTGATAGTTTGGCGAACAGTCGCATGCTATCTCTTGTACTCATCGGCCTATCAATGGATCCACGTAGACCTTGCGGCCAAACGGAGGGTCTTGATCAACACATGTAGCCCACATCACAGGGAAGGGCGGAGCTTTATCCGGGAATGTTCCGGCCATGTCAGTGAGGTAGACACAACAGTCTACGTCATACTTCTCCATCTCTTTCAATGCCGGCCGGAAATCAGTTCCACCTCCGCCCTTGCATTCATAGTGTGCGTCTATGGATTGCTGGAACACCTGGACGCTTTGGACCGCGGCGTCAGCACAGATAACAACGACCGAACACCCAGTCTGCTCCATAATGGAGTTGGTCTCGGCGATGAAGATCTGCAATAGAGGATCATCGATCGAGCCCGAGGTATCAATACAGATACCAGCCCTCTTTACTCCGAGCTCTCGCTGGATTCCTGGTTCGTAATAGCCAAGCCTTCCTTTTGACGCAAGTAGTCGTCGTGAAGGGCGGCCCCAATCAAGACAGGTGGTGGGCATGACGTGTGAGACCATGAAGTCTCTGAAATGCTTTTCCCATGGCGTCGTAGAATCTGGTAGGTCCTTGAGAACCTCGCGCAGAAAAGACCCCGGCTCAGAACCATAAGCAGCACGCTTAAGTCGTTCCTTCCATACGCGTGTTTGGACTTCATCCATGTGTGGATCAGCTGCTGAATCTTGGTTCGGCGGGATGAGATCATCGCTTAACTCTTTGGCATGCTGATTAATAAAGTCACGGACTGCTTTATCAACCCGCTTTTCGACGTAGTTGTAAAGCATTTCAAATGTCCACTGAGGAGCGGGGACCTTCTTAAGATCCTCCGCACTAACAAGGTTTTCAGCGGTGATAATGTAAGGATTGACCACAGACAGCGGTCCGATCTTTTTCTGCTGCATGATCGCGCGTATGACAATAGCATCCGCGCAAGCGTTGGCGATGTCCGGGCTAAACTTATCTCCCTTAGACAGCCGTATTTGCCTGGTCCGATGTGCGTGTCGGAGTACAATGTGGAGGAGTTCGTGCAAGATGATCGCATATTGGACGGACTCGTCGACAGTGAAGAATGGATCACAGAAGTATATAGAGGTACCGTCTGTGTACGCATAAGCATGTTGATCGTCTCTTCCCAGGGCCGTCGGAACCCAGAGAACCAGGCCAGCTACACCGGAGTCTCGAGTAACGAGTCTTCGAATGAGTAGTGTGACCATGTCCTTCTTCTGGTCCTGATTCAGCCCTGACTTCTTAACTTCGGACGATTTCTTTGGCACGCGGGGCGTAGTTAAGATACCCCTCTGTGCGGACAACCTGTTCAATGATACCAAGTTTCACCGCCTTTGCCAGGATCATTTCATTTGCCAGCGTTTCGATCTCAGCCACCGGCTGATTGGTGACCTTATGACGGAGCGCGTCAAAGATAAACATAGCCTTGCTGATTTGGTCCGGCCGCGTAACGTAGGCAGCCATGCTATAAGCAAGACCATAGAGACAAGCAATCTTATTCGGGATGTGCTTGACTGCAAACTCAGGCCTCTGGTGGCTCAGCAGATCTTCCATGGTCGGAAGCTCACCGATCTCCTCAGTGGTATGGATGAACTCTACTGCGGCAGCTTCACCCACTATACCATTGATAAGAATAGAGTTGGATGTCTTATCCTCTACTGTGTGCATCACTTCAGAGACGCGTGCCCAGCTACGAGGAGACGGAACAATCAACTGGTTCGTCTTCGCTACGCCGCCGACACAGGTAAGGAACTGAGGCTTCACACGAATGAAAGCCAGTACTGTGACATGGACATTGTGTTCCATTGCCCAGTTACCCCAGTCAATAGGATCTGCCACCACGTGGATGTGGACGAAGCGATCCGACAATGCGGATCCCATCTTATAACTGATGGCGCCATCCTCAGGACTGTTGCCGGCGCCCAGGACCATCCACTGAGAAGGAAGTTCATACTTGCCAATCTTACGGTCAAGGACTAGCTGGTATGCTGTTGCTTGCATCCGCGGTTCCGCGGCAGTCAGCTCATCCAGGAAGATACAGCCAGGGACATCTTCGATCGGGAAGAACTCCGGACGGAAAGCCCGGGTGATACCAGTCTTCTCATCGATCCACTGTAGACCTCTGAGATCTGGTCCATCCAACTGTGTCAGCCGGATATCTTCCAGTCTCATCTTTCTGTCCTTAGTCCAGTCCCAGATGGACATTGACTTACCTACACCAGGCTCGCCCCACAAGAATGCAGCATACTTCAACTTGTACAGATAGTCAAGTAGCTTGGGGAGCTTACCTGGCGTACAAGCGATGGTATTGATCATCCTAGTTCTATTTCCTTTCCTCTTGGTGTTTGAAACTCACGCCATCTCTGAGTGAACTGCCAGAACACAAACCAGGGAGGACAACGCCAGCCTAGTATCTGTTTCCGCTTAGCTACTCTCAATGGACTCGATTTGCTCCGCAGTGGGTAGGCCACGCGGTTTAAACTTCGAATCTTCGCCATAGAAAGTTCCAAAATAGCCTTTTAGTTAGAAAAAGTCGATGCGGGGCCTTTGGCCATTTTGGCTCGCGCGTTGGCCACCTCAGCTTTTCGAATCTGATGAATCCGCAGTGCAAAGTGCTCCAAACGCGATATTGGACTGAAGAGCCTTCATTCCTTACAGTCCATTTCTTGAGAATCTTAGAGTTGTCCGTCCACTCCGTCTGCCTTTTCAAGGATCTCCTCGAGGATATAAGGCAAACCGATGATTTGGCGCCTTACGTTCTTATCGTCCACAAACACGAGTTCGTGGTAAATCGGGTCATTCTTGAAAAGGTACGTCACGTTGTATTCGATGGAAATACCGTCTAGCGGACTTCCCGAATATGTACCCGGAAGCGGATTCGGGTAAAACACACGAATCTTCATCGTACCGGGAATAACCTCTCGGTCGCCTAACATGCTATTTTCCTCTTTTCTGTGATTTTCACTCAGGCAGGGTTTCCTGGTTTCCGTCGTAAAAACCGGCTTCCGACGAAAGCCGGTACCAGGTGATGGCCGTCTGTTCGTAGAACTTTCGGGTCATCTTCAATATTTCGACAAACTGGCTCTTTGTGCAAATAATGCGAACTGGGATCATTCGCTCTTTTAGCGTCTGGCCCTCATTTACCCAATATCCGATGGTTGGGTGCATAATGGTCAGTCCGCCTGATATCTTCTTCACGTGGCCATCCCAAACGCGGTGGCACCGAGTATGAATAGGCCGGCCATTGTTGCGAACGGTAGATACCAGCAACTCCCAGAGGTATTTCATTTGTACCGCTTTCCTTGGTAACAACCAAAAAAGATGTACTTGCTGTGGAAGAGGCGATAGCTCCAGCGCCAGGGATAACGACTAAGCCATCCCACTCTGAAGCTTTCCTGCATATCTCTCATCCACTGTGGAACCATGTCTGGAGCTCCCGGCTGGACTCGAACCAGCTACGACGGTTTTGCAGACCGTTAGCTATCCACTTCGCCTTCAGGAGCCTTGTTTCCTATCCACTCTGCGATATACCAATACCTTCGGCCGGAGACGCGGCCATGCATGAACTTCATTTGTACGTAGACGCTCTCTAGCCAGTAGGTATATCCATCGGAAGCCTGATGAGGCAACCAGGCGAATGTCTTACAGTAGTAAGTAGCGCCCTCAGGAGTTACTGGCTTCGGAGGCGGTGTTTTCCACTTCACTGGGTTGATCTCCATTCACATTGGGCTCATGAACAGTTTCATCATTTCCAACACTCGCTTGCTCTTGATCGCCGAGTACCGGCTCCGGAGAAACCGCGACGATCGACACAGTAAGAGGATCCATTTCGGATGGGCCTTCCAAAAGTTGAGGTATCCCTCTAGATCTGTTCTGGGCAAGGGACTCCCGAAGAATCTGAGCATAGATCTTTATCCTCTTCTGTGGGTCCGCAATACGATCATGGAGGACAATGCCATCCATGTGAGCTACTTCGTGCTGGACAGCCTTAGCAAGGAGCGCTTCCTCAGTATTGGGATCCTCATTACCAAATACGGCAGTTCTCTCTTGCCATTGGCCATCTCGATACCTCACTGTAACGTATGTGTACCGTGATACCGGAACCCACAAGCCGGGAAAGCTAAGACACCCTTCACCTTCTCCTCGTATGGGGTCGTCCTGTGCAATAATCTCAGGATTGTACAATATCGGGAAATCTTTGAAGCGAGGGTTAGGGATAGCGAATCTCCGCGGATCCCCCACTTGTATCCCAGAAAGGTAGACGCCATTTAGCTCCTCCACCATGCGTGTAAGTTCCCTGACATAGAGCTCAGGAAGTGGCCCGGTCAACGGGCGGGATTTCGTTTTCAGGCGGGAAAGATTCCACGCCAGCAGTTTCGGCATTCTGGTCTCCTAATCCGAAGTGATTCCGATCAAGAACAAAGCTATGATGCAAATGACGGCGGCCAGCAGAAGTCCAACGACTATACCGACCAGGAAACACATGAAAGGTGTCATCATCATTCCTTTCTAAAAGAAAGGGGGAAGACCTCTTCCCCCTAATCTTCTTTGAAGTTGTCTCGTTCCTTAGAACGGGATATCTTCGTCCGTTGCAGCAGCAGCCGGGGCCGCAGGTGCAGCAGAGCTGGAGTTAGCCGTGGAGCCGTCAGCCGGCTTTGGGCTCAGGTTGATCAGGCTCGTGGCCGTGATTTGGGCGTACGTCTTCTTTTCCTTACCTTCTCCAACGATGTTGTAGGAGATACGGCCTTCGACGTACACCTTGTCACCCTTGTGGAGATAGTTCTGGGCAAACTCACCCAGCTTCTCCCAAGCGGTAACTTGATGCCATTCAGTCTTCTGCTTGTCACCGGTGCCGTACGACGTGGCAACCGAGAACGAAGACAGAGTTGTGCTACCTGCAGTTTTGCTCTCAGGATCGCGACCAACACGACCGATCAGCATCACTTTGTTCAAATCAAACGACATACTACCTCCTGTCCCACCCGATAGGGTGAGGGGCACTACATTAGGGGCGTAATATTTCCCCTAAACTCGTTACTTCAAAGCCTTCCACTTCAGTGACGGGACATTCAGTTCGCCAGTCGTGGCGACTATCTTGTCCTTTTCCAGGTCGATGACGTAAGCCTTAAATCGCGTGGGCTTATTCTTATCTACCCAAACTTCGACTCTTGCCTTTGCTTCTGCAAGAGTCTTCAGTCCTGGATCGGGTTTACCAAACCCATCATAAAGTGTAGCATAGGGTGGCACAAACGGAAAAGCACATGTGCCTCCCGGCTGACTGGCCAATGAGGCCCATTGATTTCGTGACTCAAACAATACGACTGCGAACATTGCACTTCCTTTCTTGGTGGGCTCTCCTGGATTCGAACCAGGGATCCCCGGCTTATGAGGCCGGCGCTTTAGGCCATCTAAGCTAAGAGCCCTCTTCTTCACCGTCATGATGCATGAACTCTCTATTGGCTAGCGCCAGAGCGCATAGTCTCTTCATTTCGGCTTTGACTTCGGTTAAGGACAGAGGCCTGTATTCCCATGCGTCCACGCCGATATCGAAGGAGGGGGCTCCAGGAACAGGTGGAAGTCCACCGTGTGAATGACCATACAGCATGCCGGCGCCATGGTGAGAATGTTCCCAAACGCGCATTGCATAGTGGCATAGAACTATCCTGTAATCCTCTCCAGGGGCGCGATACAAGTAGCATTGAGGCAATACCTTAAAGTATCGAAGGAGGATCTTTTCTTTATCGTGGTTGCCAGGGACAACGAAAAGATTCTTACAGGAGACCCTTTTGACGAAGTCCTGGACGTACACTTCCTTATTCGCAATATCTCCCAGGATATACAGTCGATCGTTCGTCGCGACACGTTCATTGATATTATCAATGATCACCGTCCCCATATGGTCGACGTCCTTGAAAGGACGATTGCAGTACTTGATGATGTTGAAGTGACCCAAATGTGGGTCGGCTGTAAACCAGTCCATTTACCTACCCGCGGTACATATAAGGATTATACCAAGGATCATTACAATCACCAAGATGATTGCGCCGTGGTACTTCTCATGGAACTCTTTGAATGACATAACCGAACTCCAATCCGTTTACCGGTGGGGCGTCCATGATTTGCTTCCAGAGATCGAGATCACCCCAGCAAGCTTCAACCTGCTCAGCGGACCAAAGAACTAGAGGAATGGCTTTCAAGTGCGCGCGTTGGGCAGCTACGATTCGATGGCTCCCAGATAGGAGCTGAATCCGCTCGCCATAAGGATAACCTACTAATGCAGGATGTCCTTTACCCCATCCTTTGGCAAGTAAACGAGTTAACTCGTCCAACTTCTCGGGGTGCGAAATCCTATGAGGAGGATCGCACCGCCAGGGACTAACCCAAACGTTCATTAGGCCCCTTCTTTCGTAATCACATTCCAAAAGTAGATCGCGCCAAAGAAGTAGTGCCTCCAACCATCATACCAGCACCACCGCTGAAATATACAGGGTTTTCCTTGTCGCGACATACTACCTCCAATATTGGTGGGCCACCAGGGATTCGAACCCTGAACTCCCAGCTTAAGAGGCTGGTACTCTAACCAGTTGAGTTAGTGGCCCCAAGAAACTCTTCTCTAATCTTACCAAGCTCCTTAAGGAGCATCATTCGATCGTGGGGGATATGCAGAGACCTCTGTTCTATCTCCCCGCGAACTGCCTCACAGGCAGTTAGGATTTCCTGTTTTGATTTGCCCTTTAGCTCGCGCCGCAGAGCTCGAAACAAGAACTGTCCCCAGACCATCTGGTTACGGTATGTCCTAACTGCCTGATCGGCTTCGTTCCTTACTATAATGAACGTTGCAGGAGGCATTTAGCCTCTTCTCATCCGACTGGAGATCCAGTTTCGGTTGTCGGATCGACTGCTGTTGAATCGCCAGTTGCGTCAGGGACGGTAACAGGCGTTGGATCAGTCTGCGTCGCATCCGTTGCCGGAGCCGTTGTCTGATCAGTCATTGTGGGGTCCGGAGTCGGATCCGTTGCCGGATCTGCCACGGGACCAGTTGTTCCGGTGATTCCGACTGCTTCAGCTGTCACGCCGGCCGGCACTTCTGCCGTTTCCGGATCGGGAGCTGGTTCAGTCTGATCAGCGGTCTGTACTTGTTCTTGTGCTTGTCGATGTGCTCGCAGTGCGCGCGCTAGGGCAAGCATCTTCAAAAGGATGGCCGGATCGATCGTTGTCCGTTCGCCGAGCCCCTCTTCGTATGGGTTGTAATCCGGACCTTCGTCCAGATCTTCGTCTTCGTCTTCAGGTTCTTGATTCAGGAAATCCTCAGTCTCGGCTTCGACTAACGCGGTCTTAGCCTCGACCAGCGCAGTCTTAGCCCTGAGGTACTTGTTCAAACTGCCGAGAACTGAAAGAACTGCCAGAAGCAAAATGATTCCGGCAATCACCAGGAACACAGTCAACATGGGATTGTTTATCCTCTCCTTGTTTTTGGAGCGGGAAGTAGGACTCGAACCTACACGGGGGATCAGACCCAGAGGATTTTAAGTCCTCCGCGGCTACCATTTTCGCCATTCCCGCTTAGATACTACCAATATTTGCGAGCGAAGTGAACAGCAGCGTAGATCAATCCGCCCCAAAAGAGTATGTTACCTAAGACGATGGCAACCCAGACGCCCAAAACAGCCAGAATGGCTGATTTGGCTTGTCGAGTTCTCACCATCTCTCCAGCATAGTCCCTACCTAACATCAGGACTCCTTTCTGTACAAATCCATCATACTTGACCAGGCGAGTGAATGAACAGGGTTGATATACTTTGTATTTCCATCAGCATCACGGAACTGAATCAACTCTATCTGCTCATCCTTCAATACGTTACCCGCTTCATCGCGGATGATGTAACGTCTTGGACCCACACTACAAACCATGTGTTTCATGCTCACCTTTCAAACTGGTGGTCGAGGTAGGATTCGAACCTACGACCTGGCGGTTATCGACCGCCTGCTCTACCAACTGAGCTACTCGGCCCTAATCCATTCAGCAATGTCATGTGCATTCAAAGGCTTACACGACGCCTTGATAACTTCTTCAGGACAATCCAGCTTGCCGAGAGCATTGACAATCTCCGCTGCTTTACGGCGAGCTTTCTTTACCTTCATCTCATGTTCTGCCACAGAAGCCAGCGCATACTCATAAGATGCTTTCTTATTAGCCAGATCTTTCTTCGCATCAACCAGATCTTTCTCTTCTGCCTCAACGCTATAATAGCCATTGCGAAGAGACTTCTCAAGAGCAGTCAGAAGAGCTTCTACTCCTCCTGGAGGATCATATCTAGGCTGTTGATTAGCCACGGTTCTCCGATCTGTACTGGTGGGCCTATAAAAGGGCTCCTGTGCCTCTTGCGAGGCGACGGCCATCCGTCTAAGCAGAAGCTTTCCTCTGTAGCTTTCTGAACTCCAGAATGGCGTGGCAGTTAGCGCATAAAACATCGCACTTTGCCATTTCTTTCTGGACCATAGGCCAAGAGTAGTTTCTGCTTTCGGACAATCTAAACTTTTTGAGCTTAGGATTCCGATGATGGAACTCTAAGGCAGCGAAGTGTTTGTGATACTTACACCTCTTACAACCTCTCCTTAGTTTCTCGGCTCTAACCCTTCTCTGGATTTCAGCTCGATATTCCCTATCACGTTTCCTATTTGACTCACGCGTACTATCTCGGAAAGCCTTACTCTTCAGGTATTTAATGCCCGCTGGGCTCTTTCTCCAACGTTTCTGATTTCTCGCTTTCCGAGTTTTGTACGTATTCATTAGATTGTCCAATGCACCCTACCCGACGGGTTACAACGACGAGCAGTCTCACCGTCCTATTTGGGTTTGCATCAGGAAGGGATTAGGTTAGTAACCTCCCGTACCTCGTAGCCTTTCGACCCCCGACTTTCATCGGTTCCTTTGCTCTATGATGGCCCTATTTTCCTCGAGCTTGCGCCCGCGGCCGTCCGGCCCACCAATCTCTCAAACCTTCAGAATCCTAACCCTAGGATTCCGCATTGCCAACTCCACAAGGGCGAAAGCCATAGGCTCATCATTGGGAATCGGCATCTCATTCTTGATCGTGATCGTCTCCTGGATTTTAGTCTCAGGATCCGTCTTATGTGCCTCATAGCACATAATGAAGTTCGAATGCCCATTCAAAAGCTCTTGTTCGAGCTGTTCGAAACTTTCCATTAGAACTGGTGCTGGTGCCGGCACACTCATAACTCCGCCAACACCTACGTTGATTTGTTGCTTATCCAAATGCTTCCTCTTTCCATTTCCTGATTTGCGCTTCGATGCGCTTACCGCCATACTTACCCCAGAAGCGCCAGCTAATAGCTAGCCTCAACCAATGTCCTTTGTAGAACCTGGATATGGTCTTAATCGGAGCTAAGGGAGCATCCATCTGCCGATCCTTCGAAACATGACGTACTTATCAAAGAACCTCCAGGTGCAGCGCAGGTGGCCCCAGATATTCGGATCCAATCGATAAAAGTCCGCGCGCAGCATTGCGCACTTCATGAACCGATAAGGACGATTCCAGGTTTCTTTCGACACACTGCCTTCTTACGGCGGACAGATTGGATCGTTACCTTGACCCACTCGCCTATCTCCCACGGACCTCTTAAGTACTGTCTCTCGAGGTAGTTCTCCGCCCCGTCATTACCAAGGCGGACCTTAAAGACTTTCTTCATTGGAACAACTGATACGGAAATCCGAACTTGATCAGGTAGTAGATAACATACAACCACCCAAACAAAGCATGGATAATGAGCCAGCCGATGCTGTGCCACTTCAACCATGACAGGATACCTGCAATGATTGTGCCTATCCCAATACCATCACTGTGATAGTGCTTATGGACTTCTTCTGACATAGTCTCTCCTTAAAATGAAAAACCCTCCAAGCCGAAGCTGGAGGGTCTTTCGGGGGTTGAGGAGCTGAGAATGCGAGGTCTTCTCAGCCCAACACGGTCCACCAGTCGGTCGTAACGGGCCGACACGTTCAAAATGTCGGCCTTATGTCTTAGCCATCGATACTGATTGAGGTTCTATGATTCCGTCGTCCTTTGGAGCAGCCTTTGGAGCAGCCTTTGGTACGGTCACCTTTGCACCTAACAACCAGTCAACTAATAGAGTCATCAGATCACTCTTATCGACTGCGCCCAGCGCGCTACAAAATGCTATGTTCGTGTCTGAGTCATCAGTCATGTGTAGTTCGGTTCCAATAGCACCGTAAAACACATAATGAATATCTGTACCTACTCCTAGTATCCCAACGAATCTGTCCTTCAACGTGAACATGTCTAAGTCTGCTTTGACATCCTTGTCCTCAGCATCCTTGAAGATATCAATGGAGTGAAAATGCTTAGCACCTCCATCGAGATCTTCCTTCGTGTCAACGGTGAAGATAACCAGGTTCTTCTGCTTGACGTACTGATCGGGGCCAGGAGAAATGGTATCGATGTAGAAGGTAGTTACACTCTTCTCATCTGTATTCATTATAGCATGCGCAAACGCAAAATGATGCGGTTTACACATGGAAAGATTGTACTCCACACGTGCTTGTGGCGCCGGCGTGGCCGGAGCTTGAGCGAACACGGGAGCTACCAGCAGAGTCAGTGCTAAGCCGATTGTGGGGAGGAGTTTCATGGTACCCTTAAACGAACCTAAGTCTCATGAACTGATTAGTATAGAAGGGACGCCTTCTCTATGTACTCTCTTTGTCGATAGATCATATCGAAGTTTTGCATCTCACCACGGAGCTTCATCAAAAGATTGCCCAGGTGATTGTAGGCTTCCTTGTCAGCACACTTCGGGCATCGACAGCTACCCCAGTAGTTGTCATGCCAAGTGTTGCCTTCTTCGATGATCATATTGCCGCTGGCGAGCAAAAGGCCTAAAGGCTTACGGTGTAGGAACTTCTCCCGCACGAGAATCTCCATAACTGCAAGCTTGACCTTCTCCCAGTCAGCCCGGCATTCTATCTCTCGTCCCAGCTTCTTGGCTTCAGCGGCCGGTAGGTGCATGAACTTCCGCCGAACGTTGAAATCCAAGGACTTAGCAGCATGGTATGCATTTTCTATATGATCGTAGATCATCATTCCATACTGCACCGGCGGGCCCTCAAAGTTAGAGAACTCTCTCCAAGGACCTTGGAACTCAGAGATCTTATTCACTGTTGTGCTCTTGCACATTCACCAGGTGTGGTTCAACGTGGCCCTTCTTTGCCAGGGTTGCGTTGATTGCCGCCAGCTGCTCGGCATGTACTACCTTCATGCGATCGCGGAACTTGAGAAGCTGCTCGATGCTCAGGCTCTCAAAGATCTCATTGATCGCGCCTTTGACTTTGCCAACGTCCATGCGTCCTCCTAGAAACTCTTCCGCAGTGTGGGCCATCTCCCTCGCCAATAGCGAATATTCTTGCGAAGCTGAATACGACATATTCGCCGGCCACCTGCCAAAGAACCAAAAATACACCACCAACTCATCGTAGATCCTTTGGATATCTGGGAAGCAAGAGACGTCCAATGTATCCCCACCTGGGCTTACTTAGTAACTTCTCCCAGACAGTCCATTTAGGATAAGGCTTCTCATAAGGCGGTAGTCGCTTCATTTCCCGTCCCATCCGGGAACATCGATGTTACCTCCGCGCGTTTCCTGGAGTATTTCAGCCATAACGGGACTCTCGAGTCCCGCAGCAATACGCTTGACCCGTCGATCGTATAGAATCACATTGAGGGCCGCCGACAGGTTGAGACAATGCGCAGAAGGAATGAAGATGAAGCGATGGCAATGCATTCGAAATACTTGAGTGACTGACCCGTCTTCGGGTCCGAAGACGTAAAGAGCTTTCTCCGGATGATCGAATGATGCAAGGTTCTCAGCGTGTGGCACAAGCTCAACGCAGACTGGGACCGAGTCAGGAAAAAGATCAAATGGGCGTTCGTTCGTCTCCCAGTAGACATCTTTATACCCCTTCATTCGCTCTTCACGGGGAAGACGATCCATGGTAGTTGGATCAACACGCTTCCCCGTCCAGAGCATTGTGGTAATACCAAAGCAGCTGCAAGCACGAATAGCAGATGCTACGTTATGAGCATACTTGGGATTGCTTAGAACAACCCCAGGCAGCGTGAATACAGGCTTACGGACAGGAACTACCGCCATAGATCTCTTCTCCGTCTGGGTACATGACAGAGCAACCAGATCAACCAGTTGCTCTTCTTAGTACCCGGGAACTGGTATCCTTTGGCCAAGATATGCTCTATCTTGAGTAAATACAGGGGTGTTGCTATCGGCTTCCCAGCCCTGTTCAGTTTTAATGATTGCGCGGCCGTGCTTGAGAATGGGCGCCAAGTCATTCCAGTTCGTTCCTTTCTGGAAGATCATCTCCTGTAGCATATCACAGTTCTTGCCATGCAGTTCCTTTGGCGAGTACATTGACTGAGCTACAGACTGAATGCTATTTCGTGTTGCGTCTTGCTGGCGCCACACGAAGTAGTTCATAACTTCTTCGCGATCGGGTATAACGAACGCCCGAGCATCAAACGTAGCCGTTGGATGAAGCCCAAGCTCTCGGGCCCTCTCGTTAAAAGCCATCGTAGCGATGCTGGCCGCGACAGATACAATCTTCTGTAAGTTGTTGTCATACCAGGCCGCCGTGTCTTTGGTAGCAAAGTCCGTCAGAATCAGCGATATCTCGTCGGACTGTACATACCCAAGATTCGTCCCTTGTATACTCTCGCACATCGTGATAGCCGCCCGATCCATGCACTGGATGAGCAGGCTATCAAAAGGACGGCTGAGCTTTCGAGTATAGGAATGGAAGGCTTTCCCGTCGGCACGGATGATGGTATAAGTGCGTCTCGGCAATAAGCAAAGAGACCTATTCTCATACTGCTCCTTCATCCGTATCCCAATACCGTCGCTCATACGTAGACTTGTACCATTCTGCCTGTGTATGCCGGCCCGGCCAGAAGTGGAGGCAAAGATACGCAACCTACTGCTAGCAACATCTGAGCAGTATCCGTGTCAATCTTCTTCCAGGCAATATCTCCAGTGCCATACTTAACGTAGTAGCTCCCCTGGAGCTTCTCGTTAAGACGCCACTGCACGATCGGACTATATTCCGTTGTTGGTGTCTGCATCGCGAATGAACACATCCTTCCCTTGGATTTTAGGTTCTAACAAGGCCCAGAGACACTTCTTGAAATCCTTGCCGTCCAGCATGGCAAAGAAGGTGGGCTGATACTTCGAGTCCTCCGCCTGAAAAGCCAGAGCATAGTGCTTCCGAACAAGCCTTGCGTCAGGGGACTTTTCCAACCGCAGTCCCGCAAGAGCCTTGATTGATGCCTGGCCAAACGCAGTAATCGCTTCACTCTCGTACTTGGCATAAAGATCCTGGAATGTCTTGATCCATCCTTGACACCAGCTTACGAACTGCTTATTCTGAAGGGCAGGCATCCAAAGAGCTGCCGGGTCGTATCCTTCAGAGAGATGTTCCCATACTCCTTTAGGATTCAGGCCAGTAATCACCTTGTGAAGCCTTATATAATCCTCCGTCTTGATCTTGAGCCGAAAGGGCACTTTGGTTTCGGGATTCCAATACTGGAGAACAAAACCTTCAATATTCTTGCTCTCTTCGGATTTACATTCCTCAAGTGACTTGGCATATTCAGTGGGCACTCGTAGGCCGTTCTTATTTGCCCAGAGAACCACTTCCTCAGGCGGTAGCTCAGCACCAGTAGCGATGTTGACGAGGCCCAGAAGAACAAGGGCTTGGTAGTCATAGTTCACCACAATCCTGTTCTCATCGTAGATGATTTCAAAGAGAGGCGTGTAGCCTTTTGGCCAGCTGGCCGAGTCAGCAACAGGCCAGTTACCAAACCTAGCTCGGTACCACTTAGTGGCCCAGATAGCTTGTTCGGAGGCAAACGACCCGCGGGTGGCAATGAAAGCCTCTCGGAAGTGTGTATGCCAGAATAGGATTCCCAGAGACCCATCGAGCTTTTCAAGGACTCGAGGCTTCCAGGACGGAAGGTTAGCTTCGAGAGTCTCTGGGCGGAAGCCTGTGTTCAGATTAAAGAACTTACGGAATGGCCTGGCAATGACCTCCTGATGATTCAGGAGCCACATATGCCAATCACTAGTAGCGCAGTCCTGTCGGCAAATCAAGCCGCGGCACTGTTCTGTTACGTCATCCCAGACGTTGTCATGCTGAGCCACATGAGTATAGTTATATACCCAGAGCTCAGGATACTGAGGGTGCTGTGTCCTGGAGACTACTCCCTTCAGGATATGCTCCCAGAGAAGCTCAGTGTTGAGCAGTTCAGGTAGTTTCATATCGATCCTTTGTAGTTCTCAGGAAATGACTTCCTGAGTTTTCGAATGTACTTGCGGCGCCAGATACGGAGACATCTTCCTCTCCAATCGCCGCCACGTCCGAGGAACCACCAACTCATACGATCCTCTTGAAATCCTTATGTGCCCCGAATATCAAGTGCCATCTCTTGACATCGAAGAAATCATTGTGACGGTAGCGGCGGCTAACCAAATAGAAGCCCTTACCGCAAGAGGCCCGGCACCATCTCCACCATTTCATGGCTTTGGGATGTCGAGGTCTAAAGATGCGTCATACTTCTCTCTAGACTCTCTGTCGTAATGATCCATTTCCTTCTTGTGGTCCTGAGTGCGCAGTTCTTTCCAAGCTTCATTCAACCCGCGCTCGTAATAATCAAGCCAGTGTAGATACTCTGATCTTACTGGAGTACGTGGTAAAGCCTCAGCCCATCTACGAATGGCATCAATATCTTTTTGACTCTGCTCGAGCCTGGGACCCCAAGACGTTACGTCATAGTTGTGGCTCAGCCAGATAATCAAGTCATTATAATGAGTCAACCTGGCATTCAACACACGGTATACAGCAGAGCAAATAGCATCTCGATTATACTTAGGCTCCGCCGTAATCTTAAGATCTTTAGTCTCGGGCTTCCTGAAAGGATTCCACATTAGAGAGATCTCCTCCAATAAATGGCGTTGTAGTGCTTACGCCACCGGCGATCAAACAATCTGATTCCGCCGTTGATATGTCTCATCCACCATTTTATCATAAAGCTCCAAAACAAAGGGAGGGATTGCTCCCTCCCTTCATTTAGTCGGGGGTTCTAACTACGCTGCCGGCGTAGGGGTGAGCGACGCCAACAGTTCGTCCACAGCAGCTGTGTGCTCTGGATCTTCTGGAGAGGCAAAGGAACCCATTGCGCGGCTAAACTTCTCCGCGGCAACGTCATTTCGTGCCTCTATCTTCTGCTCGATATTGTCGATCGAGACATCTGCTCCACCGGCCAGAGTCTTGCCGGCCGAGGTAAGAGCAGAAGCAGCTTGTTCTTGAGCCTTGGATTGACGATCCATACTCTCTAACCTACGTACGTTAGAGAGCATTTCGGTGTGCTTCGCGTCAAGCGCAGTCACACTGGCATCAAGCTTGTTGCTAAGTTCTTTCTGCGCAACAAGTTGCTGGTTAATACTATCCAGCTCCTTCTGAGCCATAACAGCGTCAGAAGCCTTGACGCGCGCCAACGAAGGATTGGACTGCAAATACTTTGCAGCCAATGTCTTGTCGGTCGAGATCCTCGTGCTCAGGTCACCCTGTTCGCGAGTAAGAGTTCGAATCTGCCCGGCTTGCACAGCAGCTTCGTTCGTGAGTTTGGCCAGGGCATCTTCAAGATCCCTGACATACTGGCGCAGAGCGCTCGGAGAGTTCAGATCAATCGCCTTGTCGAGCAAGTCGTGAGCTGTCCCCAAAGTTACTACGCGCAGCTTTTGTATGAACGTGGTCATAGTTCTCCTTAGAAGCTGTCGCTTCCTCCACCACCACCTGAATCTCCTCCGCCGCCGAAGGAAAAGTCAGATGAACCACCAGAATCGCTGGATTCACTGCTCCAGCTCGAGCTTCCACCACCATCGTCACTGCTCGAACTCGAGCCGGACGATTCAGTGAAGCTACTTGAACCACCATTGTCATCATCAGGACTTGGCTCCGGATCCTCCTGGACCGTTGGGGTCTCATGTAGGAACGGATTGTAAGTCGACGGTTCGGTTTCGGGCGCCTCATTGACGCGCGAGTTATCGATGATCACCGGGACATAAGTGGTGCTATCAACAGGAGCATCACCAGCTGATTCGACTCCAGTCATAGCTTCGTCAGAAGGATGACTGCAAGTTACCCCAGCCGGTACATCTACTGTCTCTTGCCCTGTAGGATAAGCTACCTCATCCAGGTCGTTGCACACAGACTTGTAGAGCCGCTCGATGTTGTAATACTGTTGAGGTGTAAGCCCATCAGTATCAGGATTGGTGCTTTCGGAGTTCGACAGTCGGCCGAACTCATCTACGGCGCGATCGTAAAGTGCTTGATTAGAAGCATTTACGAATGACTTAAATCGACTGATACGCCGAGCGGCAAGATTACGCCTGATCGAAGCCGCTTGTTGCGCGGCCTTGGCAGCTTCACGCCGGCGTTTACACCAGCTGTAATACTCCCAGATGCCGTAGCAGAATAGAACTAAGGCAAGGATCAAGAGTGCCCATTTGAATGCCGACCAAAGGCCGGAGTAGTCAGTCGGTGGCTCAGTGACTACTGTAGTAGCAGCAACTGGATGAACTGATTCATCCTTAGCAGCTGTTAGCCTGGCTGCTAGCTGTTGCTCGGTGGCAATAAAGCCACCTGTCCAGTCATGATCCCGGAACTTGGGGACCATGTAGTCTGACTTAATGCGGACCCAGTGCTCGTCGAAGGCATATTTGAATGCTGACCCATAGTAAATGCCCAACTTACGACTGGATGGAGACACCATCAATACGACCAAACTGTTCTTACGGCCGCCACTTGCACCCTGCCACGATGGACAGGAGTGCTCGTACTGGGCCTCAGTTTGATCCAGATTGGCGGTAGTTCCAGTGACGCGAACTCGCACATCGGCGCCCTGATTGATCAAGGAGCCAGCTTCGCTCGCGATCTGAGCCATCTGGGCGGTATTGAGAATACCTCCGGCGTCATCGGCCACTGTAGCATCACAGGTCTGGCCCATAACGACCGCAGGAACAAGCAAGAGAATCGCCAGCATAGCTAGCGATACCATTCGCTTCATGTACTTCTCCTTTCGGATGTACTACTACAACAGCGTGTTAAATGGACCGGTAGACGAGAACGACACTATTCCATACACGTCGGACGTCACGACAAACGATTGTAGCGAATGTCGTTTTGCGCGTAACTATGCACAAAGGTCCATCTGGATAAAGCCTAGCCCACCATTTCATGGTTGACTTACTTGGGCGGAGGCCACTTGACTTCCGTCTCGTTTTCGATTATTCTGTCCGCAAATAAACGCCATCGTGTTGGAAAATAGCGTTTTATAATCGAGAGGCCAACCATGGCTTTCCCTAACCTGAAGATCTGACTCGATCGTCTTAGCAATCTGATCACAAGCCCACCAGATCCCTCTGTCAAAAGCCGAATATATGTCGACCGAGCTTAGCGTTCCAGTCGGCGAACATAGCTTCGACTGCGGACTCGAAATCAGGGAGGGTCCGTCCATTAAGGACGTCGGAGAGGTCGTAGTTTGCATCATAGAGTTGCTTCTTCTGCTCCTCGGTCAAGAGGTACTCTTTGATTCTTCGTACCTGAATATGCTCGTCACTACCATCTTCGAGCAAATCAGCTAAATCTTGGCCTTCTGGTCCCTTCATTTGTCCTTCTCCAGGAACTTCACGGACTTGAGCTTCATGATCACGCGACCCATACGATTGTCGCGACGTTCCGTGAGAGGCTTAATGATCATCCCTTCACGAATGTGACTGGCATGAGGAACCATGGAAACTCCCTCAGCCAAGGTCCTCATGGCGCCAGGGTCATACGGCCCTCTAAAGAGTGTAGGTACCCAGTGGACTTCATTCAAGATGCCGCGCGCTTGGAAGTCTTCGCCTTCCGCGTACAGATGGCACCACGTCAGATCAAGGAGATCGGAGTAGCTCAGAAAGCAACGCCGAGAAAGATCAAAGACGTCGAAGGCGAACAAACGGTACTTGCCATCCTTCTGCCCGTACATGTAAGGCTTCTGGGTAGGAACCAGTTCACCATATAGAACATGACCGGGATATTGCCTACAGAACTCCTCGATCCAGAGGTTCTGTTTGAGGCAAGTCCACCAAGCAGAACCAGGAAGTTCCTTCTTCCATTGGTGGTGGCTACCGCAGTACATACGACCAGCGTAAGCAGCACTACCAGCTTCTCTTATATAAACAAATCGGCTATTAGCCCCGTGGATCTTCTCGGTGATCCATACTTCTTCGCCTTCTATCAGGGCTCCACGGAACTTCTGCCAGGCGTCGACGTCGTAGTCTGGGATATCCAGGCTCGTACTCTCTTGGGCATCCACCGGATGCCGCCAAAAAGCCACTTTCGATAGTAAGAAGCGAAACCATCCGCGTAGAGACTTCGGATAACGTCTCTTCTTTCCGCTCTTTCCAGGGGCAGCTTCGGTATCGCCGCCCAACGACGTCGTATCCGGTGGATCGTAGTGGGTAACACCAAGGACCTTCGCAACGTCATCTCCTTCTTTGAAGAAGCACTCACCTTGTTGATCGATGAAGTCCTTCGTCTGCGGAATAGGAATCAAAAGACCTTCGGAGATTACTCCGCGAAGAGTCTTAGCTTTGATTCTGCGGTATTTCTGGGGTACTTCAGGAACCGCCGTGCTGCCAGCAGGAATCGAATCGGGAATGTAGCCTTTACCTTCCCACACAAAGCTGAACCCCGGGATCGCGGGTACGATACTATCCGGAGGGATGTATATCCCGAGTTCACCGTCCCAAAAATCCCCCTTACCCACACATACGGAATAGCCACCTACTTCTGCGACCTCCAATCTGTCTGCATTCGGGTGTACCTTGGGATACACCTTTACGATCTCGCATTGATGCGTGCTTTTTACTGCGGGAGCGTCAAAGCCCCCTTCCCAACCATCCATCACTGTTTCTCCCTGTAAGTTAGATAAGCTTGCAAAGCTTTGATGAGTTTCTTCACCTGTGCTGTAGTCAAGAGAAAATAGAATGGTGATATACCTGCTCTCAACTCACATTCTGGAAACTCTCCGACGTGCTGCGCGGAGATGTTGATCACCGTTTTATCCGCGGTTCGGATCGTACGGTTAAAGTTGTCCTTGATCATTGATCCTCCCAAAGATCGCTTCGAACTCATGGTCCCTGAGATGGAACCAGAAGTGTTCACCATTCACAAAATACATGACGGCCTTATGTCCCTCTTTCGGCCGGCAGGCTGTTAAATCGCCAGGACACCAGCCTACCGCAGCGGCTCGGAACTTATCTGCGTTAGCGATGAGGCTGTAAGTCCTGCACTTGACTCCGAAGATGTCAAGGGGAGTTCCGATTCTCCACGTAAGCCAGTCGAAGTAACCAGATTCGATTCTATCGAGCAAGGATTCAGCTCCCTAAACTTCCTGTTGTAAGCAGCGCAGACGTCTAAGCAGTTCATGTTACAGATACGATCTCTGTAGACGTCATGATTCTTATACCACTGTTCGCGCTCTTCTCGCATGCCCGGGCCAACCTTGCCGATTGGCTGCCCAGATTCGCGCAAGTAAATGATACAAGGGTAATGCATCCCATCCAAAATAGCCATGTCATCCAAGACTAGGCCACATCGATGAGCATCTGTGACCCCCAAACCTCGGACAGACCAGCCAGACTGAAAGTTACCGACCCGATACCTTAGGATCGGATACTTGGCTAGTAGCTCTGGGTCTACTTGGACGGTCTTAAACTTGTCGCCGTTCTGTGCCGCGGGGATGATCCGAATATCTGACACTCCTAGGCCATCAGCAAACTTGATGATGTCATTGATCTTGTCAGCATTCTGCTCCGTAAGTACTACACCTACGGTGGTGTAGACCCGCTCGGACAAGTAGAAGATGTTATCTACTACCTGCTCCCAGGATCCTTTTATCCCACCGGCCATCTTATCTCCATCCTCTGCACAGCAAGCGTCCAGAGAGACAGAGAAGTCATTGACCCCATTCAAGATAAGGTGCTGATATAGCTCAGGCTTAGCCGAGCCGTTCGTAGACACAGCAATCTTCTTGATGCCTGACCGTTCAGAGAAACGGCATAGCTTGGCCAGGTAAGGATAAAGCGTAGGCTCGCCGCCAGAGAACCGAATAGCTTCCAGTTTGTCATCGGCCCACAAGCGGATGATGTCCTTAGCTTTATAGTAGTCTAGGTCCTCACCGCCTATGCGCCGGCAGTAAGGACACCTGAAGTTGCAGCGTCCAGTAAGTATCAGCTCACAACGTTTGAGAGGCGACGTGGCTGATGCAGACGCAGCTCGAGCATCAGATAGGGTATAAAACCCTATCTCTTTTAGATCTTGGCTCATTGTGGGATGACCGTCTTGGTCTGCGATGTACCACAGGCACTACAAGTGCGGTGCCAGTATTCCGTTATGTGGGTGTAACACCCAGGTGGAGTCCAAATGTATGCTGTGTATTCCTTACGATCAAAGATCCACTTCTCCCAGGAATGTAGCACATGCCACTTCTTCAGTAGCCGAGTGATCCACATATTATTCCTTTCAGTTGGAGTGTGTCTCCTGGTATTCAGTCAAAGGCAATGTGCCTGAGAGGATTGCATTACCACAAGTAATCCGTCCCAGATCTTCCTCGGCCGAAGCAATGAAAGTAAGCACTTCATAGCCGGCCGCCTTCAAAGCTTCCTCATGATGTAGGTAAGGATGGAAGTCAGTATAATCGCCCATTGTCTCAATACCATGAGCTAAAGCTGTCTCCGTCTTATGCATCGGCGTAAGCTTAATCGTGTAGAGGGCTGGGTCAAAGTAGCAGAGAAGGACCTTTGGGTCTATCTCATAGTTGGCCACAGCAAAGTTCAAGGTTATCTTCCTTCCGAAAGGAATGATCCCGTCCATGACATGCGCGATCTCGGCGAGACTGCACGCATTACAGCGGAACATATCCAAGCGCTCCAGCTCATTGGTAGAGTTCACGCTTATCTGGAGACCGGCATTACCGTTATACAAACGGTTCTTGATCCGCATCCAGGTATGGATGAAAGTCTTCAGCCACTCATTCCTCTTAGGCATCATGGTTGATACCACAGGATGAATGTTGTAATCGTCATTCATGTGCGTGTGGAGCCACTTGGCGCAGTCAAGCACGTTGGGATTCCAGGTTGGTTCTCCCATGCACGCAAAGTGAACATTCAGACGCTTGGTCTGAGTAATCTCAGAATGGAGATGTACAGCTTCCAAGATCTGGCCGGTAAGGTCAAAGAACGTTGCGTTCCTGCCTGCGCCGACCTTTGGGACGTCACAGAACTTACATCCCATGGAGCAGCCATACTGGGTGGATATTGTCACCACCCACTTCTCCGTCAATGGCATAAGAGCCTGATGCTTGACGGCTTTATGCTGGTTCAAGTTCACGTCTTTGCCATAATCACCGAGGGAGAGGAACTCCAAGAGTCCCTTTTCTCCCTCGGCCACGCAAATATTGCCGGTCGGGACGGTCAAGTTGCGTGTAATCTTCATGTTACGATGCTTCTACCGGAGGAACTCCGGGAGCTGTTTCGCTTTCCATAACTGCCTCAGCAGCTTGCGCCACCGGCGGCAGAATAGAATCTTCTAGCCGATCGGCTTCTGCATCGGCATTCAGAGTTGCTTCCTCACTTGGTGCTTCTCCGAAGTCGCCATGAGGATCCGCAACGATCGCATTCAGCTTGGCATTCTGCGCTTTAAGCTGCTGAACTTCTCCAGTCAGCTCGCGGCAGCGCAGTTCGGCCTCTTCGGCGCGCTTCAGCAAAGCTGAGCAAGCTGGCCCAAGCTGTGCAACCGCGGCAACTTCCGTATCATACGCGCGGAACAAAGCGTCGATGAAGTCGAAGCGATTGACAGCGATCACTCCAAGGGCCGGATCACGCTGCTTACGCAGCTCCTTGATCTTCTTCTCGTCCGTGTCGAAGGGATCATCCTTCTTCACGCCTTGCAGCTGCTGTATTGCTCGGGCGTCTTTGTGCCCCATTAGTCCTTCTCCTTCTTACTGCGATCGATTGAAACGCGGAACATCTTGTCCCCAGCCTTCGGGTTGCGTTTCTTGCCACAACGACGGCACGTCTGATCTTCCTGCCACTTGTGCCGGCGGTAACTGCCTACACCACTGGTGCATTTGCCTTGCATCAGGCCTCCTTCTTCGGGATGAGATCTTGCATTGCCTTCTCGAAATCCGAAGCTGCCTTCTGTAACTTTGTGATGAGCTTCGGAGAAGCATCAAGTGGTACGTCATTTACCTGGACCAAGATAGCACGTACAACACTATTAGTGTTGTTGGCTCCATTGTTTCCAGTCAGTCTAAACTCTGCCTGCATTAGTCCTCCTTCTTGGACCTTGGCATGTTATTGTTATCATTCGTCTCTTCACCGCGACGAATGCCACGATACTCTACTGCTAGGTAGCCCCGGCAGTTGAAATAGGCACGAGCTGTAACTGTGCCATAGTTTGCATCTATACTTGCCTCGGCCTGCGTGCAGCCGTTCTTGACGACTGCATTGATAGGCCCGATCGCAAGTGTAGTGAGATCGGTAGCGGGTACTGCTTTGAATGCCCACTTCCCTCTCTCACGTCTTTCGAACGCACTCATTGTCCCTCCAAAGGTATAACTCGATTGGCCCAGGCTACATACATAGCATCTGGAGCGTTCCAATATGGGAATATATTCCAGAATGCTACCATCTTAAAATGCTGTGCAAGATCCTTTTCGTATCTCTTGCCGCCGCGGATTGCTACGGCTGTGATCTTCGGGAAGGGTGGCTTTGCCATCAATATTCCATTAGCAGTTACACTCATCAAAATGACCTCGGATAGACATCAGAAGTAGGCTCTCTAAGCCTACGAATATGTCGTCTCCAACGCAATCGTATCCAGCTATGATTATTACTTACTATTCGTTGCCACCATTTCATTGCTCGTCCTCAGGAACCACATCTGGGGCGCCTTTGTTGTAGTCCAAATGATTGGGTTGCAACAGCACCTCAGGATTGCCCTTGGACAAGCCCAGGAATATCAACGTCCTGGCGTCTGGGACGTGCCTTGATTGCCAGTGATGCTCACGAGCAATCTGGCTACAAGCATCGCGAGTTTCTGCATCCCAATGCCCGGTGACTTGGGCTTGGGATAGGTAACCTTTCTCGACCAGGGCATGTTGAATCTCCAGTGTTCTTTTCTGATCAGGAACCTTTTGGCCTTTGATGACGCGCGGGCCGCCAAGCAAAGGAGATGCAAACAGCAGGAACAACATAGCTAATCGCAAGCTTCCTCCTTGGTATGGGGTGGATAGTCGGATTCGAACCGACGTGTCCGGAGCCACAATCCGGCGGACTAACCGCTGTCCTATATCCACCACAGCTTACTGAATCAAAGGCAACTGAAAGCTCTCGGCGTTGTAGCTGACATCGACATATTCAGGGTCGATGATCATGGGATAGCGCGTATCAATGAATAGATTCTCCAGCCTGACCTTTGGCTTGAAGCCATAGATGCTTGCCTGAAGACGTGCTACACACGCGGCGCCGAGAGTAGGATCAGTAAAGCCAAATGATCCTTCGGGATTCTTTGCCAGGCAAGTCGTCCCATCCGGCCGCTCATGATAAATCATCCAGAGAGTCTTTCTGATCTGAGGCATCTTACTTTCCTAGCTTAGCTTTCCATGCAGCTTTGGCAGCCTCTGCAGCATCACCAGAACAAGTCCAGCAAAGATATGCAAGGCAGATACCAGCAACTATGAGGCCAGCAGCTGCTACGTAATCAACGTACGGCATGATTACACTCACAGTGGCATACAGGCTGATGTGCTTGGTGGGTATACTTGTAAAGGCCAAAGCCCCAGACTCCAAACACCATTCCAATCAGGATCCACAAGGAACCTATCTCTTTGATCACAGCCCAAATCTTCTTCATCGGATGAGTCCTTTCACCATCTCAATGAGACCTTTGCCTAGGGCGTGGGCAGCAAGGTAAGCGACGGCCAAGCTACCCACGATTGCCCCAGCAAAGACACAGAACAAACCTTCAAGAACGCGGTACCACATTATCAGCCGTCCTGGGTCCATTCCTGGTCTTAACGATTCGTTTCAGCCAGGTGTTACCAGTTACCCATCGAGGGCCCTTCCAATGCATCCAGCGTGATCTCTGAAACATCAGAACTCGACTCCCTTCCCAACATCATAGCATGTAATACCATTCAGTTGCCACATACGAATGATTCGTGGGCGGTCGTCCACGGAAAACAGGATCTGATCCTTGTTGATCCACTTCAGGATCTTGTCCAGGATCTCCTGTTTGATGATGTCATCATCTCGGAAGTCCCCTCCGGGGCGCATGAAGAGGCGATGATAGTTGACGCCATACATACGAAGCCAGTCAACTGTAGCATCGCTTGCCCTATCTGCCGGCCGGCCGGAAACGACAAGGACTATCAGCCCATCTGCATAGCAGGCATTGCACCAGTCAATGACTACTCCAACAGGAGTATCACCCAGGATACTCACATAGTTGTAGTACAGATCGTAATCCTTGTGCTCGCCTTCAATGTACTGCCTGCGAACGGTCTGATCTGCCATGGTGCCATCCATGTCAAAGATCACGACCTTCTGTTCAGGATCGAGTTTAGGAATAAGCCCATAAGTCAGGGCCATATTCTCTATAACTCCACGTCCCACATGAGCTCGGCCAGTTCTCTGTACATCCCTTTCGATGCACACCTCGATCGGAACGTCGAAGCTTTTCTCCACCAGAGGAACTCCGAGCTCGTTGGCCAGATTCTTCCACTTCGCCAAGGTACCCGGATTGAGGTTGGTGTCATCGATAATGATGTCGTATCCATAATGGATAGCAGCTCTGATAGCCTGTGCCTCGAGGTCGGTGACAACCGACTCCTTACGCCCCTTCCAACGGGAGAAGAGCATATTCCGAAGATCATCTCGATTAACCCTCATCAGATTACCGTCGGTCTTCATGAGCTCACGGGTTTCCGTAGTCTTCCCGCAGCCAGGCAGACCTATATTAACGATAATCTTGCACTTTCTCTTTGGCTTCTCTTTTCCAAGAGGCCAAGGTATAAACTGATTGCTGACAAGAGGCCAAGGTATAAACTGATTGCTGACAAGTTCGTCGGTCATTCTTTCTTCTTCTTGCTGTTGATGCCAAACATGGTTTCAACAGCAGCCACTTGCTCCTTGGGGTTCGTCCCAAGGGCAGAGATCTTGGTCTTCGAGAGAGGACCAGAATGCTTGTACTCATCCTGAGGCGTCGGCTGACCTACGCAGTGATGATCAGCATGATGCTGCTTCGCAATCTTGGCAGCTTCATTTCGTGCTCCAGTGTGGCTGGTAGCGTCAAAGAACTCTGTGTCCCAGTCCGCCCTGCCTTTGTAGTACAGCCGAACTTCGTACTTAGCCATCGTTGTCCTCTTGTTGGCGGCCCTCATTGTAGTTCCGCTTACGTATACGATACCACACAATACAGATAATGCCAATCACTAAAGCCATGAAGACATTGCCCATAAGACTTCCTACATAGTCCGCGGCCGGCTGGCCGGGCTTCTTAGGATCGAGGGCTTCACTCAGCAGAGATATGTTATAGCCACCTGCAAACATGCTGAAAAGCGCAAGCATGGCCAGAGCTGTCTGCTGAACTGCCCAATGTAAATCTTGGATAAAGAGTTTGCTTTCCTTTTTCATGTGTGGTTATAGCAGGGCCCGGTTCCGGGAATAGGCCCTGCCATAGCTGTCCTTTACGCCGGTTGAAGGAGCTTCGAGAGCACTAACAACTGCTGCTTGAGCTCCTTGACGTCATTCTTCAGTCGATCGATCTGAGCTTGGAAGCTGCTCGATTCGATTCCGCCGTAGACTCGTTGCGCCTCGGCGATGTCGTGGGCCGAGAAATCACCCTTGGCAAAGATGGTGATCTCATCGAAAATGAGATTCACAAGCACGTAACTCATCGGGTCGTCCTTATCAAAAGGAGCGTCCTCCTGAATCTCGCGCCTGTTCTTCCCAGGTGTCACTGTCTTGATGCGAAACTCCTCGTGCCCACTATCAAGTAGGTCGAAGAAATGCTCGCGACAGAGCACCTTCATCTGCTTTTCAGCCATACTGCTCCTTCCATGGTGCGGAGTATTGGAATGACTCTCGTCATCCCAAGATCAATCTCTTTATGTCGAACAACGGCTCCGTCACTTCATTGCCGGGCAGCTCTTCTACATCTCCCATGTTGACGTAGTCCAACCAATACCGGGCAGCTCTCACTGTCTCATCCCAGCTGAGCAGCCACCGGACATAAGCATAGCCATCCGGTCGTACTTCTGATACGACGCCAATACACCCGTCTTCACGACGGCGTACAAAGCTTCCTTTTACTAGGTTCCCCACTCCAAGATCTCCTGGGCTATTTCATGGGCCGACCAGTCTGGATCAAAGCAATAGACAGTAACATCATACTTGCCTTTCCAGTCACCGAGGACACGAGAGAGCAACTCATATCCGAAATCTGATTGCCTACATTCTGCCGACCAACTGGCAAAGAAGCCCTTTGGTCGGACAGTCATCACAACCTCGTGAGTACCATCTGGTCTGACTTGCGATGGGCCCGGGGGACGATCGTTCATAATCAGCTGGAAGATATGCTTCTCCCGCTGAATCAAAGAATCCAAATGCTTTACGCTATATACCCGAACAAAGGGTGTTCCTGGTCTAACGTCGAGAGGCATGAGGCATCACACCCTTCATGATACAGGGCTGTGCATCTTGCCAGAGCTGTTTGATACGAATCTTCTGCTCTGCAATGACTGTCATCTGATAGATATTCCCCAGCAGCAAAAGCGCGCTAAGGAGAAGAGCTAGCAGACACATCAGCTGGGCTTCAGCTAACTTATTACGTTGCATGAAAGACCCCTTCTATGATCAAACAAAGAGGAAGATGGTTGGACACAGCACGGATGTTATTAGTCCGTGCCGTCTCCGAACCACCCTCCCAACTCGTGAACTGAGCTACGCTAGTACTTAGCGACGCTCGCCAGCTACTTCACGGAGACTTCGGGGACCACCAGTTGGAACCTTGGACTTTGGTGGAACCCCTTCTCTCACTGCTGCTTTGACAACGATCAGCTGATCCTCATCAAAGGTATTACCGTCAAGTAGTTTGCCTTTGTCCATCTTTTCAGGCTGGACAAAAGCACGGACGCAACCATACAAATATTCGAAGCGTCCCGTGACGATACCAGTGAATCCACTGATTTCGTCTTTGACTCGATCACCTAGCCGTACCATGATACTCCTTTCTAAGAGCACGTGATCTGTTACAGATCAGATTACGCTGGGATCTCTTGGTCGTTGTTCAGAACTGCGAGCTGTTGCGCTTCGGAAAGGCCGCCAATACAGGCCATCCATTCGCGGTACTCGAGGGCAGCTCCCATGGCGGCCGCGTAATACACGGACACATCGGAGTGATCCTGGAGATATTCCTTCCCGAACTTGATCGCTTTGCCGATCTGCTGACGCCGGCCAGTGGAAGGCAGAACGAGCTCGGTATTGAACATCTTGTTGATGAAGGAACCGAGACGGCTCCGACGATCCTTTCGCTTCGGATCCTTCGGATTGGCCACCTCATGCTCCGTGGCGTACTTCGCGTACAGCGCCAGTTTCCCTTCCAAGGTCTGAGGGCCGAGAGCAAACTTCTTGATCTCTTCCAACTGATCCTGTGGAATGAACTCCGCGACCGTGGCGCCGCGGTACTGTCTGTTGTTCTGACTCATGGTCTGATTCTCCTAATCGAGATAGATACAGGAAGCTAGAGCATAAACGGCAGGTGTCTATGCCCTAGCTTGCCTGCTTCCTGCAACCACCTAACCCAGAGTAGTCCGCTCACGCGGCCATTCACTGGATTCTGTAGTACTGTTGCCGATCTCATTCATAGGCACGCTTTGGTCCGTGTGATTGTGCGCGGTCTGTGAGATCTGCACCAATGTCTTGTTGTAGTGAAGACGCGCGGAGTTATCGAGCAGCTTACACTCCAAACATAGCGCGCCGCGGTTGTAAACACCCCGCTCGCCAGAGTTGCACAGCCAACACCAGTTCTCCCTGCGACAGTTCATGTAGACAGGGCACAACTTCCTGGCGTAGGACCGAAGCAACATTACTTGCTGAGGGAAGGTCGTCTTCTTCTGCTCGACAGCATCGGAGACGATCCTTCCCAGCCGGTCGATGGTAGTTTCCCTGCCAACGACCAGATCAGGGTTCAGTTCCGTTTCCCTGGTCTTCTGCATCAGCTTGTCCCTTCACGATATCCTCGGCCGTCACAGGTAGATGAGAAGGAAGATCTTTCAGCCTGGCGGTGAGATCGAGAGCTTCATTATTCAGCTCCCGCGGGACCCAATAAAAACGTACCACGATGTCGAACTCTTCCTTCAACACGTGTACGAGGTTGACCGCCTCCAGAAACAGAGGTCTAAGTCCTTCTTCCTTAATGGCATACTCGCCAGTCATCTGGTTAATCACCAGCTGGGAGTCACCAATGATGGTAGCCTCTGACAGCCAGTGACGTATGCCAGGAGCGTTGGCACGGATATGCTTAAGGATGTTCAGCATGCTGGTGTACTCAGCCTGATTGTTAGTCTCGGCTTTGTACGCTATGTCGTGTCGCACGTTGGTATCTACATCACGCCAGGAAGTCAGCCAGAGACTGCCTATCTCTTTGTTCTGTATGGCTTTCCGGGTGAATACAGATGAGTACCTGTTGGCATCGAAAAAAAAGTAGATATTACACCTCCACATCTTCCCAAAGAGGTTCCAAATCAATGGGAGGTTTCGGATGAATAGCTTGTAAGGTCCTTTGTGAGTACTTCGCTCTGTATCTCTTCCATACTGGCAAGGTATCATCCCACTTAGATGGTGGCAGTTGTCCAGAAAGAAACGTCTTTATATTTCTTCTGGGGAGGCAATAAGAAATCAGCATAAGTATGATTGGCATCACTTATGCTTCTTTCTTAGTAGACGCCAAGCGCCCCAGAGAACAAGTATGAGGAAGCATAGGTTGATAGCTTCCCTTACGAGAGGCCCTGCTAAGTTATCACCCATGGGATCCTCCAGTAATGGCCCTTAAATCAGCCAGAACCATCTCCAGTTCTTCAACTGTAGCATTGTTCTTCAAACAGTTGGCGCGCGCGGAGATAACGCGCACATTACCCTTCACATAACCCTTGGTCGAATCTATCCTGTCAAGGGAAGGTGAAGTAGTGAACCTGGTTGCTTTATTGCGCTTGGTCTCTAATCTAATACCAAGCACCGGACAGAACTCAGGAATAATGACATCAGAGACATCAATGTCAAAATCTAAGTGCTTCTTTGATGCTCTGCCCTTCGCCGTCCAGAACATAAGAAATGGAAGGTTTTGTTCCTGCCATTCGTTCAAATATTGGCGTCTCTTATCGGGATGTTTAAGGCGCCATCTTTGGTTGCGCATGAAATCGGCGCATTCCTCTGAACAGTATAGTTTTCTCCCTTTTCCTATACCTTTCCGGGAGAATCTGTTCTTACATCCTGATCTCTTACATTTGTAGAGCATAGAGCCTTAACTTGTGCCGAGCACGCCATCTTTCAGTATCTGAAGGATGCCTGGATCAGATACCTTCGGTCTGTCCATGATCAGGCCAGACAGGCACTTATCCATGCATACCTGACTGCCTTTGACCTTGGTTACATCCACTTTCTTGTCGCGGCAGTTCGAGCACGTGCCCTTAAACACACGTGTGTCGCGTTTGCAGCGCCGTGGGCGAACGTTTGCCTTCAACTTGGCCATTAGTGGCCTCTCTTTCGGGTTCGCAGCCCAAAAGCCTCTGGGAAGCGAATAGCACCTGCCAACCAGAGACAAAGGGCGGCTAATCCAAGAAGGATCGAGCTCACCATCTATGCCTCCTTGATCCACAGACAGATGTCTGTGAAAGCCTGGGCCATTTCATACGTGCCGGCCCTGAAGAAGAATGTCTTGTGTTTCTTCTCGTGGGTCATACCCATGACATACCCACTGTCCTGGCGAGTATGAACTACGATCACCAGCTTTGCTGGGTCGCCGGTGGCTAGCATCTGATCGATGAATACGTGCACCAATCCACTGGTGCGATCGTCTTCTGGACCACTGATCAGCTCTTCCCATTCGCCGTTCTTAAAGTCGAACAGGACCTGGCTGGTCACAGCATGGTATTGGACAACGCGTTCGAGGTAGATCTGGACGAACCAATCTCGGACAGCGTACGCCAAATCCCAATGCAGGAAACGTTGCCAGGCATTTCTGAGTGTTGACATATGCATCACCCCTATTGCAGAATACATCTCCAAAAACACGTAAAGCAGGACTGAAGCCTATGATAACACAAGGCTTAAGGTATGGCCACTAACGTGCTACATAATCAGTGAGGCCAAACCATGACAGTCCTGCTTATGCTTGGAACGTTCAGTACGTTCCTGATTATTGACTTTGTCCGGAAACATAAGCACTCATAGAGTGCTCATCCTTGGCATGGTTCCAGTGATACTCGAGCCGAAGGATCTTATACCCAGGTGGATTGCGCTTCGCAGCCACTATCTGGAGAATATGCAGTAGCTTGCTTCCTACCTGTGTCCTGTGGTACGTCTCAGTCGAGATCTCCTTGTACCACTTCTTCTTGCCTTGCTGTGCCTTGGTAAGACCCATCTTAGCACGTTCAATCTCCCATTCATCCAAAGGACGCGTGTCCTTTACGATCGTACGCAGGACCCTGAACCAGGTCTTGTGCATCTTGGTGTACTTAGATGCGCGCGGCCCGTCAGGGATCTCTGTAATCTCATACCAGAGATCAGGCCCATCCTTCGCGAAGAGGATTCGTGTGACAGAGGCATTCTTCCTTGCCCTGTCCCAACTCGTCTTCCAGGGATCCTGCTTGAACTCACGCAGGATACCACCGTCATCGACGAAGAGATCATTGCGCCAACGCTTCGTCCTGAAGCCATTGATATCGACTTCATAGCCGATACAACGACGGATCTCTTCGCCTTTGTACGTGCGTGAATCGGCCACGGCGCACAAACGGGAATACACGCTAGCCCAAGGCTTCCCAATGTTAGCATGCAGGAAGCGATAGACAATGCGGTATATGTTTGCTCCATGACGTCCTGGTGCTCGAATGTCCTCAAGAGCCATACGCTGCCTCCTTCAGACTTGTTGGTATCAAACTCTTATCCATCTGTTCCTGGATCCACATTGCATTCCACAAGTGGACGGCATATGCCAGCGGATCAGGTTTGAATGCCAAGTCCTTGAAGTCCCACACCATCCACCATGGCACTGAACAGAAGATATGTGGAGCTTGCACATACCTGACTAACCACATCTTCTTCACGGCTTGTGCGATCAATGTAGGACCGCACACTCCCCACAGTTCCGTGTGTGGATCTGTATCCAAACAACGCCGCCAGCAATAAGCCATGACGTCGCTGTTCTTTGGTGCTTTGATGGTGCCTCCGTTGACTTGCCAACCATCTTCCTTAGTATCCTCGGACGAGAATACATAAGGTGAGTCAAAGTCAAACGTGTGCATGCACACTGCGTCTGTATCTGACCACCAACCACCACAATCAAGCAACAGCTTGTAACGGAAGAAATCGGAGAACAGAGCGAGAGAAGTAAAGTCCTTTGGATCGTACATATCCAAAGGTATGATGCTATTCGCATCCTTTACGATAGTGCCAGGAGGGATGTTATCAACAGGCTCGTACGTGTACAGATGGAACTCATGTCCATGCCTTAAGTAGGAGCTTATTGAAAGGTGCTCCATAGGTGAGAGTTTACCGCTTACCCATAGGCTCTGAATCACTTCCTCAAGAGCCATGCTTCACCTCGATTTCGAATGTGCCATACCGCAATAGTACAACCTTGGCATTCCGACCCAAAGCATACTCCATTCGCTTGGCGCCAGGCGTATTGAGTGAATGAATCACCACAGTGCCTGGGTACTCAAGTTGTTCCATTCTCAATGCTGCCTCGTAGAATGTAACACGAGGATCATTCCACTTGGCATCGTGATCCAAGAAGATCAAATCGTATTCCAGACAGTGTCCGGCGCGCTCTAGTGCCATCTCGGGAGTCCAAGCGACATCCAGCCGTTCAGTAATACGCTCACGAAACCATTCAATACGAGCACCAGAATCCTCTATCAACAGAACTCTGGATCCAGCTGGTATTGTTATGAGTGGTTTGGACACTATGATCTCCTAGTCATCCGAGCCACATGCACAAGACAAATGATCTTTACAGAATACCTGCTTGCAGTCAGGACAATACTGCACAGCAGGTTTCCATTCTGATTTGCCTTTGTGCTTGCAGTGAAAACACCACTTCCAAGCGTGGCTTTGCTTCTGCAGCTCTGCGACTATGTCGGGTGAAAGTGGGTAGAGCATCACAAGATCTTCACGAGCTCATCATAGAGCCCGCTCAATGCAACATCAAGCTGGCCAACCAGGACGCAGCGATTGTTGTACTCGCCATCCTGATACTTACGGATGGCATTGTATACTTGCTGCTTCTTCTCCCACAGACTGGGCGCAAGCTTATCCGCGGGAGTTTCCTTCTTGACAGGTTCGGGCCTGCCAAGAAGGAAGTTACGAACTGAGCCTTTGATTGCACTCATCGGCTAGTCCTTTCCAGCCACCACAATAGGGGGCTCGAGGCTCACAAGTTCAGGTGATTCCACCAAGGTAGTGTCAAGTACTGCTACCTCAGTGTCTACTGGCACAACTACCTGGATCATCACCGTCGTCATTCCATCTTTGACGTAGTCCAGGGCTTCGGCCGCAGCCTGAGACAGGTCTGCGACTCTATGAAGGCTATGAGCAGGGCCCCGGTCAGTGACCTCAACCACAATGGACTTGCCATTGCGTAGGTTTGTCACACGGACCATGGTACCTAGGGGAATACCCCAGGTAGCAATAGACGGCTTGCGATAATCAAAACGATTACCGTTCGCCATCTTGCGACCTTGCCAGTAATGTTTGCCATAGAAAGAAGCCTTCCCTATATAGTGGGGCTTCTCCAGGCAAACATGAAAGTCACAGTAAACTAGTTTTACGTGACTGGCATGGTGGTATTGTGCTGCGAACGTCGGGGGCGTCCACAGCAGGCTTACGGCGAGTAGTAAGAATACTACTACCCGAAGTAGTTTCTGCATGCGGTTCTCCTTAAGTTTAGATGTGATCCTGGCAGCTACTTTACGATCCATCTCTGCTGCCTGTGTTTGGCCTCCCTTTCATAAACCCCGACCATCCATGCGCAACGCATGACCGATGGCCATGATGTCGTAACTACCCTGGCAAACGCCTTCTGCATTTCGATGCAGTTGTCATACAACGTCTTATTATCTAACGAATGGACGTTGGAGACAAAGCTATCAGGGTCAAAATCGTGGGTGCCGTCTCGTAATACGACGTGCACGGCTGTTTCCTTCACATGCTCTGTGGTGCAATGCGATGCATTGCCACAGCGTTCGCATGGCATATAAGCTCCATATTGTCAGGGGATTATCCCTGATTAGTATAACTGGGGTAGAGCTAGTCGGCATCTACCCCAGCTATTTTTGCCGAGCAGGGAGAACGGTTAAACTCCTGCCCAGACAAGCTACTGCCAGACGTAGATGTCGACGTTATCAGTCGAATCGTCATCGGATCGAACTAGGATCCGGCTGCGATCGATTGACTTCGCCATGTATCTAGCGCTGGCGCCTGCATTGCGCAGGTTCCCTTCCACTACGACCTGTATGGTCGGATTGGCCTTGGCCTTGGCAATGGCTTGATCAAGCACTGCCTTGGCGGCCGCGGAGAGACACACGAACTTCGTAGGACACGCACCATCTGTATACTGCGTGGTCAGATGGAACGTACCTACGCGCGCGAGTGTCTTCGACTCATCCTGTTGGACCACAGCCGGCGGAATGTTCGGCTGATCAGTTACCATAGGAGGAGTGATCTTGGGTGCAGGGTTCGGATCGATCTGCACCAAGACTCGGGTGGTGGGAGTTGGAGGGACAACCTCGGAGACCTTCGGCTCTGGGGCTGGGGGCGGAACGTTGAGGGTGTCTCCCAGACAATCAGAGAGAGTATACCCTGCTTTCTTAACGTTCTTGTTTGATACGTAGAGCTTGCAAAAGGCCAACTTGCCAGCGTACGTTGCACCCTGCCTTGCTGCCTCGAGGATGGCACAGTTCTGATCAATCCTGGCGCCACCGCCGCTGATGCCAAAGCCCATGGTTTGAACACCACCACCATAGCCTAAGGCACAAAGGGCAGTCGGAGCCGGAGTGCCAGCATAAGCTGTGGCCACCGGGATCTTCGAAGCCTGCACGTTCTCCGTACTGGAGTAACTTGCATTGTTGGATCCGTTGCCATTGTTACTGGCCGCGGACGTGGAAGTAGCATTCGAATCACCACTAGTAGCAGTAGCCGTTGAAGGGCCAGTGGTAGCAGTGTTGGTATTAGTATTGTGAGAGTTCCCAGAACCAGAAACTGACCCACCGTATCCATTACCACCTGCTCCTCCCTGGCCGCCTTGACCACCGGCGCCACCAGTAGCAGTCTGTTGCTGTCCTTGGCCTTGTCCCTGCGTCTGGCCCTGGCCTTGGCCTTGCGACTGCTTGTTGGTATTCGAGTTGCTGTTCGCGTTGCTATTGCTGTTGCTGTTCGTGTTTGTGTTGGTGCTGGGTGTCGGCGTGGGAGTCGGATCCGGCTGGCAAGAACCTTGGTCCTTAGCCTGGTTGGTCCAAACCCAGTGATACCCAGTCTTACACGCCGTGTCGCATGCTGACACGGCGGGTGCAACAACAAACATCAAGGCAGCAATCAGGAGAACTGCTTTTCTCATTAGTTGCCTTTTCAGTTGGGGATTTGACTACATTCCAGGCTTATTCAGCCTAGAAACTCAGTGGAAAGCGTTGATCAGGACATACACGGCAAGGGTTATCCCAACGAACAGCCCTGCTACGAATGACAGTCCTGATACTAGGTACCATCTCCAGTACTTCTTAAGCGTTTGGATCATCGTCCTCCTTACCACATCCAAAAGGTTTCGAACATGTCTGCTCTCCAGCCATGTCGATTACAGAAGCCGCACTTACCACAGAACAGGTGCAGCTCAAGATCAGCGTGGGTGAACCAAATCAGGCCGTGCCTATCTTCAGTGAAGATGATCACCCACCAGAACATCTTCATAGGAGTGTGTCCTTCATAGTCATACCGCCGAAGCAACATGCTCCTTCGGGGCTGTCCTTCCTGCAGAAGGAACAGGCAGTCAGACCTTCCCCGCGGATACCAAGATCACGGCAGCGCGTAAGAAAATGCAAATGCGCCTCCGTCCAGTCAATGCAATCCTTCTCCTCCGTCTTTGTGTTTACAACTCCGTTCTGCCTGATATGGAAGTTGAACACGAAGGTCTGTAATCCGTTACTCATGGGCCTCCAAACTAAAGAGGGAGGTTCTACCCTCCCTCTCGCTTGTTGTTCGATCGTTGTACTACTTTGCTGCGGCCGCTGGCATGTATTCGCCGGCAGCTGCAAGCTTGAACGGACTGACGATCACGCGCGGCTCGACGTACACCGGTGCGATTTCGCCTTTCTTGGCCGGATCCATGCAGATAACCCATGTGCCTTCAGCCGTCGGTGGCATGAAGAGCCCATTTGGCTCTGCCTGGGGTATGTTGTAGCCGTACTGCGTATAGCTTGCGTTTGGTGCGCGGCGCTCGGGATTCGTGAACTGGACGCCGTAAGGCAAGCCGTAACCAATGGAATCGCACAGATGCCACATACGCCCATTCATGTCTGGGACGTATGTGTATGTTGCGAGGCCATTCTGGTCACGCAGTTCGTACAGCTTTCGAACAAGCTTCTTCTCAGTAAAGTTGGTAATGCCAGGCATTCCAACCTGCTGAATAGCTTGTTCCAGAGATTGCGCTTGCTGTTCGGCTACCTTGTTCTCTGTCTTGGTAGCTTGGTTGTCCTCGCAGCCGTCAGACTGCTGCAAGAAGAAGCCCAGCAGAAGCACACCGAAGAACTTGAAGAATAGATTCAAGGCTCACTCCTTCAGTCGTGAGATGAACGCCCGAAGATCAGGCGGAAGTTTGTCATTGTCAACCGTGGATGCTTCGTCCAGAATCAACGTACGAAGCCCGGCGGCGCGGGTGTCTTCTTTATCGATCAGTGCCTGTTGGTACTGAAAGCGAAGACGCGTGAGATACTCCACTTTCCCTTGGACGTAGCTCTGTGTGTTCTCGAATACCACACGCTGAGCATTCGCCTGTTTGGGGGCCCAGAAACGATAGATGGCAAGATCGCCACCTGTCGCCAGGAATCCGAGACCATAGATCACGACTAGTGCGATCAAAGCCACAAGGAAAATCCGTGGCAATGTCCACACTACATCCCGTTGCACTTCTCGGAAACCATCCCTGTATTCATTCATGCAGCACACTCCTTCCAGAGGTGTTGTTGTTGATTAGAGGAGAATAGAGGCCGTTGCCCGAGCTAGAGCCGTTTAACCAGACATAACGTCGAGTTGCCTCGGCACTGTCCGGCACCTCTACCTTTACTGCTGATCGGCGCCCTTTACTGCTCGAGCGCGTCCAGACCGGTGCAGAACAGATACGGCTGGATACGACCCGACACATTAGCCGTGAACGAGAAGGACTGTCCGTCCTTCGCGAACTGCGCCAACTGCTGTGCCAGAATATCCTTGGCCACCAACTGCAACGGTTGCCCAGGCTTTTCGCTCGTCAGAACGCGGACGGTAATGCAAGACAGCCCGTCCTTGTCCTTCGTGAGACCCTCGCCGAGCACGCGGACAACGTGCGCGCGAGCATATTGCTCGGTGACCGGCGCAACCAGGTTGGCCTGGGCGCGAGTCATACGAGGCAGCAAACGATTCAAATACGCCATGGATGTACTCCTTTTTCTCACCCTGTTAGGGTGCTTGATTTGTACTACACTACCAGCGATCTTCTGCTGGTAATCTCGTTATGCGGACGTAGTCTGCAACTCCGGCCTGTGCGGTCGGCGATTGGCTTGAGCCAGTTCTTTATCCTCCTCTTGCCATTGAGCCAACAGCTTGGCGACTGCCTCGCTGTTCGCAGATGGTCCACCCTCAACCAGCTCAATCAGCTTCTGTTGAGGCTTCTTGGTCATGGCCACAACTTCCTCCGGCGTGAACGGATACTTCACATAACTCCGTTTGCCGAACGGACGCACATCAATCACAGTCATAATCTTCTGATTATGAGTGATCCATGCTGTGTCCTTGGGCCAGCCGGCAATGGGCTTATACAGCGCGGGACAGTCGCTGAAGCGCCGCGTTACCCTCTGCGCGCCCACCAAATCTTTCGCTTCGGTGAGCACTACCAAACCGGTCTTCGACAGTGTGCTGATGACAACCAAGATCTGCAGGGGTTCTGCATATGTAATCTCCGAAGAGATCTTGGTCTCCGTCGACCCAGCCGGTGCTGGTAGTGCTTGGTTGCTCGATTCGCTCACTGGTTCCTTCTTCGCTAGTGATAGCCAGGACATCTGATGCTCCTTTCTCAACGAACCTCTTCTTGAACTCCTCTTCGAAGTCCTTGAAGTCCTCAACTGAAGGATGCGCATCCATTATACGCATCCAGTTGGACAGCATTGCGTATGGACTCAATACTTGATATGTGTCCATACTTCCTTCTTTGGGCGCCAGTATTCCAGGCGCCATTCCGCACCAGCCCAAATAAAGCAGAGGATTGCTAACTGCGCCATCATCTCAGCTGCTGTGTGCATTATGCACCTCCTTTAAACCAAAAGGGTGAGTCCCAGTTGAGGTAGACACACCCTTCTGGAAACGATGCACCACCGCCAAATCAGCGTATGTCCTCAACGACAACACGCGTGGGAATCCACGGTTCACCAAACATGCGAAGAGCCCTCTCTCTCGCTGCGGATGACGTTGGCTCCGTGCCAATGAGGAGCTCTTTCTTCTGCTTTGGGCCATCGCCAAGTATGGTAACTAGAAAGGCCTTCATTTCTTCCTCCAGCCTGCGGCTGTCTTCATTGCATACTTCACTTCATTTGGTGTCCTGCCATCCACATCAGCAATAGCTTTCGATTCGAGATCGAATGCATACTCGCTCTTGCTTGGATGGAATCGCAGCATGACACCAGCGCGCGGAGCACCAGCCTTGGTTATCTCTTGGGCATAGATCTCAATCACCTGCCCCTTGACCAGATCCTTATCAATCAGGATCTGCTTTCGCTGCCAATCAGGCATGGCGAAAGAACCAACTTCTCCGCGTCCTCCTCCTGCTGTCTGAACCAGAAGCTTGCCGGCCGATCCTTCGTACTTACCAGTTCCCTCAAGAACATCAACAATCTTGACATCCACGGTGTCGCGGAACTTGACCTTGCGCCATGGTTCACCAGCTGGGCTACTTCCATCCTTGAGGACAATACCTTCGGCGTAGGGCAGGCCACGAGGATCGTTGACGATATCCCTGTAAAACGAAAGGAAAGCTCGGGTACGAGCTGGCACGTACGACCAAAGCCCGTTGAAGTGTCGAATGCTATTGACGTCCGCGACATAGATCGCTCTCCTCTCTGCGTAAGGCAGCTTGGATATATCTCTGCCATTGTGCTTCAGCTCGTCCCATACAATGAATGTCACTGGGCCATGCTCTGTCTGGAACTGAATAGCCTTGTCCGGCATGCTATTCAGAATACCACCAACTCGAGCAGCCCCTTCTGGATGGAACAGTTCCCCTCGTAACACCGTTCCATCCAGGTTGGGTCCCGGGAAGAACAGGCGATTGGATAGGAATCCACTACGGTTGCTCAGATCTTCTAGTCCTGGCAGTTTATCGTAGTAAGGTTCGCCTGTATCCCGATGACTTCTAAAGATAGCCCGTTGCCCACTAATGGCCACATTCGCGAGTGAACCATCTGGTTTCCACTCTGCTATTGTGCCACTGGGATTCTTGTCGAGCTCTCTCAGAAGGTCTTCGCCTTTGAGATGGAATGTCGGCTTCTCGATGAGGACGCTCCTGTCCTTGAGGCGGGTAATGAGCATGCCTTTGGCCGTGGTAACAAAGGCATAGCGTCCTTTGCATCGGCCAGTAGGGATGTTAACTTCGAACTGCTGTGTCCCAGGCTTAACGCCTTCCGCAACAAAATCCCAGTGGAGCCCGGCTTTGTCAGCAGTGTGCTTATGAATGTTGACTTTGCCGAGGAATCTTTCTTCTCCAACTTTGATGGCGGCTTGGCCTGTGTAGATGAGTTCTTTCTTGCCTTTGCCATAGCCTTCCTCAATCACACCATCAAAATCATCAACGGTGTGCGGTTCATTCTCGATTGCCAATCTCTTCTGTCCTGGGCCTGGCATGCCCTTGCGAATAGCATACTTGGCATAGCCTGCCTCTGTTGGGCCCTCAAGGATGGCACCATCAACAGTCTTCTTGGACATCATGCGAGCAGATAACAATGCGCTCGCTCCCTTATACGGGCTGGGCTGCATCTTAGCAGCAATCGATTTGGATAACGGTTTGAGAACAAGGCCATCAAGCAAGAAGTTAATCGCATGATTCTTTAGGGTTTGGAATATAGCATAGATCAGTTCATCAGCCATTTCCTTCTTGTCCATGATGACCTCCTTTCTCACTCCGGGAAGATGTGCTTCCTAATCCATGGCATTGGATCTAGGTGATCCTTGAGTCCTAACTCTTTGCGCCTGGCGCGCAAGAGCAAATACAGGACAAAGAACAAAGCAAGGATCCCCTCGAACTGTTCGAGTGTCACAGTTCTTTGATCTTGTCCGCGGTTACCAGGACCTGATGCTTGCCCTGCTCCACAATAGCCATGCTATTGTTGAAGCCATGCTTGGCTGTGTTCTCAGCCAATGAAGACTGGAAGTTCTTCAGTGCTTCCATGTCAGCATCATTCAGCGGAACGTGAGTCACCTTGGCCACGACAATGGCGCCAACAACTAGCGCCGCGAATGTGCCCAATGCAACATAAGTCCAGTTCTCTTTGAGCCAGTTCTTCATGCTGCTACGACTCCTCTCTTTTGCTGTTTCCGCTCGGCCATGAAGCCGAGGAAATCATCGGACAGAATGTCGATGCCGAATACACCTATCAGCACCAGGACTTCCAGCGCCCAGCCCATGATAATCATCAGGGCTGTGCCAACGCTGAATCCCACTAAGATCTTGAAACCAGGGCGTTTAATGCCCTTGGTGATCCACATGGATCCATAGATAGCGATGACTGCTGGCATGAATGCCACAGCCAACACAAGCAGGACGCATTCAATGATGGACTTGCCCAGATTCCATTGAACAGTCTTATCCTTGTGATTGTGGTTGTTCTTCAAATAGAGCGCGCCGAATAGCGCGCCTACAAGTGCTGTCCAATAAACGCTCCACTTCATTAGCATCCTCCTTTCTTTTCGGAATGATGTAGGGAAATGGCAGGATGGCACAATACTGCCTGGCGGTCCAATCCAAATAACAGAAGCCGAGATCCACAATCATGTGGTATTCGGCTTTCTTCTTGTTCCATCTGTACGCGCGTGGATTTGGATTGATATACTCATCCTTGTTTCTGCTCATCACATCGAATGAGTACTCCAAGGCCACGCCTTTCACGCCATGGTATGACAGGAAGTCAGTGAACTCTTGTACAGACGTACAGCACATGTTGTACGAGCCCTTTGGTGTAGCATAGGCTCTGTGCTGAATGGCAAACATGATGATGGCTTCAGTCATATTCATGTCAGTCACCTTGGGAAAGGGTGGCTGACATGTACTACGCAGCCACCCTGTTATTCTTGATCGGTCGTTTCTTGCCCTCAATCATGAGCATGATTGGATTGAATACGAACACGAACAAGAAGTTGAATAGAGTGCCGCCAATGGCAAATGTGACGGCATCGGGATTGGTAATCCCATGGATACTGAAGTTGGTGACCTCAGTAATGCACAGGCTCAATCCCTTGTTCTCGTTGATCCAGAGGCGAATGCGCCGGCTTAGACCACGGTCCCTGAAGCCGAAGAGGCCTGCGATCGTGTCCAGCTTGAGCGCAATGCCCCAGACCAACGCCCAAAAACCGAACCCAGCAGCTGCAGCGGATGCAGCTGTTGGAGTGAATGTTTGAGCCACTGATTGTCTCCCTTCGTGATCGCGACACAGGAGTAGACACCCATGATCAGGCAGATCAGGCCAGCTACTCCGAGCACGATGCGATTGATGGTACTCATGTTGTCCTTTCGAATGCAGATTTGTACTACGCCACGCGCTTGGGCTTGTTGATGAATATAGCGCGTAGCTTTGCTTCTGTGTCAGCTGCGAGTCGACCGGCTCTCATTCCATGAATCTGCCGGCGCACGCGGAAAGCAGGCAAGAAAGCATCCTGCAGTTGGCACAGTCGAATGGCAAGCATGCAAGACAGAACTGTTGCGATGAATGCCAGGATGAAAGTAAGCAAAGACTTCATGACGTCTCCTTTCCTTTGGACTGTTTGTTCTTGAAGGCCTTATAGGCCAAGTAAGCGCCTGTAGCTGTGAGCGCTCCAGGCACCAAAATCGCCGCGGCTACCACGAGGACGTGTTTCCACGTTAGCTTGTGCCTCACGGATCTTCCTCCCTGCCATGATCAGGAGCATTCGGAATGCCTGATACTGGCTGATATGATTGATGACCTTGACTGCCTTTCGAGACAGTCTTTCTTCCATCTTGGTGGTCCCACCAAGCTGACGCTTGAGATAGCCATCAACAACGGGCAATCTCTTTGGTTGTTTGAGGCCAAGCATCTGGCGTTGTATATTGTTGCCAGATAAAGCTTTGAGGCCCAGCATCGCAGCTGCAGTTGTGACTACTTCATAGCCAACAACTGCTAGGATCTCAATGATCATAGGCCTCCTTTCTAATGGGCCAGCAGCGCGCCTATAGCAAGCATGGCAATCAGAATACCGAATGCCAAGGCAACAGCCTTGTTCTCAAGGCTTGTTTGCTTCTGTGCCCACTCTTGGCGCCACTGTATGCGCTCAGATTCAGGCGCCTTGTATGTCTTCACAATCGTGTCTGCTGCCTCCTTGAAGGTAGGCAGCTTGTTGGCAGGATCAGCCAAGCGCTTGGCGTCCTCTTCTCTCTGCTTCACATACTTGGGAGCCTGAGAGAAGTTGTTACGCCAGAAGTTACGGATGGCCAGTATTATGACTACTGCAACGCCAGCAGGCAGCAACATACTAGCCTCCGATCAACCGGAACAGATGCATCCAAAGATGACATGTTCCGATTCCAATGCCGGTCAGAGTGCCAAGCACCACAGGCAAAGCCGCAGCAATAAGAACTGCCAGCTTTGCTTTCTGGGTATTGTCTACTGGCACCGGCTTGATCGTTAGTTTTTCCAAGTCGGCCAGGGCCGGCACCTCGGCTGCAATGACGAAGTCTTTGAACTGGGCATGATGCCACAATGCCAGCTTCAGTGCCTGTTCATACAGCTGAACAAACACCTCATCTCCCGGCTGACGGCCGAGATCAACAGCTTGCTCAGCGCGCTTGAAAATGCGCGCGAGCTTATACCTGAGAATCCAGGTCTTGATGAACTGCATGAGCTCACCTCTTTCTTTTGACACGATGCACTTGTTTCCTGGGAATGCTCTGCTTCACATCCTCTGGATCAGCAGAGACAGGATGGTTTTCATTGAAGGTCGCGGCGCCAGGATAAGGCTTAATATCCTCAGCCTTGGCTTCCTGATCACGCCTGCCCGTAGGTAAGATCTGAACGTTGAATGTTATCCCGTTCATTTTGCCTGTGAGATACACGGTGTTCACCTCTGTGATCCTTGATGATGGTTGGTTTCTTGAACCAACCCTGTCGATACTCGAACACGCGGCCGCACCCCGAATCATCGGGGATCTGTGTGCCATTAGCCAACACTAACCCTGTTGGCTCTGGCTGAAGATGTCCGTCCTCAAGTGCTCTGAAGAGCAGCCAAGTATCAAGGCCATGTATCTTCTTGATCTTCTTGGCTTTGGGCGGGAACAACGTAGCGAGTAGCTTACTTGCGACCCATGAAATCATTGGGTCCTCCTTTCCTGGGAGTGACGAGGCTGAAGACAAACATCAAGAGCACACCTACGATCGTATATATCATGTGCTCTCCTATTGCAAGATGCCACAATGCGAGCAAGTGCCATCATGGTCTGTTACTAAAGGCCAGCGGCAGTTGGTGCATTGAATGCGCGGTATTCCACGCATATTCATCTCGACGTAGATCTCGGTAAGTATCTGAGTATCCAAATACTTGTCGAGCTTGAACCACAACAGCTGGAGCTCATCATTCGTGAGCTCTTTGACTGGCCGGCCGGACCAGGTAGACAGTGGTTCTTGATACTCATTCACTGTGGTCTCGGCTATGCCAATCTCAATGCCTTTCTTTGATGCAATGACCTGAACGGTCATAAATCACTCCGATCTCCGTCATACTGCGACAGGTTTGGACATGGGCCAACACGATGGCCATGATCAACACCATCGATCTCTGCGCTGGTAGCAAATAGAACAGCACAGATCTGGCCATGGTCTATTGCATCCTGCTCAGCCTTTGCCATGGCTTTGCAGGGGACAGACCAGTCGTGCACTTCTTTGCAACTGGGACACAGTTTGTACACACTCATTGGAACCTCCCACATTCTGTGCATAGGCCAAAGGCTGTGCGTGTGGTGATCTTGCCACAGTCGGTGTATTTGCAAGTGCGTGGCGCCATTTCAGTTGGGGCAAACTTAGTAGTTTCCTTGATTATTTGTTCGAGGAGGTCAATCTGCTTCTGCATATTATGCAGGTGAATGGTCTTTTGCTTGAGCAACTCCCAAGCTGTGGTCAGTCGCCTACGAAGATAGGCATGACAGAAAGTAGGATCGTTCACGAACTCAGAACCTGAGGGAGTGAGATCCTCTAATGCTTTCATTGCAGGGCATTTGAACTCATGAGCAATGCTCTTGAGGATGGTAACACCTGGATGTTGCGGCATCTTCTTGCTCAGCTCACGCGCGCATAGAACGCACATCAGATTGTCCTTTCTTTGAGTGCTGCCTGATACGTGGCAGCACAAGAAACCACAGGCCATAATCAAGGCCAAGTACTATTGCAATCAGTATGATGGCAGCAGAAGTGGGCATGTATCCTCCTTACCCATACCAGGCCATGCGAACAAGGCCGGTTGAACTCTGCACTCGAATACCGCGGGTCAAAGGACCACAGCTATCCCCTTCCAATGTACGGAAGTGGTTGTCGAGTATCTTGTAGCCAAATCCCCGCAGAGCAGGGATAGCTACATATTCTTCCCAGGCCCAATAGTTCCTGGAGTCACAGAAGTTGGGATGATTAGTCAACTCGTTGCCAATAATGGCCTCGAGCTCAATCAACGTATAAGCACAGACTGACATGATCAATCTCCTTAAGACAAGTCCAGAGGAATGCCTACATTACCATGTAGGAAGGTTGTTGTGGGCCTTCAGCGTGTGAGTTGCAGCCCAACCCGCGGGAAATGACTAGGCAGAGGCATTGGATCGAACTTGCATACCTAGCTCACACTTCGGTCCCAGATACTATCTGGGCATTCCTCTGGTAATATCGTATTACCACGGACCGCAGCGTTCCGATCGGCGATGGGAAAACCCACAGCCACAATCCACTACAGGATCCAGGTCAGCTGGTCCTGGGTTGCGTCCATGAATGGCCACATGGTGATCAACGAGCACTTCAGGAGGCGCCGGCGGAGCAAACAGCGTCTCTATTCTATCTGTTAGTTGATCACAGATATGAGAGAGGACAACACAGTTCAGTTCTCGCTCTTCATTCAGCATGGATGCAGTATCATGCTGCATGGCCTTGGCTTTGCAATCGAGGAGCTTTAATGCTGTAACCAACACAGTCTTCTCCTCTTTATTGATTTCCAGTGCCTTCAATCCCAGATCACTCAGTCTATTGCACATGGTAGCTATCTCCTTTCGATCTCTCGAGCGATGTAACAGCCCTTCAGAAAACCGGCCAGCTGCGCGTGGGTACGTCCTTCTTGTATATCCCTAAAGAGATAGTAGACAGTAGGATTGAAGGGCCGAGGATCTATCACTACATTCCCACGCCTCAATGCTCTCTTGGCCTCACATATCGTAATACCCATGGCTATAACTCCTTTGTTTTCAACGAATCTCTATTCAATACACATGGGTGCTAAGTCCCTTATCTTTATTTCAGGGACTTGAATCTATGGTGGTGCTTCTCTCTCCATCTGCCCAAATATGGTCACCTCAGCGTATCCCAGTGAATCTAAAGCACTTCATGTAATATTTACACAGTGAATGGGGCTCACCATGCCATGAAGGCAGTTAGGATGAGCCCCAGATCCACTGACTACACTGATTATTTACTTCTGCTCGGCGGCGTCCTGCGCTTCCTTGTCCATCCGCAGCTTAACTGCTGTCAGATGAGCAACATACTCGTCGATTTCCTTGTTGTCGATCTCGGCGAACGTGGCGGACCAGTACTCACCGTGATATTTGCCAGTCTTGTCCACGAAGCGCCCCTTGAAGACGCCTTCGTAGTACATGAGCTGACCAACTTCTCCGGTGAAGTCCAGGGCCTGCCGGCCTTCCAAGCGCACGATGTAGCGCTTGCCGGTGTCCGTCTCGACCTTGAAGGAACAGAACGGCTTGGGCAGATCGTTGTGGCTCTGTGGCAAATAGCCACGATCGAGCACAGCAATGATCAGACCAGACTGCCGACGAAAGTTCGATGTCCAACGACGACCGAACGTCTTCTGATTGTTGAAGTTAGAGCGTGATGCATACCGATTGAGTTGAGTCATGACTTCTCCTTGTGCCCATAAATGGGCTTATTTTACACCATAAAACAGGGCCTAAATACACCCATCAAATGATGGTAAATCCCATCAAATCAATGGGATCGGGGCCCATAAAGGTAATAGGCCCCGAATACCGGTCAATCCAAACAACTACGTCGAAAAGAGTACAATGGAATGTGGGCATGTATATGGTCTACCTTTCATAGACCAATACTCCCATGGTCTTTGGTGTTGTGCCCGGCAATAGCCAACCCATAGTCTTTTCAGTGACATACGTGTTGTCCTTGCGATCGATATAGCCATAATCCTGGCCATTGAGCACCACGCGAACTGCGTGTTCTTCTTCATTCTCCGGGTTCGTCCAGATGAAAGGAACTAGTTCGACCTGTTCGTTAGCATGATCACGCCACTGTGCGATCTCAACTGGAGACGCACCCTTGGCATGCATGCCATTAACTACTCGCAGGATCATGTACCTGGGTTCTGGTTCATAGGGATATGCATCCCTTGCTGCCACCTTCACCCATCCTTTCTCTGCCTTCTTAGCACCATCGGCCATTGGGTCAATGGTACCCACCAAGATATTGGTACCCTCCTGGCGTACAATACCCTGATCAATAACCACATCGAGGCTCTCCTTACGGAGGTGTTTGACTTCATCCTCGAATGTGATCTCAGTGAACCGCCCAGCCAGCCCTGCGCGCTCCATCATGCGCAGGGTCAGGCCGGACATTCTCGGGCCCCAGAGGATACCATCACCAAACTTAATAGGACGACCATCTTCGTCCCTTGGCGCCTCTGGCTTCCTGGATTCATACACCATGATATACAGCTTGACCATGGCATCGATGATCAGCGGATGTGGAGCGAAGCGCTCATACATCGCCTTGTCGATCTTCATGTACGCATCTATGGTCTTCTTTACTTCTGCCTTGTCACCAGTGCGCTCAATCTCCTTACTCAGATTGGCCCACTGATTGCGATACTCCTGACGCATGGCATACGCCAGCTGAGTCGCCTGCTCTTCATAGCACGGGCATGTCAGTATTTCCTCCGCCACTGGCGGTATCATTTGCCAAGAGATATCAGTGATGATATCTTCCAGGTCTTGCCTCAGTCGCTTGAGTTCATCCAGCTTATCATCCACAATGGTACGGACCATAACTGGATGGCTGTCACCGCGGCGAGACAATGGGATTCTCCCATCATACCTACCGCCGCGCGTCATGAACTCAGCCACGACTTCGAATGTGTCATTGAACTTCTTCACCTGGTCACGAATACCAGCCAGATCAGCACCAGTCTTCTTGACCGCGTCAATGACCAACTCCAACCTGGACATTGGTTCACGCAGCGTATAGTTCTGATACTTGGTTGTGAACCATTCATAGGCAGATTGATTCTTCAGTGTCTTTGGCAGAGCCTCCAGATTCCTGGTGATCTCTGCCCTATTATCCGTCAGCACAGTGTCATGCATACCAGCATTAACAACGAAGCCAATATGCAGACTCTGGTTCTTCATCTGATCCAACATCATCAGCAGCTGAGTCCGATCATAGATCGGTGTGCGATGCAGTCTGTGTGCAAATGCATTGGAACGCTTTGGTGGCTCTGGCTTCTCAACCAGAGGCACTGTGGGATATGGATCCAGCTCCAGTTGCCTGAAGTGTTCCACAACTGCTGGGTCCTTGTAATACACAAGGCGATCATCCTGATCACCACCACCTAGCTTGGCCAGGCTTGGCTTGATGATATCCTTGGATATGAACATGAAACATCCAGTGTCCATAGCTTTCAGATATTCATTGCTTGTTGCGCGCGCGATATAATGCTCGTCACGATGCGCATTCGGCTGCCTGTGGAATACCACGCTGCCAACATCGCCAGCGCAATATACCTGGTCATTCTTCAGAGTACCTTCGAGAGTGGGATCACCCCACATATCGAAGATGGTAGGATCAACCAAAGCATAACGTGCACCACCTGCTGTCTCAGGTATAGGCACACGAATGTTGGTTTCGCAGTTGCGAACCTTGTCGGCAAATAGATGGAACACCTTACGCACAAGCGCTGGGTGATCTTGAATCTTCACACCACCGCGCAATGCACGCAACAGTGCCCACTCTTTGTCCTTCTGAATGAACTGCATGTCTCCGTCATCGTCCCGCTGTTTGTGGAACTCCACATGATAGAACTGAAGCATACGCTTCAGCTTATCCTCATCTTCAATAGCATCGACTACTGTCTCCAGAAACTCCTTGTCCCACTGCGACAAGAAGCTGGTGTTTGCGAACCTGAAGTTAATGACTGATTGCATATCAGTGAATACTGCACCGCTATGCAACCAATCCATGCCGAAGGTGAACTGATCACCTGTCAGCAGCTTCTTAGAGTTGAACAGCACGACATCATGCTGCAGCTCCGGCAGTACAATCGCATGGCCTTTGCTGAATCCCTTAGGACTCAACGCCGTGATCCTAAGGCCAGCACCCATGGTCTTGTTAAGACCCATGAGCTTCATGCAATGTGTTGACACGAGGTTCATGCCATCTGTGAGCGCGCCATGATCAGCATATTTCACACTGATCACTTTGCCACTCTTCAGCCGTACGAGCACGACATTGTCGAGCTCCTTCACGACTTCACCTTGCATGAACTTACGATGATGTGAGAACAAGCGCTTCAGATACTTACCTACCTTGAAGCTATTGCCCCACTGATCGTTTAGGTCAATATGCAAACCCAGCTTAGAACGAAACTGGGCATCGGTTGTGACTTCGGGCAGCATGATATACACTGCACCGTCGTCGCGGACGAAATAACCACCAACATACCACTTGCTCTTCGCACCTGAATCAGGGTCTGTTACCACATACCCTTCATCAAGGATCTGAGCTGCGACTGCGGGATTGTCCATCGATGCTACGATGAATGGCCCGAGGTTCTCAAGAAACTGACGCACTTCATGAGAACCAAACATCGCTGGTATGCCTCTTGCTGGATCACCGCTGGAGGAATAAAGCTCAACACCGCGTCCCTTCCAAGGACGGCGAGTTGTTACTTTATTCTCTCCTTCGAATACAACGTGGTAACGTTGATTCATCACTACTCCTTGTGCATGGACTCATACAGCGCCATGCCTGCTGCACTTCTACTTGATATAGGCCTTGATGTGGCAGCAATCGTTGCACGGAAGTGCATTGTACTCCGTGATCAACTCAATCGCTGCCAACGCATCGGCTTCCGGCATCGAATACCCATTGACCCGATCACCTTCTTCGTCGATGAGCCAGGTCAAATAGGATACAGATTTGTAGCCGAGACGATTCATCATTGTGGTGCCATTCGGCGCCACCCACAGCACAACACCATTGGGGATCATGACTGTCCTTTCTACTGCTTGTAATGCTTGAGCACTTCAGACAACGGCTTGCGATTGTTGGGATTCTCACAGTGCACCTGCACCAGATAGAAGAGGTAATCGAAATACGCTTGCTCCTCTTCCGTGAGCTTCCCGCCTGTGGCTTCCGTCAAAGCCTTGGACTTGGCACACGTATTGTAATGCGTACGCAGATCAGTCCAAGACATGATGCTGAGTTCAAACTGAGTTCTCATGAACACGATTACGCCTCTTTCTGCCATTGACGTTCTTGCAGTTGCAAGAGCTCAATAGCGCAGTCTGTGCACAGCACTGCTTCGTAGTCATTGGTCCAGACTACGACAAACGCAGCGCCTTTGCCACATGGCATTGTCGGATGATTGCAGCTGGTCTTCGGCCGGCTACAAGGATGATGATGCCACTTCCCATCCTTCGTTCCATCAGAGATAGGACGAAGAGTCTTGAAGAGTTCAAGCACTGGCATGCTCATGCTCCTTTCACTTGCTCTATGTGGTTGAGTGTGTTGTATCCAGAGCCCTTCATCTGCTCTGGGGTGAATATGCACTTGTCATAATCATTGGGATGATTCAACAAGTACGCTGGCTTCATGCTGTGGTGCTTCTTGGCATGCGTCGGCGCCGACTTGATAACCAACTCAGGTGGCTCCTTGGCATTAGCCTGGGCACACAGCAAGAAGGCCAACATCAAACTATATTTCATGACAACCTCCTAGTACATCCGCCTGCTATCATTAGTGACCTCTGATAGCAGACAGGGGACTAGGCAGCGTGCGAACTAAGAACTCTGAGCTCATACTGCAGCCCGTTGTTCTTGACTTGCTTCTTGGTGATGTCATCATGCACATCAGCCACCAGATTGGCTGCCTCTGTCAGACCATTGGCAGTCTTGCGGGTAACAACCTCTGCGACCACCAACGCCAGCCCGACAGCGACCAGAGAAGCATACTTGGCCTTCTCCGCAATCGCCTTCATTTCCTTGTTGAACTCCTGTTGCTCGTACACCTTGGTAACGCCACCAACAAAAGGAATACTCAGTCTCACTTGTGACATGATATGTCTCCTTAATAGATAGTTTCGGTTAATAGATAACAACTCTACGCCACTCGACTTACAGGGCAACTACTCAGACTACCGAGTACGATTGATAATCTCGTACTTACGGCGGTCATTCACTTCATTGGAGATGATGGCCCAGTCACGGACAACACTGATACTACTGAGCCTTGGGTTGATGTCACGTTCCCGCGCCAGCTGTGAATACAACATCTGATTATGCAAGTTCAATGAATGGAACATTGTAAGTCTCCTTGTTCTAGAGTTACCCACCTACCTGATCTATATGGGACTAGGGATAACCCAGATCTCAGATAGAACGGGGTGGGCTCGAAACAAAATGTGAGAAGAGTCTCACACTCTCTTCACCTGGTCATGCACCATTTTGCCATTCCAGCTCGCATGTTGGCCTCCCAGATACGGCAAAACCGCCGGCCAATCACAACACCTACTCGCCGATCGGGATTAATCTATACTAATCAGCAGAGACTGCAGGACTTATTTACAACGACGCAAAGACCCAAGGGGTCTGGTTCGGAAACCAGTTCTCTCACGGACAAAACCCTGATCCGGGGCTCTCTATTTTTGAGTCGCGCGTTCCGAACTATCAACGTCTACATTTCAAAGGAATCCCCATGTATTTCGATGCTCCTAATACCCCAAACATCTGGGAAAGCATTAGAGGACCGCTGGCTGTATTTGGCTGGGGCTCCATCATCGCAGCCATCGCTTTCGCTGCCCGCTGGTCCTACAAGATCCGTGGCTGGGTGGACGACTATCTAGCCAACCAGAAGGCCCAACTGGACGCTGTGGCCAAGGTCCTGGACGCCGTGGAAGAAAGCAAGAAGGTGGCCGTGGAACAAGTAGCGATCGCTCTCAAAGAAGGCGCTTTGCAAGCCTCTGAAATCAAGATCATCGCTGGAGAGGCCAAGGAGAAGAGCGAAGCCAATGCCATCAGTCTTCAAACCCTGACTGGCAATCACATCGCTCACCTGGCAATCAGCATTGAAAACCTGAATGGTAAGACTGACAAGATGGTCGAAATCCTGACCAACGTGGACAAGAATATCGCTTTGTTAGTCGACCGTACTCCAAGAGTCTAACTGGATGCGCTCCGGGAAGGCATGAAATAAGAAGAAACATTTTTGGACCGGGGCTTGATTCTAGTACAATGGAGTTAGAGGTAACCCCACTATGTCTGAACCTACCTTTGGAAACGTGTACCACACCCAAGATGGGAAGACTGTGTTCATTGACCCTAAGACCAACCAGGCAACCATCTTTGAGGGTGACGCCAAGCTCATTGAGCCTTCGGCTGTGACGGCCGCGGACCAGAAAGAAGCCGTAGAGAGCATCCTTGGGCCCCTTCCGGCCAAGCTGATGGTAGGCCAGTTTAGCGTTCTAAAGCCCCAGGAAGCGACTATAGCAGAAACTGATCCCTTGGGGCTTAAAGAGTATTATGTCCTCGCTCCGGAGGCCCTAGGTGGCCTGAGTGCCTTCTCTGCGCATGCCCACATCAAGGCCTGGGTCAGTGAGCACAAGAATGGCCCCAAAGGGAACTACATAGGGCATAAGAAGCACCGTATCCTCCCTGAACAGTGGGATTGGCTGACCAACCATGCTCATTGCTCGATCGTGGCCTGGTATGACGAGAAGTGCCCTGCCTTTATTACCCTTGGGTGCCAGGATCACGCCCGGATCATCCGGCCGGTATCCAAGACCGAGGGGATTCTGGCTGGTAGTGAGCCAAAGGTCGACGCCGAGCTGGATGTTGTCCTGCCTAGTCAGGAACACCTGGCCGCGGAGGAACGAGAGATCTAATGGTGACTCACGAGCAGATTCGGATCACCCAGGCTGGCGCCGAGCTGTTCGGGTTCGAGACTATTACCTGGCCCGGGGAAGTGTTCCAGTATCCGATCGTCTACGAAGTCTGTGCCATGAACAAAGATTCGTATGAAGCCAGGAAGCTTTGGAAGTGGATCAACAGGGAACAGTATGAATGGCTGTTGAGACACTACAGTTGTATGGTTTCTTACGTGGGCGCCGACATAAGCGACGGCCATACCTTCTTCTGCAATAACCACCAGTGCTGGGAAAAGCACGGTAAAGACTACTTCGTCACCCAACAGGAACCGGAAGTCTACATCGAGCCTGATATGGACGAAGAGAGGAAAATCTAATGCCACTTTCAAATCCGACACTCATCCCCAACAATCCGGCCCTGACTCTGCAGTCTCCGGGTACCGAAGCACCTTTGGCTTTGGACAAGGCCTTCACCGCGGCTGATGTAACTAATGGGAATGCTTTCCTCGCCTCGGGGAATGACGTTCTGATCATCCAGAATACCGACGCCTCTGCGCACGATGTTGTGATCTACTCGGCCGTCGACTCGTTCGGCCGCTATGCAGATTTTACATACTCCGTAGGTCCTGGTGTGTTCAGCTTTGTCAACATCATTCCGACCTCTTTGTACACGCAGGCCGGCACCAACCAAATCCAGTTTTTGTGCACCAGTGCTCTGGTGAAGTTCCTAGCTCTAACTGCCTAATGGCTGTCTTCCGATTCACGTATGGAATCAAGCATTACTGCGTCCGTGTTGGCTTTGGCTCGCGGCCGTTGGTGTATGCTGTCTATATGTACGATCGGGAAGATGCTCTACCCAACGTACCTGGACAGATCTACCGTCCAATAAACTCTGAGCAGTATGATTGGCTTTTGAACCATCTGATGTGTGATGTGAGTTATACGGAGGGTGATTGGCCCGGACGTACCGGCAACTTGCAGTGTCGAACTCATGGTTCGTTCTTCAAGTTGTTTGATGACGCTCCGATTGTCTGTGACTGGTGGGATGATCGGCAGGTATAGAAGAGATGTATAGTATAATAGATCTTAGGTATATACTATAGGTCATAGAGTACTCTATACTGCTTGACCTCCCGGTTTGGAAGTCACAGAAAATGAACCCCTTTTATGTTGATACCGCGACAAAGCTGTACATTGGCGGAGTCATTACTGGGTTGTATCTCCTGTTACTCTGCTACTTACGTACAAGAAGGCGCCGAGATTGAATACCACTTAAGGACGGTGCAGCCCGTGCTCCGTGAGCTACTCAAATATATTGAATCCATTGAGTTTAGCGTCGAGGTTGGCCTCGCGTCGGGCATTTCGTTGTACAAAAGATACCTGGATGAGAATCCTAAGGTCCAGGAGCTGAAAGATCTCTGCAAAGAGCGGGCAATAGCTGTATTTTTGCTCGGCCACATGCTAGACCTAGTTACCCGCAAGTTCGATCCCCAGTACCGAAATCCCCTTGAGGATGCCATGGTAACCTACCTCTACTGTATTACCTCCGCGCGTACTGACCTCACCAAATCCGCTGTAGCAGCTGCCCGCATGATGAAGGGAACCTTCCATGTGGGTCTTTACATTTCAAAATACCTCTCGTAACTTTGGCTCCAGTAGTGTTTTCTGATAAGATCGACTTGATCGATAGGAGATATAAATGCCAGAACCTGAAATCACCGGACCTGAAATCGCTGGACCGGGTGCTGAAGGCATCCAGGTACAAACAGGCGCCGCTACCCCTAATGAGGTTGTACAAGAGATCCCGCCACAACTGAAGAAGTTCCTGGGTGGGCTTGCTGCTGCTGTACAGGAGCAGGCTGAGGCAGAATCGAAGGTTGATCCCTCCTTCCCGTTCGGCAAGCCTGAAGATATTGACTACTCGACGCTGGACTCCGCGGGTATCACTATGATTCAGGAACTCAATAAGCGTCCCTGGATCAAGACTGTGGAGTATTGCTCCGGCCATCCTCTCGATCGGCCGACTGGCGAGCAGTCCGAGCTATATCCTTATGCTACAGGCGAGAATGTCTACGTCGAGAATGCTAAGTTGGATATGGCCTTTGTCCGTGGTCTAGTACCTGATCAATACTATCGTCACCGTAAGGAAGAACTTCGCAAGGCTGGTATGACACGCTTCTTCTTGAATGTCAATGTGGAGAACCTGGTTCCTTTCATGGAGTGGGTCACCTACATTAGCAAGATCATTACGATTGCCACGAATACGATCATTAATCCTGTGATCGTTCGTTATAACCCACTGCGTCCTGGGGTGAACTTCTCGGTCTATTGGGACTATTGGACTCTTGAGGAGCGACAGCTGATTCACTCGGCCGTCATGGATGCTCTGCAACACGTAACTGCCTAAGATTTGGAGTAAGAAGATGACAACACTAAGCGCGAATGCGCAAGCAGTACTCAACACAATCACACACTCGGCCGGTATCAGCTGCTACATGGCCTGTGGGGATCCGAAACCAGTCCCAACATCTCAGGCCCAGAACTTCCAGACATCAAATATGGTGGCTACTTCTGGCTTCCTGGCGCCAGCTGAAACCGGCGGAGATACTACTAAGTATCAGGTAAGCCAAACTATCACTACTACTGAAGCTCTACCGAATCAGTCTGGTATTTCTATCACTCTGCCCAATATGAATGGATATACCTGGGTGATTCCAAATGATAATAGCTACGGTAACGGCAGTACGTGGGGACAACCGTATATTGGTGACCCTGTGCCGAACTCTGGTGGTATCTATCCCAATCCGTTCATTCCTTACAACCCACCGCCTGTCGCTCCTCAACCATGGCCTCCTATCAAGATAGTTCCAGATCTCGAATCCTTAGAGGAAGGTACTCATGACATCCCAGGTGGGAAAATCATCATTAAGAAGATCAAGATCACCGAAGAGCAACTCGAAGAAGCTATCAAGGAAACACTGGGTCCTGATGTCACTCCAGAAGAGAAAGCAAAGATCAAAGAGGAACTCGAAGATATCCAAGCTAGTGAAGAACGAGAAATCTAATGCCTAAGAAGAAGACAGAAACTCCAGCAGTTCAAGAACCTCTTCCTGAGCCAGTAATCTTTAGCCAAGCGGCGATCGAGAAGGTACAAGCACCTCTGCCACCAATCCAGTCTACACAGGATCGATTTGCTAAGCTCCTGCCGACTGGTAACCTTGAGCTTACCACTGAGGAACAGAAGAGCATACAGATTTACCAGGAAGCTCGGCTTGTCCTGGGCCCGGCTGGCGCCGCACCAATGCGTTGTGCTGGCGAGCACTGCCCAGTAGCTTCTACCTGCCCTCTAATGAAGATGCACAAGGCTCCTCTGGGTGAGATCTGCCCGTTCGAGGCCAACTACGTTGTTGAGCGCTTTGTGGGTTGGATGAAAGAACTCGAGAGAGAAGAAGCCACCCTTTCAGAGACAGAGCGCTCCTCTATTGCTCAGTTGGTCGTCCTTGATTTACAGGAACAGCGCTGCCTTACAATCATGTCGGAAGGCAAGGCTGCTTCCATGACAGACCTGGCCGTGAAGGAAGTGGATCTGCAGACCGGCGAAGCCTTGTCCTACGAAAAGATCGTACACGCCAACATGCAGATCATCCAAGAGCTGCGTACGGCTCGCCGTATGATCCTGGATGATATGGAACGTACCGAGCGCGCGAAGACCCGCAAGCTGAAGACCCAAGGAAAGATGGGTAAGGATCTCGCCAGTCGCCAATCGAACACAGCCTCCATGGTTCATGACGTCATCGATGTACCTTACGAGGACGTACAGAAATAAGGATCCCCACTGGGAATATCCCAGAATGTTGTACCTCATAGGGGCGATGTGAATCGCCCCTTCTCTATATGGGCTCATTCTTCAAAGTCATCGGAAAGTTCGCAGGATTCGCCGCTGAGAAAGAGGCTGGTAAAGTTCTGTCTGAGGGCGTTGAGGCCGTACGTTTCATTCATACCGAGGAAGCTGGATTCAAACAGATCCGCATGATGCGCGGTGAGCAGAAGCTAGGTCTGTTGAAGTATAAAGAGTTCGGTGAGGGTTATACGGTTATGGGTATTGCCGGCGAAGCGAAGGGCGCCGGATACCAGATGCGTACTGAGTTGGCACGTGTAGCTAAGGAAAGAGGAAAGAACTATCTGATATCCGACGTCTTTGGTTCAATGTCCTATGATGAAGTCCAGGCGTGGACCCGTCTTGTGGAACAAGGTCGAGCTGTCAAGACTGAGGTACCTTATGCAGCACTAGGTCCTAGGTTTGCCGGCCGCGGTGGAATGAAAGCAGCATTTATGATGCCGGTGACTGAAGCGACAGAAGTTAGCACGCTTAAGGCTAGTCGTGATCTTGCGACCGCAGTGGGAGCCAATAAAGCAGTCATGAAGGCGGGCGAAGGAAAGTCCGCTACCAGCATGTCAAACCGTAGTCTTTATGGTGGCAATCGCACGCCTAGATCACTGTAAGTCTGTCTATACTAATCAGATCTGAGCTCCAGGTATGCTATGAAAAGTGAGGCTGCAAAACAAGCCCAAGAACGATACCTTTCGTCTGATAAAGGTAGGGAAGCTGCGAGAAAGGCAAAGCGAGCGTACCGTCAGACTGAAAAGGGTCAACGTGTGCATGCTAGTTCTTTATTGAAGCAGAGATACGGTATTACGCTCGAAGACAAAGAGTGTATGTATAAAGAACAGCATGGGTTATGTGGCTTTTGTCACCAACCACTTCCAAAAGCTATATCTAAGTGCTGTGTTGATCATGACCATGAAACTGGAGAAGTTAGGAAGCTCTTGCATACTTACTGTAATGTCATGGCAGGTTGGGCTGAAAGCAATAGAAGTAATATCATAGCGTATTTCAAGTGGTAAAGAGGTGTCTCTATGCCCGTCTTTTCTAAAATGGCGTCTTCTTATCCTTTCCAACTCATCCGCGGGCTGGGTCCTAGCGTAGTAGCTGGTGGTGTGACTGGTGCCTTGACTAACCGTGACAACCGTACCCGTGGAGCTCTTCGTGGAGCTGCAGTCGGTGCAGCAGGTTATGGGGCATATCGTGGCTTCGGCGCTATGGGTGGTTTCCAAGGGATTGGCCGCATGGCTGATAAAGTTCCTGGCTACTGGCGTCACCGTAATATGATCGGTAACATTTTGCGTAATAAAGGTGAAGCAGGCCTTGCAGGTATGATGCAGAAAGCTGCTAGGTTACTCGCGAAGTAATAATGCCAGGCATCTACAGCATCTTCGAGTCCACAGCAAAGCTCGTCGGTAAGGTTCCATGGAGATGGAGATTACTGGCTGGAGCCGCGGCTGGTGGTGTGGGAGAGGCTGTTTATGGCGATCCTAACCGCGATTTGATGGATCGCATCACTGAGGGTGTGGTGATGGGTGCCGGTACTGGCTTGGCAGCCGGCAGCCTAACAAGATTGGCAGGTCGAGGAGCAGAGCTAGCAGGATCCGTTGGTCAAAGAGTCGTTGGTAATCGAGCTGGTGCTTTCTCCGCTCGTCTGGCTGCAGCAAAAGCAACTATTACACCCGAGATGGGCTTCTTCACCAAAGCAAAGACCCTAGCAGCACCTTTTGCTAAGTCTCCTTTCATTACGATGACCGCAGGAGCTGGTCTTGGGTACATGGTAGCTCCTGAAGGGCATAAAGCTCAAGGGATGACTGTGGGAGCTGGGTTGGGTTTGCTGACCCCGGCCGCTATCAAAGCTTATGGTGGGTTTGAAAAGCTGAGTCAGATCCCTGGTGGACGTATGGGTTTGTATCTGACGGCCGCGGCTATTCCATTGGCAGCACAAGTTGCTTTTGGACACGGTAAGCCAGAAGCTACTGCTTCTGCGGTTCCTGGTATTGGCGGCACGATGGATTATGAACCGCTCTCCGGAGACATGGCCGATCGCATGACTGCGATGAACGCTTCTGGTGAGATCGTTCTTGGTTTGAATGGCCGGAGACACGGCTAATGCCAAATGTACTTATGTTTGCTGACGATGCTCTTCGCGTCGTCGCGCGTCGTTTTAATCCCAACGTCCCACATGGTGTGAGTGATGAAGATCTCTCAAACTACGGACCTGAGGAATCTTATGTCCAGTTTCAGCGCCAGCAAACACATAAGCCATTCCAGAATAACTGGAAACCGATGCACTCTGATCGGCCAGGATTTTATGGTGGTGTTCCTCAGATAGCATTCTCTTCCTTCCATACTCAGCGTGGGGAAGTTCTTCCTACGTTCGTGGGTAACTCAGTGGGAATAGCATCCTACCCAGCGGCATCAGCTATAATCGGAGCAGCAACTAGATTCATGCTCCCAGCAGCGCTTGCACCTGCAGCACCTTTGACAGTTCCTTTCATAGCAGCAGTTGCTTCTTATCGTGTAGGGCTACTTGCTGCTAAGGGCGCTAAGCTCTTAGGTCAGTTTGGCTACAAACTCCGCCACATTGAAATGGGTGGCGATTATCAGGACACGGAAACCGCACAGGCTCTGCGTATGAGAGCCGTCAGTGACATGAGCTCGGCTATGTCTTATTCAAGACGCTGGCTGGGCAATGAAGCTCTTTTCATGAGGTAACAATGGCTAACTTCACAGTATCTCCCGCAGCTCTGACTTTTACTAAGGTGAATGTTCAGGGTCCGGTGCCTGGGCTGTACGCAACACCACAAACTCTCAGCTTTGTGCTCACCAATAACAGTGGTGTGTCTGTCACTGTAACGAACTATGGATTCAGCACAAGCACAGATGGTGACGCTGTTACGCAGCCGGCCGGTATCTATACCAACAGCGATTTCAGAGTCGCAGTCCACAGTGGTTCCTACCCAGTCACGATAGCTAATGGCGCCAGCCAGCAGTTCGATGTTACCTATGCTCCTCTTCGCAGAGGTGCCAGCTTTGGGGACATTCGTTCGGCTATCCTTACTCTGTTCAGTGGCAATAAGGCGCTGCTCCAGAGCAATCCTATTGATAACTCATCGGGCCAGCCAGTCAACCTTTCGTATGCCGTTCCGGTAACGATTGGGGTTGGTGGTGGTGTACTTGAGGAAGGTTACAACTACGCAACAGCTGCTCCTGTCTATGGAGACACAGGTAGTCTGTCTCGTATGTCGGTATCTGGCACCGGAGAAGTCAACTACGGTCAAGGTATCCCACCCAATATGACTATCGCAGATCTGGATACTGGTCGTCACTCGGTCAGCGCTATAGAACTCTACTCTGGCACAGGTGCTGGTACTAGCGTGGTTGGCGGGGTTGTTGTCCGCGCGCGCGGAGTCCAAGTCCTGGTCTATGGTTTGGATACTGCTTCTTCAATCGACTTGGTGATCTCGGCTGTGACAACTGCCGGCAACGTGACGGTAGGTTCTTGGGTTAGTGGAGTGCCTGGAACAGGTGCTCTTAACTATTCTAATGTTGGTGGTCTCTTCATTGGCAATAATGAAGGTATCGATCTTCAGGGTATGAATCTGTTTGCCACAGTTTCCAACGTGACTAACCCGCACACAAATACGATTGCGATAGGTGTCGTCGTAACAGGATAACCCATGCCGACTCTTACAACTCTTGCACTGGCTCGCACCCATATCTCTCATCTAGTGGTTGGTGCGACAGGAACAGGTTTCTCCGTTTCTTATCCATTCCTGAAGCCGTCAGTTGCAGATGCTGCTGACTTACTAGTAGCTACAGTTGTCACTACTGGTTCCTTTAGCGGTCTGGTTTTTGAACTGCAGATCTCACCTGATAATGGTGTGACGTGGAATAATGTGTCTTCCTGGGATGCTCATGCAACCCCTAGCACAACTTTCCCGATAGCTGAAAACACTCTTTATCGTTTCAACTGTACAACATTCACAGGCGGCACAACTGCCAATGTGTTTGGCTCAGCTACCAGCCCGGGTACTACAGGTGCCACAGGAGCTACAGGTCCTACAGGTGCTACAGGTCCCACCGGTGCAACTGGACCTAGTGGTGGGCCTCCAGGACCAACAGGAGCTACTGGACCAACTGGAGCAACAGGCCCAACAGGACCTACTGGACCAACAGGTACAGGTGCTACAGGCGCAACCGGAGCTACCGGTGCGACAGGACCGACGGGTGCTACAGGACCTACAGGCGCAACCGGAGCGACAGGATCTCCTGGGATTAGCGCCAAGCCTCTTGCTATTTATGCTCCTGGTGTTGGAACCAATGGTCAGATTCTCTTTTATGGCAAGCTAGGTATTGCGATAGATTTCCCTGTCAGTGCTTCGCTTTCTTATGCCGTAGCTAAGGTCGCGGCAACAGGCACAGGCGGCACAGCAGCAACATTCACCTTCAATAAGAATGGTTCACCATTTGCTACCTGTGTGTTCGATGCTGGTGTTTCTGGCGGCCTGGTCGGCACTTGGACACAAGCATCTGATACCGCTTTCCTTGCTTCGGACATCCTTGAAGTGGATGGCCCAGCAACAGCAGATTCAACTCTAGCGGGTGTGTGTCTAACACTCGTCGGCAACGGATAATCCCTTTATGCCTTCGACTACAACATTCATCGGTGGAGGCACTTACAGTACTCCTGCTTATAGCCAGTCAGCCGGACACGTCATTGTTGTGGGCGTGAATAACTACAACGCTCAAACTCCTTATATCGTTGACACCGCTGGGAACAGCTATGTTCCGGCTGGGCCCTCTGTCCATATTGGCAGTTGGTATTCGCGAGTTTTCTACTGCGTGAACTGCGTAGGTAATGCATCTAATGTCATTTCTCTCGGCGGACAAACGCCTACGTATTGCGGAATCATGGCATGGGATATCGCTGGTGCCAATACGTTAGATGCGTATGTAACCGCAACAGGAACATCGGCTGCTCCGTCAGTTCCGAGTTTTGCTACTGCGTATGCTGACGAAGCGATAATCAACTTCGTAGGCAACGGCACCAACGCTACAACTGGCTCGCTTCCGTTTGTTGGCTCGACCCCGATGATTGATGATGGAAGCTTTGGGCAGACGAACACGTCGTATGGAGCCCATCTCGATGTCACGTCTGCCGTTTCAAGTACAACCGTTAGCACCACATTAAGCGGTTCTGCAACTTGGGTACAGTTCGGGATTTCTTTTTACAACGCTTCACCAGTAAATAATCTCGCGGTTGTGAATACGGACTTTGGAGGGCAAGCTGGTGGTTCTGTAACTCCTCTTACGACAGCGGGAATGAACTTGACCCCGGGAAGTTTGTTGGTTCTGGGTTGCGCTTTCTATGGTTATTTCACCTCGAATCCCATCACGTCCATCACCGACACGGCTGGAAACAATGCCAACTACACTCTTGTTCCGGGCGGCTCAGCGCTCAACAGTTCGAGTGGTTACGTAGTCTTCTACTATGTCAAGAACTGTCTTGGAAACGCAACTAATATCATCACGGTGAATGTGTCTCCGACTGTGCAATACTCGTCGATCTTTGCTTGGCAGATTTCAGGGGCCAGCACAACTAGTCCTTTCGATTCGGTCGGAACCGCGAACGTCGGTGCCTATTTATTAACAACAGGTCCGTTTTCCACGGTGGCCGTCAACACGATTGTTTGTATGATGACCGGAGGCTTGGGTGGTGGGGATTTTATTGTCACCCTCACTCTAGGTGGGATTACAGATGACACACAAATCTCCCCCTCGACGGCTCAGGGTGCAGGACACGCTATTTTCACCACGCAGCAAAACAACATCACCCCGGGATTTTATGAGGCGGCTGGCGGGTCGATGTCTGCGATGGTAGCGGCTGTCTTTGCGGCTGCCGGAGCACCCCCGCCTCCGCCAGCAACAGCAAAGCCAGTCATTCTTTTCATCAGATAACCCAATAGGCTCACCAGTGGCGATAAAAGATCCAGCAAAGAAACGTATTGCTCAAAGGAAGTCCCAAGCACGGTCTAAACACTAACATGATTCTCGAAATCTGCATTGCCATCGTTTGTCTTGCTGCTGGAGCTGGCGGAGATTACTATTTCCGCAAGCCAGCAACGAAAGTAGTCAAGGAAGTTTCTACAATCAAGACTCAAGACACACAACTACTCGCCAAGCTTGTAGCTTGGTTCGAGAGTGAACCAAAGAAATCAGAGAACACTCTGCGCAGAGAAGCCAAACTTATGGCTTCTGATTTGCGAGGACTACTCTAAGTGCCATACAAGGACCCAGCCAAGAAAGCTGCCCGTCAGAAGAGTTGGCGTGCTGCTAACCATCGCTGGTATGCCAAGAACAGACCCTATTTCAAGATCTACCAACGAAACTACTATCGTCGACTTCGGGATGCTGTTCTTATTTTCTTGGGTGGGAAATGTTCCAATCCAGATTGTAGATGGCTAAATGAAGATGGAACTTTTGGATGTAAAGACCGAACCATGCTTCAAGTAGACCATGTTTATGGCGGTGGATACGAAGAGCGAAAGAAGTTGAAAGCGACCCAGACTATTTATCAGAAGGTCCTAAAAGACACAGAAGGCAAATACCAACTTCTCTGTGCCAACTGTAACTGGAAGAAAGGTTCCAAGAAGAGCAAATAACTCATGAGCGTACTCAACATAGTTCGCGGCACAATCGTTCCCATCCTCACAGGGGTGACTGGCACAGGTCCAAGCACTCAATACTTTGTGAAGGATTCTGTTCCCCGTTTTCACGGGGAGCCTGGAAACTTTGTGTTTGGGCTCTACAATGTTGTCGGGACGTTCTCGAACATCGTTATCAACCTCGAGTTTACCCCAGTTCTGGGAGCACAAGCTTATTGGGAAGTCGTGGATACGTGGTCTCCCCTTTCCCAACCAATGCTCGCAGCGACTTGTAGCGAAGGGGGTTTCTATCGTCTCAATGTCACAGCATTCGCTGGCGGCACACAGTTCGATGTGTGGAGCACGATCGGCAACAGCACGGGCAACCACGTTGTTATCGACAACTTCTCGGCACAGCAGACAGTTGTAGGAACTCTTACCAGCAACGGTCAGGCTCCAAGCAATAACAACGTCGGTGCTCTCACCGCCAAGGCTTCCAACCTTGCTCCTCTCTACACTGAGGGCAATGAAGTCCTTCTGTCCACCGATCTAAACGGCAACCTTCGCGTCTTGGGCACATTTACCGGTACGGTTACCGGCACGAACAACATCACCCAATGGGATAGCGTCAATCTTGGTACTCCTTCTACTTGGGGTTCTGCTCCTACCGGACAGACGGTCATTGGCGTCAATGCTAACGTCCTGGCTCTCCCGAACGTCACACTGGCTGCTGGTCAGTCCATCGCAGTCACGAACGCAGGAACATTCGCAGTTCAAGATTCAATCGCAGAAGGTTATCTCTCTACTATCGCTGGTACTCTGCCTCCGACCGCGGCATCTATTGCAGCAGCCATTGTTTCCAACCCGGCTACCAATCCTCTTCCTACAGCACAAGTCACAACTCTTACTCCTCCGACAGCAGCAGCCATTGGTGCTGCTGTTGCTGCGCCGTCTGCTGCTGCAATCGCTTCTGCTATAGTTTCCAACCCTCCCACAACATTCAACGGTGTGGTTAGCGGCACAGTCAGTTTGAGTGCTGGTACAATCAGTGCTATTACGCCTCCCACTGCGGCTGCAATCGGAGCAGCAGTTGCTGCGCCTTCAGCAGCAGCTATTGCTTCGGCAATCGTAAGCAACCCAGCTACAAATCCGCTTCCAACTGCTCAGGTTACAACCCTAACTCCTCCAACAGCAGCAGCTATCGGTTCAGCAGTTGCAGCAGCCCTCACCAATCCTCTTCCTGTTCACGATAGTGGGAACGTTGCTATCACAGCAGCCGCACTTCCTCTGCCTGCCAATGCTGCACAAGAGACAGGTGGCAATCTCGCTGCCATCGCAGCTTCGATCACCACACCAGCAGACCAGACAGTTTCCAAGGTTGTAGCTGCTCAGCTCTATGCAGATAACGGAGCGTCTTACGATCATTATATAGATGCTGATGGCGATGTATGTTTGGCTGTTTCAACTATTCAGAATATCACAGCGGATGCCAACAACACATCTGCTGCTAACATAGGTTCAGGCGCCACATTCACTGGTACGACAACTAATGCTCTGGGCGTCGGTGCCATCCAGGTGATGTTCTTCTCTGACCAGACCTGCACGGTTTTCATTGATCAGTCTGGTGATGGTACGCACTTCGATGTAACAGACTCTTATACCTATGTCCCGGGCAAGTCTTTCGGTCTCACAGTTCAGGCAGTTGGTAAGAGTTATCGCGTGCGCGTCACCAACAATGGCGCAGTTACAACCACAACATTCCGTCTGGAAACATTCGCTGCCCCGATGATCGAGGCTATTCCTCGTTCGCTGGATATCAATGGCAACCTGCGCACGTCAATCATAGGTATTGCAGATAAGGACGGCTTCCCAGTCGTTTCTAATGTTGCCCACACTCTGGCTGTCAACCAGCCTTACAAGGTCGTGGGTGTACCTTTTGCTGCCTCTGTGGACACGAACTTTTGGACAGTGGCAAACAGCGGGACAGGTTCTGCTGCTGGTGTGGCGAACTCCATTGCTACACTTACTAGTGGTACTGCTGCTAGTGCATATGGCAAGCTGACTTCCGTTCGTAGCGGGCGTTATATCCACTCGCATCCTCTGGCTTTCGCAGCCAACGTCCGACTGACAGCAGTCACAGTTGCTAACACTCTCCGTGCTTGGGGAGCTGTTACCTTGTCCACTGTTGCTCCACAGAACGGTTGTTACTTTTCTGTGAACGCTTCCGGCCAGCTCCAAATCAACACTGTACATGCCACCAGCATACAGACAGTTACATCTGGCTCCTTCAATGGTGTAGTTAGTCAGTTCGTTCTGGACACGAACGTCCATCTGTATGAGATTCAGTACAGTGTGACAGGCGCCTACTTCTTCGTAGACAACCTGCTCGTTCACTCGGTCACTCCGACGACAGGCGTTCTCTATCAGATACCTATCTTCCCAATCAATGCTTGGGCAACAAGTACAGCAGCTAGCACATCAGCAAGTTTGGAAGTTTGGGATGCTTCCATTCTTCGTGAAGGGCGCGATTCAACAGCTCCTATCTCCTTCTTCCAGTCAGGTACAACTGCTGGTATCAACTTGAAGATTGGAGCCGGAGCATTACGCTCTATCGTTATCAGCAACATCACGAACAATGCTGCGATTACGTTATACGATAATACGGCGGCTTCAGGAACGATTTTGTGGGCATCAGGGGCTATCCCGACCGGCGGTGGCGCAAACCCAGGCGTTATTTATGTGGACTTGAAAGAGATCCCATTCTATACAGGCTTGGAGCTGGCAATCACAACAGCCAACTGCAACGTTCTTGTGGTCTACGAGTAAACCATGATTGAAATCATCGCAATCATAATCAGTGTTGTCAGCTTGGGTCTGTCGACCTATGCGGTGATCCATAAGCCTAAGGTGGTAGCCCAGGCCCAGGTGGTTTTGGCTGCTACTCAGAGGGCAACGGTTTGCAGTAAGTGTGGTCGGAAGGTAGTGCGATATGAGACCCAAAAGGATGGGTCAGCTATCTGTGCCAACTGCCCTAAGTAAGTTTGGCTAGATCCTGAGTTTATGGTATATTCTAAGAATCCCTAGGAGGATACAATGAAGAAAGAGAAGGTCACCCCGATTAGCAGTGCGAAGCCCGTTGAGACTGCTCCCGCCATAAAGCCGCTAGATGCTCATGAAAGCGCCATGCTTCAGCATCTTGTACGTCAGCAAGAATACGCCAAGGCCCAGGCTAAGCTTATTGTCGATCAGGCAGCGCAAGAAGTGTCGGATTTCGTAATCGCTGTTCTTAAGGACCGCGGTCTGTCGCATACTGAATACGGTATCGCTCTCGCGGACTACAAGACAATCAATAAGCTTGAGAAGCCAGCTCCGGCGCCTGTTCCAGTTCCCCAGGCTGCCCCAGCGCCCGCTCAACCTTAATCAGGGCCAATGAATCGTGACGAGTTCCTACTCCCGGTCGTAAAACGCAATACACGATCGGATGGAAAGACCACTGCACCGGATGTTCTCCGGCGTATGGATAACCCTGTTTGCAGGGCTTGTCACGAGAAATACCAAGAGAAGTATCCTGGTAAGCCTTTCAGCATCATCTGTCAAGGTATCTATACTGAAGAAGATATCAAGAAGACATGTGAGCGTAAGCCAGAGCTTCAGGAAGAGGATGTCCGGGACATCCTCGATCCTATTCACTGGGCTAAGAAGTACATCCATGTAATCGATGACAAGGGTACGATTACGCCGTTTACTCCGCGTGACTACCAGGAGCCGGTGCTCGCTTGCTCGGCTCGCTACAAGATCGATCGCATGGGTCGTGGTATGGGCAAGACTCTTTTGGGTGTTATCGAAGAACTCCATAAGATAACAACCCATAAGAACTACGAACTACTGATCTTGTGCCCGGCGAAGGCACAAGCTCAGAAGTGGTTCGATGATATTCAATGGCAGTGCGATAACAATCCCGAACTCAGTGAGTGTATTAAAGGACGTAAGCAGCAGCCTTACTTTGAGATCACGTTCCGTAATGGATCTAAGGTCTCGATCTTCACGGCCGGCTCGTCATCCGGCCGCGGCGCCAATGTCATCCGTTCTCAATCACCGCGTCGTATCAGACTTGAAGAGCAAGACCTGCTGACAGAAGCTGACTATGGGGCTGTAACTCCTCTCTTACGCCGTTATCGTAATACTGAGTTTCATGGCGCCTCGACGCCAACAGGACTGCGTTCTACCTACTGGCAGATGTGCGTTCAGGATCCCACGTATCGTGAGTTCTATGCTCCGATCACGATGCATCCTGATTTCGACCAGGAATATGAAGACGCGTGCCGACGTGAAGCAAGAACTGATGATGTATTCCGTCATGAGTTCATGGCTGAGTTCGGCGACCTGAAACAAGGTGTCTTCAAGTCTTTTTATGTAGACCGCGCGCGTACGAACTACAACTACAAGCAATGTCGCGCTCTACCTGGCATGGCTTATTACATGGGTGTGGATTGGAATGGCCAAGGTACAGGCACACGTATTCGTGTAGTCGAATACAACCCTACATCTAAAATGCGTCGAGTGGTAGAGTCCGCTGTCGTAGATGGTCCACAAACTACCACACAAGATAGCCTTGACAAGATCAAGGATATGAATAAGTATTGGCACTGTGAAGGTGTCTATATCGACCGCGGGTTCGGCAATGTCCAGGATGAGATGCTTCGCCTTATGGGCAAGAACGCAACTGATCCGGATACGAAGAAGCTGATGGAAGTCAAGGTCATCGACTTCGGCGCCGAGATGGTAACCAACAAGCTTGTTCCTAACCGCGGGAACTCCAAGTACATTGATAAGGAAGAAGAGAAGAGACGTACCAAGCCCTTCATGGTTGAAGGTGCTGTCATGTGCTTGGAAGGTGGGTTATTCCAATACTCCGATGCGGATAACATTCTGGATGCCCAGCTGCGCGCGTACAGAGTAAAGACCTGGTCTCAGCATGGCTTTGCCAATACCTATGAGTGCGGCAAAGAAGGTGACCACGATCTAGATGCTACAATGCTGGCGCTGCTTGGCGTCGAAATGAAGTATGGTATTACAGCCATACCAGCCCAACAGCGTATCGCACAGATTGCCCACGGTACATTAGGTGGAGGGCCAAGTGATCCAGTTAGAGACGCTCAGAAAGCAGCTGAGGCTCGTCAACGTGCTGAAGAGGCCTCTAAGGTACCTTCGCGTCAGATGCCAGATAAGGAAGATGGTACCGAACCCAAGATCGTTCTTCCAGGGCAGTTTAGTCATATCGTAATCCCAGGCAAGAACAAAGTGGCTAGCTCAAGAGTTCCAAGTAGAACTGCTGCCTTCCGGCCGCCTGGGCAGAACAGCAGAGTGCCGTCGCGTTCTCAGCCGAACACCATCCAAGGTCAGTACCAAAGACCTCAAGGTAATCCTTTTGATAATGCTTTTATAGCTCCTCGTAGAGGTGTGAAACCAAATGCCGGACCAGGTTCAGAGTAATCTTGCCAGTGGTATACTGGACCAGTTCCATGTCTCATTAGGTCTGAATCTACAGACTAAGCTACAGGATTGGCCCGGCCGGCAGAATCTGCAATATGGATCTATGAAGGGCTTGATGAATCAAGACTGGCACAGCTTGTCTGACTTCAAGTTCCAGATGAATCTGTACTCCTCCACAAGCCATACCTTGCGTATAGCTTGGAGCTTGATTAAGAATCTGATCCTGAACAACGCAAAGATGTTGGCTACGTTGATTCACATCCCCGCATTTGGCAGTGCGCCTCTAGGCAGTCAAGTGCTGTCCCTAGTAGGTATTCAGAATGTTCTGGTTGCACCACAAGATATTCTTACTAGCCAAGCGTCTTTCAACAGTACTATTAAGTCGGTAACTTAACGTGTCTTTCAAACCGATCAAGTTTAGCTACACTCCGCCCCCGACGATCCCGCCGATTAGCGTGCTCTCTCCCAGCACTAATCCAGTAGGGACCGCGGTAAGTACTTCTAGTGCTTTTGGCAGTAGTGCAGCTGCCAATAGCAATGCTGCAGCTTTGGTGACTCGACTGTCGGACATGAATGATACAGCAGCGTATCTGCAGCAAGCTCTGCTTTCCTTGGTCCAGGGGCTTGGCGTTACCTTTGATTTGGCAGCGAATCCGGATCTGGCTCGAGCATTGTCCCGTATCTATAATGTGACAGATGCTCCTACATCGATGGATATGACGATGTATACGGAGCTATTGCAGACGGACATCAACTTTCTTCGATTCGACCTACTGAACTCACCAGATTCTCCGGTGCAGATTCAGCCATTGCAGCGCGCGGATGTAAGTCTAGCTAGTAGGGCTTTTGAGAATGCCCTGATTAGCACCGGGCAGTATAACCAGACTCTTCCCATTCTACTTCGCTCGTTGCAGGGTGACCAGGTGATCTTCGATTCCCTGACTAACACCCTGATGGGCTATCCTATTCTGTCGGTGCCGCAGTTGACACCGGCACAGTTAGCTACTACTCAGAATCCATCGGGCTCGTCTGACCGGGATCTGAATGGAGCTTCGGTTGATGTTAGCAATAGTTTGTCGGAGCAACTCAATGGAGTGCTGGATCAGTGGCAACAAAGTTATGCGGGGATCTACCAGGTGGTGGCTTCCCCCGATCCAACTGAAACGTCTCTACCGTCTGTCGTGGCTACGCTATCTACTCAGCCAACCTCGGACCTTAATAGGATGATAGCAATGTTGCAGAACCTGATTGCTTTCCAGCATCAGCCTGCAATAAAGAGTGCACACGATAGTGTTGACAATCAGCTTCTTCCTAGACTGCTCAGTGATGTAGGATCTCATGCTGGCAATCTTGACTATCTGAATCAAGTAGCTATAGGTCCTTCGGCCAGCTTTGGCGGTGCTATAGGAACCCTGCAATCTGCTATGGCATCATTCAATATTGGTAGTATACTGAATGTAGGAATCACTGGTTCGGTCTCTGTTGCGGCCGGCGGGTTTGCTCCGCCTCCAATCACTGCGGCTCAAGCAGCCACGCTGAGTGGTATACCAGAAGGCCTACAGCTACTCAGTGCTAACCTGTCTTGGTCACAATCAGCTTCGGTCAGACAGTCCCAGACTGTCTCGGCCTCAATCCAGCGCTTGAGTTTGCGCAAGCTAACGAACCAAGGCAATACAACTGAGTTTCTAACCAGCCTGAAGTCACTAAGCTCCTCGCTGGGTATCATTCAGTCGATCGTGAAATCCGGGGCCAATACGCCCACAGCGGTAGGTAACACTACTAGCCTAAACACTAATGCGGTGACTCCCAATGTCGGACTCCAGTCATTCGGAACTCTTGTCAGCAGCTTATCATCGCAAAGCGGGTCGTCGTATGCTGTGGACGGGAACACCCTTGTTGTTACACCCCCTGCTATACCTACAGCTCCGACGAATGTTCAAGCTGTACTTCAATCGGGTGGTGTCAAGCAAATAACCACTCAGCAACTACGTGTTCCGATTAATCTCTCTGTATAAGGTGCGCTATGCCTAAGGCTAAGAAGATAACCAAACCTGTTGAGGAGCCTCTCATCACTTTGCAAGAGCAGAAGGCTCTCAATCTACAACTGCGTATCGACAATCTCGAGCGCAAGAAGAGAGGCCAGGTTTACGGCAAGTCCTTCGCTGTTGTAGACATGAAGAAGAGCAAGAAGAACCTCGATCCTATCATTCTTGGTCTTGGCGATCGTAGTCAGCACAGTATTCATCAGCTGACTGTAGGTGAGCGCATCCGCGGTGCGTATGACCTCTTCCGTAACTGCACTCCACTTGAGCCTAAGTCAAAGGATGCTTTCACATGGAAAGATAGGGATGAAGAGAGAGCCTCGTTTGATCGTGTGATAAAGCTGCTTGACGCTGCACCGAGTTCCGAAGATCTACCACAGCTTGAGAAGAAGATCCGCAAGAAGATCGAACAAGAGAAGGATTATCTCAATAGCTACTACGGCCACTATGGTACGATTCTGCCTGAGTACGATCAGTATGAACCATTCACAATGATCGATACCGAAGCGTATCTAATGCAGGCCACAAAGCGCAAGCACTCCTTGATGTTCCGCCAGGGCTTCAAGATTGAGGGCATGAACTCACGCTTTACTAAGTACGTCAATAGCCGTATGAATCAGATTGGCTACATGATGGGCATGACTACAGAGAACTTCATCAAGGACATTCTCTACAACTTGCTCATTATCTCGAACTGTTTCTTGCTGAAGATCCGTGATGAAGAAGCTTCCGGCGGCGAACCAAATGAGAAGAATGATGATAAGACTCCTGTAGCTGCCTACATGATTCTACCTCCTCACTCTATCTTCCCGTTCGTTAACCAGAAGGGTGAGATCATCAAGTGGCGCCGTTACTACGGCTCCGCGCGCAAGTATAAGGACTACAGATTGGAAGACGTTGTCCATTTCAGATGGGACGTCAAGCCAGGACATGTCTATGGAACCCCGCGTACCGTATCCGTGCGAGACGATATTTTTGCTCTCCGCCGTCTTGAAGAAAATGTGGAAATGCTCCTCATTAACCACCTTTTCCCATTGTTTCATGTTAAGGTCGGTTCAGAGGATGCACCCGCTACCATGTTGGTTGACGGGATCACAGAAGTCGACCTTATCAAGGCAGAGCTTGAGAATATGCCTAAAGAAGGTGTATTCATCACTGACGAACGTGTCGCCGTAGACGTCGTTGGTATCAAAGGTGAAGCTCCGGATCCTTCCGAGATCATGAAGCATTACAAGGCCCGTATCTTTACTGGCCTGGGTGTATCGCCTATTGATATGGGTGAGACTGATACCGGCAACCGCGCTACAGCCGAGAACGTCTCTCAGAACTTGAAGGATTCCGTGAAGTCCGATCTTAACTGGTTCTGCGGCCAGTTCAAGATGTTCATATTCAAGGAGCTGTTCGAAGAGAATCCAACTAACCTCTCTGTTCAGAATGCTCTTGCAGACGTAGACCTTGTCTTCCCAGACGTTGACGTTGATGGTCACATCAAGTGGCAGAATCACGTTATCGAGCTGTTCAACAACCATTTGCTCAGTGAAGACGAAGCTCGTCGTGAACTGCAGCGTGTTCCTTATACCAAGAAGGATGCACAGTTGACTCACTATAACTTGCATGTCCTGGATTTGCAGCAGAAGGGTATCGCGCTGAAGAACCAGGGTATGATTGAAGCCATGTATGTCCGTGGTGCAGAGGCAGCTGGGGAGAGAGGTAAGAAAGGCCCCAGCAAGGCCAGTGCAGGAGCTAAGTCCGTTGCCAACAAGAATCGCCCGGCAAATCAGTATGGACGCAATCTAGACCCGCATTCTGCAAGGTCATCCATGGATCCAAGCCTCCTGTATGACAAGCTTGTGGCTGAAATAGACCGTCTGAAGGCAGAGGGTACTTTCTCGGCTGCCAGCTGGGGTAAGGCTTCAGCCGCCGTAATCGATAAGTACGTCGAGACTTGCCTACGTGACGAGGCTGGGATTTACTATACTAATCAGGATCGAATGACGCTAGATACCTTCCGCCAGTTGGCGAAAGACCGAGTCGCACAGACTACGGATCCCGACATAATGTCGGTTCTACTCACCGATCTTGTTTCAAACTACTTCGAGGAAACACATGCCGAAGAATCAACCGAAAGTAGCCCCGACCAGGGACCAGAAGCAGAACATGATGAACGGTCCTCTGCCTCAGGTAATGAATAACCTGCAGCAGGCGGGTAAGGTGAAGCCCGGCCAAGTGTTTGAGAAGTTCCTAACTACCCAGATCGGGGACATTTCCAAGGCAACGCCCTTCCGCGGCCGCAGATAAGGAGGCTCCCATGGGTCTCCTGTACATGCGAGACTTCGTTAACCTAAAGGTTAAAGAAGTCGACCGCAGCAAAAAGAATCTAGCTGAATGCCGAGATGACTCGGAGCCAACAGGTAAGTCCCTCCTGGTAAAGGTTGAGGCTACCCACTCTGGTATAGTCAATGGCAACCAGCGCTTCTACCGTCCGGACCGCATGCAAGACTCGGTCTACCGTTGGACGGAGCCAGATAAGCCCCTAAAGCCAGTTCTGGTAGAGCATGACAAGGAATCGACCGCGATCGGCCGTATCCATCAGGCTCGTTATATTGATACCTCGCACAAGTATCGTACTGAAGTGCCAGAGATCAATAGTATGTTGTTTTTCGCGGACGCTACATCAAAGCGTCTTGACCTGTATCGGTCAATCAATGTGGTTCTGGACAAGCTCCAGCCCCGTGAGGACTATAGAGGTCTAGGATACATCGAGTTGGGATTGAAAGTAACCAACCCAGATGGCATCCGAAAGGTGCTCACAGGTGAGTACCTTACAGTCTCGGTTGGTTTTCAAACTGACCAGGCCATTTGCTCCGCGTGCCATACAGATTGGGCTACTGACGATCGCTGTGAACACAAGCTTGGGGAAATGGTTGACGGCAAGAAGATGTTTCTTATCGCCGGCAACTTCTTCTACAAGGAAATGAGCTTCGTCAACTTCCCAGCCGACCCATTTGCTCAGGTTATCTCGAAGGAAATCCTCCAGGACAGCTTGAACAGCAAGATGTTTTTCATGGGTATGCGTCCAGAGCGCCAAGCTAAGTTGTTGGCCTCCTATGCAATGGCAGATAGCATTGACTTGGGAAAGATGTTCGAATCGGATATTCAGGTTGCGGACCCCGACATCAAGGACAGTGAGATGCTTGTAGAACTGCAGAGCTATCTAGACGAAATGAATAAGGCGCCTCTTACCAAGGAGCGCGCAACTGAAATCTCCGACAAGATTAAGGCCCTTGAACCAAAGGAAGAGCCTGAGAAGGAGATGGTGCGCAGGGTTTCTACAACTCTGAAGTCGCACATACAAAAGCACGGTCTGGAGACCGTGGCTGACAAGAAGATTACGAAGGAACAGGTAGAAGCCAAGATTGAGGCTTTGATCCCGACCCTTCAGGATATGTCGGTTGAAGCGAGAACTCACTATATAGCTCGCATCACCGAAGAGGCTAAGCAGTTTGAACTGGAAGTTCCAGCTATCGATGTCGAAAGCCTCACACCTTATCAGGATTGGAAGATCGAAGAGCTGCCTGAGGATGAACGCAGCTTCTTCGCGGACCCAGACGCCCTGTATGAACAAATGTTCACAAAGGCGGATAGTGAAGATGCTATCAAGGCTGAGGATGCTGAGTACGGTGAAATACTAACCGATGCTAAGCTATCCACTGAAAAGCGTAAGAGCCTTAAGGGTTCCGCTTTCTGTGGCCCGGGCCGTAGCTTCCCTGTTCCTGACTGTGCACACGTTACCGCTGCACGCCGTCTAATCGGTCGCGCGAAGGTAAGTGATGCGACTAAGTCCAAGATCCTTGGCTGCGTATCCCGCAAGGCTAAGGCAATGGGCTGCGAAAGTAAGAGCAAGAAGAAGGATGCAGATCCTACTCCAGTACTGACCGACTCGGTAAAGAACCTACTCGCCGAGCTTCACAAGGTCGAGCTCTTCTCTTTCGATGATGCAAAGGTTCCTGCAGATACACTGACTTGCCTGGACACGCTCCACAGTCATTATCACAAGGCTGATGACCAGGGCAAGGGTGCAATGCGCTACGATCTGTATGCCCACTTGGGCAACTGGCAATCCCAGTCGGATCGTGAATACGCTCACCAGCGTCTGACGGAGATCGAAAAGGGTAATGAGAACAAAGACTCTATCCCTGACGTGATCCTGACGGATGCCGAGAAGAAGGCTCCCCTGATGACAGTGGGCGCCGGTCTCAAGAGTGAGATGGGCAAGGGTTTTGTGCCGACGGGTTGCTCGAGTTCCTACGAAGCACTCCACAAGGCACATGCAGCTGCTGACGCTGAGGGCAAGTCCCACATCGTTGGTGCGGCTGGCGCCCTCCTCGAACACTGGCACTCCGGATCCCTGCTTGAGTATCATCGCAAGCTGTTGGCTCCTGGGATGGCTCAGGGTGGAAAGGATAGCGAAATCCTCCTGACGAAGGAAGAGCATGATACTCTGATCGTCGGTCAGGAAAAGCTCGAAGGTCAGCTGGCAGCAGTAAGAGCTGAAGTCGATGCTCTGCAGCAACAGAATACCGTACTGGTGAAGAGTCTCAAGAAGGACCGCGCCACCACATTAGTAGCAATCAAGGTGCTCACCGGAGAAGCAGGTTTCCAGGGTCTTACCGATGCCCAGATCACATCTAAGGTAGCGGAAAGAGAACAGCGTTCCCTGGCAAGCTTGAGAGATGCACTGGATGACGAGCTGGGTAAGCTGTCTGGCTTCACATTCCAGGGTGGAACATCAGCACCGACGCCCCAAGAGGCGGGTACGAAAGAAGTAGCCGACAAGGCGAAACTTAACCCAGATGGTTCTACAACCGTGCAAGATAGCAAGGAGAAACCAACTCCTGCCGCACGTAAACTTCCAAAGGATCCAAAGGCTGCTTCAGCCATCTTGTTCTTCGAAGCGAAGACCAAGGACATTAAGCCAGCCCCAAAGGAGTAATCTAAATGTCTTTCGATATCAATAACAACTATCGTGGTACGCTCTACGGTCGCGATCGTTTGGGCTACACGACTCCTGATGCCGATGCATCTGAGCCTCTCCGTCCGTTCCTTCCGGTCCCGTATCCAGCCCCCTGGCTGCCTGGCCGCCGTTTGGATGAAGGGCATCCAGTAGGCGCGCAGGTTGTGATCAGCTCGCACCAACTCGTCGGTCTCGACAAGTCTGGCGCCCTGGTTCCGGCCGGCTTGCTCTCCGGTACTCAGAACTCTTCGCAGATCTATACCACTGTAACTCCAGCAGGTGCTGGTGACTCTTATGTCGCCGCTGCTGGGATTATCACTATCACGCTCACCCCAGCGGGTGGTGTGGCAAGTGGTATCGTTGCTGGCGGAAGTGCTGCAGCAACGGCTGCTAACTTGAACTTCGCGGCTGGTGATGTTATCACTATCCTCGGCACCGCAGCTGTGGCAGGATCCTATGTCCTGACAAGCGCCTCCCTGTTGGCTGGTGTTTGGACGCTGGTTGCACCTTCTAGTGCAACAAGCACAGCCAACTTTACGTATCCGACAACGATCCGTAACTATCGCGGTCTCTACTGCGCAGTTCAGTATGGTCAGAATGACGTCGGCTTCGCACGCAACGTTGCAACTGGTAACCCGGTGGTAGCTGCTGGTGAATACGAAGTTCTTGCTGCTCCTTCTGATGCTGTTGCCGGCGACCTCATTGTCTTCCCAGATGGCAACGTTATTACCGTTAGCGGTACTGATGTGACCTTTGCTCTGGCATGCAATGTGATCCCGAATAGCGTTGCCCGCCCGATCGGCTACGCAGTTCGCAACGTCTTCCAGTTCCTCGGTGGTGTGAACCTGATTTCCGCAACCGGCGGTGTGTTCTATACCTTGGAATCAATGGTTCCTCTTCAGTTCCGTGTTCACAACTACATGCATGAAATGGGCACTGCCATCCAGACCCACTTTGTGCTTCGTATGCCTTGGATCGGCGCAACCCCGACTGCTCTTCAGGGTTATGCTACCCAGGACGGTATCTCCGGATACGTTCAGACGGACTTCGGCCGTAGCTTCGTGCACTGCACAGGTGGCACAGCAGGCAACCCATACGCCCTCAACGGCCTGTCGGTTGTTCCTAGCCGCCTCGGCTCCGGTACGGATGCTGGCAACTACTCCTTCTACAACTCCGCGGTCAATGGTTTTGACGAGATCTGCGGCCGAGTAATCGGTGTGGAAAGCCTGTACCCAATCCGTGACTTCGCAAACCGCGTTCGTACACAGTTTGAGCGCGCGACGGAAGCTGTTGGTCCTTTCACAACCAAGACACCTTCAATCGGTCAGCTTGGTGGTTCCGCAACTCGCGGTATGGATTACATGGTCAACCTGACAAACGACGGTATCCTCCGCCTTGCCTCGGACCAGAATAAGACCATCCGTCCGGAATACGCAACGTACGTGTACATTCACTTCCTGGCTCGCTAAAAACGGGTCAGGAAGTACCTTTATCTGGGCCCTGTGAGGACCTATGCGTCTCTTAACCTTCATAACGAAAGGGAAAGCTGTAATACAAGGCGACTCCCTGAGATGTGCAGCCCCCAGGGCCAATGATAGTCGTAGATCTTGCAATAAACTGCTCGCTAAGAAAAATGAGCAGGGTCAAATCGCTGGCAACTTTCGGTGTGAGAGATGCCACCAAGAAATAGAAGTAAAACTCGCACCGGCTAGGGAAGACTTAGCCAAGTCTTAAGAGATTCAAAGTAATCCTATCTCATTTGGAGAAATCATGGCCAAGAACGTAAAACTCGAACAGCCCGACTGGAACGATGCTCAAGTCAAGACAGACTTGGTGCGTGTAGAAACAATCTTCCGTACCGGCGGTTTTGACCCAGTCGAGAACAAGAAAATCTCGATGAAGGACGCGTTGGATATCCCGAACGCAGCCTTCCTTATCCCGCGCGTTCTGACTACCTTCGTTCAAGAAGGTATCGAACCGATGCTGATCGGGACTAGCCTGCTCCAGCGCGTTGATTACGTGCCTGGTATGCAGACGGTCTTCCCAGCTATCGACGTCCTCACAGCTCGTGAGGTCGGCGATGGGATGGCACTACCCATCTTCAACATTAACGTTGGCGGTGCACAGACCTTCGGCGTGACAGTCAAGCGTCACGGCCTTGCTCTGCGCATTAGCGAGCGCTTCGTGGAACAGTCCACCTACCCGTGGATCCAGTACTGGATGCGCCTTGCCGGCAACGCGCTTGCCCGTCACAAGGAAGAGTTCATCTTCAACTTCATTACCGGCCTCGGCACGGTGATCTTTGATAACAGCCCGGCAGCTCGTGCGGCAACGTCGACTGTCCAGCCAATCAAGGGTATCACTACCGGCCGTAACCTGAAGGGTCAGTTCAACGGCTCCATCACCGCTGACGACGTGTACGACATGTACGCCCAGGTCCTCATGCAGGGTTTCATCCCTGACATGATGCTCATTCACCCGATGTCTTGGCTGCAATGGGTAAAGGATCCTGTGTTGCGCGAGTTTGCTATCCAAGCTGGCGGTGGTTCGTTCTTCGCTCAGTTCACTGGTAAGCCAAACGAGTTCGCAAACCCGTTCTTCAACTTCGGTAACCTCGCATTCGGTCAAGGTCAGACTGGTCAGTACACCCAGGGTACTCAGACTGGTGGTCAGACTGCTACCTCGGCTGGCTTGCCTCAGACTCAGAAGTCTGGGCCGATACTGCCCAACTACTTGGGCCTGCCGTTCCGTATCGTGGTTAGCCCGTTCATGAGCTTCGACCCGGTCAACCGCGTCGTAGACACCCTCCTCTTCAATAGCCAGAACCTTGGCGCCTTGATCGTGGACCAGGATCCTCATGTCAACTCTTGGGACGACCCAATGTATGATCTGCGTAACATCGGAATCGAAGAGTCCTATGGCTTCGGTATCCTGAACGAAGGTCAGGCAATCGGTGTTGCTAAGAACGTTAAGCTCCGTCCGAACGAAATCGTTCTGCCGGCTCGCTCCATCATGGATATCGGTGTTCAGCAGTCTGCAGGCAACTTCCAGACTTACGAGAACGTCACTATCTTTGGTGCAGGCGCAATCGATCCAACCGCTGCAAACCTGGCGGATCTCCCAACAACCGACTAATCGGTTGGCGGCTTGAGCAATATATTAGGGCAGCCTAGCTGTCCGCACTGAGGGTGGCCCGGTTATCGGCTCGGGAGACCGGGCCGAAAGAGCTGGACCACCCTCTTTGTGTTTTGGTTTACAATCAACTAGAGTTACCCTAAAAGAGGATTACAAAATGGCTCTCACGATTACAGTTCCCTTGAACAACGGCGACGGTTCAATCGCCTCCTTCGAGCTCACTCTGCCTGTCGGTGCTCCGGCTGGCAAGTATGCCTGGTCCAGCAGCCAAACTGCTACAGGTACGGTGACAGCTCGCAATGATGGGCGCAGCGCGCTCTTCACACCAGTTGCCCACAACTCGGGCACTGCCACAGTTATTACTGCAACGGTCAAGAATGCTCTTGGCGTTACAGCTGGCTGGCAGCCAGGAAAGCTCTACTTCTTGGGTGATACGATCCTTGACTCTAACGGACATGCTCAACAGGTAAGCGCTGCAACCAAGTTCGTTCCTACCCGCTACACTCCGAATGCCGGCTACATCCCAGGCTCTGTCTCCTTGGTCCTGACGGGCGGTTCTGCTGCTTCGTCCAACGATCCGAAGACTGGCAATCCTTATCTGGTTGCCATCACTGGTATCTCGGCATCAGTCCCCAGCTCTTTCGCAGCTGGCCAGCTTGTAACCATTGCTGGTATGACTGGCTCCGTGGCATCTTTGAACGGCACCTGGACACTGCTTGCTGTGGGTGCAAACTCCATCAGCATCAGCTACAACGGTGCTGCAGTCAGTGCTTCCGTTACAGCAGCCAGCACAGCTTATGTTCCTGGCGATGCTCTTATTGCTTCTCTGGCCCAAGGTGATCAAGGGCTTTACAACGGTAACTATCAGTACGGTGTGGTCCTGAACCAAGGTCAAGGTACGAATGGTGATTGGCCAGCTGGCGCCATTGCAGCCAACTCGGGCAATCTCACAAAGCCTTACCCGACGTCAGCAGCTAGTGTTTCCTTCACAGCCTGCGGTTATTCCAGTGGTGGATCGATTGGCCGACTGGCTCATCCTTTCCTGCCTAGCTCCGATACAGGTACGGCTGGTATCAGCACTCCTGTCCCGGCCGTTGCTTGGCAGCCGGTTACGAACTACGCTCTCGGATTCCAGATCATTGATGAGAACGGTAATATCCAGCAGGTCTTCAAGGCTGGTACTTCCGGAACTCAATATCCTGCCTTCTCGGGAAGTTCCACGACTGTAGATAACACAGTAACCTGGAAGTACATCAGTGCAGCTACTCTTGGTTATTCTAACGTCAGTGTGGTTGAGATCGCAAAGTACTCTGAAGTCGGTTCGGGTGCTTTGGGTTCATTCGCACTGACTGCCGCACTCAATGCGACAGCCGCTGGAATCACACGTTATGCTGGCAGCTTTGGTACAGCAGCTAACTCTAACGGCTTTGCTGGTTATGTCTTCACAGTCGCCGGCGATTCAGTGAATGCAGGTAACAATGGAGTTTTCATCTGCACTGCATCAACTAGTGCTTACCTCTATTTGGCTAACACAGGCGGTGTTACACATTCCTTCACCGGGACTGCTGTTAACTCCGGCTTGCGTGCTTATGTTGATGGAGCTGGTAACGTCCACGTTGGTTGGGTGACACAGGTCGGTGAAGTTCAGTTTGCTGAGCCTGTAGCTACAACCCCTGCTTTCAGCACGGGTGGTGGTACGGTAGTTGACGGTGACTTGACTTGGCATGACTTGGGTAATGGTGGTGGTGTTATCACTACTACAACCTACAACGGTCTGTCAATCGTGGTTACCGCGGGTACTCAGCCGGTTCCTGGTAGCACCTTCCCAGTTCAGTAATCTGAATGCTTGCTAGCGACCCAGGAGGTCCTATGGCAAAGATCATCGAGTTTCCAGTTACCCCGGATTACACCGGGAAGACTGTGGCGGTCTCTCCTGAGACTCCACTATCAAGGTTCCAATGCAGAGGCTTCGTAGTCTTTCGTAAGTCTCCGCAGATTGTGCCTCCGGAAGCTGATATGGCTTCCATTCATCATGCTATCTTGGATGGTCGGCTCCTTGAGTTGGCGCCAGGAACTGGCATAACATCCAAGAATGCCCAAGCTTCTCCCGCGGGCGAACTTGGCGATACCAACTTGAAAATCTACACTCTTCAGACTAATGAGGGTGTAGTTGTGTTAACCCCGGAATCGCCAGAACAGGCAGCGCAGATCGAGAAAGAGTTGCAGGACACAGGGCATCTCCTATTGGCCAACTATCCGAACCTGCAGTCTAAGAAGCAGGTTCAGCCCCATCTTTCGGCGATTACGATCACCGACCTGGAACCAGAGCCTGAGAGTGCCTAATGCCTAACCCGACCATAGTAAGCGTTACTCCAGTACCAAATGCAACTGACGTTGTGTTGGGTTCATCGATCGTTGTTACTTTCTCTGAACCGATCGATACAGATTCGTACAATAACGCTACTTTTGTCCTCACTGGGCCTAACCTCTCCTCGATCGTAACCGATCAACAACTCATAGAATATAACCCGACGCCTGCACAAGGCCGCGGGTATATCCTTGGCAGTTTCAACTTCTCTACCAAAACCTACCAGCCGTGGGCTCCTTTTACGGTGTATGCTTTGAATGCCCAGGTGGTAGACAGCAACGGAAACGTACAGACTGTAGTTGAGCCTGGTATGTCTTCGCCTTATGCGCCGGCATGGTTGACCACACCTGGATCTTCCACTGTGGACAATAACATCCCGCAGTGGCAGGCAGACCAGGCTATTTCTTTTGGTCAGTACATTGTCGACCCCAATCAGAATCTCCAGAAGTGTACTGTCTCCGTTGGAGGTACCACTGGATCTACCCCTCCTAACTGGAACAAGACTCTGAATGGTGTCACATTCGATGGCAGCGTAACCTGGACTGCAGTCCAAGTTCCAGTAGACGGTGGGCCTATCTGGATGAATGGCGGGCCGGCCAATAACGGCCAGACTATAGCCACGTTCACTCCGGCCAAGCCAATGCTGCCTGGTACAACTTACACAGTTCTCGTGGTGGGATCGGACTCTACACTCGCCAACACCTACGTTCATGACCTCTCTGGTAATCCTCTCCTTCACTCCTACCAATGGTCATTTACAACAGGTACATTGAACCTCTCGGTTCCTCCTATACAGAATCCGGTCCCGCCGCCCAAATCTTATCTCCAACCCAGCCAGGTGATTGTTGTTCCGCGCCCGCCAGTTGGAGTTGATGATCCGTCTGTCAGCAGTGTGACAACTGTCGAGTTGATCTTCCCTGCTCCAGTGGATGTAAACAGCTTCGATCCTTCACAGTTACTGGTCGGAGTTGAACCCATCATGAATGATCCTGATGTCATGGTGAACTATGGTGCCAATGCGACGTACATCGTCCAGGGCAACAAAATCATTGTAACTGTAACAGGTGTGTAAATGAGTGATTATGCTAGCGCCATTGATTTTGTTATTCATCTCGAAGATTCAACACTTAGTGGTCGTGTTGAACACGATGCGGACGGGGCTACTCGGTACGGCCTTCTTGACCGCTGGCACCCCGATCTTGTTGAAGCGGGTTACTATACGACTGATCCCGTCACTGCGCTCCAAATGGCGAAGACGTATTACAAACCCAACTACTGGGACAAGTTCAGAGGAGATCAACTCACCTCTAATCGAGTTGCTGCGCAGATACTTTCGATTGGCGTCAACGATGGCATCGTCCAGGGTATCAAGTTTGCGCAGCAAGCTGCAGGTGTTACTGCAGATGGCGTCTTCGGCGTCATATCTCTTGCGGCTGTTAATGCGCTTGATGAAGCAACTTTCCTGCAGCGTTTTGACCAAACAGCCAAGGCTCACTATGATGCCGTTGTTGCAGCCAACCCAGCTAAATCAGTTGATCTCAAAGGCTGGTACAATCGAGTCGATTTGATTAGCAAATACCAAGGATAAGACCATGAAATACAATCTGACGAGTCTGTACAACTTCTTTGGCGGGGCGACTGAGTTCTATGCCGCAGTCTTCACTGTGGCTGTTATCGTCCTTGCTTTCAAGAACTTGCTGACAGCCAACTTCGTGGCTGCGATCGGAGCGATCCAACTCCTCGTGACTGCCAACGATGTGCATAACGACATTAATGTCAAGACCGTTACAAACGTAAACGTAGGGAGTTAACAATGGGAACAACAGAGGCTACGACCACGACAAAACCCACCAGCATTTGGCATTGGGTACTTTCACATCTCTTGATACTGGCCCTTGTAGGTGCTCTTGTATGGGGCGGTGTCTATGGTGTGGACTCAATGATTGCTAAGCACGACCATGCGAAAGATGTTTACTACGCACAGTTGCTGGCTGATGACAATAAGAGGACCGAGGCTCTAGAGAGTAAACTGGATTCTGACACGAAGGCTCATGCAGCTGAAGCACAAGCTTATCAGCAGCAGATAGCTGCAGATCAAGTGGCGATGAAACAGCGCGATGATATGATGAAGGTGCTGGTCGCCAAGATCGGAACAATGACAGCCCCGCAGGTTGCGGCCGACCTTCAGCCCAAGCTGCGCGCGGGAACAGCAACAGTTCTGGCAGACGGTGTTAAGCTTGACCTCCCTGCTGCTCGAGATGTTGATCAACAGATTACAGAAGGGGCTACAGCTAAGCAGGATCTGGTGACAGTCGAAGGCAACCTAGTCAAAGAGACTACGATTGCAACCAATGCTGTCGCGGATCTAAAGACAGCCAATGATGCGGTTGCTTCGGAGAAGGGAAAGAATGTTGACCAGGTAAAAGCCTGCAACCAACAGATTGATACGGTGAAGGCTGATGCTCGCAAGGGCAAGATGAAGTGGTTCTTGATTGGCTACGTGTCCGGCTTCCTGACGCGCGTGTTCACGGTTAAGTAAGGAGATCTCATGTTCTATCCAGGCGATACATACAACTTCATCCTGAACATCCCCAGTCCTGGGGTTGGCGTCACTAGTGTGACCAGCGCTCCGTTGATCACCATCTTGGATATCCTCAATCCAGGCTCTCCTATCGTATCTGGTGCCGCAATGACCCTAGTGACAGGCACCAGCTTCGTTTACTATTACTCCTTCACCATTCCGAATGCATCTCCAAAGGATTATATAGCGATCTATAGCTATGCTTCCAAGAACGTCCAATCGCTAGGCACTGCAACAGCGGCGGTCTGGTCGACTGGGATTGCTTCGTATACATTCCCGCTTCCACTTCCAGCTACTTGTGTGGCAGGAGCTTTGCTTACTACAAGCGGATTCACCACAGGTTCTGGTACTGGTAACTTCAACGTTACAAATGCTCCTATCCTCACGGTTAATCCGTCGACTGGTGTTGTCACCGTCGCTGTGGTGGGTAGCGCCTTGGTGGTTGGAACGCTTGGAACTGGTTCAGTCAGTGTAGTTACGACAGTCTCCAATCAGTTGGTCACTGTGAAGGATGAGCTTCATGTCGGTGATTCTTACGTGACAGGCCCAGTGGCCTTGAATGCTACGGTGGCTCAGAACTCCACGGTAGCTAAGGATGCTACGGTCATGAAGTCGTCTCAGTATGTGGCGCCTCAGAATGACCCAACCGTACAGACAATCGCTGCTCAGACCAATACTATTAACAACAACACTGCTGCAACAAGCACGTTGTTGGGTACGTTGGCTGCCGGCACACTGTCGGGCCTCATACAAGATATCTACGACTATTCGTTCGGCGCATGGAGAATCGACAATACCGTGTCTCCGCCTGTGCTCTACATTAGCCGTATCAACGGTACACCTATTGCCAGCTTCACGCTGCAACAGACTGTTAGCGCTACACAGCGCATTGTTATCACATCACCTCCGGAGAGCAGCGTCTAATGAGTCAATCGAAAGCGGCCATAGCTTCGGCAAAGTATAAGAAGGCGCACCCCGAACGCCGTAAAGAACAAAGGATGCGATGTTCCAGAAAGCCTCTTCCTAGATTTAATCGTGTTGTCTATCGTGCAAAGGATAGAGGGTTAGAATGGAATCTCACATTTGACGAATGGTTTGCTTTGATTTCTCGCAACTGTTATTACTGTAATGGATCTGTTGGTGAAACAGGATGCGGGTTAGATCGATTAGATTATAAGCAAGGTTATGCTATTGGAAATGTTGTTCCTTGCTGCAAAATCTGTAACTTCAAAAAGGGAATACTAGAACGTTTAGGATTCACCTATCCAAGAACTGTGGAGCTGTTAAAAGAGCTCCTGGAGACGAAACGTGTCCCAGCCTAATATCGTTGTGACAATCCAACTGCCCCAGGGATTCGCATTGACGAACGGTGCACAAACCATAGAGCCAATGCAGTTCCAGGTGGTATCTGGAATCACGCCTTATTACTCATCGGTTGATCTTGTTCGCTTGAATGGTGGCATCTATCTGCGTAAGGTCTCTGACCTAACGATCGCGGGTATGATCTACTACATGAGCAAGAACGCTGATGCTCTTACTTGGTCCCTGCCTATGGTGCCTCCTTCTTATGCACCATTCACGGACTTCCAAGAAACCCACTATCGCAACTTCGTTATGGCGCGCGTCAACTGGGTAACTTACAGTTCAGCTAAGCAGTTGATCCTGAATATGTTCGACTTGAACGCTGTCCGCGGAAGCAAGACCCTGGCCAACTTCTCAGTTAGCCGTCAAGACTTCTCGAATGACAGTGGTGTCCCGGGCAAGATCAAGGATCTAGGACAGATGGTCAAGGATTGGGAACTCGCTCTGATGAGCGGTGGTGCAATCGGATACAAGGGACACGTTAAGCCTCGTATGGGCGCCAAGGGTTTGTATGATGACAGTGACAATACCCCTGGCCGTACATGGTTGAACTCAGGCCCTGGTGCTAATACATATTCAATGACGGGCGTCAGTTCTTCGGGCGGCCGCAGTAAGACAGTCAAGTTCTACTCGCCAGTAGTGGTGGGTAACCGCATTGGAAGATATTTCGGCCCTACGGTGCTCGTAACATGGCCAAGAGTCCCAAGCTACTAAGAGATAACATGCCTAGAAATGGAGATCGCCGCAATGCTGCCAGCTCTGAGCAAGTTGTGGAGCTGACGAATAAGCTGGATCAGTTTGTCTTGAAGGTCACAGATTCGAATGCTCGTACTGATGAATCTATCAAGTCGATGAAGGATCGTCTATTCGGCGGCGAAGGTCATAAGGGTATGATCGAGTACTTCAATGAGCAGTTCGTGCAAATCAAGGCGGATGCTTTGACTAAAGCGAAAGACTCAGATCTGAAGGAACTCACAACTGCAGTCACTGAGAAGGCGAAGGATTCGGACCTGAAAGATCTACGAAAAGATCACGATCAACTGAATAACAAGGTTGTCTGGTACACAGGAATCTTGGCAGCCATACAGTTCCTAATCCTAATCGGGGCTACACTTTTTGCTGCTTGGCATCACTAAGGTGGTAAATGGCTGAAGTATCGGATGTCTTCACGATCGACCAGAACTATCCGACTCCCAACGCCCTGTTAGTTCCTGGACCCAATCAGTCCTCATACACGATCTTCGTTTATCAGTATTCTGATTGGCTGGCCGGTAATCAGGGTACTCTCTATGCAATCGCACAGAGTGGTGTCAATGCGGATGGTACATGGCAAGGTGTGCTTGATCCTTATCAATCCACGCCGGGTACTCCTGTCTATGCTCCAGTCCAACTGCCTATTCTGACTTCAGATGCGGCCGGCAACGTTGCGGCTCTACCTTTTACGATTGTAGCGATAGGCCCTGTGAACACAATCGTTATTGCGCTGAAGGTGAATCCTCCGGCGTATGTTCCTCCCCTTCCAACCACAGGCTATAATCAGTCGGTTCTTGTGGATGCACAGGTTATGTCAGATGACTACTGGATGGCAGTTGATAACAACTTTCCAAACTGGTTGCTGCCACTAACAAGCACGTAAGGAATCAGCATGTCGATCACGTTAAATAGCACAACTCCAGCTCCTCCACATCCAGCTACCGAGATCAATATCACTTGGCAGACGGATATGAGTGGTAACGTCTCTGGATATGTGCCTACAGTAGCTGGGCCTACTGGAGCTACAGGACCGGCTGGGGCTACTGGCGCCACAGGAGCGACAGGTAATACAGGGCCCACTGGAGCAACGGGGGCGACAGGAGCAACCGGCGCTTCAGGAGCATCTGGAGCTTCAGGAGCAACAGGAGCCACTGGTGCTACGGGTGCCACAGGTGCTACCGGGGCAACAGGAGCCACAGGTGCAAGTGGTGCAAGTGGAGGCACTGGACCAACAGGTGCCACAGGGCCAACCGGAGCCACAGGTCCAACAGGACCGACAGGTCCTACTGGATCAGTTAGTCCAACTGCTAAGCCTCTTGCTGTATTCATTGTGGGATTGGGAACTGCTAGCCAGAAACTCTTCCGCGGACCGCTTGGTATTCCGATAGATTTCCCCGCTGGTGCTACTGCTTCTTTAGGTACTGCGTCTGCTGCTGCCACTGCATCTACTACGTATACATTCAGTAAGAATGGAGCTCCGTTCGCTACTGCTAACTTTGCTATGTCGGCGACAACAGCGACGTTTACACAGGCTTCAGATTCGTCTTTTCTTGCTACTGATCTACTAGAAATAGACGGCCCAGTCACACCGGATACTACACTTGCAGATATTTGCTTGACACTTGTAGGCAATGGATAACCATGTCACAGATCATCATCAATAAAGGTCTGCCGAGCTACAATCAACAGAATCCTAATAGACCCGTCTCGGGCTCATTCGAGGATACTGCCTATCCGGAGATGACTGCATTCGATCTTCGTGAGTGGTTCGCGCGTACTATGAATGGTGATTTTGAGGATCCTGGTGTTGGCCGGCCGGCGATCTATCGCAAGCTCTCTAACACTAAGTGCCAGTGCTATCTATCTTTTGGTGTTCAGAATGGTTCTCCGGACCCTAACTGTGTCTACTGCAATGGTGAGGGTTACCTTTTTACCGAGGAGATCAAGACAGTCTATTTCGCCAAGAACTTTGGCTCGGTTTTGGGCAGCGCCACTCAGATTCAGCAGCATGGTCAGATCTCTCCTATAGGCGTCCAGGACTCCGATAGATGCCTGGCGTTCATGTTCTGGTACGACGTCCCGGACTATGAACGCTACTCGATTCCTACCCGCCCGGCGCCTGATAAGCTTTTCGAGCTTAAAGTCGGTCCGGATGGGCAGATGGATCCGGCCATGATTAGGACTGAGGAATGGCGGATACGTACCCTTACAGCACACCACGGAGACAACGGCCGCATAGAGTTCTTTGAGCTAGGCTGTGAGAAGGTCACTGTTTAAAGGTCCTTGATTCTACTATACTAATCAGGTTGGAATGGAGTTTGTCGATGGGCCCAACGAATGAAGCACATCAACCGTTGTACTTGACCCGCTCACCACTCCCTGCCGTTGACTGGGATACCTTTTTCGATGCGGTTGGCGAGGCTATGAAGCTGCACCTTGCTTCCGCTGGCCCTCCAGGCCAAAAGGCACCTATTCTTGTGGCTGAGTTCCCTAAGGATAACCTGGGGAACTTCGATACGAGTTTCGATGTCATCATTTTTGGTATCCAAAAGTCCGTTCGAGCAGCAACAGACCCCAAAGGGCTTCGGATCCCTAAAGGACCGACGCTAAGAGAAAGACGCCCGCACCCGACCAAGAAAGGCTACTCGCTGATTACGATCGCGTGGTGGGAGATGATGACCGTACGCTTCGTATGTCATTCACTGTCAAGCGAGCGTGCCGACCAAGTAACTAAGTGGTTTCATAAGATGATGATGCGGTACATCTTTGACCTTAGTTTCTTCAAAGCCCGCGGCGTACACTACATGACATTCGAGGAACGTGGGCCATGTCAGTTCACCAGAGAGTACGGGCAAGAAGTTCATTTCCGTCATCTGGATTACAACGTTCGACTTGAGTTGATCGAGACTTTCGAATGTAAGAACCTAGAGTCGATTAATGTCACGGTGGGCGGACCGCCTAACCCAGAGCAGTCTATCGATCTGGTTGAAGAATACAAGATTCCTAGTCCGTAAAGAAACTTCCGGAGGAAAAGATGTCCTTCACTTTTGCAAATCTGCCGGGTGTCCAGGTACAGACCGTAGACGGTGGTCTGGCCGCCGTTAACACCCCAACAAATCAATCCATCATGGTCCTTGGTACCTCCGCGACTGGACCCGCAAACAGCCCTTATCAGGTTGTAAGCGTTGCTACAGCAACCACTCTTTTCGGGCTGCAAGGTACGCTAATCCGCGGGATGTCTGAAGCGGCCGTATACTGCGACAATGTTTACCTGATGCGCGTCGGTACTGCTCAGGGCACTCTTCTGGTTGGAACTTCTGGATCCGGTTTTGGTCCGAACAATGCCATCATTAGCGCAGTTCTGTCTGATGGTGTTATCACCTACACAACTGCATTTCCTCCGACTGCTGACCTGGTTGATGGGGCTCCTCTTACAGTAACAGGTTTCTCCTTCGCCGGTTACAATATCGCAGCACAGCCGATTTCACAGGTCGTTGGCAACACAATCCTGGTGGACCAGATTGGTTCGCCTGATCACGCTATTGAAACTCCAACGGCGATCGCAGATACGTTTGCTAACTTCCAGACAGTTCAAGCATTGACTGCAACGACAGTTGATCTGCATTATTCTGGTTCTCCTACTGCGGGTGTTGTGGTCGGCGCCCAGGTTACACTGGCAGGTTTGACTGATGCTGGTCTTGGTTCTCCTTCGTCTGCTTTGGACGGAGTGTACGAAGTTCTGAGCATTGGTACACACGATATCGTATTGACTGCTGCTGGTCCTTTCACAGTGGGCGGTCCTTACACTCTTACAGCAGGTACTCTGTCTGCAACTCCAGCTTACGGCCAGCAGCCGGTTGCTGCATATCCTGGCTTACTCATCACTTTGGGCCAGGTCGAAGCAGATGCCAACTCGCGTTACAGCGTGTGGTACAAGAACGGCTTGCTCTCTCTGTGGCTTGATAACCAGGTGGTCTGGTCTAACGACCCGGCCGTGACAGGCAGCTCCGCAATCCTGAACACTGGTGATTCCCAGGTTACAGGTTCTGCTATTGCTGGTACCGCAATCGGTACTGGTACAGACAGTTTGGCAAATGCTGTTGAGATCCAGAACATCGGTGGTGGTGCAGTATACGTCGCGCCAATCACAGGTATCGGTCTCACTGGCCGCCAGCTGTACATCGCACAACAGAATGCAATCAACCTGCTCCAGGGCTTCCCGATCGATGAAGCAATCACTCCTGGCGCTCTCGGTGACAACCCGAACGTTGCGTTCTATACAGGCGCCTCGACAGCCATCAACAATCCAGTTACGAACCCCAACGCTCTTGACTGGTTGTGGACTGGTGTTGACGCCTCCGGCAATCCTATTTATCAGTGGGCCTCGGATGCTCACTTCTACAACTCCAACAACCAGCAGCTGGCTTCTGCTCTGCTTCAGGGTCAGGTTTCTCCGACGACTCCTGTTGTGTTCAGCTTCTCCACTGCTGCTACTCGTTTGGCATCTGGTGTCGGCGCTGGTGGAACAGTCCAACAGTCCGGATTCCACGAAGTCAACTTCGCTTATCAGCTCGCGCGCTTCTGCTTCAATCAGAGCGAAGCTCCTCAGGCTGACAATGGCGGCTGCCTCGGCTTCATCGGCTTTGGTGGTCCCGCAAGCTTGAGCAACTTCTCGCTCCCGGCTGTGAAGGCATGGATCGGCTATCTGCCGACCTATAACCCGGTCACAGGTAATCCGGCAACGTCAGGTGGCGGTTTGCTGGGTACTCCTTGGTTGGTTGGCTGCAGCGCCAGCTCGTTGAACTCGGCATGCGCCGACTGGAGTAATGGTTACCGTCTGCCTGGTCTGTTTGATACAGACTCGGGTGAGTACGATGGTGGCCCGGAAATCGACAGCAACGGCTACAAGGTTGATATGGGTGCTTATCTCTGTCCACAGGGTGATTACGCTCTCCTGTCGAACGGCTACGGCACTTACGTCGGCAACATTGCTGGTATCATCGCCGGCTTGGTCAGCACGCTCGACCAGCAGAAGGCAGTTACCAACAAGCCAGTTGCGGGTGCACAGCAGCTCTATCGTGCAAGCCTCAACCAGCTCGATGCTCTCACATTCGCAGACATCAACATGCTTCGTTACAAGGGTGTGGGTGTTCTGCCGGTTGCCTTGATCGACAAGACCGCGGCAACAGTGGCAAGCGATTATACTCTGGCTCTCCGTCAGCGCATCAAGTTCTTGGTCATCCAGACAGTTCTGGGAGAGGCCAACAACTACATTGGCAACGGAACCAACGATGGTTTGTCCTTGGTGGCCTTGAAGACTGCTCTTGACGCCGACTGCTTGAACCTCCAGAAGCGCGGTTATCTCTCGAGCTACAACTTCACGATCACATCCACTCCAGCTCAGCAGAAGATTGGTCAGGCTTCAATCCAGATCAGCTTCGTTCCTGCAAATGAGCTGGTTCAGTTGAATGCCACAATCGGTATTAACCTGAACGGCTAATAGTATCAACGGTTTAATCTGGGGCTGACTCTCGTGGTTGGCCCCGGGTAAACTTCCTCAGTAGTATCTCCTCCCAGGAGTCATAAACAAATGGCTATTAATACAAATGGCGGTAACTCGCTCGAAAGCGAAATCGCTCGTTCCTACAACTCGTTCTCAGGCTCGGACATCCGTGCCCAGATCGGCAACATCCCGTTCGCCGAGATCCAGGCGATCAGCTACAGCGTTACTCGCGAGAAGGCGCCTATCTACACGATGGGATCTCCCGACCCTCGTGCCTTTAGCCGTAACAAGCGCGGCGTTGCTGGCTCCTTGGTCTGGATCAACTTCGATCGTCATGCTCTGTTGAACATCATCTATGAAGCATCTGGTGTATTCGTAGCCAACATCGATGACGTTCGTCCGGAATACAACCCAGCTGCCCAACAGCAGCTCTCGCAGACAGCGATCTTCTCCTCGTCTCTGACACGTGCAGTCCCCATCCCGCTCCCGACGACTGTTGATTCGGCCGAAGTGCCGGTCAACGCGGTCTCGGGCTTCAAGCAGGAAGCTGTACCATGGTACTCGGATCAAATCCTTCCCTTTGACATCACTCTGGCCGGTACGAATGAAATCGGAGCCGCCACTACGATGAAGATCTTCGGTGTTGAGATCCTAAATGAAGGTATGGGAGTCAGCATCGATGACGCGGTGACCGAGATGCAGGCAACATGGGTTGCTCGTCTCGTTGAACCTTGGTCTGCTGTGGTAACTGCCTTCCCGAATCTTTCTGGTGAAGGTGGCAGCTAATCTTTAAGAAGTCTCTTTCGAAGCTAGTGCTCTATCCAGGGGCTGCTGCTGAACTCAGTGGCAGCCCTTTTTGCTTGATCCCTCCCTCCTATGTCCATTCCCTCCCTCAGTGTAGTTACAGTTGGTTTTTCTCCAGTTAACGGCGACCAGACGTCTCTTCTTTCGTCTGGTCTGTTTCCTATTACTGAGAAACAACCAGGCCCGTACGATTCCACTCCTACAACGATTCAGGGTAATGCGATACCTTCCGTAAGCGATATCACCAACCAAACAGGTGGATCGATCCCCACTGTAGGTAATCCGTTTGCGACATCGATTGGTATTCCAATAGGGACTGGTACAGTTCCGTATAGTCTAAATGACTTGGTTGCCAATCCTAATGGAGGCACAGGTCTCTCCATCTACAATCCAGACGGAACACTCACTGTGGGCCTACAGAATGATTTCTCGACCTACACAGGCACGGACCTGAAGATCATAGTGGATCTGGTCAATACAGATACAGTCAGTTCGGTCCGCAAGAACCAGAAGCAGTTGATTGAATGTACTACTTTCACTGTCTCGATTCACAGAGAGAAGGCTGCTGTGCGCGCGGCCGGCTACATCAATCCAAAGGGCTTCGCTCGCGGCCGTCGTACCATAGCTGGTACTATGGTGCTCACTCAGTTCACCGTCGATGTTCTGTACAGATTCTTGATGGCTAACCAGCTATCAGCCCATGACCTATCCAAGGATACTTTCTACATCAAGGTCGATCAGCTCCCTCCATTCAACATGACCATGCTCTTCACAGATGAGTATGGCAATGCCAGCTATCGTCGTGTCCTCGGCGTGGATTTCGTGACCGATGGTGTGGTATACTCTACTAATGACATGCTGGCTGAACAGACTGTCAGCTATATGGCCTCCGACTTTACACCTCTGTTGAACTTTGAAGCCAGTGCTCTATTCAATCCAACCAATGCCGGTCAGAGTGTGGCGCCAGAGAATACTGTTGAAGCAGTCATGAACAACAAACAGCAGTTCGCTATTCCTCCTTCGAATATCTTCTCCTCGAGTGTGGCAGCCTAATGGCTACTTACAGCCCAATAGTACTAACCGTTATCGATGGGGCAACTAATGCTCCTATCTCTGGGGCACAGGTGTTTATCAATGGATCGGCGAACTTCGATCCAACACAGTTCTCGGTGGTGACTGATTCGAATGGGCGTGTATCGTTCCGAGTATTGTTGAATCCTATCCAGGCTCAGATGCAGGTAAAGGCTACTGGATATCAAGCTCTTAGCCAGCTGCTTTCAGTTAACACAACAGTCTCTCAGTCGGTACAGGTTTCGTTGTCGCCTAGTGCCCAGCCGACGACCAATATCACTCTCTCATTCAAGCCTGCCGTGCCTGGTATTGCGTGGGGCATTTCAGGGCCGGCCACCGACAATGGTGTAACCGACAACTCAGGTACCTCTACCACTCTGAATCCCATTCCGCTTGGTACATACACCCTTGCCGCCACGCTACAAGGCTATTCGCCCTACAGTCAGTCTCTGGTAGTTACCACCCAGACTGATCCGTATGTGATTACCTTGGTTCAGCTGGCTGATGCCAATAACGGTCAACAGACCGGTAACCCGACTGACTCTTCCCAGAGTACATCTTCGCCTTCCAGCATCGTAAGCAGTACCTCCACTGTTCCTCCGGCGCCGTCTGAGTATACCTATCCCAACTCGGAGTATGATAAGTACTTCACGGTCACCGGCGCGCGCATGTATATTGGGAATATCTTCATCGATGAGTTGAACTCCGTCCAGTACGCTCTCCAGGATAACGCGGTTCCTATCTATGGCTATGCCAGCCGCTATGTGGATGCCTACGCCCAGGGTAGATCCCTGGTTCAAGGTCAGTTCACTATCAACTTCGTGACGGAAGGCTATCTATATACCGTCATGCAGGAGTACCAGAGATTCATCCAGAACACCCAAAACACCCAGGCTTTGGTGAATAGCCCGGCTGCAGCAACCATCACACGTATTTTGGGACTCATGGCTGCTCGTGATAATCTTAATCAGCAGGCAAACAACAACCCGAACGATACAGGGTCGGCCAAGCAGGCTGCCAATCTGCAGATTCAAATCAACACTCTACGAGCTGGCCTGACTCCGGAGCAGATGCAGACACTGGCAACCAACATCACGCAGCAGAATACTACGTTCTCTAGTGTGATTGGGTTCGACAATGCTGTCTACCAGGATGTTCTGTTTGACATCCGTATCGAGCTGGGTAATGAGATTACAGGAGTGAAGCGTATTCGCTACCTGGAGAAGTGCAAGCTGATTTCGAATGATCAAGTGATGGCCCAGGATGGCCAGACCATTCTGGATTCCTATGGGTTCATCGCGCGGAGACTCAGATAATGCATTGGGGTAACATCATATTCTGCGTTGTGGCGGTTATTGTAGTGGCCCGCGGAATGTACAGAGAGGTCAAGCGAGTCTATGGAAACCATGGAAGATGTGATACGGAAGAGGGGCAGTAAGTACTGCGTTCTCTCTGAGAAAGGCAAGAATCTTGGTTGCAGTAAGTCCAAGCACCAGGCCCATGTTCGGCTTGGCCAAGTAGAGTTCTTCAAGAAGCGTTCTCGCAAGAAGAAGTAATGTTATAATAGATCATCAGGAGAATCTAGAATGACACACAATCCGGAAGCAGAAGTAGAAGTACAAGGTACTGGTACTCCAGGCGAAACCAAGCCTGTAGACCGTTCCAATATGGATCCACACGAGTTCCTAGCATCCCTGCCTGGGGCTCCGACGAAGGATCAGATTGCTGCATGGAAGCAGCAAGCCCCTAACAACAGACTCGAACTCTTTACTCCCGACGGTAAGCGTGCTTACATTGTCCGCGGACTGACCGGTCTAGAGCTGACCACAATCCAAAAGCAGATCCAAAACATGGCAACTCCAGTGGCGGATGCTGAACTCGAAATGCAACTCCACGCCGTTATCAAGGCTGTTGTCTGGACCAATGCCGGCGAGAATGGTAAGCTGACCGACGTTCGGTTGCGCAATGGCACTGCTGGCCTCCCGGCCACCCTCTTCACGAAGGTAACGAAGCTGTCGGATTTCATGGATCCACAGCAGATCGAGTTCCTTTCAGCCGAGCTGTAATCTATGACAACTAGGGCCGCCACTTGGCCCAGTGGGACACGTGTAGTCTGGCGTGATCTTACTTGGGGAGAGTACCGAGATGCCCGTTCTCGTCAAGGGCCTCCCGCTGAAGTAGCCCTACACGTCTATAAGTTGTGTGTCGTCCACGGTCCGCGGCCGGAAGAGATTCCGGCCGGGATCATGATGTGGATTTACAAGGACCAGCTTGAGAAGAGCCCGTTCTCTGGATCTTTCCAGACGCTGTCTCTACCGCTGGAGAACGCGCGCAAGAAGGTAACAGACTCTTATCTGTTGTGCGCACAGGCCTTCATAGCATCTGTATTCAAGATCCCCTTCGAGGTGATGGATGGCTGGGATTCGGAAACACTCCTTACTCGCTTGGCCCAAGCTGAGTTTGTGTCGGGCGTGCCACTCAACCCGATGGATCCTAAGTCTGTCAAGGATTCTAAGAGCAAGTTACAACGAAAGAAAAAGCAGCTCACAGATGCGCAGCAAATAGCATTGGAGAGAAGGAATGATCCAGCTTTCAATCGCCGCCCAGGACAAGCTCGTCAGCGTCCTCAAAGATAACCCAGATCGGCCGTTCGTCCGCCTTGGTGTGAAAGGTGGCGGCTGCTCCGGATTCGAATACTCTATCGGTCTCGTTGATGAATACGAGCCGGACTGGGAACTGTTTGAGTTTGGTCCCGTGAAAGTAGTCGTGGACCCAATGAGCTTGATGTATCTTGAGGATGTATCTGTAGACTACATCGAAGGCCTAGACGCATCTGGATTTAGGTTTACTAATCCACATGTGCGCAGCCAGTGTGGCTGTGGTAAGAGCTTCAGTGTGTAATATGCATGGCAACCTGGCATCAAAAGCATTTCTTTCATGTTCTCGACGTCGAGACTACAGGCCTGTCCGCTGGACATAAGAACACAGGCCTGCTCCAGATCTTCGCTTCAAAACTCCCTCCTTACGTAGCATCCCCGTTTCATCCCACCACATTAGTAAAGCCTCGCACTGGATATACCGATCCTGTGAGCGGGATTCATATCCCGTTTGCGTACAACTATGCGAAAGGCGAGCAAGTTCTTTCTCAGGCTATGAAGCTTGGTCAGGTCGGTGAAGAAGAAGCAGCTCGACGCTTCTTTGCCTCGGCCGAAGAAGAACTCTCTCGTAAGAAGCGTTTCCTACTGACTGGCTGGAATGTCAAGTACGATACTGGTGTGCTCACTGAGATCGCCGGCCGTTATCCCAGCCTCGCTGGATACAAGGACTTCTTCAAGCGCAAGGGAGTAAAGGTATTCGGCTTGGAGCAGTCATTCTTTGAACTGGCGCTGGGTTACGGACAAGACAACCCAGCTTTCGCAGAACGTCACCTGCGCATGGGCCCATCCACTCCTATCTCCAAGACTACCGGCCCAGGTATGCTGGCGCGTAACGTAGAGGAGATGCAGTGGGTTCCTGGCTGGAAGGTTGAGAATATTGCTGGTGCGGCCGGCGGACTTGAAAGACTCATGGGTCCCAAGCTGGCTGGAGCTGCCGGCTATCATGAGGCTGTGACTGACGTCAAGGTCGAGCAGACCCTCTTTGAGCGCCTGCGCACAGCCAAGAGAAACCTACAGCGTGGGCACAGTTGGGAAGAAGCTCTGGGCTCTGCACAACTCTTGCCCCCAGGTGAGACTGCCGAGACGTTCTTCTCCAAGATCTATGCCAGCCCCTGGGCTGAGAAGGTAGCTGCTCAGGCTGAGCGTGGTGCCAAGGTCCTGCCTAACAAAGTCAGTGCCATAGGAAAGGGTATCTCTGTTGCCCTGGTCTTTGCTGCCGCGGCAACCGCAGCGTGGGCTATCGCAAGCAGCAAGAGAAGCGATCGTCAGACTCAGATCACCGGTTTGAGTGGTACAGGTCTGGCTGCTGAGAGCCGTCATGCCTTGACTGATTTTGGATCCGGTTGGGATGGACAGGACGATCGCAATACTCTGAAGGTAGCTGCCTGGTTGGCTGGTGGCGCCGCAGTTGTAGGAGCACATAAGTTTGCTCTTAAGAACTGGTCTGGCTATGCTGAGGGCGTCTATCAGTTCATGAAGACGGTAGAAGCGCGTTCGCCTGGCGGCCTCTTCCGTACCTTCGGTCTGTCTCAGCGCATGTCCAGTTATCTGCCAGAGGAAGTTTCCTTTGCGGCCGAACAACTGATACGCGGTTCTGAGCTTACCGAGATGGGTAAGCACATCGAGCGCCTGATTGGTGTCAGCGCCCTGGATGAACGCTTTGCTAAGACAGGAATGAGGTTCACTCGAACCTCAGCTTCCTCTCCGTATCTGAGTTTGGTTGGCGGCCGCGGTGAAGCTATTCGCTTTGCCGAACGCGGCCGGCTGACAGGATCATCGGCTGCCTTTGGCGCCAAGCTCCGCGAACAGGTATTCCCTCGTACACTGACTGACAAAGGTCCTCTTGCTGAGATGTGGGAGATGTTCCAGAATCTCCGCGCCAGCCAGAGACCAGGAACTCCCCTCACAAAGGGACAGGCTTTCAAGAGACAGATTGGTGGAGAGTTCCAGTTCTTCGAACCTCTCTACGGTCGTCAGCCTGGACTCGTGGGTGGTATCGAATCGGCCTACAGAACAGGTCAACGTGTAGCATTCGAAGCTGCTGAGCGCCCACTCCGTCTGTTGTCTGATATCGGTATGGGTCTGCCTAAGGGCTCATACAACAAACTGTTCCACATTCCGTTCGCCGGCGAAGGCGGAATGCTCAATGCGCTGATGCTCAAGCGTGTGCTGCCTGCATATCTTGCTATCACGGCCGCACGTTACATCAACTACCAGCTGGGAAATAAACCAGCTGAGACGCTCGCCGAGGTTCCGCTTAAGGCTCATCTTGCCTGGGCGCGCGCAACCGACGCAATCCCAGGCCTCCGTGCGATCACAGATAAGTACGAAGAGATCGTACCAGGTCCGCAGTATGGTCCGTTAGCTCTGCCTATCGGAGCTGGTGCTATTGGTGCAGGTATTCACTGGGTCAACATTGCTCGTGGCGCCCAAGAGTTCCCAGTCCACGCTGCTCGAGTAGCTGCTTCTCACAAGGCCTTCTGGAAGGGTGCAGGTATCGGTGCTTTGCTGGCTCTGCCTTTCGTGCCTGGTATGTTGGGCAGCCGTAAGACTGAAGATGAGCTGCAACGCATCTACTCTGGTGAAGAAGAAGTTCCAATCCGCGCCGGCCGTTGGTGGGATGTAGGTTCCACTCCGTTCAGTGGCGGTCGCATCAAGTACTTCCGTCCGCACTGGTATCAGTTGATGAAGACCAAGGCCGAGATGGTATCGACCTATGGTTCGGAAGATGCATACTGGGAACATCACCCACTGCTGCATCCGTTCAAGTACATAAAGGATCCATACTGGCTGGAACGCGCGAACTACGCTAGCCGTCCATACCCAATCACATCTCCTGCTTTCTCCAACGTGCCTCTCATTGGTCCGCTGCTGGCTGCCACAGTCGGCCGCATCGTAAAGCCAACACAGAGAATGCACCAAGGCGAATGGGACATCAACAACTATACGTTGTATAGCCCGCGTCTAGAACCTAACATGGCGTTGGGTGGCCTGGCGCCATCTCGGCCTCGTGAGGAGTTTGGCTTCAAGGATGTTGTCGGTCGTGAAGCGCTGGCCTTTGCTGAATATACAGGTCTGCCTGGGTTCATAGCTACAACCCTTTATGGTAAGGCTGGAACTCCTGGCGCCGGAACACCGGGTCAAGATGTTGTATTGCAGGGCAGTCGTCAAATGACGAATCTGTCCCGTCAGTACTACCAGCGTGAGTTGGGTGCTGTGTCTGGCTTCAACCCTAGCGGAACTGGTGGCATGCCGTTCGGTTATTCAGAACCTCTCCGCCGTTTCATTCAGCCTGATAAGCTAGCTCCGCAAGCTAATGAGATCCCGAATACAATGCCTCGTTGGCTGCCTGGCGAAGATTACATGATCAACTTCCGTACTGGCGATCCGTTCGCCAAGATACCGGAAGGTGGTGCTCGTCTTCCAGGCCGTGGTTATGCTGCTCTGCATCCAGAGCTTCGTGGCTTGAAGGCAGAAGAATACCCAGACATCTATCGTTACAAGATTCTGGCTGATGTTGCTCCTTGGAGTAAGGAGTACATGATCTATCGCTCCAAGGTGCGCGCGGCCGCACAGAGAGATGCTCGTCTGGAGATCGAGTTTGCACGCACTGAAGATCAAGTGCGCCAGATGAAGGAATCGACGATCCAGTTCGGTCAGCGTCGTTTCACTGCTTCGATCGAACAGATCCAAGGAACGATCACCAAGGCTACACCAGAAGGTATTGAGCTGGAGCAGTATCCAGGACGCAAGTTCATATTCAGTTCTCTTGGTATGTCTGCTTCCGATCTCTCAGCTACAACACTCGGCGAGGAGAATGAACTTACTCGCTCTCAGAGTGCTAAGGCCGTTACGGAGAAACAAGCTTCTCTGGATGATTACTTGTCTAGCCAGGTTGGCATGCAGGCTACTCTTGTTGTGCCTAAGGGTACTGAAGAGCATGCGGCTGAGTCTCGTGCTGTCATCTTCATTGATGATGTTAATATCAACAAAGAAATCATCGATCGAGGTCTCGGACAGTTCAGAAAGGATTACGGCGGGGCAGAAGCTCAGGCCATGTATTCCTCCACCCAGGTAGCTCTCGGTAAGTACGCCGAGACTCTGGCCTTCACAGGTGAGGGTGGACCTCTCCGCTTCGTACCAACTCCATTCCACACAAAGTACTGGAATGAGCGCACAGCTTTGTCTCTCTATCAGGAACAGGAAGTCTACGGCGCGCGCATGCGTAGATGGCAGAAGCCGTTCCATGATATGATTGCTGCATGGGCCCGCGGTACCTACCGTCGTTTCACTGGCGGTGTATTGGTGCCGGAAGAAGTCGAACATCGCCGTCTAATGGATAGCTTGGTCGATGAGTTGGAATATCTGCGTGCAGATGTGCAGGCAGGAGCGCATCCAGGCCAGAAAGGCAGGTATACTAGTCAGGGTAAGAGAACGAATATTGGTGCCAATCTCTTTGGCAATCCTCAGTTTGTCTCTCAAACCCTCCCTCGGCGCGAGAAGCTTTACTTCCCAGCATTCCTCCAAGAAACAGATCCGGACAAGCGCCAGCAGATTCTTGAATCTGTCTCTCCGGAACTAGCCCGAGCCCTTACTGCTCAGTGGGTAAAAACTGATGCTATGCTTGCTCGCCTCGCGGGCAAGATAATACCAGCCATTGAAGAAGGCGGAGTCCTCTACACAGAGGAAGGCCTCAAAGAGTATGAGCAAGCGAAAACAGACCTCAGCTACGCAGACTACATCCGTTCGAAGCAAATCGCCGAAACCTTTGGCAAGCTCGGCTTTGATATCCCCGGTCCTGGTTCTCCGCTATGGGAGCAAGGCATTGACTATGAGGATGTCAAGCTTAAGATTATTCAGAACGAAGGCTATGATTACCACGACTTCAACATCTACGACGACCGGGCAGCCCTCCTCTGGCGCAAGCCCTACATCGATGGAGCTGTGCGAGAACTTGTTTCTAGCGGTTCACAACCTACAGAACGCATACGACAAACTGTGGAGCGTATTATCCTCGAGGGACAAGATAAGAATCCGCAAGTGGTCTCCTCGGGCGGTCCTAACCGAGTGGCAGGCTCCAACGTGTCTATAAGCGTCGACGAACAGGGAGACAAAGAGGTTATGCGGGATATTCGCCGGAATGAGGACGAGTACCGGGAAGAGAGCACCAGCTAAGCTCCTAGAATGCCCCGTAAAGGGCCCTAGGAGTCGATTAGAGCCATTAAATCAGTGAGATAAGCCGAATATGTTTACCGGGTTCCTAAAAGCCGTTAAAAGCCTTGCAACTGAACATCCAGGTGTGGCCTTTGCCACTGCCTTTGCCTCGGCTACGGCCCCTATTTTCCTTAAGGATGAGAACCGCGGTTACTTCCGGACTGCCGTCATAACTACCCCTATTGTAGCGGCTATGGGTCTTGCCGGCCCGGGCTTGGTAACATCTGCCTCCCGTACAGCTCGAGCTGGCATGCAGTTCGCACGTGAGATGCCTATGTTTTTTGGTAGCAATAAAGCTACTAGATTCAAGGACTTACGTTCAGCTCTGGAAAAGACAGGTGGGGGTGCAGGAGCTCTCAATCCCATCTTCCGTACCTGGGCCGACAATGCGGCCGTAGATTTCTTCAGCCAGGTTGACCGCGGTGGGCCACCGATCGAGAAGAGCATGGAGCAGGCGGAGAACCTCTTTCATGAGCTTCTGGGCATGTCTAACAAGCGTGATCTGCTTACCTATGCTGTGGAAGGCGCCAGACAGCGGGTAGCTTCTCCGCTAGATCTTACTAGAGTTGCGCGCGGAGGTCCTCTGGCCGGCATGGCAGAGTCAGAGCTCCGTGGTATCGTCAACGCCAATAGAGCTGATCCCCGCTTCGTCAAGGAGCTGAGTAGCCGTCTTGGCTGGGCCAAGAAGCTCAAGGATCTCGGTCCGTTTGCCAATCCACTCAAGATGAGCATGACTGGTAAGACTACTAGTATGGAGTGGCTGGAAGCTTATGGTCAGTTGCACGGTCAGCGTCCAGAAGTAGCTGATGCTATTCAGCGCGCGATCCGTCAGGGACAGGTGTCCTCTGCTACGGTCGTTGCCGAGCAGGTGGCAGATGGAACTGTCGGCCGTATGCTGGGTGTCAACATCAAGGGTCCAAAGGGCGAGCTTCATATCCCTCTGTTTGATCCCAAGACAGGATCCGTCAACATTGAAGGCAAGGTTGGAGTCGGGCGCCACATTCACACGCCAGAACGAGTATTCGAACTGGATACATTCGTTGCTGAACACCTGACTCAGGATTGGGGAAAGCTGAAAGGTGATATTGGTCGTGCTGCTTATTTCGGCGGCGTGGTCCCCGAAGATCCATTCAAGCTTCAAACACGTCTTGAATCCCAGCTTGCTAACCTTTCTCCACAAGCTCTGTATATCCGTTCTCGCGCTGCTATTCCTAGCAGCTTGCCTATTTATGGAGGCAAGGCATTTGAGGATCTGTCAGACCTGGAACGGATCCAGTACACTATCAAGATGCTGGGTCGTGGTATGACTCGCATTGGTTCTGAGGGAGGCACATCGAAAGGTGTGTTCGAGTTCGCTGAATCGGAACTCTACATCCCGGGAGGTGCGCCTTCGCTCGCTAAGCAAACGTATTTCTATAGATCCTTCACCAAGGACTTGCAGCTGAAAGCTGAGACCATTGGTGAGGAGTTCCGTCCAAGCTTTACAACTTCCGCGGTTGAATCCATCGGAGGTGTTCCGGAAATACAGATGTCCGTGGCTGGTGTGTCGCCACAACAGAAGTCGCTGTTCGGCGACTTGCCGAAAACAGCAGAAGGATTGGCTGGCTATAAAGAGACTGCTATCCAACGCATACTGGCCGACAATCCAAAGATGACACGCGCCCAGGCAGAGGCTGCTTGGGGTAAGATCAGTGGTAAGCTCGGCGAGAAGGGCTATCTAGAAGCCGGCCGTGGCTTGGGTGGGTTGGGTGAAGGTGATATTATCCTTCACGAGAAGTTCCGCCGGCTGAAGATGGAGTCGCGTAAGAACGTCTACGTCGACAAGCTTCATCTCAACCCCGAGGATTACATCAAAAAGTCCCTTAGCCCAGAGACACTAATCGGATTTGAGGGTTTGAATCCTGTCACGTCGGAAGCTCCTTCTACATTCATAGAAGGCTGGTCCACTACACCTAGCGGCCAGTTCGAGCTCAAGCTGCGTCAAGAGTATCCAGTAGAGACAGGAGCCAAGATTGACATCGCTGGCGTGAAGGGTCTGGCTATCGTACCCGAGGAAGACATCTTCCGTCGCCAGGTCGAGCTGCTGAATCTATACGGTGAAGCTACTGGATCTAAGACTGCTATCCCTAGCTTTGTGGAAGCTCTAGCTCCGCTACACTACATGCAAGCTAAGACTAGCGATCCTTTCCGCCTTATGGTATCGCAAGCAGCTGCTGTGTCTAGCGATATTGCTGCTAACAGTGTGCATCTAAAGGCTGACTGGGCAAACCTGGAAGCATTGGATCGTGTCAATAAGTACATGGCTGATCTTGCTGCTCAGGGTATTCGCGCGCAGCGTACTGGTACTGGAAATAACGTCTTCCATCTGCTCGAAGATTCGGAATACGTACGCAGCCTGGATCTGGAGGGCCGTCGACTCCGTATGCAGTCGGTGGGTCAACTTACAGAAGACTACCTGCGTGATGTTGCTGGCTTTGCTCAGCGTGGTGCTCCTGGGACCGAGGGTGAGCTCTTCTCTGCCTTCAGACGTAGCGGTGAAGAAAGTCTGATGAACTACATGCAGAAGAACGCCATGTTCTCCTTTGCGGCGTTCTGGGATAGCACTCGCCGTAATGTACCTCAGATGGTCGGCGCCACATACGATATGTTCTCCGAGATGTGGAGAGCTGGTAATGTGGAAGGTATGAAGGAGTTGATGAGCCGCTTGGATTTCCATGGTGGCGATCCGGGAAGAGCTTCTGCTTTTGCTGCCCAGTTCGTAGGTGGTGACTTCACCAAGTCTCTGGGGACTGTTATCCCCATAGAGGAGGCTGCAGCCAATCTCAGAATAGGCACGATGGAAGGCCGAGTTGGAGGTATCTTTGATCCCTCAAATAAGCTCGTCCAAGAGAACTTTTCTATCAAACTTGATCAGCCGGTGTACGCACGTGTGGCTGGACGTGACCTTGAAGTTACTCACATTCCTGTCCTTGGTAAGTTGGCACACGGCGGTGGTAGCAACCTCTATGAAAAGGTTGGTGAGGGTCTTACTTATAGCCCCACGGATTATGAAAAGACGCTGGCGGACGTAGTCAAGTGGCAGAAGGATCCCGTTATGATGTCCGCGGCGATCTCCGCTCACCTTGATGAAGCCCAGCGTGTACTGTTCGGGAAGGAAGGATTCTACCGTGCCCGTGGTACAGATGTCTTGGGAGCTGTGTCTGGTTTCATTCAGACGCGCGCCCAGGAAAACCCATTTGAACTCCTTATCAATGAGCAGATGGCCGGCCGAGTCCGCGACCCAGAGATCCGTAAAGCATTACTCGCCGGAGAAGATATCTACGCTACGGCTGCTCGTCACCCTATTCAGTCAGCTCCTTACATGCGTGTGAAGGTGGCTCCTGATGCTGGCATGGGTCCTAACATGGTCGGTATGGATGAGCGCATCCGTGGCTTGTTCGGCGCCGATGACGATAAGGATATCCTGAATCTGTTCTTCTATCGCAAGGGTTCTCAAGCCGAACGTGAAGCCCAGGCTGCTATCAATGCTCTGAATAGCAACCAGTGGAGAAGCCTGAAGACTCTTGAGATGCTGTACGGGAGCGTTGAAGACTCACGTAACATCGCAGAAGCTGGTGTGAAGACTCTGCCTTCTATGCTTGAAGAAAGTCTTAAGTTGGCTAGTGCAGGTGGAAGAGCAGAACAAGTCACACAGCGTATGGCTGGTGGTGTGGTTGGTGCGTACTCTAACTTACTGACTCGCTTGTACATGAACGTCGAGATGCATCCTACAATCGGTGTGAAGCCGATGGAAAGAGATATCCTCGGTCACATGCTGTGGACGATCCGTCAGGTACCTATCTCTGCCCAGAAGGGCAAGATGAAGTTGAATCCTGAGGATCCTCTGGGATTGTACAGAAGATTGGTAGGTGGCTTGGAATCTCGCACGCCGGAAGGTGTAGCTAAGTTCACCGAGGGTATGAGGGAAGTTATCTCTGGCTACGGTAAGGAATCGATCATTACTGCAGAGACCGCTCCTTTGTTTGAAGAGCTTACTGGGATGAGGGTAGCTCCCGGCACCAAGCGGAATGTTTTGATGGACGTGCTGGACTCCGAGAAGTTCCAAGGAACACTCTCCGAGTTTATCATAGGGCGTAATGTTAGGGCAGATCGTGCTGCCGAACTTCTGACTAAGGCAACTACGGATATGGAGGGTGATTCCCTCTATCGTCTGCAGGCCTTGTACAAGGAGATGGGTACGCCTCCTCCTTGGCTGATTGGCCTGGCGCGCGAGAAAGGCTCGGGGATGTCTGTTTCCAAAGTCCTCGGCGCCATCAATGAGGGTCTCAAGAGTACTTACAGAGAGTCCAAAGGTAACCTAGGTGTTCTGGCTATTGGAGTCGGAGCCGCGGCTGTAGGAGCAGTTCTTACCAGCCATGTCAAGAAGGTTACTCCGACGCAGGCTACTTTCGGTCGGCCGCGTGGGAACTTCAGACCAGAAACTACTGAGACTGTAACAGATCAGGTCCCGGGCGAGCCAATAACCGGTGCTATGTCTTCTGTTAACCCACCTCGTCGTCAGCTTCCTCTGCGCGGTGGTACATCTACAACGATCGTGGCGCCAATGCGCCAGCGTACAGATCTGGAAGTAAGAATGAAGGCTCAGAATCGCCAGGATACGATTGAAATGCAACGTATGATTAGTCAGATCTCTGGCAATAATGGTGTATCAAATATCAATGTGAACTATCGCAACGGATGGAGAAACAAGATGAGTACTCTCCGCCGTCGTGAGACGATTCGAGAACAACTGGAATCCTAATGGGACAGATAATCACAACTCGAGATGACAATCAAGCGGGATACTTCCGTATTGGTAACCTTGTACTGAACATTCCTCCGGAACAGATTCAGTGCCACAAGGTTATCAACGGAGAAGAGGTTATGCCTCTGCGCTTCCCGTTCGCTATTCCTATCAAGACTGGTCAGTCGCGTTGGGATGTAACGTGGACTTGGAAGTGCGTTGCTGATTATGATAATGCCGACTACTCAGCATGGACTGATGTACAGATGCTCCTGGCTATGTTTAAGGCTGCTCCCTTCGTTGAAGTAGAGAACGATCATATCCGTCAGATCGTGAACCCTGCAGTTCTAACTCAAGGAGCTACTGCAGATGACGTTATGGCTTTTGCTCTGCGTCAGATGCGTGTGGAAACTAATCCTGATTTGATTGACACACTGCAAGTTACCATGACGATGTCGTACTTCAACTATCGTCCGTACTCCAAGAACTTCCAGTATGATGATTGGACAGGCAACTCTACTTCCAGTGCTCTGAACTCGCCACTTTTCACAGCTTACTTGTTGAACTGGATCCAGACGAATCTGAATAGTGATCCTACCCAACAGCCTGATACAGGTATGACTGTCTCCTCCACGAACTGGCAGGGACAAATACCTGGTAGTATTACGTTTACTGCGCGCGAGTATGCTGCTTGTGCACTGCCTAACGATACAGGTCTCAATCCTCCGCCGGCCGGATCTGGAGCCCTCAATCCAGCCAATCCTGGAGCCACTCGACAAGGTACTGCTGCGCAGGGGAAAGCCAGCGCTGGAAACTTCGTAGATAACATCATTATCGACACAACTGATATCCATAATCCTGCTATTCAGTGGTGGGTGAAGTCTGCTGCCTTTCCGGAATCCAATAATAACTATTCGGCGATCAACAAGTCTACAGTGACCAATACCGGCAAGCCTTCGGCTGCAGTAGGTCTTCTGCAGTGGGTGCGCGCGGCTGCTATTGATGCTATGAAGGCAGCTGATACTTATCTTGGCACACACTATGTTTCTGTGGCTGTGCAGAGTGGTTATCTAGTTGCTGCTCGTACCAACAATGGATACAACTGGGGCTCTAAGTCTGTTCCAAGTCCGCAGTCAACAGATCCTGTATTGGCAACCTATATCTCTTGGATGATGAGCCCGCCTATCACAGGTGGACAAGCCCAGCTTCAGAATGACATGGCTACAGGTTGGGCTATTCTCAAGCTGCGTGCTAACAATGGTTCTGCTCTGTCGGCTTGGGAAGCACATCGTTTTGGACAAGGCATCGTGAATAATGGACAAGGTTCTCCAAGTATGGATAACACTTGGTTCACGAAGGCTACGAATACTTACCGCACACTATCGAATGATCCAAATGCTTTCACTCCTCAGGAAGGTACAATACCGCCTGCTGGTAATCCTAACCCGGCAACGAATACCACTCCAGTGGTAAGCGGTAATAACACAAACACACCTCCAAACATTTCTAACTCAACCAACCCGCCACCGACTGCGACAACCCCACCGCCGATGACAACGCAGATTCGCTATCTGTTGAACAACAACTATACGTATGATTATGCTACTGAGTCTGCTGCGTTCCTATACAAAGAACACTACATCAAGATGACAGCGAAGGAGAATGATGATCAGCCGGCCAGCTCGGATATCGAAGATATAGATCCAGAACACTTTATCTATCCGATGCAGATCTCCGTTGTGTTCGTCAATAACATCTCTCAGATACCATTGGCTGGATATCAATATCCTACCTATCAGCACTTGGGTCCTGGGTCTACATTGGTATCTGTTGGGTTGCTGTCGAATGCCAAGATCCCAGAAGCTGATAGTTATCCGGAACCGGAACATACTGGACTCAGCTTGCTATCCAATATGACTAAGATGCTGGAAGATCAGTTCCAGAGCCTGCGCAATGAGTGGCGCCGTGTGAACTCTATTCATCGTATGCAATCGATAGCAGTCCAGAACCAAGTCCTTAACATGCTGGGTATTCGCGGCTTGTTGACAAAGGAACTGACAACTGAGACTATACCTGAAGCAGCAAGTGAAGTAACTGCCCAGTACAATGCCATTCAATATGAGAACGTCTATTATGCTGAGGGTCCAAATCCATATCAGGTGAATACAACACCCTTTGGATTCTCTCAAATCTGGCTGAAGATCCTGCGTGACGGCACGATCGTCAATGACTTCTCTGGTGATACATCGCTCACTGCCTTGGTGAACTTGGCAAAGATGATGACGTACTCAAATACAGTATCGACCGCTGTTTCTTCAGTGACAGGGACTACTGCTACTGGAGCAGAAGCTAATCAGTTCTTGTGGAACTGGTTAACTCAGCAATCACCGACTGTAACACCAGCCGGAGGTGCAGTATCAGGTGCTATTGGGGGTGTTGCATTAGGCACAGCGGTGCAGCAAGCGCTTACGCATTTTCTGGCTCCTCCTCCTATCTCTAGTGAAGCTTACAATGTGCTGTCTCCTGCTCCTTTCGAGCAACAGGAGCAACTGCTGATGGTTAAGTTGCTAGATGAGTTTCCAAGCAGCCTAACAGGTCTGAGAGATAATACCTTCACCGAAGACTTCCCAGATATAGCGAATCGAATCAAGAGTCATGGTGGTCAGTTAAACTATTCCGACTATTTCCTGATTAAGAACTGGCCAACTCTATCCGAGCTGCCGGATTATCAGCTGTTTCAAACCTACTCCAAGAATATTGATGCCCGTGTCTCTGCAGCTCTGGCTGCAGATCCTGCTTTAGAGTCACCGGTCAATCAGCTATGGGATCAGTTTGTGGGTTTTGCCTATGCTAACAACTATCAGTTGATTCGTGACCAAATGCAACGCGCGCAGTCGTCTCCACAGCTGAAACCTATGTTTGTGACAACACAGACGATTACCACACCTGGTAATGCTCAGCTCCCAGGACACTCGTGCTATCTGGATATGGGTCTCAAAGATGTTACATACGTCGGCCGCGATAACAATCCGGCCATGTACTTCCATGATGACAATGCTGACCTGATTGCCAGCATGCAGAAGCAGATCACTTCCATTGTTTCGCAGACAATGACTTCGGTAACAAACTTCGAACAAGTAACCCCTAATGTCGATACAGGGAAGCTGGTTCATACAAATACAGCATCCTTCACGGGTAATGCACAGGCTATCATTTCAAATGTTAAGCCTTCTAGCTACACGATGTCCAAGGCATTCCCCACATTCAAGTTGTTCCTGATGGAAGACAACGCGCAGAAACCGTTCTACGCTTACGATAACTTCTACTCGTATGCTACGGTTCTTGATATGGAGATCATTCGCTATCGGGATAGACCCGACACAGCGGTCATTCAGGTCTCCAATCTCCTGCACATGTTGGATCAACACATGTTTGACGGTACGCCGCAAGGCCGCCAGGAAGCAAGACTGCACGCGCCGGTAACAACTAACATACCAGCCGATCAGCAGCTTGTCATCCCTGCTGGTGGTGTGGCTAGTATGGATATCAATCAGCCCACAGCTGATGCATGGACTCTTGATAATCGATTCCCTCAGATCGCGGCCCATCGTCCTGTTGATACTACCACATCGAATCGCCAGGTCGATAACAAGTTCCCGCTTCGTTATTTTGCTCTACAGACCGGTACTAAGGTACAGGTGCGCATGGGGTTCTCGAATAATCCTGATTTGCTTGTGCCTGTCTTTACCGGCCAGGTAACACAAATCGAGGGTGATGAGATCCTCTCGATCGTCTGCCAGAGCTACATGCTGGAGCTAGTTGTGCCGGCCCAAGATGAGATCCGTAAGGATGGATTTACGGTTGATGGGCGTATCAACAAGCTGACCAATGCTCTTGTAAAGAGTGTTCGTGATTTTCCTAGCAATATACCTAGTATCCCAGGTGATTTGCTTGGTGGTATCTTCGGTAACACACCTGCCTTCGGAGGCAACAGTACTGTTGGAGGCTACAAGATTCCTGGCCTTAACTCTCCAGGTGGGACTGTGGCTGACGTTATGAGTGCCATGCTGAGTGTCAGCACAGCTAAGCATTTTGGTCGTTGGCAGCTTGGCGCTCCGACGGATCACTACATCAAGGGCCATAACTGGAACACCCTGCTGGGTTCGGTTTTGATTCTGGCTAGCAGTTCACCTCTGACGGCTGGGGCAACTGGATTAGAATCAGGCTACGATCGTAGCTTTGAGAATATCCTAACAACACACATCTTTGGACCAGATGGTACAGCTATAGCTGATGCAAAGGGTGGAGCTCGTACGTGGTGGTATGAACTGCCAGGCGGCTACGGTTCGCCAGAGTACTACATCCCCAAGGATTCTATTATGACTCCTTGGACGTATATCCAGGATATTGCTCGTCGCTATCCTGAGTTCATTCTCGCCGTTAAGCAATATGGTTTTCCATATACTGCGGATGCTACCCTTGTGTTTGCTAATCCACATGATTTCTATTCTTCGCGTACGCCAGTCCCAGGCGAGGTCGAGTTGCAGCAGCAAGCGGCTTCAGATACGATCCAGTTTAATCTCTGGTGGACAGGTGGTACCAATAGTGGACAGGCTCAGTTCAGGGCTTTCTGCAACGGTGTTGGTTCTCAATGGGCTTCTAGTGCAGAGAACCAATATGAATATACTCTGAATGGCGCCACAGAAGGCTCAGAGTTCTATACTTTCTTTATAGCTACTGTAGGTGCAACTTTACAAAGTCCTAATGCGGCCGCTGACAAGATGATAGGTTACATCAATGGTGGTGGGCCTGGAGTCTTCTTCAACATCACTAACATCTTCGCGCAGCAGATGGCAAGTAATGTTTCTTCTCTTGGCCTGGTTATAGGCACGTCTCCTGGCAAAACAATCTCTCCATTCCAGGGAGAACAAGGTCTTCAGCAACTAGTCCAGAACTACTACACCTGGCTAAATCAACAGACTCAACCAGGTGCTAATCTGGCTGTGAATGCTCGTATGAAGCCCGTCCGTCGTTGGCACTTAGTGAATGGTGATAACATCATTCATAACGGTATCAATCTGAATGAGAACTTTTACAATACAGTCCGCTTGGTGAATCAGACGTTACCAGCCAATGAAGCGATACCCTCGCAGTATCGTCGTATGTTGCTCGCTGATCCGTTCATTGTGGACAAGAAGAACATCAAAGGCGATACGCCTTATACGAATGCCTACATGCAGAGCTTTTTGCGTGATGAACTGGCTAAGGCTTATCGTGGTGAGTTGGTACTTCTTGGCAACCCAGAGATCGAGCCTTTCGATGTCCTGATGCTTCTGGATCCTTCCACCGGCATCTCGGGCCCGGTCGAAGTTGATAGTGTGATCCACTCATTCAATCAGGAGACTGGTTTCATTACGATCGTACGTCCGCGCGCGTTTGTCGTGATCAACGATAAGCTGAGCATGCCTATACACCAGGCTGTGTGGGATATGCTGACCAGAATGGAAACCCAGATTGAAGGCTGGACGATACACAATCCTCTAATCAATAGCTCCAACTTGCCTGTGGTTGAGGCGGAGTTAGGCATTCTTGCCTTGATTGGCGCCGCGGCTATCAGTCCATGGATTGCTGTGCCGGCCGCGCTAGCAGGCGGAGCAGCTATCTTCTGGACCGGTAAGATAGTTAACCGCCTCAATCCAATGGGTATTGCTCCACTTACTCGTTTCCAGAGACCCTGGATTTCAGGTCTAGAAGGCTGGAAGGTGGATGATGTTCTGGGTACTTTGCAGACAAAGTGGCAGTATTTCAAGGAAGACGAAATCGAGCCCCTTATGTTCTCGTTCCGCCAGGCTCGCAATATGGGTCTTATCTAACCACGCGATATGGTATACTAATCAGAGGAGGTAGATGTGGCAAAGGATCAACGCAACGCTGAGCTAGGTCTCAGGATTGCCAGCACGTCGGATTCTACTAAGTCAGCTGCTCAGAAAGAGTTGGCGGTAGTTAGTCCCTGCTCGCATTGTCAGAACTTCAGCAAAGCCGGCGACACATCTACGGACCCATACCGTACCTCCTGTCCGCGGCGTATCTGGATTCAGCAGCAAGCAAATGCAGATCCTGATAGCGGTCAAGGACCCGACCCCGTTCTATATCTCTCCGGTACGACTGACCCTAATAAACTTGCGAATCCTGTCGTGGATCAGAATACTGGTAACTACTTGGTCTGGATTGCCGCGGTAGAAGACAATGCAGGCGTTGTGGATAACCAGGGGAATGTTGTGACTCCAGGGATCCTCGATAGCAAGTTCGATAACACCTACATCAGATGCCGACTTCTTCCGTATGTATCGGAACAGCATCATGATATTCTTCGCACCCTGGGTCCGTTCCAGGAGATGGATCATGTTGTGGCAGAATCACATCGTATTCCTCCCATGACTACTCCGTTTACCTCTACCAGTGTTCAGTATCAAGAAACACCTGTGGCTGGCACTGTTTCAAAGGCTTCCTTCGCCTACTCCTTCAATACGGTCAATCCAGATGATCATGGGATAGTTGGTGGCACCTAATGTCTACTCCTGCCAATGCGATCGTGAATGACCAACAACTACCCTTGTTTGCCCCGCCGGGTACGCAAGTTCCTAAGCTTATACACGCTGGTACTGATTGGGTTGGCCAGCCGTATGTCTTCATTGATGATGCGTCTGCGGCCATGTACAGTAAGTTGGGCCTTGGCATCTTGGTAGACAACATCTTCGGTATCGCTATCAGTGGTCCGACATCGTTCTCCGAGTCATTGGAGAATATCCACTTTGGTTGCGGTTATTGGACTCTCAATCCAGTCCAGCTTTCAAGTATAGGGTCGAGCGCTGCAGTTCCGGTGCCAACCCTCGTGAACGATACTCCTCGTCTTTTGTCCTCAGCTGCTACTGTCTCTAGCTCAGTCAGCAATCTACAAGCAGCTGATCCTAGTTTCCCAAGCTAATGGCAACTTCACCTACAATCCCGGGCGGCTTCATAGACTTCCAGTGGATGTCGCAAGGCGACTTTATCCTCTCTGGCGGTGATCTTGCTACAACTAACCCTTCTACCCTGGCTAGTATCCAGGACATGACACGTACCCGATTGAAGGCGGCGCTTAATGGCTGGCAGCTATATCCAATCGGGGCTGACCTGCAAGCCAGACTAGGTGATACGATTAATCAGGAGCTTAACATCACCTTGCGCCGGCAGGTAAATAACTCTCTGACCAATCAGTTCCTTCCTCGCGGTTCCTTCAATGTCCAGAGTATTCAGGACAATGACATCATCACGATCTATGTTTATCTCAATCAGTCCTTGATCGCAACAGCAACGCTGAATCCATTGACAGGGACATCGACGGTTTCCTAATATGCCCATACAGCAACCTACCTCAGCGACTACATTCCAAAATCAGATCCTAAGCGCTCTGGCAACTACAGCTATCACTCAGCTGTCGCCTGGCGGTAAGGCGCGCGCGATCGCTGACATCGTTGGAGATGTGCTGGGTACTACAGAGACAGACTGTTTCAATATGGTGTCTCAGAGTCTGCTGCCTTATGCTACTGGCAGCTCTCTGGATTTGATCGGAGACATCTTCGGTGTAACGCGTCTGGCTCAGACGAATACCACAGTCACACCAGATGACAACAACTTCGAGTTCTACGTTCGTTCTGGGACCTTTGGTACAATCAATAATGGCCAGAATATTATAGTGCCTGTAGGTACAATCGTTACCTCCAGTACTCCAGGTGGTCCTGTATTCGTTCTTACCCAAGCTGTGACTCTAGTGGCTGCAGCCAGCTCGGCTTTCTTCTCAGCAGCTAGTCAGACACCAGGCTCCGCAGGTAACATTGCTGCAGGCGTCATTGACGTTTGCAACTTCCAGAACTATGCACAGTCTCAGTACGGCACCTTGCTTGTTACGAATAACTTTGGGGTGGTCGGCGGATCCGACGCGGAGAGTGATAATGACTATCGCTACAGAATCAACCTCAAGATCACATCCAGAGCTGGAGCCAATCAAGCGGCTCTACAGTTCGCTATTCTACAAGTCCCCGGCGTGCAGAATGTTGTTTTCCAGCCTCAGGCGGGCACGTTTACATGTTATGTTTATGGAATCGCCCCTCAAGTCCCTCCAAGTTTGCTCCAGCTCGTCCAGACAGCCATCAATAACACAGCAGCCTATCCTCTAACAGGTCTGGCTGTGGCGCCGAATCTCGTAGGTATAAGCCTCGAGACAACGGTTACCTTCGTTGCCGGTGTGTCCTCGGCCAATCAAGCCAGCATCCTTCAAAATGCTGTGGCGGCCGCACAGAACTACATCAACAACTTAAGCATCGGGAGTCCCTTGATCATCAATGAACTCGCAGCCCAGATAATCAACGCTGATCAGAATATCCTTGACATTGGAACTCCCGATGATCCTATAAATAGTATCTTCATCTGGCGCAGCCGCGCTGACGGATCAAGATACAGCCGCTTCTTGGTACAAGACTACACGCCAGCTTTGGGCGAACGCATTGTAACTGAGTACTCGATCTCTAATCCGATCAACCTGATACCGGCATCTTAATGAGCACACCGCCAACAATCTATTCGCACCTGACCCAGGTGATGCTGAACTATTACCCGGATACTGACATCCGTGTTCGTGAGAATCCGGTCACAGTAGTTGCTCAGCTCCTGAATGCTGTGGCTAATCCGATGGAGCTGCAGAACATGCAGATCAATCGTGAGCTGCGCGCGCTGAATCTATCAGATGTTCCGATGAACATAGATAACAGCGGTGTATACTTTGGGGCTCTGGTTCCACTGTCCTTTAGTCTGCCGTATGATGCCCAAGGCAACTTGCTGCCGCCGACAACGATTCAGGGTCAGATAACTGGAGGCCCTCTGGTTACATTAAGGGCCTATGATGATACACTTCCGGTGCCTACGCGTATCTACCAGGATCTAAGTGTACCTGCTGTGCCTTTGTCAAACCCTCAGATTCTCAATGTGACTGGGGATGGGGTTACACCGTATAGTTTCAACCCGGGTGTATTGGCTCTGCCTAACTCTATCTTGTTCACAGTACACGGGATGGGCTCGGTAACGACAGCTTTCAGTGTCTCGATTACGGGGTATCTGAATCCGCCGGCCATCTGGCCGCAGGACATCAAGACTCGTAACGAAGTCCTGGTCATTTCGGATGATGGTTTCTATCAGACCGACTCCGTATGGTATTCAATCAGCAACATCAGCATTACAGGATTGCCTGTAGGCTGCCAGCTGATAGGTTATGTGCTTGGAGTTCAGCTCCCGGCCGAGCAGGATATCGATCGTCCGTTCACACATCCTGCCTACCGTGGTGTTACCTTCCCGCGCTTCTGGCAGTTAGATGACGTGACACTAAAGGAAGTCTACAAGCGTAATAGGTTCTCTGGGTATGAAACATACCAGACATATCAACTTCCTACTACCATGGTGGATTGCGCCGTCGAACCAAATACTAACGGCCTATTCTTGACTGATGGGACCAATCTGATCTATGTCGATCGCAGAACACCGATGCCGGCCAATCTGCTTGAGACTGGACATACTTCGGAACCAGCATACACTATCAATGTGTGGTATGATTATAATCAGCCTGGGGATACGAAGTATGCCTATATCTCTCCGGTTGCAATGGCACAAGCCTCCACAGTAACGCAATGGCGTTACGTCGTCGAGGATCCGCATGGCAATCTGTATGTGCTCCTGCCGAACGGGATTCTTCAGCAGTACTCAGGTACGGGAGGCTGGAATGATGGCTATCCCACACCTGTAGCGTTTCCACTGACGGTCATTGGTACGTGGCTAATCTCCCTGGAAACATTAGGGACGTACAATGCCAAAACAACCGACACTTTTCCGTTCGGAAACTTCACGGCCCAAGTCAAGACTACGATCAGTCTGGCCACTGTGGTTCCTAGCATACAGGGTATTGCGTTTGATTCCTACGACAAGCTCTGGGCCTGGACCGGACAGTTCGCAATCCCGCTAAAGATCTCGTATGATGCTTATGTGTGGGATCCTAGCACTAGAACGATCTATGCAACAGACGACTACTCGTCAGTCATCATAAGCTAATGGCACCTACAACTATCACAACGATTACGCAGACCAACAGCACTACCTACGCTGATGAAGTAGGAGTACTGATAGGCCTGAGTCGCCTGCCGGGCGAGACATCTGAAGCATACGTCAAGCGCCTGAATAACGCTACTCGCATAGACACCAGTCAAGACTATGTAGGCTTGCTAAATGAGCTTACTCTTCAGCTGGGTCTTAGCATCGGTAACGTGATCTCACTGACCAGTGTGTCAGGTAATCCACTACGAGTGGACATAGCTTTGAATGGCATAGTTCTTACTGATACAATACTTCTGACTACCCAAACCATTCCGGTAGTCCTAGTGGATATCGACGATGCTTGGACTTGGTACTTGTTATCTGACGTTGTGGGGGCGATCAACGCGGGCACGATTGCAACGGCTACACTACTGGTTGCGGACGGGCCAACTATTCGGATATCTCGGCAATCGAACCTCCTCACAGTCATCGCGCAGCCGATCTCTGGTCAGAATGTTAATGTTGGGTATCCCAATGTTATCCCGGGATCAGAACTCTTTAATGTACCAGTTCCCACTTACACACCCAACTATGCTGCTGGCACGTTTGTCTTCAGCGCTCCAGTCCCAACTGGCACACAAATAACCTACAAGCGGTTAGTGTGGCCGTATAACATTATCGGCGGGGATGTGTCGATCTACTCATTGCTGGATCCGGCCGTTGGTCAGATGGCGCAAGGGCCTGGCGGCACTATGGTGTATCAAGTTCAAGAAGCTGTGCAAGCGATTATGCAACAAGATCAGAGTTACTGGGCGACCTAATGCTACAATGGTTCAAAGATGCTGGACTGACCCTGCCTATTACAGGCTTCACACCTAAGTGGACGTCTGTCCCGACGAAGGGTGCCATCAAGACTACCTCTGCGTATCTTGGTGATGCATATACGTCTATCGTTTCTCAGGGCGTCTCTCCTTCAGCAACAACAATCTACCTTACTCAGGTTGATGAGTTCTCCCCGACAGGTGGGGTGATAACAATCGATGGGGAAGAGATCGCTTACTCTTCGGCATCCAAGACACCTTCTCCACACATCAGCGGGTGCACCCGCGGGTACAACAGTACGACAGCTGCTGGACATCTAGTTGGTGCTATTGTTTATCCACAGACTACTTACACCAGTGTATCTGGTAACATCACGATTTTGATCAGTGGTATGTCTGCTGGTCCTGTTGGACTTAGCTTGGCTCTTCCTAGCGGCACTTATGGGCCGCCAGGAGTTCCTCTGTTGCTGCCAATCAGCACAATCATTTCTGGTATTGCTAACGCAGTACAGATCAATCTGCAGTTTACAGCTCCAGCCGGCGCCGAAGCACAGTATCTCAACCTGTCGATCCTGCCTACAGGGTTGTATCACCCGATCGACATGAATGATGTGGCTCACTATGTCGTGCAGCCGTCGTGTATATTGTATATACAGCAACGCGATCAGGGTTTGGCTCAGAGAATGCGTTTGCTGCCTGTGAACCGACAGGTATCTGTTAATCTACCTGGATTCACCTGGGGACAATATCGCTGGCGCGATAATACAACTGAGAACTCAGTTGCCATTGTGCCTACAAAGTGGGATACAGATACCAGCAAGATCACTCAGGAGTTTATCGGTGGTGTGGGTAGCATCGGCGAAACCAACGACCTGGAGCCGATTGAGTTGCAAGAGATCGATAGCTCTGTCTATCTGCGCGCGCTGCATGGCCAGTACTTCACTGGTGTAAAGCGTTACTTCTTCCCATCTGACAACTGGAACCTAGAGTTCCTGCCATCCGTTGTCGGTGGATCTCTAACGTATCAGCTGCTGGCTCCGCCGCGTGAACAAACTACCGTCTTTGTTGGTAACTGGCGCTTGGATGGCCAGGGCTTCTACGAATACAATCTGAATGCTCGCTATACTTTCGGACCCAACTTCAATCCTGCGGATGTGGTCAACCCTCAGTTTACCGTCGATCGTGTAACAGGGATATTGACAATCAATCCTGCAGTTCAGAGTCCCCAGACAACTATCTTACTAGGTGTGTTGTCGGGCGGTGTTACCGAGTACTTTGATCTGCCATACTATCCAGTTGATAGTGTGATTAAGCTGTATGTTACTGGGCCAGACGTCAATATCCCTGCCTACACGTTTAATCGCGAGCAGGGTTTCATCACGTTCCCCAAAGCTAGTGGTACTGCTGCCGGCCAGCCTCTCTTTGCTGTGGTCAACCCGGCCATAGCAGTAGAGTATGAGTATGATGTTCCGGATGAGACTGAGATCCAAAATACAAACATCCCTGATGAACAGGATCTCCTGAAGAATACACGTCTCCTGACCCCAGATCTGAATCCTGCATTCTCTGGCCTGTCAAGTGGTTACGTGTTCTTGCAGCATCGCGTCCTACGCCCAGTGGCAGTGACTTTGTCGGCCGACAAGCCACAGATCGCCATCCCTCCGACACTCAGCTCGATTATAGGCTTAATAGCCTATGGGCCTATCTATTACAATGGTGACCATGCGCTATTAACAGCTACGGCCATTGGTAGCTTGCCGAATGAAGTGATACCAGGTGCTCAGCTGCAGGTTGTACCTGGTGGATACAATCCACTCAACGGACAGCCGCTGCAGAGTTACCCGTTCCGCGGGTTGATCAACGGTGTAGATCCCAATACCACTCCAGTGGTTGTTGTAACTGGTGGTGACGGGATTGCAAACCTTGTATATCAGCCTGACAACGATTTTGGTTTCTACATTCCGACTGTATCTCCATGGTTAGTTACTAGTACCACACAGACGCCTTCAGTTACACCTACCTGGACTTTAGTTTCAGGTGGCGGCTACGGAACTGTTGAACTGCCGGCTCCTCTGTTGCATGAGTATTGGGCAGGTGGTAATCTCCGTCTGACAGGCTTTGCTCCTGCGGCCTGGAATGGTGATTGGCAGATACTGACGGTCGATGCTTCTATCAATACACTGACTGTCAATATGCCAAATGATCCAGGGACTGTGACTGTCGTTGGATTGGCCGGGCCAACAGATACACTGGTATTGCCTGTTCCGATTGCTATTAGCCAGCTCTGGGCTGCACCTCCGTCGAATGAAGGTTGGCTGGATTATGTCTATCCTGTGCTGAGCAATCAACCCTTGTTCGGTCTTAGTGCGCTGGATCTGACAGGTAATGCGGATATAGGTGTGACCTTGTCTGGCCACGCTACAGCACAAGTGGTGAACAATCCTCCAATCACCCTGGCCGTGGGCAATCCTGTCACTATATCCAATGCTACATCTTCTATATTGGATGGCTCCTGGGTTTTGACATCGGCTGCTTTGTCCTCCGGAGTTTGGACAGTGCAGTGGGTACAGTCTGGATCACTGGCCTCGACGCCACAAGTAGCAGGTAGCTTGTTAGCTACCGGTGCTGTGCCTTTCGTAGCAGATGGTACAGTGGATGGCGCCGAGACTATTCTCAGTGTCTCCTGGGCAGGTAATGTTGCTCAGTATACTCTGGCTACCACTCCAACGAATCTTGAGAAAGGGCAGAATGTCAAGATCGTAGGCTGTACGACTTCGACATTGAATGGCTTCCAGAATGTCCTGTCGGTTGTCGGTAATGTTGTTAGCACTCCCACAACTACTGCAGGTTCGGGCACTGAATCTGAAGCGGGAGCCACACTGACGTATAGTAACTTCATCATGAACGGTGTTCTTACTGAGTGGACTAAGAATCTTATCCCTTGGGTGCCTAGTTATGATTATCAAGATGGGGATGTGATTCTAGATCCTAATGGAAATATACAGAAAGTTAATACCGGTGGTGCCGGAACTTCTGGTCTGACTCCACCGACATGGGCCAAGCTTTTCAATCAACCAACAACAGACAATACCGTTGCTTGGTCTAACCGCGGTACTCCGGGTCCAAGCACGGCCGTTCCTATCCATGTCTATGATAAGCTCGGGAACGATTACTTTGACAACATCTTCAGCTTGTTTGGTAACTCTCAAATCGATGGTACTGGTCTAGCAACAGTCGAAGTAATCCAAGGACACAATACCATTACGATCGCTGTAAACGATATCATCAACGTTTACAACGCCACATCCCCAAGCCTCGATGGCTCCTGGAAAGTTACAGCAGTATCTCTGAATACACCGTCGGCTGGCTATACAACTCTTTCGTATCAGACAAATGCTGGTGTACTTGCTCCTACAGCTCAGTTATCTGGTACGTTGGTTGATACTTCTCAGGGATTTAATGGTGAGGCTGTTCAGGTTGTATTCGATAAGACTCTGCCGAATCCGTCTCAGGGCTTCGTACAGGCTTATCTATTTCAGTTCCTGGAAAGAGAAATCATTCAGATGCAGGTGGTAGGTACGAACATCTATAGCAACTCAATCATGTTGCAGATGCAACCGCCGAACCAGCTCATCAATAATCCGTATATCGTACCAAGTACGGCTCAGACCCTTGGTCCGCCATACTATCCAACGCCGCTCTCGGACAGCGTGCTCAACCAAAATAGATTGGGGATCGTCACTCCATAAGGAATAACACATGCCTTCAAATCCATCTCTCTACCGCTATATTGACTTCATCGGGGGTAACATCCTCGATGCCAGCAACGTGACGTTGCTGCAGACTATACTCGAGGGCCGTTCGGTCACTGCGATCAACGGAATCACCGGTATGGCACAGCTGTTTGCACAAGGTACGCTGCTCAACTGTGTGTTCAATATCACTGGCTCTACGATCGTAATGACGCACTCCAATGCCAGCTTCCCAATCTACGTATTGGTGAATGATCGTTTTGAATCGCTGGGTAATACAGTAACGATAGCCGGCTCACAGCCTGTATCAGGCACTGTAAATCTTTACTTGAACTGGTCATGGGATCAGAAGACAAGTTCGGATGATCCGTCCTTCATCGATGGTATTACTGGCGAGCCCACTATTCAGGCTGGCCAGTTGAACCTGGATGTGGACTGGACAGATACTCATGGCTCGCCGAGCCCTACTCAGTTTGCAAAGAACTCATCGGCGATCGTCCTTGCTATCTTCGACATGAGTGCTACGCCAAACGTGACAGTCACTTACATCAATGGCGTGCTTCCTTATGCTCAAGGTAATCCGAATCAGGCTGGGCTGGTAGCATTAACTGATACTACAGGCCTGGCTGTTGGTACTACTGACGCGCGCGTGCACGATCCTCGTGTTCCAGCTCCTCTCAGTGTTGAGACTGGGTCTGTTGCTCAACTTATTCAGACAGGTCTCCAGGCTTCTTCGTATCCTACGTGGGTTGCTGGTCTCGCGGCCCCGGGTGCAAAGGTAGTTGACAGCAACGGCAACCTGCAGATCTGCTCTACTACGCAGACAGGCCCTCAGCTAATCAGTCCTTATTTGCCAGCTCACATACCAGCCACAGCAGTCACTGACCTGATTGCCGTAACTGCTGGTCCTACATACACTCTCGGCGGTTGGAATACAAACGTCGGTGGTGTGACATGGCAGGCTATTTCTAATAGCCCGCCGACAAGCAGCGTGGAGTGGATTTGGACCAATGCTGGCCCAGCTAACCTCCCAGCCTATGACCCAGCTGCATTCGTAACATTCAGTCTGTCATCTGTATCTGTTGCTGGCAGCGTTGTAACCTATAACGGTGCCATTACAGGAACCATTGGTAGTGAGTCTGTCAGTGGCGCTGGCGACTTCTTTGTTGGCTATCGCTTTACGGTTGCCGGCTTCACGAATGTTGGTAACAACGGTGTTGAACTGTTGTGCACATCGTCTTCGGCTACCACTCTGATTCTGACAAATCCTTATGCTGTAGATGAAGTCACCGGAGCTACAGCCACTTTGAATCAGGGTGGTATCTCCAGCGATGTTCTCATCTACAAGACAAAGAAAGAGACAATCACCGCGGCCCTCGATGCTCTCTTTGCTGCTAGTGGTGGTAGCGCTGGCGTTGTGTCATTCAACGGCCGCTTTGGAGTTGTTACCGCGCAAGCTGGAGACTATACAGCCTCTCAGGTCGGCGCCGCTCCTGCTTCGCACGTTGGCCAACAGCTGGGATTGGGTACAAGCCATCCGGCTTCTGTAACTTCTGATACTGGTGGTTTCACAGTCAATGAAGCTACGACCTCGGTATCCGGCGATGCTGCTGTTCTCTTAAGCAATACAAACGTTCGCAAGGCAGCTTTGACACATAGTGGAGATCTGTACTCCTTGCTGGCGAATGCGGCTAACGCGCAAGGGTTAAACGGCACAGGCGGACCAGCTACATATCGTGGTACGCTTGGCTTGATGTCCTTGATTGCTAATGTGCTGGCTGAGCACGTTAACTACAACTCTCATGGGAATAACAATCCTCATGGTTTGAGTGCAGCTGATATTGGTGCTGCCAGCGAGACTTACGTCAACACTACAGTATCGGGTATCATCTCTGATGTCACTGCGTACACCGATGCAAAGACAAACATCTCTGTTCGTGTTGTGACAACTCCTGGACCTTCCTTCCCAGGTGACTCAATCAATCCTGGTGGGGGTACAATAACAGGTCAGCCTGGATTGCCACACAATCCTACAGGTCAAGCGGATGTTGCTTACCCAAGCACATCAGCTTCGATTACCTACGTTATCATCAACTTTGGTGGTTTCTTTGAAATCGCTTTCGGTCATGGTGTGTATGCAGGCACTCAGCAAGTAGCTTTGCCTGAAGCAACGGGTTGGAGCTCTACTAACTTCTACGCCAGCGCTTCTCTGTCATTTGCTATGAACATTACCTATGACACGAAGGGCAACTACTACGAGGCTGTGGTTAACAACAGCACTCGCATCGTCAAGGTTATTGGAACAGCTGATGAAAGCCATCAGTATGTCTTCAACGGTATTGCTGCAGTTAGCGCGGTTGCTTGGAGAAATCTAACTGCGAATGCGTTGATCATTAGTGCATTCGATACAACAACCCAGACTTTCAACCAGGGATCTGTTGGAAACACTGTTCAGATCCAGGGTCGTAACTTTGGTAGCTCGGGCACATTTGCTTTCAACGGCCACGCTGCAGCCATCTCTGGATACTCTTCGACAAGTATTACTTGCACCATCCCTGCGGGAGCAACAACCGGTGTTCTAACTGTTACCCCAACAGGTGGTACACCAGTGAATAGCCCATTCGTCTTTACAATCGTGTAATATGCCTACACCCAATCGTGGAGTACAGTTCGTTTACTACACTCAGAATCTGCCCACCAGGTCGATTCCGATAGCTCAGGTGTCTACTACGCCTGAGTCGCCGTCCCAGTTGACAGACGTCAATAACAATGTCTATCAGCCTGGCGCGCTGACAATGACGCAGCTGACTACTCCTCATACGGTATTTACTGCCCCAGCTTTACAATCCTCAATAGCTATCTCTGGAGCGTTGCAGTATCAGTTTGCTAACCAGTTCTTTGAGCTAACGGATCAAGTTGATGGGTTAGGAAGTCCGTTGTACTATCAGCATGTATTACCAACCGGGGTGTCAAACGTAACGATTCTCGACCTCAAAGGTAATACGATAGCAACGCCGACTATGACATCAGCATCTGGTCCTATCATTCGTTCGCTGACTCGGGGAAGTGTTACAGCTACCTTCTTGCTTCACTCTCTACCGAATGTCAATAACACGGTGTTGCCTTACGTTCAATACCAGGTACGCTACGTTGATGCAGTTGGTTTCCTTCATCTGGAGATTCTGAAGTTCTATAATGTGATCGCCTCGGCTCCCTTTACGCCCAGTGAGAACACCTATACAGCTTCTACGATCGTTCTTACGGTGAATGCTGCTACTACTTACTATGTAAGATGGTATGCACAGAACGGATACCAGATCCTGCAGCCTTACAATGACATTCCAAATGATCCATGGCGCGCGCGTATACGATTCAGTCTACAGCACATCCCGCCGGAGTACGGCAATCAAGTCTGGACTCCTCAAAAGCCCTACCAGCTGGGGAGCTGGGTCCCGGGTACTTCGATAGCAACGCACTTGATTCAGTTCGAGCGTCGTCCTATCCTCTACAACAACGTCTACCCTAACGTATTGATCTATGACAAGAACTACGTTCTGAAGTATGCATTGGCTGGACAAACAGGCAACGGCTTCCTATACCCATGGCGGTTGAATCAGTTCGTGGATATAGATCCTAACACTGGAGTCGTACAAGTATCGGTTGAGACTGAACCGACAGACATCATCTTTGGGTTCTTCTCTTACCTGGAGCCTGATGTAGTCTTCAGTAGCTTGGATATCAACCCATACACCAATCCGAGTGTTCGGAACAAGATCATTTCGTTCTATCAGAAGATTGATGGTGCAGATCCTCTGCACTATATCTACTACCAGGTTCAGGATGAGAATGGCACTATAACTGCTACGAATGATCCTGTCCCTACCCAAGGAACCAACCATTTCTTTGGTACAATACTGGTAGGCCAGGCCGTGTCGGTGGGAGACTTTACTTTCACTGACGCGCGTGTGCGCGGTGGCGGATTGGCGCCACTATATCAAGGCATTCCTCAGGCAGTCAACTTCTGGGATCTCGGATTCTGGGATGGTAAGCCATTCCCGGCCGGCGGATCTATGATGCTGTATCTGCCAGTCACGCTTCTACAAACGTTCACTTCTGCGGAAGTATCACAGATTGTAAATGCCGTTGTACCCATGGGAACAATACCAGTCATAACTTACTATGACTCTGAAGGCAACGAGACCACAGCATAATGAGCAACCTACCCACTCCCGGAGTATACCTGAACTGGACACAAGGCTCGGCCGTCCTTATTGGATTGGTGAATCTTGTCTTCCAGGAGAATCAATGTGTTCAGGGCATCACATTCCCTAGCCATGAAACAACCCCAGTCAATGTACGTATGTCCTCCAGTTCCCATGACTTACAGACATTCGATACATTTCGTAATGTGAAACTCTATCTGACGGGCGATCCCAAACAGATTGCTGTTGTACAGGGAGTATGGCCAACACAAGGTGGCGGGTTGTTCATTAGCTATGATGGTGGCAAAACCTATACGGCTTTCTCCACAACCTATGGCTATGAAGCCGCGCCCTCGACCTGGGTGCTTTTGCCAGCGGTTGCCGTAGGATTGAACGGTTTGAATGGTGTTCTTGGACCATTTGACTCGGCGAACCTGGTGCTTAAGTATGTCATCCCTGAGCAAGCAACACAGTACGATATCTACAACATTCAACTAACTGCAGACTTTGACGTGGCCTAATGCAACTACTTGGAAACTACCAATCGAACCTCACTGCTTATCTGTATGAGCAGCTGCTGGCTCAGCTTGAGACGGATATCTCTGCTGGCGAGTATGGTGGTGGAACTCTGTTTGATACGTCGGCGGCCCAGACCATCCAGGCTGAAGGCCAGAGTTTCTCGACTCTTACCCTTCCGGCGGCCGGCAATACTGCCTATGTGACGGACGTGAATACTCCGGTACAGACTCTACAGGCGCGCTACAATGCAATAACAAGTGAAGTGGAGAACATGCAGAGCACAATCACGGCTCTGCTTTCCACAATCCAGAAGGAATCGGATCTGATTGATAAGACAATCGCCGCGGCCGAGATAGAAGTATGGGGATCCCAACGCCCATACTTGCCAACTTCCCAGGTCAGTCTCTGGAACTTCGAGTCGGGTCATGGTTCTACAAGTGAGGTTTATCCTACTACAGGTGGTGCTACCTATCAGACCGACCCCACTAATGGTGTAGCTTATCTCACTCCAGTACCGGATGTTTCCTATGTACTCAGTGGGGATAGTACGGCTACACAAGGTATTGGTTCCCCCACAATCCACCGTAACATACCGGTGAAGGATATAGCCTGGTCCTTTACTCCGAACTCAGGACAGACACAGTATGAAACCATCTATAGTAATGACCAGACGTGGGCGTATCTCTCTACTCTGGAACCCTCTCCGATACTTACGTTTGGTGCGCCAGTTATCGCGGTACAACTGCCGGTGGGCGGTTCGGCCGCTGGGCTCTATACTGCCACAGGCTCAGTGGCAGGAGGAAGTCTTCCTGTCTATGTACGCATCCTATTCCAGCCTCGCCAACAAAATATCATCGTCACAAACCTGATAGGTAATCAGGTCATCAAACTCAGTCCATTCAATGTAACAGCCGACACCGTCCAAGTCTTTACTCCAACCAAGGTCTTCACTCAAGGTCTGGATTACACAGTCAATCAGACATCACAGCTGACTGTTCTATCGACTGGTGCTCTGCCTGGACAGAATGTCACGATCATGTTCGAGGAATACTATCCGGCTTATCAGTGCTCGATCGATCAGACACACTGGAGTCCTATCTTCATGTTGGATCAGAATCGTCCGTATCCGGACGATACGACAGACTTCATTCCGATCGATATTCAGAATGGTAACTTCCCGCTCTTTGATGAGCTTGGGGTTCCACTGGGACTCTATCTACAGGTGATAGGTAGCTCGACAAACGTAGCCGCGGCTGGAGAAATGGTTCTGCTTGTGACTACTCCGGGCTCAGGAACATTCGGTGAGACCGCTCAACTGACTATTACGCTACAGCAGACTGTCTACATGAATGGTCTGCATCTGGAACCTTTCACTAACTTCTCACCAACCATCACAAGCATTGTGGCTCTTGGATTTACAGATGCAAACCAGACCATCGTAGTCAGCACGCCATTCATTCTTGACCGCGCAGTTACTTTCAAGTTCGCGCGCCAGCTAGTAAGATCTTTTGTTGTGACCTTTGCCCAGACAAACTATGCGTTGAAAGAGTACTTGGTACAGGCGCCGGATACACTGCGCCGTGACACCCTGGCTCAGCTTCAATCTAGCTTGCCTTTCTCGGTGCAACGTCCACAGCCTGGTATTCCTCAGCACTTTGAAGGAGCTCTTTATGAGTTCGGTGTTCAAAACATTGCAGCGTATGATGACCTCCCTAATCTCCCTGGTGTGTTTAGTAGCGGACCTTATCTTGTCCAAGGCACACCGGAAGTCATTCGCCTAGACTGTGAACTGACAAATATGTCGACGAATGCAGTCTACCTTGGTTATATCTCATACGATGCGAATGATGCAGTCCTCGAGCAGAACGAGATTGCATTCACACCTGGAACTACGATTCTGTATCCAGGTGCTTTTGTCGCCGATCACGTCGACTTCTTCGTGAAGTTTGTGTTCCGTAATGAACTGTCTGTGGCCCAAGCCCTACAGTTACAGGTTACTACACGCTAATGTTTAACCCCGTCTTCGATTCCGTTCAAACAAGCCAGCTCATCCTTAACAGGATCGCGCGCATTGCTAATCAACTGCGTTCATTCGTAGCTTACACTCAGGTTGATTACCAAGCAGAAGTCTATAGCCAGGTGAATGGTGTGTTGAATCTTGGAAACAAGATGACTCCTCCTGCTTTCTTTGCTGGCCAGACGCCGGCCATCGTGGGAGATATCACTACCTATCTGGGGAACTTGAACAACGACGGTAATGACATCGCTGCGGAAGTAACTTCGATCGAGACACAGATTGCCCAGTACTACAACTTGTCTGCTGGAGTTCAGAATACCCTGCGTCAGAAAGTCCGCGAACAAGTATACGGCTCAATCGCCAGCCAGTATATTGAGGCATTCGTCAATGACGCTCAAATGCAGCCGGGCTATACTGCAAACCTAGACTTCAATGCTGGTGTAGCTACCTGCCCACTGACATCGGACACCACGGTAAATCCGAATACCATCATTACAGGTCCGTCGAGCATTAGCTCAACTGCTACAGCCAATGCTAACTATGATCCGATGCAGCTGTTGAACCCTACACACTCTGTAACAAACGTGGTGGTTTGGAATGGGTCTCAGCTCGAGCTGCAGCTACAGTTCTCTACTCCTACTCCGTTGAATCGATTGATTATACACCAGGATAACTATGAGGGCCTGGAGATCATCAGCCTGACTAGTTCTCCAGATGGGATCTACTTCGATAAGATTGATGCAGAGCTCTTCCCTGATGATCTAACATTGGATGCCAAGTCTGGCAAGTATAGCGGTGATGCTATTATTGATTTCAACCCGCGCACGGTCAGTGTGATGAAGATTGTGATTGCTGATTTGATTGGCCAGGGTTTCGTCGCTCTCCGTGGCATCGAAACACATCAGCGTGTCTTCGCCTCTTCGGGTCAGTTTACCTCCAAGCCTATATACACTCCAACTGGCCTCGTGAACTTCGCAACTGTACAGCGTATCTACAATCAGCTGACACAGATCACTCACCAGCTCTCTTATGACGGAGTCCACTTCTCGGTGATCCAGCCTGGGCAGTCTATCTCCCTGGTTAGTTCCCCGTTCTGGTACCGCGCGCAGCTAGACGTCGTGACTGCAGCCTTCAGCTCGGCCGCAAGCCCGCTGGCCCAAGGAAATGGAGACCCGGGAATCTCCCCGAACTACACTCTGGGGAACATTACCAGCACGAATCTCAACGGTGGGGTGTTACAACGCAACATCGTGTTCACCTCGGTGACCGGCCCGATCGTCCTGAATGAGACCCCGATCCCTAATACATTGGCTGTATACTATGGTTCTACTCTGCAACCCGCTTCGGCTTATGTATTTACAAACAATACACTTACTCTGGCTTCACTGCCGCAGAGCAATGTGACAGTTCGCTACCAAACATCAACGTTCGGTACTGCAGGTCTAGCATCCCTGCAGAACAACTTTACTCCCTATCTATTCCAAGCATCATTCGAGCAAGCATAATGGCTACCTCAATCACACCTCTCGTAGACGGCACAACTGGGAGCGCATCCGCGGTCCAGTCAAACTTTGACGTCCTGATAAACCAAGGCCAGGCCGCCATAAACAAGTGCGTCGTTCTGCGTGAGAACACTTTGCTTCTGTTTAACAATGCCCTGGCCGAACTGAATGGGAAGAAGGTCCGTGCTAATCGCCTGCCCGAGATCGGAATAGATGTCAAGTTCCTGACCACGGATGATAAAGACTTCAATCAGCCTATTACCACAGCTACCCTCCGCTGCGACGCCGGCAATATTACCCTTCGTGAACGCCAGGCGCCAGGAGAGGCGATCGTCTCCCAGGTAAGGTTCTCTGCCAGCCAGGGTACGATCCAGGCTCTACAGGTCCCCCAGACGGGTTCTACGGGCAATCTAGGAGCCCTCTACAGGGTCGCCACCCAGAATGGGGCTGTACCGGTAGGCACCTTCGATATCCAGCTTCTGAGCCCTGTCACAACCGGGTTGATCATCTTCGACATGATGGATATGCCCGCGGGTCCAACTGTCCAGCCCTACATCTCTTTGAATGGGATCAACTTCGCTCCGGCCGTTAGCCAGACCCAGAACGGGTACCGTCTGGCTGCCTGGTTCGCGCCGGCTGAGACACAGTATATTCGCCTGGCTATTACCCCAGCCCTCCCAGATGTCCTGGGTGGGGATGTCTTTACATTCGGCCTGACGGACTTCCATGCCTTCTCGGTCCAATACCATCTGCAGTCAGATGTTTATACTAATCAGATACAGATGACCCCGCGGACTGCCTTCGTGGAGTTCGAGACGGAGACCGTTCCAGGCATCACTTACTTCCTGTCCTTGGGAGGTAACCCTGCCCTCGAAGTATTCCCAGGCGCCATAGTACCAGTCCCTGGCGCCACGGTGGTCAACTCAACGTCAGTACCACTGGACTCCGTCACAGGTCAACTTCAGCTTCCTAGCCCGGCTGTGACCTATCAGTTGCCAGCCAATGCATATTCGTCTTCCTTGGTGATAACTGACGTAACAAACCCGGCAACACCTTTTGAAATGCGAATCGCTCCTGGGTTGTCTGCGGCGGCTACACCCCCTTCGAATCAATACTTTACGCTGGATACGTCTGGCAATATGTATCTGGTGACATACGTCGCTCTGCATGACAGCGCGCGCATCTTTGATGTGTCTTATACGACTGGGCCATCACAACTTGGGGCTCAGCTGCATGTACAACTCACGACTTCCGATCTTAACACTACGCCCGTTTACTCTGGCGCCCAGCTTGTAGAGGTATAAAGTGGCCCAACTTAACGTACCTACGGTAGAACTAGTCTCGACGCTTCGCGCCGCTCCTTTGAATGGCGCCGCAAGTTCGCAAGACTATAACGACTCATGGACCGAGTCGCTGGCAGATCTGGCTTCACTGGCTGGATTCATCAATGACATCTTGATTCCGATGCTCAATGGGTTGAGCTCGAGCATTCAGCCGACGCTGGTTGCTACACCTAATGGAATCGAAGGTCGATTCATCTTTAGTGATACGACAGACACTTCTCAGGTCTTCTTTGACAATCTATCTAATACACCAAATACGATCGCGGACTCATTGCGAGTACTGCAGGGAATCGTTAACGCCGTACAGACAACAGTTGGTAACCTGAATATTGAAGTCACTGCGCTGCAGACGGCGCTGTCTTCCACCAATCAGAATGACGTAGCTCAGGCGTTGCAGAACTTTGCGGCCGCATTGGAGAGCTTGACAGCTCAGGTGAATGCGAACACAGCTGCTATCGCGGCGATCTCGATCACCTTCTTGACTGACAGCGTACCTAACGGTACTCAGAACATCTTGAATCTTACTGCTGGCACGGGTATTTCTCTTGTTTCTGGTGCCGGTGGTGTGGTAACGATAGGTAATACATTAACCTTAGCCTCACTTAGAACTAACTCTGTTCCGAACTCTACTCAGACTTTGCTGAACTTGACTGGTGGGTTGGACATTGCATTGGTTGAAAGTGCTGGTACAGTTACGATTGCCTATACGGGCTCGGGCGGCACCCTGAATCTAGAAACCAACGGCTCTCCTAACTCAACTCAAGCTCTATTGAACATAGCTGATGGGCTTGGGATTCATGCTTCGGAAGCCGCAGGTACAGTTACACTGGCTTTGCTGCATCCTCCTTTTGATGTGCCTGCTTTTGCTCCTGGCTTAGGTTCTGCCAATCAGAAGCTCTTGCGTATTCCGATCGCGCGCAATGTATTGTTTCCTGCTGGTGCTGCTAGTTCTTTTGCTACAGCATCTGCAGTTGCAGCAGCAAGTACGACTTTTACTTTCTCTCATGCTGGTACTCCTTTTGCCACTGTGAACTTTGCTCTTGGTTCCTCTACCGGGGTCTTTACGCAAGCATCTAATCAAGCTTTTGCTCCTGGAGATCTTCTGGAGATCGACGGACCTGCCACCCCAGACACAACTCTTGCTGATGTAGGCATCGTGCTATGGGGATATAGAACAAGCTAATGAGTATAGCCCTCGTCCAAGCCGTCAATGCTACAATGGTAAGTAGTAGTGTTGTCTCCAACACTTTTACTTCCTCTGTCACGGTTGGGAATCTGTTGATTGCTCAGTACGAAGGACAGTGGACTTATTCTCGTAAACTGACCATTGTAGATACGCTTGGTAATGCTTGGATTCCTATCTATGCTACTTTAAGCAGCTCCTCTGGCCAGCAAAGTAACGCTTGGTATACTTTTGCCAATGCGTCGGGTGCGAATACAGTTACAGTTTCTGGGGCTAATAACTCATATGGTGGAGTAGCCCTGGCTGAGTTCTCGGGTATCGTTGGTATAGATCAGATTACTGTGCCGATAACCCAATACGGCGCTACATCTTCCCCATTACATACGAACACTTCTAACCCAGTAACTACGCGCTATGCTCATGAGTTACTGATTTCATTTGGATGTATTGCTGGTGCTGGTTATCCAGGAGGTGCTGGTGGAACCGTCATCGCTCCGATGAGTCTGCTGGCGAATATAGAGTGGACGGGTGGTCCTGACTGGTTCGGTCAGATGGGCTATCAGATAGTCAGTTCCATCCAGACTGGCTATACAGCACAGATGGGGATTGGTAGCAACAATGCTGATATTCAGCTGACTACTTTTTATGGGGATGCTTCTCTACCGTCGACTGTGGAGCCACCTTATCAGCTAACCAGCTACCACGTAGATGTTGTAGGTGGAGCTACAAACCCAGTTATTGAGGCTGCTCTTATGCCTGACACAGCGGATATGTACGCTGTGTTTGCTTATGCTGCGCAGGGACAAAGTATTCATGATCTCCCACTAGAGACTGTACAGGCAGCTACGTATGAGAATAGTAGTTGTATTGCTATCACTGCTACGCTGACGCCAGCGCATCCAAATGAGTGGGCCTTCTTTACCTATGCTTCTTACAATCAGCTGGTTGATTTCGATCCTGGTCCTGGCTGGACATTGTTAGCTAATGGATATATAGGTCAAGATATCTACACAAGATATTTGCCTAGTGTATCCCCGATTACAGCAGCAGCAACTCTTACGACTTTTGGTCACCCTGGCGCGGGAGTCCTGGCACTATTCCAGACCAATGGAAGTACACCTGCTATCTTGCAAACAGCGCAAGGTGGTGGAGCTTTTGGTACTGTTACTCCTACATTTGGTAGTGCTTTAACTCCAGGCAGTACTTTGATTGCTGTCGTTTCAACAAATGACACATTCGTAGGGTCGATTACTACTGCCACTGTTACAGATACATATGGCAATGTCTGGACGCAGGTAGGTTTTACTCAGACTGGTGGGGTAGACGGTGCAGCTACCGGAGTGTGGGCTTGCTTCGCACCTAACCCAAGTACACTAACTGTAAGTATAACTATTCTGTCTGGTATATCTGCGGGAGGTTCTTCAGCTAACGGCTGGGTCTTTGAAGTTTCAAATATCGTGCCTGGACTTGGAAACTGGACAAGTATAGGTCCTACAGCTGCAGGTCAAGGTGTATTCGCTCAAACTGTTAGTGCTATCGCTCCGATTGGAGCTGTAGTCACTCTGGGAACTCCAAATGTTTCTGCATCAGCAACGATAGCTCTTATCCCTACTGCTAGCACGCCGGCCATCATTCAGAGTGCTTCAAGTGCTACTCCTATTACAGGTGCTAATGCTGGATTTGGATGGAGAGCAGTTTTCACCAGCCCTGTCTCAACCAGTAACGGTGTGATTGGTGTGCTGACGATAAGCGATGCTGTTCATGGTGGTTTATTGTGGGCCAATCCAGTCGACGATACTAATCAGTGGTATCAGGTCGGGATAGCGCCGAACACAAACTTGGGTGCTATACCAGCACACTCAGCATCTGTATTTGTGTGGTGGTGTCCCTCGCCGCTGAGTGGAACTCAGACGCTTGACGTAATGGCATTTGATGGTCCTAGTGGTGGAGGATTCACTGGTACTTGGTCTATCTATGAAGTCTCTGGTTTGAAGGTACCTACTATACCAAAGATTGTAGAGAAGATTGTGACGGCTGTGTCGCCGGCTGGCACGATTGGACCGGATCTTGGACAGCAAGGGACGGCTCCGATCTCGATTACAGGAACACCAGCACAAGGGAGTGAGTGGTTAATCTACCTTGGTTCTGGTCAGAACTCTAATCAAGACAACAGTGTGCCTTCGGGCTTCACAGCGTTTCCTAACGGGCCGGCGCTTTATGCAGGGATAATGGCATGGTTGGATCAAGCTTCTCCTGTTCCTGTAACGGCTGTTTCAACTATTGGAACCCACACAGCCAACTGGGCTGCAACGTTGGCTATGTTCTATACTCAACCGACAGTGATACAAGGGGCTAATCCAGGTGGACAGGGCGGTGGTTCTACAAGTTTTAATGACACTACACCAGGGAATGCGCTTATTCTTGGTCTCACGATAGCGCAGACAAACTTTACGTTTGCACCTCCCATCAGTATTTGGGATTCACAGAACAATGCTTATCAGTTGCTGGGGGTAGTTAACAATCCGAATAACGATGTTAACTATGGTTTCTATTCAAATGCTGTGTATCTCTATATTGCACAGGACATTGTGGGTGGTCCGGTAGAAGTCCACACGCAGTATGCGTATAACTACGATGGTGGTGGACCTCCTTATTATTACTTCCCGGGGCATCCGGAGATTCAAGGTTGGGTTGCAGAAATCACTCCCTTGCTGGCTCCTTTGCTGTCAGGTTTTGTTGTGATCCCGACATTCTTTCAATAAGGTAATCTATGGCAAATCTCGATCTATCAACGGTAGAACTGGTCTCGACGCTGCGCGCGGCGCCGCTGAACGGATCTCCCAGCTCACAGGACTACAATGATTCCTGGACGGAGTCTCTGGCTGACCTTGCTGCTCTGGCCGGCTTCATCGATGACATTCTCATTCCTATGTTGAATGGGTTGATTTCGACTATTCAGCCGAACCCCAGCAATGCTCCGTACGGATTGGAAGGTCGTTTCATCTACGCGGACACAACAGACAATAGCCAGGTCTTCTTCAATAGCTTGGCTGGTACTTCGAACTCTATCGCGGATGCTCTTCGAGTGATTGAAGGTATCGTCGAGACTACCCAGACAACGATCAATAGTCTGAGTGTAGAAGTCTCGGGTCTTCAAACAGCGCTGTCCAGTACTAACCAGAACGATGTAGCTCAAGCCCTACAGAACTTCGCTGCTGCTTTGCAGTCCTTGACGGCCCAGACGGTCGCCAACACCCAAGCTATAGCAGCCATCTCTGTATCATTTCTGACTGACAATGTGGCAAATGGCACACAGAATATCCTGAATCTGATATCTGGTTCTGGGATTGAGCTTACACCTGGTGCTGGTGGTACAGTTACGATTGCTGTTACACCTGTTACGGTGGTGACTAGCCTTGCTGGCTTGTCTGGGGTACTGACACTAACTAGCTCGGATAGTTCGGTGACGATTACGCCGGCTGGAAGCAATATAGATCTGACGGCTGCTCCTGGCGTAACTCCTGGATCTCCTATTGGATCTATACAGGGTAATAATGCTGGAGCTTTTGGTGGTATAGCAGGTACTCTCGTTGATTTTACAAATGGGATGATTTCTGTAGCTCCGCCAAACCCAAGTAGTCTTGTTCAAGCAGCACTTACTATTACTGGTGATGCTTCTAGCAATAACATTCAGGAGTGGTATCAGAATGGTGCTCCTGGAGCTCCTGTCTTGTCGGTTGATGCTTATGGAGATCTGACTTTTGGTGCGTATGCTGCTTTGTATCTGTCTGCTACCGGCACGCTTCTTTATGATTCTGCTTACTCAGCAGGTACTGCTGGTCAAGTTCTCTCTAGCACAGGGTCGGGAGTTCTGTGGGTTAGTGGTGGTGGAGGCGGATCTCCGGGTGGACCAACTGGATCCGTTCAATACAATAATGGTGGAACCTTCACTGGTGATACTGGGATTGCGGTCAACTATCCCAGTCCGGGATGCAAACTGTGGGTTCAAGATAATGGCTTCGATGCTTCCCTTGCGGTCGGCGGCAATGTCTACGGTTCAGATATTCAAGACTGGTTCATAAATGGTCATACTGGTCAAGCAGATCTCCAGGTAGATCGCTATGCCAATCTGATAGCGAACGCTGGTTATATCTCGCCACTTAAAGGCATCAAGGACGGTAACACTAGTCTTGGAACGGATGGACAAGTTCTTACTAGCCAGATGATAGGTATAAATCGTTCTGTAGCTTGGGCTGCTCCTAATGGGGGTCTATCTAGGGTCTCCGTTACTTTGCTTCAATCGGACTTGTTGAACTTGGCATCGGCTGAAGTTCAACTTCTTCCAAGCTTGACAGGCACAAGCTTCTACAATATTATCTCGGTCAATATGAGATATATTGCCAATACAACTGGTTATACGGTTGGTAATAACGATAATCAGTTAGAGATTCGTTACGGAGTTGGTAGTCCTGAACCTATCTATCATTTTCCAGCGCACGGTTTTGTAGACGGTCCTGGTAGTGGTCTCTTTTTTATGAGTACACAAATGGCATCACTTCCGACTACATCTGCTGTGTCTACTACGAACGTACTTGGAAAGGACATCGGAGTCTTTCTTGTAGGTACTTCGGCTGGGTTAACTGGTGGTGATGGTACAGTGGAAATCATTGTAGTCTATACGATTGAAACTTTCTAATATCAAGGAGAAACGACCATGGCAAAAGCACCAACCAAAGCTCCCTACATTAAGGGATCGAATGGCACGAAGCCGACACCTAAGGTGATCCCACCTCAGCCTGTCAACTTCGCTGTAACACAGAACACTAGCCTGTTCCCGCCGGCCAAGAAAGGTAAGTAATGGCTGCTAAGCGTACACATACGAACCGTAAGGTGACGAAGTTCAAGCCTGGCGCCGTGATGGCCCAGCCTTCTTCGCCCGCGGGGAAGATGCGTACGAAGAAAGGGAAGGTAGTCAATCTAGGTTTCCCGGATCCGATGGCTCCCAGCTGGCGCAACCCGCCATTTGTGGGGACATTCAAGGTATGAGAAAAGGAATCCCGCGATCGGCCGCACGAAAGCATAATCGCAAGCGTCCTAAGACTTCGATCGAGAAGCTGGTGGCTGCTTGGTTAGATGCCGATGGGATTCCTTATCGTACTGAGGTGAGATGTGGGCGCTGTCATATCGATATTGTGATAGGCAAGAAGGGCGCCGTAGAGTTGAATGGCTGCTACTGGCACTGCTGCCACCGTTGCTATCCAAAGAAGACTCGGAAGCAACAGATGAAACGATTCCAGGACATCCATAGGTATCAGTACCTGGGGCGTAAAGGCTTCAAACTACTCATCTTATGGGAGTGTGACATCCTCAACCATCCGGATGAGACAAGAGAGACTCTGCGTAAGTACGCGGAGACTGTGAAATGATTAGAATCAACGTAGCGGATACCATGCCTGCACCTATGCCGTTCAGTCCTGTCAACTGGGGCCGTAACAAAGCCATGTCGACAATGAGGGGCTGGAAGAGCTATGCTAGTTTGACTCCGGCCGCGCGCCTACCTAAGGCCTGGGGATCTGTAGGCAAGGGGTCGTTTCCTTTTGCTCTCGGCTTTGGTGTTCAGTCTGCTATCATGGCGCCGCGGCACCAGAAGCTGTCCTCTGGCCTGGCAACTGGGTTATCGATCGGAGTGACAACTGCTCTATCTGTTGGAGTTAGTGCTCTTACAGGCTTGCCTCCTATGCTTACGGACCTGGCTTTGCAGGCTATGGTCCAGCCGACTATGGATAGGATGTTCCAAGGAGCAATCCAACCTCTCGTGGACTTCGGCACCAACCAACGGAGAGTTAACTTCGGTGGAGATTATAGAGATACAGCTACTGCTCATACGATGAGGCAGGTGGCTGCTCGAGAGATGTCAGCATCTTTGATGAACGCGCGCCAATGGCTCGGCCAGGAAGCGGCCTTCATGGCTCAATAAGGGGAATACAATGGCTTCACCAGCACAAATAAACGCAATCCTGAACAGACTTACAGCTCTGGATGGTATCACTTCGCCTATTCCTTCTGCCGCGGCCGTCCCAACGATCGAAGCGGATCTGAATGGCATCCATACGACTATCAGCCAGGTAACCCTGACGATCCAAGCCCAGCTGAATGAGGTAACCCAGCAGGTTGCCACCCTCCAGGCAACGGTCAATGAGATCGCTGGTGGTATACCAGGTATAGTACCTATAACAACTCCAGGCATCACTGGAGAGGCTCTGGTATCGTATGATGCTACTACCGGTCACTTTGCTCAAGCTGCTTTTGGAGGTGGTGGGGGTGCTGTATCATCGGTCTTCGGCCGTACGAATGCAGTCACAGCACAGGATAGTGACTACTCTTCGTTTTACTTGGACCTGGCCGGCGGAACTCTGACTGGTGGGTTGATTGTCACCAACCCAAGTGGAGTTGGTGTCACTGTCAACGGTGACTCCAATGGCGATTATATGCTGAGTCTAGTGCCGTTTAGTAGTGATGCCACTGGACAGTTTACAATAGCAGATAACTTTGATGGTAGTGCCTACATCTATATAAGCACTAACTCATTTACGTATACTGCAAGTATTGATGCTAGCGGATTCAGTTTCTACGGTCCTGGAGTATCGTCTTCCTTGAGCCCAGGTCAGTTGATCGTTAGCGGAGATTCAGGTGCCGTCTTCGATGTTTATAATGGAGGTACTGTAGTTGCTTTCCATGGTGGGACAGGTGCTGCCAACATCACCGAGTGGTATGCTAATGGTGTTTCTGGAGCGGCGCCTCTTTATGTGGATCCAACAGGTGTTCTAAACGCTACCAATGGTCTGAAGACCAGTTCTGGAGTGGAGCTCGTTGGGACTATCACCAAGTACGACAACATCGTTACAGTGGGCAAAGGTGTTCCTTCACAGATTGCGGCCGTGGATCTAGCCACTCAGAGCGCTGATATTCCTGGTACTTCTTTGTACAATGTCACGACCGGAATGTATCGTGTATCGGCCTACATTGTTCTGACCACGGTCGATGGTGTATCATCAACACTTCCGTCTGTCCAGATTCAATGGGCTGACCCTGACACAAATACAGCGGTAGGATGGTTGGCTTTGACGCCGACCAACTCGGGAGACGTATTCAATACGATCTTGCAAGGGAGTGCGGTGATCCATGCGAAGGGTGGTGGTGGTCTGAGCTACAATACAACCGGATATGCCTCGAACAGTCCTAATGCTATGAAGTTTGCCCTGCATATCAGGCTAGAAGCTCTCTAATCTAATCTCGGAGCAAAGCGGTTCCGACAAGGAGAAACACAATGAAGTCAGTAACATTAACAACAGTACAGCAGACGCAGGCTCTTGCTCTCAAGGCGACTTTTGCAGCTGCACAGCAAAATGCACATACAGCTCACACAGCTTATGTGAACTTTTTGGCTACAGCAGCAGGAGTTACACTGAAGCCAGGTCAGAGACTTCAACTGACTGATGATGGTTCCTCGGTGGTGCTCATTCCATAACCGAGTCTTATACAGATAAAAAAGGGGCCCAAGAGAACTTCCTCTTGGGCCCTTTGTTTGTTTAATATCTATGTTAGGTTTGCTTTCCCACGAGACCAACAAGCTGAATGCTCTCTTGAAGATCTTCTATAGCTCCTGCCGTTGTAGTTGGATGCTTGGGTTAGCACGGCCGTCGTATAGTATTACGTTTCTGCGCCAGATGCAACCCGTAATCAGTCGCACCCATGCGCAGTCACATGTAGTATTATTTGAAAGCCACAATCTCAACTGCTTCGTTTTGATTGAAGTCGAATGCATTTAGGCAGATAACCTTGGTTCCTTCCCTTTCCTGAACGTCTTTCAGATGCATGTGTCCGTAGAAATGGTATGTAGGTTTGAACTTGTTGAGCAGCTGCGTAAATCCAGGACATCCTGGAGGTACTGTCTCATCGTGATCTAGTCCCAGGACTGCGCGCAGACCTTCTGGTACTGGTTTGCCTGCGAACTTCCATGGCACAACAGCTGTCGAACAATCATGTGTAACTAAGACATCCACCGGCCCATCGTACCTGAGAAGCTCAAGAACGTGAGGACGATAGATATGCAGTGCTTTCAAACTACCTGGAACCGAGTGATTCCTTGCGCACTTAACTATATCAGGATTCATCCAGCTCCGGGGACTGTAGTTTCCCCAGACGGATGCAACCTTTACACCAGCGATGTCAGTGACACCGCCATCTGGCAGGAGGTGCAAGCGAGCTATTCTATTAGGCTCGGCTTGCCACTTTTTGATAGACTCATGATTCTCATGGTTGCCCATGTTTACATAAGTCTCTATTGGAACTTGCTTGTCGCGTTCCCAGAGGTGAGCCCACTGGGGATTGAACTTATCAACTCCAAAATCACCTACGTGGATGATCGCGTCTAACAGGTTGCCTGTACGTAGTTGCCAGGCAGCCAACGCAGCATACATCTCATAGAACCTGTAGTGTGTATCACCAACGAATGCTATGAGAGCCACTTCTTCCTTCCTTTACACTTGGTGGAGACGACGGGAGTTGAACCCGTGTCCAGAAAGCATTACTTATGAATACTACATGCTTATTCCGTTCGGTTTCTCAGGGGCCTACAGACCGGACAAGTGAGGTCCCAGTATCCCTTCTTGGTTTTCATCCGCCCGGCTCGCAGGGAGCTGACCCGGGAAGCTTAGCCCACTAGTTTACGCCCTAGCCCAATCAATAGGCATCGTCAGGTAGGACGTGGCTGCTTTAAGCAGCCAACGGCAGTTCTTCAAACTCTGCAGTTAAAGTTTTCCAACAGTTACGGTCGTCAGGCACCGGCATGCATTCAGGTCGTTCCGCTATCTGTCGAAACCGGGACGTCCCCAAGATCAAAAAGGACTAGTTGCAAAGTCCGGAACAGCAGGCTTAAAGATCTTCTTGGATCTTGTTAGCCTATAGAACAATCCGCTGATAGACATCTGGCCGTAGTCTGTTTCGCTGTGCATACTGCAGACTGCTGAAGGATACCCGATGATGATTCGGGTTCGTTCTTTGTTCGTGCAGCGATGCACGTACTTCCAGAAGGCCAGCATTACTTAGATAAGCCCAAAGCTTTCATGAGTACTGCAACACGAGCCAATGCTCGTTCGAGATCGCCGGAAGCTGCCTGAGGGCCATGCTGAGGCTGAAAACCATTGAGCCACAGGTTCATGAGCTTGCCCCAGAGCTTGCCGGCTACCGCCGCGCGCCAGGCATGAGTCGACATCGTCTCATCCTGGGCTCCAAACAAGACTACCACGTTCAGGAAGATGTCCAAAGCTACCAGCGCTCTGTGCCAGTATGGTTCTGCTGCTGCCTTGGCTTCTGCCAGAGGTACGTCATCAGGATAGACAAATGGCTTGGCGCCCTTGTCCACCCAGTGTCTAATGGATCCTATTGCTACAGAAACAAATACCAGGCTTGCTACGGCGCCGGCGAAGATCTCGCCACCCAGTAAGAACTTATGCAATAGATCCATCATTGTGTTGCTCCAAAATGGTCGGAGAGGAGAGATTTGAACTCTCGATCTCGTGCGCCCAAGGCACGCGCCTTAAACCGGACTAGGCCACTCTCCGTTCTAAATCCTTGATGTTCACCTTGCCTCTGATACCTTTGACATGGTAAGTATGTTTGATTCCATTCATCTTATGTGGCTTGCACATTAGGCAGCCACTGCGTGCGTTCTTTGGTCGCTTTCGCTTGAAGTTCATTTGGTACCCGAGCAGAGACTCGAACTCTGTTCCCCAACTTGAAAGATTGGGATCCTAACCCATGTACGACTTGGGCACTTAAGACTTCGTTGTACCTGGCAGGATGTTCTTGATCCATGCTAGGATACTATCAACGCGCGCAATGAAGTTAGGGTAGTGTTGCTGGAACTTCATGCCGCCAAAGAAAACAAGAAGGGTAAGAATCCCTTCCACTACAACCTTGAGAAGTGTAAACATTGTGTCTCCTAAACCCGCGGGTGAGATCCAGTCGCGAACAGGATCCTTTCCCCTGGCCATGCCGCCGACGGCAAGGTAGCAGCCGATGGGGAAAGCACTAGCTACTTAGTCCCGCTAAACTCTGGCTACCCTTCGGCTCGAGGCGCCCAGATAGCCATGCGATGTGTCCTCGCTCGACACATCTAAACTCAAGGGTCGGAGGTTTTTCAGACGAAACGAGTTTTCGAGGCTCGTTACACTCCTGTTGATTAACGTCACCGTATCGGCGATGATGTTCCGTATACACGGCTGACTAACAGAGCATCGCAAACTTGTGGTAGCCTCCTAATCGAGGAGGTCTATGATCCTTGCACCAGTTCTGTAATCCTGTCGGTCTACTTTCATTCTTGTAGAAGTTATCGACTGGAGCAAAATGATCGCCAGGAACGCACCAGCATACACCTTCTATTGGTGGAATCTTGGCATTCGCATTTCTACCGCTTGGTCTATCTGGTCTATTGCATCGCAAGTGAGAAAAGGCAATGTTCTCTTCATCCCAGAATAAGTCAGCACTGATACCTTCCCAAGGCTGCTTATGTTCGATGCTTAGATCATCTACTGATTGTATTTCACATCCACAACGAAAGCAAAAGTTCTCATTCAAACGTTGCAGTAATCTAAACATTATCTGCTTACGTAATCTATTTGTAGCCGTACCGTGTGACATACCAAGCGTAGCGTCTTTCTTTTCATTACTCATAGTACTTGGTCCTCCGACCTTGACTAAGTTAAACTGGTGACCCCACCGGGAATCGAACCCGGGTTGCCGGCTTGAGAAGCCGGAGTCCTATCCCATAGACGATAGGGCCTTGGCGGTGATAGCCGGATTTGAACCGGCGAGGTTTCCCGTGACAGGGGAGCGGAGTAGGCCAGACTGTCCCATATCACCGCGAAATACGAAGGTCTAACTGTAGCACTCAAAGGCGACGCCAGCTCTCCCCCGTAATGTGGGGGCACCAGCTTATGCAGTGGTGACTACAGCTCCTGCAGACCTAAGAACAACTGACCTAGATGATTAGTCTCGTTGTAATCCGTGAGCGCCACCACGGATTGTACAACACCGTGCCGATTGACGCGCTCTGCTATTTCCGAATGGCAGAGCCAGAATACAAGGACTACTCATCTACTACAGGTCAAATCCAATAATCTTTGCAGCTCATTGGCTGCTTCTTCCAGAAGATCGGCGATACGATCAGGCTTTCCTTCTTGTACGCTCTTGCGTGTAGTTATCTGCCTTCGTATCTCAGCGCGCTTGCGCAGCCTGTAAATCAGATCTTCTGTACTACTCATAAACTTGTGGTCCCTTGGGATGGATTCGAACCATCATCTCCTGATCTTCAGTCAGGGGTCCTACCATTGAACGACCGCGGGTTTGGAGGAGGGCCAGAGAATCGAACTCTGTCTCGCCTTTCGACGAGTCTCGGTTTTCGGGACCGTTGCCGACCATTCAGCGCTGCCCTCCTAAACTTGGCGGAGGGTGTAGGATTTGAACCTACGCTGGCTTTCACCAGGCCTCAGGTTAGCAACCTGGCGCCTTTCCAAACTCAGCCAACCCTCCGTATACACGGGTAGATCGTGATGAGCTTCTACTACTCGAGTTGGCTGTATCGTTCATGTTTTTATTATACCACAAATCCTTTGGCAGGCCAGGATGGATTTGAACCACCGTCATCGGTTTTGGAGACCGAGGTCCTGGACCGGGCTAAACGACCGGCCTGCGTTAAACTATACCACCAAATGGCGGCTGGCCAGCATCTACCAGCTTCTGTTCGAGAACCCTGATAGCGCATACGAGAGTCTTGATCAGATTCTCGTTATCGGTATCCTTGAAGGGAACATCCAACAGTACTTCGCCACCAACTACACCGACAAAAGCTCTCTTCTGCTTCGTGTCGGTATCTACTACTTCAGTTACGTATGATTCGATGATCATTGTCAATCCTTGGTGGAGCAGATGGGAATCGAACCCACAACCTTATGCTTGCAAAGCATCTGCGCTCCCGTTGCGCCACTGCCCCACGGAAATCTGGTCGGGGTGGGAGGAATCGAACCTCCGCCCCATGCTTCCGACGCATGGATCCTACCACTAGAACACACCCCGGTGACCTTTTACGGTCGTTCGGGTCGTGGCTCTAGTGCGCGCGTCATTACAAACTCAATCCTAGGATCTTGCGATTACGATAAACCATCCAGGTTTCGAGGGCTGCGATGAGTCCCCAATAACCATAAGCCAGCGGCATACTATAGGCCATGAAGACTCCACCTACTACTGTGATTGCCGCGGCTTCAACAAAACAAGTCAATGCTTGACCCAACTTGGGGAAGAGCCAGCGATTGATAGGATTCATTTCCTTCAATCCCTTTGCCAGTCCGACCCCTGTGTAATACGTGTCGCCCAGGATAGCAACGAGCATGTAAGCATACAGAACGAAGATACCGAGTGATTCCCAGAAGCCCGGTTGATTGGGCCACGTTCTTGGATCTGTCGATGGATCAAACATATTTGCTCCTTGTACTTCTAAACTTGGTGGAGACGGAAGGATTTGAACCTTCTCTAGTCCCGTTGGGACCTTGGGTTACGGCCAAGTGCAGATCCCCGTCTCTGCTGCGCCTCCATGGAAGCGCACCTCTCCGTGCGCTCATTAAGCGCTACGATAACCGACTCCGCTGCTCTGTCCGCCTTTCATGGCACGTTCCTATAGTTGTTCACTGTACAGTAGACGTGATAAGCTGCCTGGCACAGATACCCAACTCCAAATCCGTATCCTGCAGGTGTCCAGTAATGCGCTGCAATACCTGCTACAAGGACCTCGAGTGCTACGGCAATGCTGCTACGAACCCACATCCTCTTCACTGAAGGATCATCGGTGCCGTAGATCCAGATCATGATTCGATCTGCTTCAGTGTAACCTTTCCTCAGAAAGTGAGCTGTGCTGACTCCGTCTGCTGTTGCGGCCGGAATCAGAATACCCACTGCGATCTTGAGAAGCGTTGGTATCATAATCTTGGTGTACCTGAGAGGATTCGAACCTCCACGCCTTGCGGCACGCGGCTCTCAACCGCGGCTGGCTACCAGTTTCAGCACAGGTACTTGGTGCTGAAGGAGAGATTCGAACTCTCACGGCTTTCTAGGGCCACAGGGGCTTGAGCCCTGCGCGGCTGCCAGTTACGCCACTCCAGCACATCGATAAACTTGGTGCGCTGGGTGGGATTCGAACCCACAAAATCTCCTCGGTCTGAACGAGGCGGCTTTGCCATTTTGTCCACCAGCGCCTTGAACTACAAGGTCCGGGGACGGCAGTCCGCGGGCCTGCTAACTAAGCAGGCCTAGCAATCGAATGCATCCGCCCATTGTATCGTTCTTCACGAGTTTACTCCACATCACACTGCCAGGCATCGTAGCCATGGAACAGTGACTTACCTTTCTTTCTCGAACAACAAACAGCAACCGCGGTTAGGATGGACTTTTCAGTCTTATAGTACCCGGGGTTGGTATCGCGAAACTCTTCCCACGGAAGACGCGAGCGTGAGATCTTATCACGGACTTTTTCCAGCTCGTCGCTGTCAACGACTTTGAGGACGATGGTTGTGTGTTCTTCATCGGGATCCAGTTTAAGTCTCAGCTTCAGCTTCGATACCACATGACATGCCTGTGCTATACAGCGGCCGCAGGACATCGGAATGACCTCTCTTAGGAACATCGTCGGTGATATGACGAATGAAGGGAGGACAACGTATATGCGCTTCTCTACTTTGGGCGTCTCTTTCATAAGCTTGGCTGGAGCAGAGGGACTCGAACCCCCAAGTGTCTGGTTAACGGCCAGATGCTGTACCGGTTGAGCCACACTCCAGTAGAATCTCTATGTTGTATTATAGCCTGCCAGGACGGCAAGCCAAAGGTGGGAGTATTACTTTGCTTTGGGTTGCGGTAATGGCTTCTGCGGCTTGTACATTTGTACTGTAGCCGCGGCTAGTCGAGTGGCCCCATGGTTAAACCATGAGGCCTTCTTCGCTTTCTTTCTGAGGGCCATTACCGTTGCCGGCTTAGCCCTTTTTGACGCCCGAGTTTGCCACCTTCGGCTGAGTAGGCTTGATGGCCTTTGCCTTGTGTGTGGTCGGTGACGCGAAGATCGGGTCGCCGATATACGGGGTCTTGCTAAGTTGTGCTGGAGGTGTCTTAGACCCGTTACTGTTCTTCATGATGTTCTCCGTTGTTCTTTTTTGCTTCCGATCGCCAACCACATGGGCAGACGAACTCGTCTTTAGGCTGAGGTTTGCTAACCTGCTTACCGCACACAGGACACTTCATTGTGCACATAGCAACCTCTTGGAATATCAATAGCGCACGGCTTACACGACAACCGCGCTGGCCTTCCGGTGGACCAACTTCCAAATCACCCCACGTCTGGGACGATTCAGCACCTGCCCTCGGTATACAGAGGGGCTACCTGTCGCTTTTCGCGCTACCAATCTTATACTTCTAATCTCTGCCTGAGGGGCCTTACTCACCCCTCAGGACTTAGGACTACTTTAGGCTGTTGCGCCTGTTGCCGCTGGGGCTGCAGGGGCTGCTGGAGCTGCTGGGGCTGCGGGTGCAGCGGCCGGCAGAGGAGAAGTGCCACTCAGTGTGATTGTACCACTCACTGGTGCACCAGATACAACCTGGACCTGGACGGTTACATTGAAAGCAAACGTGCCATTGATGCTCACGGCTGCTGTGATGGTTCCGACGTCGGTCAAATCTGTTCCAGGTGTGAACACAGCTGCGAAGTTGTTGCCCACAATGGAACCAACATTCGCGTTGTCGATCGACCATACTGCAGTTACGCCATCCAGATTGGCTGGGAAACCGAGCTGGTCAACGAGTGCCAACGCGAGATTTGAAAGCAAACTGTCTGATACTTGAATCATTAACGTTCCTCCTAAGGAAGACACTACCACTCCGTCACCTTCCCACTCCAGTAGAAGATATAGCCCTCTTCCGTAGTGGCGATGATGAAGATGGCGGTGCCGATGTTGTTTGAACATCGGTGTACCTCACTTTGAAGGTCGTCAAGATCGGCGACTCGGATTACATCTACTACACTTGGCGCCCCTGTGAGCTTTGAACTACCCCTCTTACGAGGAGCCAGAGGCAAGATCGTGGAGCCCCCGATCCGTGTTTCGCGGATGACCCCCGGGTTAGATGCCCGGTGCTCTGCTAGGCTGAGCTACGGAGGCCCGGGAAGCACGTAATGCGGCTGCGCCGGACGGCTCATGGTACATCATCCGTATGCGTCCGTGTAGGGCCATGACCCTTACCGTGCTTCGAGAGCTTGGAGCGGCTAATCGGATTCGAACCGATACATTCTGCTTGGAAGGCAGACATGCTGGCCGTTAACATCACAGCCGCTGGTCCCGATTATCCCTTAAGAGGACCCACCGTGTACTTTGGTGATTGGTCGGGTCGAAACCCTTTCTTGCAGAATGGCGCGAAGTAAACAGCAGCCATTAGAACAGTGCAAGTTATTGCATAAGCTAGCATAAGATCCTGGAGCGAAGTACCGGATTCGAACCGGTGCCTCGACCTTGGCAAGGTCACGTGCTACCACTATACCAACCTCGCTCGTACCCCTGATTAGTATAGTAGTTGCCTACGTATAACTAACCAATAGAACCGACAACACTTATCTGATTTCACCAATCTACAGCGTATCTGAAAGCTTCCATCTCTTTCTATGGTGCGCAGCCGGAAAACAGCGCGCCACCACTTAGAGCAGGTCGGATAGATTGGGTTGAACACAAACCCATTATACCATACTTAGATCAGCTTAGATGGCCCAAATGCGAATCTCTTGCCGCCGTTGGTTCCTTCTGTGAGGGCCGGCCGGCTCATGAACTCCCACTGTCTTGTAGTTGGGTTCCACGTCTTGTTCACCCTGGCGCCCAGCATCATCTGGGTGTAGCCTGCAACCAAGGTGACACCTTGACCCACTGACGGGCATTGCTTCGGTGCTGGTCTTCCTTGGTTCATTGTGACCTCGTGGAGCCATGGGAGGGACTTGAACCCCCAACCCGCGCATTACAGGTGCGCAGCTCTACATTGGAGCTACCATGGCTAGTAAATATGTGGTTGCCTTCGAAGGACTCGAACCTTCATATCCAGCTCCAGAGGCTGGCGTCCTACCAGTTAAACGAGTAGGCAACGTAAATCTTGGCGAGCTTGGAGAGATTCGAACTCTCTGCCTGCGGGTTAGAACTCCGCTGCTCTTCCGTCTGAGCTACAAGCCCGCGAAACTTGGTGCTCCATGAGAGATTCGAACTCCCGACCCCTCGGTCCGTAGCCGAGTGCTCTTGGTTTCCGCTGAGCTAATGGAGCGTGGTGGGTCCGGCTGGATTTGAACCAGCATTCCACCGCTTAAAAGGCGGTTGCTCTACCTTTAAGCTACGAACCCATGGTTGGTAGGCCTGGATTCGAACCAGGATCTCCGGGTTCAAGGCCCGGCGTGACTACCATTTGCACCACCTACCAGTGTTAAGCTACCGGAAGGTTGGTTCGTTGCTGATTTGGATCAGCAGTCCTGCCCGGCTCATCTTTCATACGATTTACCAGGATGGACTTTGTTTCTGGCTTGCCCTTAGACTTCTTACAAATATCTTCATACGCGGCCAGAGCGCGTTCACGGATGTCTTTATCCGGATGCATGTATCCCACGATCTCGAGCGCTTCTCGGGTGTGGTGCCGGAAGTGAATCGGCAGGTTACCCCACTCCGATGGATACATTTCGAATCTGACCTTTAAGCTCATAAACTCTCTGTCTTTCATGTAATGCGACTCTGGCATTACATCTCTCATGACTACCCAACGCAGCCAGCGTGTTAATCTTCGGACTTCATCTTCCGTAGAGATATCGGATCCGCGCATAGCGCAGAACAAAGCTGATTGCATCTTACCACTCAACTGCAGGACCCAGTCCTGCACTACCCATTCACCGCGCGCGATCGGTTTAGTATCTGCCAATCGCGAGACCAAGTCTACACGGTCCTCGGGCACAATGCTCTCGTGCTCTGTCAGATCGTGGTAGGCCTTAAGTGCTTTTGCCTGCACCCACTCATCAGGATGAAAGAATGCTATGACTGCCAATGCCTGCTTCAGGTGATCGTAGAAGTGTGTCTTCAAACGATCCCATTGCCAGGCATCTTGATCCATAAGAGCTTTAATATCAATGAACTCCGTGTCTCTCATGAAATGAGATCTTGGATTGTTCAGCTTGATGCACTGCTTACGGATCCAACGTACGACTCTCTTTACTTCCGGTGAGTCGTCTGAATCAGCGCCGCGGAAAGAAGCAATAAGGACAGACTGCATACGGCCGGACATGCCGACCTCTTTGATCCAATCCTTAAGATTGCATTCACCCTGCTCGATGATCATACAACTCTCTCAAAGTATTCTATCGCGAACTTCTGTCTCTCTTCTTCTAGCTCGCGTAGTCGTTCTTTCTCACGCACTATAGCCTGGGGTTCTGCTATCTTTACAGGATCATGAAACTCCAGCCAGGCTCGCATGTAACAGTCACAGTAGGGAGTACCGTTGTGATACTCATCTCCTCTCACTGGGAGCATGCTCCCTTCGTGGAAGCGACTATCACCTACATGTGCCGTCGCATGTATCTCAAATGCTCGTTCCCAGATGGGCGCTGTTTCCTTACGCGCCTGCTCTGTTGGCAGAGGATATCCCTCACCGAGCACTTCTTTTGGGGTCTCTAACATCTGCCCTCTTTAAATCTGGTACCGCGTCAAGGATTTGAACCTCGGACTTCCTCTTTGTAAGAGAGGCACTCTGACCGGACTGAGTTAACACGGCACATAAATCCAAGGCCGACCCCAGAACGGCCGCCAATGTTGCACTGGGACAGCTGTCGGCACTAATCTCATTGCAGGGTATCCGAATCGAACGGATATCTCCGGTCCAAAGCCGGTATTCTAACCATTGCACCAACCCTACGGCCTGCAGAACTTATTTCACCTTGATTTCGGTGACGGGATAGTTGCTGTATGGAGTCTTCTGTACCGCGGCGAAGACGTCACCAGTGAGGCGATCAACTACATGCTTCACTTCGTCGCGCGTCAAATCACGTCCCTTGTTGTTCACTTCGATCGTGATTTTCGTACGTGTGTTTCCATCATTAGCAACTACAGTTGCGACTCGTTTCATGGTCGTCTCCTTAAAGGTTTAGGGGCCCGGTCTCGGTCCGGTATCTCCCGGTACTATCCGGGGCTTTCGATCTTAAGCTACCCCTAGGCTTACAACTAAGATGGTAGCGGAGGTGGGATTCGAACCCACGGTGCCCTTTCGGTTCCAGTTTATGAGACTGGCGACATCGGCCTGACTAGTCGACCCCGCAACAGAAAATGAAATGAAATGAACGGCGTGGATTCCCGTCTCCACCACGCAATGACCTTTTCTCAACCGACGGTCACGGGTTCCGATGAGTACTGACCATAAGGCCAGCCCGCTTTATCCCCGCGCGTTTACTTCCCCCAGCCTTGACCCCGGCCCTGATTCAACCGGACAGCGCTTTTTAAGGCTACCGCCCGGGCCTTGCCGACGTTATTGTATAGCTAGGACGAACTATTCCGCCACGTTCATTTCGAGTGGTTCACAGAGAGGAATGACCTCTACGCTGCTCCACTGTTGCCGCGTCTTAAGGTCGCGGCCATTTCCCTCCATCGACAGGCGGGAGCGCCTGCTGGAGGGGATTACGATTTACAACTTTGCCTTGATCTTTGCGACCTCAGCGAGAACCCAAGTCTTGGCAACTTCGACATCTGCCGTAGCCTTGGTATGAAGAACGAGAACATCGTTCTTAAGTTCGGCCAACAGCTTCTCCGGCTCACCGATGCCCAACTTCACACCAGCGTAGAAACCGCCGCAGAATACTGCGAGCTCTGCAACTGCTACTGCTACGAAAACTCCTAAAGTAATCATTTGATCTCGTTCCTCCTTAAGGAATGTAAGACTTTGTTGATGAGGGCTCCGTGCCCAGGTAAACTTTTCGACCCTTGTAAATAGCAATGGGCCTGATATTAGTATAACACGAGCTCTCATTGAACAGCAGCTCTAGGCACTTGCCTGGCGAGCCAAACTGATCCAGAGGCGGCTTACTAGCATCGGCACTGAATAACATACTAGCACACTTTGTGCTAATCTCAAAGAGGAAAAGCCTAGCTGCCCGAATGCCAACTTCTGCGTCATCACTCGAGCCTAGGATGTCTACAAATAGATGCCATGTATCCAACCAGACTCCGAGATCGGAGTCAGGTGGGCAGGCATGTTGATTAGAGGGGAGGTCCAGATCAATAACTGAGTAGTCTGGCTGTAAGGATAACGTCTGCTTCACAAGCTTAATCAGCTCGTCCTTACTGTGGGCCTTTGGGAGGCCCCAACCATTGCAGGATGGCTTCAAGGTCAATCTCCAGACCTTTGTCGCTCAGCGCGCCCAGGAAGGGCATCCAAGGCCTAACTACGCTGGGTCTAGAGAGGACCTTGGGGCCCTCTATCCCCTAAGTCCTATTATAACAGAGATCGTATGTCCGCCAAGGCTTGCTTTACTGCTGCCAACTGGCCGGCTTGGTACGGTCCTGCTGTATTCAACTGCTGGTACTGCACGTTCAAGATACTTTGTAGCAAGTTCAAATCAGCCGTCGTCAGGGTCCCTGTTTGCATGTGGGCCACCGCCGTTTGGATCGCTGTCTGTTGAGTGGCTTCAAATGGTGAAGCCACGCCTTTGATCAAACCAAGGAAGAAGTTCGATATGAAAGTGACATCTGCTGCTGCGACCGAACCTACTTGAATCGTTGCTGTAGTGGTAAGGGTGCCTACTTCATCTGATGCGGCCGTTATCACTGTCAAGCCAGGTGCTACTGCTGTGACCAGTCCTGTGTGAGCTCCAACAGTTGCAACACCTGTGACCGAAGAAGACCAATCTGTTACGTTGGTCGTGCCGCCGGTGACCACGCCACCAGCAAGCAGTAATGTCTGTCCAGCTTCATCGATCTGTGCGCTGGATGGGCTGATAGCAGAGATCGCGAGGATCTTGTATACCGCGGAGCCTACAGCACTATCCAAATAAGTAGCCGTGCTGTCATAAGCAAGGGCTTTCAGAGTAAGACCGTGTGGTACTTGAACTGTAGTCGCAGCCAGTATTTTGAAGGTGCTTGGGCCAGCTACACCACCTACTTCAGTAGGAGTGGTGCCATCAACCGAATAAAAGAAATGAGTTGCATTGGCACTGGTAAGAGTTACTGTCTGTGTTCCAGCGTACAGCCCGGCAACAGGACTAAACGTCGGTGTGGCCAAAGATGATTGTGTCCCAACGAAGTTGCATGCAAGATCAGTAGTTGTCTCTACTATGTTGACTGGGACAAATGTCCAGCCAGTCTTGGTTGGTGTTACAGTGACGGTGCCTGTGAGGCCGCCGAAACTGAAAGTTCCAGGTGCGCCTGTGGTTGCACTTGTTTGACCTGTGCAAGCAACTGTGACACCTGAGATCGGGTTGGTACTGCCGTCAACAATGGTTCCGGAAACGGTATAACCCACAGCCAACTCAACAGGACCAGAATACTGGTAAGAGTCCTCAGATACAGGAAGATAGACAGCAGGATCGTCTGTCATCTGGACGACTTTCTTGGTGATTACCTTCATGTTAGTCATCGGGCTATGTCCTCAAGAGCTGATTAGTATAGCAGGCGCTGGGGTTGGCACAGGGACCTTAAACTTGGACTTCAGGAACTGAAGAATGTCGTTATGGATCCGTTGTACCTGGTTGATTGACATCTTCATGGTCTCGGAGATCTGCTTCCAGGGCATTTCCTGTACGTAGTACAAGTAGATCAGATGTCTTTCTCTATAGGTCATGTTGGCAAATAGAGGATCTGTTGTACCTTCTACCCAAGCCGGCGTGATGGCAGACAGGTCCAAACACTTTGTTACCATAGACATGTCAGCCGCCCAGGAATGACCACTACCATCAGTGAGATCACCATCTGCATGAGGAACATCACCAGTGTAGTCCATATCTTCTCCGCCCGCGGTCCGATGCTCGAGTTGGAGCATCTTCTCCCACGCGCGCGCTTCAAGAGTCTTCATCTGTTCATCGATGTGTTCCTGCAGATAGTAACGGAACCATGTCTGGACGAAGTATACGAAGCCGATCGGACCTGAAGAAAGGAACTCTTTACTTGGTGGCCACTGTTCAGTGGTCTGGTATCCGATCAGCTTCTTGCCGGCGCCGCGGATGGCATGGATGTAGCCCTTCCGCGCGAGCAATCGAACAGAACCAGTTGGGTCATACTTGACCTTCTTCTGGATCTGATCGAGAGTAATGTGCTTGTTCTTCTTGAGCTTGTTGATCACCTGTACGATCTCTTTGATCTTGTCGACGTAGCTCGGATCGTACTTCTTGATGCATCGAAGGAGCAACGTGTTCAGAACGTCGTAGACGTCCGTTGCTGTGTGTTGTGGGAATGCCAGGTGCAAGTGCTTTGCCACCCTGGCGAAGGCTTGTTTATCCGGAGTCTCTGTCTTGGGGAGAAAGTACTTAAGGAAGCGGCGTGTATCCCCATTGTAGTAGTGCATTTGCGGGAGGTGCCCGGCCACAATGAGATCAGTGTACTTGTACACATAGCCGTGAAAGTACTTTACCAGCTCGAGAAGCTTGTCTTCTTTCTCGGGCCCATCAGGCATGAATGCATAGTCTATTCCCGCCTGATTGACGACCTGTAGGTCGTTGAACTCACTATCTTTTGGTAGCGCCCAGTTAGACGCATAGTGAGCCCTATCAATGCTGATTGTATTTGGCATTTAGTATCCTAAATCCCCATTTAGGATGCTGTACCTTACTCTTTACTCTTCCCTAGCTGCTTAAGAGCATCGTGCTGATAAGCCGTAAGATCGTTATCCCAGGACAGGAGCGCGCGGCCGATACGAGACAGACCGTACGCATCACAGATGTTGTCGTCACTGAACTCCTGACCCCAGAGCTTGTAGGTCTTCAGGAGCATGAGGTTCTTGTCTATGTTGCCGGCGCCACCAACGAACTTCTTCAGTACTGTAGGCGGCACGAGAACGAACTGAACGTCGTGCTTCCACAACCAATGACGGATGAGGAAGCCCAGGCCGGCGATCTGAAACAGAGACGCTCCTTTACTTGCGAAGGAGAAGTCCTCCATGACAACCAGAGTATCACTCTGCTTGAGTTCATTGACAGGGATCTTATTCGAGATCTCCGTTAGGATGTGATCCATACGAGTCAGATCGGACATCCCATCAGTGTCGATGAGACCAGAATCCCAGGTGTAATCCGATGTCCACAGGACCCACCCGGTGCCAGTCAAGCTCAAATCCAAGCCCAGAATGCGCTTAGTATTTGGAGAGGTCAATACCAGCGAGGTCTTCTCTGCTTTCTTTTGTTTTGCCATCTCTCATTGCCTCCAACAGCCGAATGATCTCCACCAGATTCTGGAAGTATAGGTCCATGGTAACCACTCTAGCGCCATCTTTGGTTATAATACCGTTCCTCCACCGAGGAAGATTAGTACGGAAATCCCATGTCACAGGCCAGTCAGGCACTTTAGCTTCCAGTATCTTCGTAAGACATTCCAGATCATCTTTGCGCCAAGCTATTTCATTAGCATAGCGTGTAGGTTTATCTATCTCTTGTGGCGACGGGCCCAACTCCCCAGGTTTCGTCAAATACTTGCCTGTGGCGGACACCTTACCTTTATGATAGTTCCACGCCCATCGAATGAGGGTGTAGAGTATCCTATCACATTGTCCATGGACCCAAAGAGGATCTGGTTTTGTCATGTTAAACCTCCGGCTCCTTATAATCGGGTGGCTCAAGAGTGACCAGCCCCATAGTGGTGGGATGGAGGATAGTTATTGGCCTGGAGGCCTTCTTAGCCAGACGTACACAACTCCCTGTTCCACCCCAAGACCTATCCCAGACAGCGAATATGTGCGTAGAGTAGTCTACAATCGCTTGATTGCGCTTCTGCATCTGCTGAAGTTCAGGTTTGTACGACTGAGTGCTCACGTATTCAACAGACCCGTTGGCCTGCGCAATACGAGCTAGCAGCTCAGCGTACTTCTTCTTGGATTCCTCAGGCCACATAGCATCCTGGCCTGCGCAAGGGATCAACGCAAGAACTTTGATTCCCATCTCGAGGGCTACTTCCGCAGCCCACTGGTCGACACCCAGGGCCATGCCCGAAACGACACAGTTAGGCTGTCCTTGAGCATAAAGCATTCTCAGGACAGCTTTGATAGCTGTCGATCGATTCGTTGCATCGTTGTATCCACCTAGTTTATTAGGCCGATGCCCTGTGATGCCTAAGACCATATTAGGCGACTTTAGTGTAGACAACTTTGGGATGATACTCCCCTTTCTTAGATACCGCATGGGTCTTATTATACTCGAGGCAGGCTCGCGCGCGGGCAGTGAAATCCCACTGGGCGAGGTCTCCTTCTTGAATCCCCCAAGCATGAACTCCATACTTGGAGAGATAGCCTTTGAGCTTCTCTACGTCTTCCGGCCTATGTTCATACCAGCCGTTCTTCGTTCCGTCCTCTACGAGCCCCGGAGGGCCTATTAAGGCGGCTTCTGCACAGAGTGCTCGAATATCTGCACGCTTGATGATGACATGAGCTGCTTCATCAAGCTGTGGCAATCCGAACTGCTCCCAAATCCTATCTCCCAGAATGTCTTCTATCTGCCGCATCTCCTGGGATTTAAAGGGTTTAGGTATGTCACCCACACAAGACTCGGTCCCATCATGCATTAGCGCAGGGAACTCGAGCTCAGGGTGAGTGTGTGCTACAAAGTCGGCCACCAACATAGAGTGGATTCCGACAGTGTAGTTGACGCGGCATGCTCCTGCATATCGGCAAACGTGCAGGAGCTGCCAGGCAATGTCTTCCAGGATCGGAACGCCACCTTCTGGGGTGACTTTCTGACCTGTGTAAGTAAGGTAAGCCATGATTACTCCGGTGCTTTCTCGACCGGAATACCCCAGACGTCACCAACAGCATCCTGCATGACGACATAAGGAGTTCCAGTTGCCATGACCCAGGTCTGATCTTCCGTTGGGTCTATGCAGTGAAAGATGTCACCGAGCTTCAGATCCTGCATCAGCACAGGAGTTCCATCTTTCTTTTCGAACGTCTTTCTTTCCATGTTCTTAGCGCAATCCGTTTAGGAGCGCCTCGGTTTCGTTGCCAACTTCCAGAGCGCGCGTGATAATAGCGGCGAGCTTAGCCAGTTGCTGCCATGTGGAGACTTCGTCGCGGGCATTGAGCCACGCATCTTCAGCCTTGCGCACATAGCACTGAGCCAGAGCTAGACAATGCTCTGAGTTCTTGTGACCATCGTGTGGCGGCCACAAGTTGTCTTGATATTGCCGCTCGGTATCGATGATCTTGAAAACCTGTTCTCGTGTTAGGGCCACGGTTCCTCCTTATTTCCCCAAATCCCAATCTGCTATGTAAACACCAGTGACGCGCATGTTGCCATCAATGTAGTCGCCGTGAATGTCGACGAAGTCGGATACTTCTTTCTCCTTCGACATAGCGAGAGCTTCATCCAGGTCGTGAGCCGAGACCTCGATTGAGACCATCAAGTTCAGTTTGGCCTGGATGCAATAGGTTTGTAGTTTCTTTGGTTTGTCGGCCACGAGGACCTCCTTTTAGGCGGGGGTTGCGTCTGGTTCTTCGCTGAGCATTTCCTGTTGCTGATCATTGATCTCACTCAGCTCAGCATGCACATCTTCTAGTACTTCTATTTCTTGCTCGGCCTTAGCGGCCAAGACTTTATGAAGCGCTTCCAGCACTTCAATCATCTTCTTCGACTGTTCCTTGGCTTCCTTATGTCGAATCCTTTCTTCTCGAGCGTGCGCGAAGCTATCCCGCAGCTCTATGATAAAGAATACCACAATCAGGAGGTCAGCCAAACAACTAAACACGTCCACTATCAGCTGAGCTGGTAGCATTACTCACTCCGTGCTTCTACCTCTCTATCTGCGAATATGGTCTTCATCAGGAAATCATCGAACGATGTGCAGCGCACATCATCGAGTTCCGTGTACTGCCTATTCCACGGCCGGTCCATAAGATAGGCCTTGGTCTTGCCGTGCTTGTTGATCTCCTTCACTTGCTTGTGGAAATCATCCAAGTGGTAATCCACTCCCAGCTGCTCAAGGAGGGCAGGACGGTCGTCTCCGCCGGCGTTGCAGCCGGTAATCAGGGGCACTCCTTGGTTGCGAATCCAACGCGAAAGGAGCTGAGTGGTATCCTGAATACCCTCCTTGGCTAGGAGATTAACACGGACGGTGACAGCGTACATGTTGTACAATGCATCGTCCAAATCGTTGTTAATAGCGACGAAGTCTACGTTATGATAAGGCTCGAGGTTCAAATAGAACTCCGGGATCTTAAGCATAGCATCGAAGGCAGTCTCGAACTGCTCCTTCGTCATGATTGGATTGTCAGCCTTCCAGGGCTCATCATTCACCCACTGATCTTCAGTCAGCTGAGTGCCATTCAGTTCGTTGAAGACTCCCAAGAACCCGGTCACCCAGTTGCATAGAACACCATCCACGTCAGAACTAACGACGTAGAGCTTGTCCTTCGGGTTATCAGTTATTGGCCGGCCATGTTGGTTATACTTGAGGGTCTTGTCCATCCACGGTTGCATCGCTCACCTCTTTTTCTTGTACGCTCGCCACTTCCGGCGCCACTGGAGGGTTCTCAGGCATCTGAAAGCTAACCTGGTCCGGACGGACAGCAAACGATCCACGCTTTCCTTCGGCGAATCCATACAGCGCTCCTATCCCAGGGTAAAACGTCATTGAATCCAGGGTGATATGCTCACCCTTCTTAAATCCTGGGCGACGAACACGCATCTTGAACTCACTACCTTCTACCGATACGTATTCCACATCGCCCACGTAGCACTGGCGTTCCCATCTCCGCGGCAAGTCCTCCAATAGAGTAGCGTCTATGGCCTTCGGCACAGGAATCGAAAAGGATTTCTGCCTTGCCGGCCGGTGGAACCGATAACTGGCCGTCGGGGGCCCTGGCGTAGGGGCTTCCGGCGGTGCTTCTTGTGCTACTTCAAGCTTTTCTTTTACTTCTTGCACAGCCTCTTGGAATGCCGCCTCTAAGACTTCATCAGGCAGCTTTTGCGACGGCATAATCTGCTGCGACTGGGTCGAGTATTCCTGATCCGGTGACAACTGTGTGTTCCACTCCGGATCCCCCGGCATTATGATTCTTTTTTCCGTCATGTTTCTTTCCTTTGGAACTGATCCCTTCTTTATTTCGTTCGTACATTTGCAAGAAGATCATTGGTATCATGTCGCCTTGCGAATCAACAACAGTAGCTACCTTTGAAGGTAACTTAGTGGGACCACCGTTTACTGAAAGCACATAAGATTGATCTTCCGCGCGGCACTTGGCCTGGATGATACCCCACTTTGAATCCTCAACATAAAAATCATGTCCTTTATACTCTTGATCAAGAGTAGGGTCTTTCTTGGAGACTTGAAGCTTTAGGTTCTTAGAGAAGTAAACACGAGCTACCTTCTCTCCAGTGTCTCCCAGCCAGGTTTCATCCATAGGATCGTTACCGAGCATCGCCTTACACTTCTGGTAGCAATCCTCCATGTCCTCAGTGAATGGTACTACAATACGTCCATCGATATCAAAGGGATTAATACTGTATCCCCATGCTCGTACGTAAGTCTTACCATTACGAAGACCAGGCACTTTATTACAGTGCAGTTTCTTTTGACCTTTCGGCCTGGCTATCTCTTTATTTATGTAGTCAACCAGCGACAGCCGCGGGAGCAGAAACATTACCCGCTTACCTTGATGAATACAATCAAAACAGCTGAATGCCATCCACCAATATGTTAGATTGAGAGGACTCTGTTCAATAAGATCCCATTCCAACCATTCTGACATCTTTGGCCTAACTAAAGACATAAGCCCCTCACATTCTTATACCTAGTATACCACAGAAGAGAGACTATTGGGAAGGAGGGCAGAGCTCCGATATAGGAAGTCTACCCTCTCCCGGCTTACAAGTTATGCAACCTCAACGAAGTTGATGTCATTCGTTGCGGTGAGACCCGTCTTCTTGTTCGTACGGAACAAGGTGTAACCGCGGGTCAAAGGACGTGGCGCCCCGGCAAGCTTGGGACCAGCGTCATAGTCTGGAGTCAGACACATACAGCCATTCTCAATGCCAATAACCTGATAATCGTTCCAGGTCTTGCCAGCCATGTGGGTATGACCCATTACGGCCGCAGAGACGGGAAGATGAACCAGGCCTACTGGGATAGCTTTCTTGTAGACCCAATCAATGAACCCACCGACACTCTTGTTGGGAATGCGCGAGTAGAGTTCTGGATGACCGATGACGATATCGCCACACTGATAGACGAATCGATACTCGGCGAAGCCATCCGTAGGCACTTCAGGAATGACTATGTTCTCAAACTGCTTGGTTTGCAGCTCGGCGAAGTCAAAAGCATCAGGTCCATGGAAGTCCAATAGACTCTGATAGAGATCCGCGGGCAATAGCTGAGCGAACTTCTTTCGAGTGCGCTCATCATGGTTCCCGGGCATCATAATGACTTCGGGATAAGCTGCAGAAAGCTTCTTGAGAATCAGCAAGAAGGCCTTGTGCTCTTCTCGAACAGAGAAGTGCTGCCCATACTTCATGTACTTGCTGTAGTTATGATAATCAGGGCCGTCACCAGCGAGGATGCAGATATCTACCTTGCCAGCGGTGTCAGCGATCATCTTATCGAAGCGAGCTTCATCGTGGAATGGAGCATGGATGTCGCTAACGATCAAACCTTCTAGGTAATCAGGATTCCCAGGGCCCTTACCTGTTTCAGTGCCGGCCGGCCAGCTATGCCAGCCTACCCAATCACGATACTCCGCCAGGATCTCATCAAAGTTCTTGGCGTACATCGTCTTCATGGGAGATACTTCAACCACTTTAGGGCTCACAACACTTGTATCCATGTTGTTCACCGTGCTGAAGATATCCCAGCACTTCTTACAACCAGATCCACCACAACAGGTTGGCGCCACCATGCCTTGATAGGTATGTGAACTGCCACAATCCTCTGGGAGGACGGAGTTAGTCTGAGGTTCCGGAGGAGCAACCTCGACTATGATTCCCTTCCACGCTTCCTTCACTTCTTCAACCGAACGGCCGACCTTTTCTGCGATCTCCGTGAACTTCATTCGATGGCCCAGTAGGGAATATACCAGGTCCTTCTTAGTCTTGGGATGCATTTCATCCCAGTTCTGCTTTAGGTTGAAGATAGCTTCGTCCTTATTCATGCCTTTCGACATGTAGCCTCCTCTTAGCTTGTTCTAAGTTGGTACAAGAAGTAAGCTAAGGTATCGTATGTTTTGTCATCGAGGTCCCCGCCAAGCCAAGCACGATCATACTTGTCTGCGGGAGCCCTTAACATCTCATTGATGCGAATCGACCTCTCATTTTGCTTGCGCGGGTCGTCCATCAACCACTTAGGATATTTCTTTATGTCTTGACTCTCAAGGAAAAGGGCATCGACTGTGTCCCGGTAAACGATGAATACACGGCCGGATGCTTTGTGACGGATAGTTGCGAGATGCTCTGCAAGCACGAGTTCATTACTCGGTTTCGCAACCGTGGAAGCCAGATTGATACGAAGATCTCCCGGGTTCTTGCAGATCGCGCCGGGCATAGGATATTGACGCTCATCCGTCACCTCGAGTTGAGACAGAAACTCCTGGTCGATCTTCCGACCGGCCAGGAGTGGGTTGAGATTAACTTCCTGTTTTTGCATTGGCCTTGCTGTAAAGATCGCTTTCGATCTTATCCACGCGCTTCGTGACGTCCTCGACGCGGGTCTCGACGAACTTGCCAGCAGCAGACTCGAGCACTTCACCCTTGACAGCGTTCGTGGTCTGACTATTCAGATAGGCCTGAGCCTTCGTGACGGAGTCACGCATCAGCTTGTGTGAAGTCTCGTAGATGCCACCAGCACGGCGACCAACTGCCGGCTTGGGAAGCGTCGGGAAACCACACGGGCAGATCAAAAGAGGGAACACTTGTTCATTTGGATCTGCCAGGATTTCAACAGAACCGGACCCTCCAGCTAGATACTTGGTAACCTGCACTTCATAGAAGTGAGATCCACCACAACGTTCGCAGACAACATCTTTGCCTGCCATCGCTCGTTGCTGGGCTTGTATTCGCGCAGCAGCGTTACTTGGACTGTTGCTCATGATTATCGTCCTCCTCGGGATCGATGATTATGGGGATATGGACCCTCGTGGGATCGAAGTCCTCAGCGATAAAATCGCCCAGAGTCTTTCCACATATTACGCACTTGTCGTCCACGTCCAGACCTTTTGAATGGTCGCCGTGAAACTCACATTCGTGCGCTTCGTGGACTTTGTTTTCAGAGTCCACAAACCCTTTGTTCTTCCCCGTTTCGGGGTGAATGATTTCCATTTCGTCGCCGGTCATATTGCCACCTACCTCATTATACCATTAGAACGGTTCTTTGTGAGCCGCTTGGCTACTTATTGTAGGGTCAGTATTCTTGGCGGTAGCCTTGTATTCATTGGCGAGCTTATGATATTTAGCCTGGTCGTCCAGACTACACTCATCCATTCGCCCTGATCGGGGCTCAAATCTGTAATAGATCGTGCCGTCAAAGGAGTTGATCTTCGACTTATCGAATACCAGTTCCAAGACAGGCTTACGATAAGGTGGAGCGTTGGTGATAGGATCCTTGTGATCTTGATCCGGATCCACCAGCGTAGCATCATCCCCAAAGTCCTTGATGTCGTTGTAAACACCGATGTTTAGGGATGAATCGTATGAGATACCACCGGTACCTTTGATGTTCCGCACGCGCGGACGAACGCCCGGCTGAAGAGACGTCTTAGGCAGCTCCATGGTCATGATAATGGTCGCGTGGTACTTGTTCGCAAGACCCTTAACAAAAGACGACATGTGGCGTGTCTTAGCCTCTCCGTCCTGAAAGCCTGGAAAATCATAAAGATGAAAGTTGTCTCCGATGACAACGAGCTTTCGCTCGGGAAACTTCTGACGTAGTGCCTTAATGCGGTTCTCCAGAGCCGGCAGCGAAGCAGCCAGTGTCGAAACGTCCTCTGGGATGAATAGCTCACGCTCGATCTTCTCCTGGGTCCAAGCCATGGCTTGCTGGTAGACTTCCTGGAACTCCGGCCAGCGATCTAACGCATAGCCAGCCTTCTTGAAGTCATTCGAATACCAGCCGGACTTATGTCCGTCGTCATTGAGCTTGGCATCACAGTAGCTAACCTGCTCGAACTTGGATCCCCACAGCCGAGGCAGGAAGATAGGCAGGGAATCATCTACCGTATGGTAGAGAACCATGCATTCGTTCGGATTGTTATCAATCAGGCGCCACGCCAGGTTAGCAAGAAATGAAGACTTGCCCTGGTTCATCTTGCCCGGGATGGTAACAAAGCACTCCGACCGCGGAATGCCACCGATCCACTTGTTGAAGAGAGGCCAATCATTACCAACGGAAAGCTCAACCATATTAGCGTCACTTTCCTGGATGGTCTTGATCTCATCGAGATAGCGCATCGTAGCTGATACACTATAACCAGCCCTACGCTGTTGAGCCTTCTCGATCTTCTCCATAGTGGTAGACAATACCGTCAGAGCTTCTAACGGCTTTAGTTGGAGCTGCTTAGCTGCCTGCTGTGCCAGCAGGGTAGTCTCCTCATTAACCTGAGCTACCTCACTGTCAACTAGCCTTGTAACCTCGCGCCAGACTACATCCTGGGCAATGCCAGTAGCTTTAGCTAGCTGCTCTGCTTTACGGAGCCGGACAAAGTTTGATTGATCATTGACGATAAGGGGGACCATTCTCTCAGCGAGAGACGTCGGATCCTCACCCATCTTGACGGCTTTATGTAATGACCAGCCAAAAATATCGACCTTTTCCAAGGTACGAAAAGCTTTGAGACCGCCCATCTTTCTAATATAGTTATCGGGATCATCTGTGCCTTCCGGCATCGCTACGATTTCAACGCGGAGGCCAATGTTTCCTCCAACAGACTCCTCCAAAAGCTTGACAAACCGATCAGTGCCAGCTTCTCCTGCGTCGTCAGCGTCGAGCACAAAGACAATGTGCTTGATACCAAGGCCGAGAATAAGTTCGAGATGGTCTCGCGTGAACGACGTCGACCCAATCGAACAGCTGTTCTGTAGTCCTGCGTTGACAGCTGTGACGCAATCGGAATACCCCTCAAAGACGTACAGCGGAGGAGTATACTTCCGGGCCCTGTGCAGGCCGAATAGTCTTTTCGACTTCTGGTATATTCGATTCCGAATGGCTGTTTCTTCACCAGCATACTCCATTGAGTTTATGTACTTCGCTGGCCGTTTGAGTTCCAATAGTCCCAGCTTACGCTCGTCGCTATCCTCCGCAGTCGTAGCCAGTACATTGGCCTTAGCAGATTCGTACTGTTTGGCTTCTTCTTCGTATAACAGGTTGCGACATGCAAAACCAACTGGGTTGGCATTCTCATCCTTAACAGTAAAGACGAGATTGTTTTCATTGAACATACTCCTACGGTGCAGATCGACTTCCTTCATGAAGGCGTCTGTCCAGCCGTGCTGTTTCTTCATACGCTCAATGAACTTGTCATACGATTCCACCGAGCCGACGCCAAGTGCCATGCGCGTCTCTTTCGACCAGCCGTAGTCAGCAAGCTTCGCTTCTACGCGATCGCTAAACTTCGAGAAGAGAAGGATCTGCGCAGCGTCGCGGTAAGCGCGATACGTATCCATCTCATACTGCTCTTCGGGATTTGGTTCCTCAATAGGCACCTCAACCCCAAACGTGTCAGCGAGATACTTCAGGTTGTCATGGATGAAGCCGGCGCCGGATAGCGCCCGCTGTTCTAGGAAGTAGGCCGCGGTAAAGATATCCCCGGTGCAACCGCAGCCGAAGCAATGAAAGTAACGACCCTGCGAATCAGGAACGATACCGCAGGAGGGATCATCATCTGAATGCTCAGGGTTCAAACAGGTGAACAGTTTGCCGCTCTTGATGTGGCGGCCCTGTGATTCAAGGTACTGAACAAGATACTCGCGTAGCTGATCCTTGGCTACGTTATACTTGCTTAGGATACTGTTTGTCATGGGTTTCCTTCTGATTAGTATAACACATTAGCGACCGCTCAACCGCATAAAATAAGGCTATACTTCACAATAACCTGCAGTGCATGCAAGCTCTTGAGCGCCTAGTGTGCGGTCGTCCTTCTCATACTTAGTGAGAAGCAACCAGTCGATGTTCGGGAAGGCAGCGACCGCTTTGTCGTAGTCTTCCTTAGTGATGGGCGTATATGGTGCCTGCTTATAGATGTGATCGCTATAAGGCAGGAATGAAATCCCACCGATCTCATTGAAGTGCTCGTAGACCCAAGCACCCACAGACAGCCATTCAGATTCCTTCACGTAGACCGTGCATGATGGATTATGTTCACACCACCATTGACGATACTTGAGGTATATTTCAAGCTGCTGTATTGCGGTGAGTTCCAGGCGCGTGACAGAATGCGCCGGACTCTTAAGTGGAAAGTAGAAAACATCCACGTCGTTGGTTTGCGTAATATCACTTTCATTGGGGACCTTGGAGTCTCTCAGAAGAGCGGAGATAGGATCTCGCTTATCTTGCCTGACCGCGCGTATGAAGTACGTGTCGTACCGCGGATGTATCCCAGAGCTCGAGTTAACCAGCTGCGAGACCGTTCCGGACGGCTTAACACAAGTGACAGCCGCAGCCTGGTTGATCCCAAGCCGCTTGGCCCATTCGGCATTCGTTTCAAGTGCCACTTTCTTGAGCGAACGTAGAAACGCCTCATGAGGATTAGCCGTAAGCGGGTTGTCCATGATACCGGTAAGCGATACACCCAGGAGCCTTTCTTCTTCGGCATTCTTTTTCCACCCTGCCCGCAGATATCGGAAGTTAGTCAGCGTGGACTGTAGGGTTCCGAGTATCGTAGCGAGACGTACCTTCTTCCGTAGAGACCTCGGCGTGTCGTCAGGACGGATGACAACTTCAGTAAGGTTGCAAAAGCCCATATCACGCAGGATGATTTCTCCACAGGGATTCGTACCAAACTCAATCTTCTCTGTCTTTCGTCTACCAGACGCTTTTGCTTTAAGTACTGCAGCCTGTCTATTAAATATTCCTCGCTCACCACTTTTGGAGTCATACAGTGATAGCCACTCCTTCATGAAGATTCCCATTTCGGGGCGCTCGGTATAGACAGCGGAGTTGTTAGCCAGGCGCCGATGAGGGTTACTGTTGTACCACTCACCAGTCTTGGCCGCGCGCATACGATCATCCGATAGATTGGACAATGAGATCATAGCACTCCGGCGGACACCTCCAACGACGACGATGTCCCCCACCTTACACATGATGTCGTGACATTCGATCGAGGTAAGCTTGCGTCCAGCTGCTCGTTTAAATGTTTCGACAGTGAACTTAAAGAGTTCGTCCAAAGGAGCCGGCCCAGAGGATCTTCCACCGAAGGTTTTGAGCGGGGCGCCCGCCGGACGAAGCTCACTAAGGTCCCACTTGGGGACCATTCCAGTATATAGTAACGCAATGAGCTCTTTAAACGATGTCGCCCAGCCAATCTTGCTATCCTTGACCTTAAGAGTAACTGCTGAAGGATAGAAGGTTTCTGCGATAGTGGGGAGTTCGTTGACATACTGCCTCTCTACTGAGAAGCCAACGCCCGTGCCACACATCGAGATGTACATGGCCTCATCGAAGGCTCTCTGATTGTTCACAGCAATGTAACTACAGTTGTAACCTGCGCAGTTATCCTTCTCGAGTGCCTCTCCAGCGGTCATTATCGCCCGCATGGAGGGCATGACTTCGAAGTTGAAGATCGCATCCCGCAGTTCCTCCGAAACCTCTTTACGAAACCGCTTCGGAATACGTACTGCGAAGAACTTAATATACCTGTCGACAGTTTCACTCCAGTTTTCCCTTCGCTCGAGGTCATAAAGCCACCTTGAATAACGAGATTTGTACACAAAATCTGAATACAGACGGCTTACATCAACAACAGGGGTTGGACCCATGGTAGATTACCTCGGTTTAGATAGAGCTTCGCTCTGCTTCTGCTCTGGAATGATATCGTCGTACAGTATTGGAATGCGTTGCTGCATTTCGGCGAGCAATGGAATCATTACCCGCCTGAAGTCCGGATGAGTCTCCTTCGTAGTGCGCATAATCAGTATATGGCGCCAGTTACGAAGGTTACCAGTCACTGCGATTGTGGAGGCAAGACCATTAGGTAGCACAGCCCGTGCAACTTGTGGCGGTCTCCCAGCTGAAAGCTGTGCAAGATATTCCGCTTCGGCACTTTTATAGGCCAACTGGAAGTCGGGATCATTTGCATTGATTCCCACTGGGACGATGAAATCCATATCGCCCTTTTTGCCATAGTTGACGAAGCGAGTACTTTCTTGCGTGAAGCTAAAGAGGCGGTGTCGAACCAGTTCGTGAGTAACCCCACGGTCCACGCGGAAGATAACGGTCGCATAAGCATGTTCTACCACACTCCAGTCGCCTTTCTCCATCACCACAAACTTGATAAATCTCTTATAGCTGTCATCTGTCTGCAAATCTTCCGATCGATGGCTAATACGTGCCATCTTCTCTATGAACTGCAGCTTGGCTATACCATCTAGCAAGTCTTGGGGGTTTAGGATCTCAAAGGTAGGCTCTATGATCTTCATCCTTTCCTTCCTGGGCCCGGTTTGAATCCAGCAAACTGACCCTTCTTGATCACCAACTCATCGGTCTCGCCTTCGCTGTCAATGTAGAACAAACGGCGGCCCTTCAAATGAGGGACCATCCGTTTCACTACACCTTCAGCGTCGTTGGTTATGGTCAGATGTCTATTCCAAGGACCTAAGTCCTTGATAGTAATACTCTCTGGAGTCACATCTGTGACTGAATACCGAGCTGGAGCTCCCATTAGCTCACTGAGTCCCGAAGGACTTCCTCCCACTCGGCGCCGGACTCTGTAATGTACTTCTTCGTCTTCACGAAGGCCTCGGCCCAGCGAGTAAGAGCGTCTGCTGACGGCTCCGGGAATACGAACCTCACTATACCAGCCTGCAGCATCTGCACGACACAGCGGTCGCACGGAGCAAAGGGATAAGTATAGAGGGTATAACCCTTCAGGTTCTCATACGAGTGGATCATCGCATTGATTTCACAATGGACCACGCGGGAATACTTCTCTTCCCTGTTGGCGTACCACTCTGGGTTGTCTGGCATGTTCTTCGGAAAGCCATTGAACCCCACTGACACAACTGTGCGGTCAGGGCGGATGATCACCGCTCCGGCTTTGGTGCTTGGGTCCTTCGACCAGCTCGCAACGAGGCTGGCCAGCTCCAGGTATCTACGATCCCACTTGGTTATCATCTGCTAGCTCCGCTAATACGTCTCCATGACACGACAAGGGCTTGCAAAAGCAGCCCAATCTCTTGCCCTTCAGTTCTTTCAGGGCGGCCATCAGCTCAGGCTTCGACTTGATATACTCGCGATACCTGGCTATGGCTTCTTCTCGAGTTGCCACCATCACCACATCTTTGAACGCCGACTTCTTGTGGGTATAGGGATTCCCCCACTTCGATCCGCGGCCGATGTAAACATCATAAGGCTGCGTATGAAGGTTAACTGCCACTGTTTTGGTTTGCATTCGAATCTCTTGAGGATCTGTTGTGCCTTTGCTCGCGCGCAGTTAGACCACAACCCCACACTATCCTCATTATCTTCAGGAGTCTTCTGCACATGAGGCTCCATCAAGATAGCGGTGAGCTGATCTTCAATATTATCACTCTTCTGGAGCTCTTGCAAAAGCTTATCTTCGGCTTCGAAGATGTCTGTCCTGAAAGGAATAGGTTCCTTTTCCTTCTTCATACCTCGCGCTCCTCGATGAAATCTGTCATAGGTTGCGACTCCTCTTCCTTCTTGAAGCTCAAGTTCGGAGGGATATTGATGATCGGCTGTTGGAATGTGACTGGAAGTCCATAGTCTATCCAGTTAATACCACCATCATGCGTAATAGAGCCGTAGTTGTTGTGCCACATCGGCTCATACATTCCGGATACACCATATTGGTTACAGGATTGCATCCTGTTGAAGAAGTCCAGAACGACTTCTCCTAACTTGTAGATAGTATGAGGCATCCAGCGCCACCGGAACACCGGCCCAGTCAAACCACCCACTGGAATCGTACCTGTCAGACCGTATGACTCAACATTCTTATACAGCTCTGTATACGATTTGAAATCCGCCTCGGTCTTCATCTTCTGGTGATCTTGATACTCGCCGATCTTATCATCCACTAAAAACTCGCCAGTAATCGGATCCATGTGAGGGTTGCTCATACTTCCCTCTCTTCGAACAGAGGTGGAATGTACTTAGGAGTAGCTTCCTTAGCCTTCACAGGCATGCTGATAGGTTCTCCTGCCAGAGTATAGGCTCCATCATCTCTGAGCGCCGACTCTAAGGTAGATGCATACGGTTTATCTACCTCAACATACTCACGACTGTACAACCAAACATACTCACGACTGTACAACCAGTCGGCCGTCACTGGAAACCAATCCTGACTACCGATACGCCGAGCCCAATAGCGATCGGGATCGTCAGAGGCCTTTTTGATCCAGATTGAGGCCGCGGGTGAGCGCAGCAAAATCGGCTGCGTCAACCACAATAACGCTTCTTCCAGTCTTGTTTTGTAGGCAAAGAGCCCCGCAACACCTGCCATTTCGTCTAGCATCTTGTCTTACCTTGTCCAACTCCCTGAGATGAATCACGGGTTCCGTGGCCGTTGATTGCAGTTTCGTATCCACCACGACAGAATCAAACAACAGATGATCACCGTCACGGTTTACCCTCCCTGAGTTCCGGGTAGACTTAATGATATGGTCATTGGTTTTGCGTTCTGCCCTTGCGGCCGCGCGAACACGGGCCTGCTTGGTGGGATCTTTCGCCTTTTTGGCCTCTTGACGAGCAATGGCTGCCTGACGCTTGGCATGACGCTTCTCCTCTTCAAGCTTGCGATGGTGCCAACCCTCCAGCATAGGCTTCCAGTGGTGCGTACGAATAAAGTACGGCGCCCCAGGCGAAAACCTGCAGTTATTACATTCTGGATGGGAACTATGTGAGGGGGAGTTTGCACACTTCTCCCCCTCGATGCATGCCACAGGCTCAGTTGTTATAGCGAAGACTGAGAGTGGATTATCCTTCAGTGATTGCGGCTGCGCCATGACTGGCCAGCTCCTCACCAATAGCTTTCTTGATTCCGTTGAAGAGCTCTTCGTTCTTCTTCATGGCTTTATAGAAGTTCAGGTCGCCTTGTATCTTGGCGTCGCCAAACTGATACCAGCCACCCTTCTTGATGATTACTCCCAGCTTCAAACCCAGCTCGAAGTAATCATAGTGGACTGAGAATCCTTCACCCAGGACGTAAGTCAGGATTGCCTGCTTGTACGGTGGAGAGACTTTGTTCTTCGTGGTGTAGACCTTAGTCTTCAACGCGTAGACAGTCTCTTCTCCATCCTCTTCCTTCTTCAGCTTCTCGATGATCGAGATATCCAACCGGATAGTACCGAAGAAAGGCAGCGCTCGGCCACCCATAGTCTGATATCGAATCTGTCCTGTGGGATTGTAGCCACCCACTACTTGTCGGGTCTGGTTGATCCAGATGACAGTAGCGCGCTTGGCAACGTTCTTGCGCAGGAAGTTGGACATCAATAGGGCTACAGCTCCAATCTTGGCACTCTCATCAGTGTCCTTCTCAAGGTTGGCCTTGATATCCATTGCGGCTATAGAGTCCACCACAACGAGGTCGAACACTTTTGAGGCGTCGCGTACCAGATCCAGGACTTGCTCTGCAGTAAACGCATCAGGCGGTCGGGAAACACGAACTGGAATAACTCCCGGGTTGCCCGGCGTCGTAACGATCCCCAGTTGCGCGAGAAACTCGATTGTGATTGTCCGTTCAACGTCAATGATGAGTGTTCTCTTACCCATGCTCTGCCAATGCTGGAGAATCTGAAGGCCAAGAGATGTCTTGCCTACTTCAGGTTCCTTAGAAAATATCTCGATGTCACGTCCATGTGGAAGTCCGTTGAGGGATGCATGTAGGATCTTATCCAGCTGCGGAAATCCCGTCGGAGTACACTCGACTGACATGTCTGTAATGTTCTCGGCGAGTTCCAACATATCGCCGAAGTTGTACTGTGCGAGCTCCGTCTCCAACTCCTCGTTCAAGTCCACTTGCTCTTCTTTCTTAGCCATCATAACCCCTTTGTTTGCAGTGCACTACGGACGTCGGCAGATGAAATGTAGATCCGCTTGGCCAGCCAAGAACCAACATTGGTCCTGGGCTTAGGCTCGACATCTTGTGCCCTAATAGGAAGTATAACATACTTCCCCTTTGTCAGTGCATCAAACTTCCGGATCCGATCCTTATCTCGGAGGAAATGGAAGGCAGAGCGATACATCTTCTGTCGCTGACCGTCCGTCACCCAAGGGCGAGTAGTCTCAATCCACCTATCTAAAGGCACAATGGACGTCCCGTCATACGTGTGGAACAAGAAACGGAGATTGCCGTTCTTGTCCACGCGGAATGCTTTCATTCCTCTAACCACCTTTAGCTTCTCCTCTGAACATCTTGAGCGCTTCAGCTACATCTTTAGCTGTCTGCTCAAGGGATTCTTTTGTTGCCGCGCGATTGCGACTCCAAGCGTTGATGATATCGAGTGGACGTGCCACCTCGGCCGGACAAGGGAGCAAAGGAGTCCCATTCTCCGTCTCTAAATCATGATGACCAGTGAAGTTTATACCCCAGGCTGCGCGTATCTCTTGCAGATCCTGGGCGTACTCGTCGCAGATCTCACACTCACCGGGTGCATGGAGCACTCGCTGGTCGCAGTGTGGCCAGGTCCGTGGTTCCTTCTGGTTTTTCTTCATTGTCGAACTCGGCTTTGAGCTTAAGGTAGAGCTCACGACGTTGATCTTTATCACGTGCTTCCTTCAGGAGACCAAGTCTCTTGGCTTCTTCCTGTTGCTTCCGATCTTCTTCGTCGAAGAAATCGTTCACCGCTTTCGTGCCGGCGAGGGCCGCATGTAATGGAATAGTATAAGCATTCTCATCCATCTCACCACGCCGATCTTCGAACCATTCTACAGTGATGACAACGTTGTAGTTAACGTTGTCCTTCGAATGAAGCTCGGTGTCGCCCCACTTCACAATCGCCGGCTGTCGCTTGAAGAAGCGCTGCTTGATGGCATCGGTAGCGGGTGCTAAGATGACCTCGAGCTGCTTCATAACCGACAGATGCTTCTTCCAGATCTTGAGGAAGTCTTCATCCTTAAGGGTGAGATCTCCAACCGGAGGAGTCTCAACATGAGAAGGTTTGGGAAACCTAGAGCTAGGAATCTTAGCCATTAGACCGTCTTCTTGCGCGGGGCGTCGACTTCGATGCCCAACATCTTCTTAGCCAAGTTGACTCGCGAGTCAACGCAATCGATCAAGCCTTCCAAGTACGACTGGATCGCTGAAAATCCTCCAGACAGTTTACGGCGATACGCATCTCTTTCAATCTCTGGAATGCGCTTGGATTCGCCCGTGATATCTGTAGTCTTTGACGACAGAAAAGTGCTATCTTTCGCATGATCGGTGAATGCGGATGCGAAAGAGTGAAATCTAACCAGTCTTGCTCGCCAGGATTCAACATAGGCCATATGCTGTTCAAGGCTTGCCACGTCAGAGGACAGAACATTCTTCTCGAGTGCAGCCACCAGCGGGCTGATCCGCTCATTGATCTCTCCTTCGAACTGATCGCGCGCAGCGGTAAGCTCTTCGATTGAGTTGATCTTGAAAATCTCTTTAATGCTTTGCATACTAACCTCCACGATGTCCTTTGTATGAGTCCGAAGAAGAGTTCTCAAGAACTTCTCCGTCCTTCACTACTAGTTTACCACGAAAACCCATTCCACCCTCCCAATATTTCAGAGTGAAAGTGTTATTCGGGAACCGGTCAGATAACCGTCCAACGATAGGTGCTGGCGGCGCCCAAGCCGTGTCGAAACATAGCTTTACAGCGCCCCTGGACATCGGAACCGTCCGAACTTCCTCACCTACGTTCCATTTGGTACCCCAATAAGTACAACGCCAGTTGTACCAGTAGTCTTGCTTCTTAAAAGGCCACCACCTTTTCACTTGACGGACGACCTTGTTGAAATCCAAGGCGCCCTGGCTGCCCTTAAGGAACTCAACTACTTTATCCGCTCCCTTACCGCGGATAGTTAGTTCATTCTCACACCAGTTAGGCACTGTGAGCATCTCCTGACATAAAGCTGACGTTGTTGATATGCTCCCAGCGCTCGCCGACATTGCCGATATCGTACGGCAGACATCCTTGACCGATCTTGAGCTTGACATACTTAGATACCCGCTCCCACAGATCCTTGTTCTTGCGGATACACTGTACTCCCTTGTAGTGAGGGCTGAGCTCTATGATGTAGCCGCCGGCTATAGCGGCAAATATGTGAGCCAGGTCCCAAGCAAAAGGAAGCTCTCGATTCTTATTGAGAGGGTGATTAGGATGCCCGTAAGAACCCGAGTTGTAGCACTTACCACTGGCCTGGCTCCCAGTCCAGTTGTAAATCTCCCATATTAGATGGAGCCTTTCCGCTTCTTGACTCGGTCTGAATGGGTAGGACATGTATTGCCTCCTTTCTTATCGAGGACCTTCTGGACAGCAGTACGAATGAGTCCAGCAATGGCCCATGTCTTGTCTTCCATCGGCCCGTAGCTCTTGGATGTGAAGTAAGGATGCTTCACACGAACCATAAAGGCGCCCGGCAAATCAAGAATAGGTGCAACACGATCGACCTTGATACGAGGAATCTTAATCATCATCTACTCCCTGTTAGGACACCACGAATAACACATACAATCACCACCACACTGGAGACAGCGTTCACTGTGATCTCGAAAGCCTCCGCCTAGATGAATCCTCAGGCGGACGCCATTGCGCAGCTTCTTCTGACATCCTTTGCAGATGATCCACTCAACTTTCTTATTGCCAATCCACTGGCTGGCTTGCTTATAAAAGACGCAGAGCCGCTTCATGTCAGTCCCTAAATAGCTTCTTGAACTTAGGGAACTGATCCACAAACTCAGCAGCGTTAGTATCATCCAACCAGCTGGCGCTATGCAATAGCTCCCAGCCGTTGATGCCACTCAGAGAGTGGGCGAACCGGACAAACACGCCGGCGTCAGACCATCCCATATTGGGATGATGCCACTCAACAATCACTATCTTGGTAGTGTGAGTACTGACTCGCCGGCAGCGAGTGTAATAATCACTACCTTCATTGACAACAACCCAGTCGCTCACAGAATGATATCTCCTTTCTCCAACGGCTGGAAGTTACCACGACGAGTCTTGATAACCTTCGGCCAGTTATTGCACTCCATATTACTCGCCAGGATGGAGAAGTCCTTCCCCATCTTCTTGACTTGTTCTAGGGTATAAGGAGTAGCTCCCGGGTAGTACTTCCCCGACTTGTTCTTCTCCTTCCCATAGACAGTCTCCTTCTCTCCATCGATCGTAACATCTTTCGATGTCCTATCATAGAACCGAAAGCAGAACGCTCCTTTCGGCAGGATCTTCAGGACTTTCTTAACGTCCCGGTCTTTCACTTCTTTGTCCTCGGTCTCTGCAAACAGAGCACCTGGATACATGAACTCAACATACGTCTTGGTTACTTCAGGCATGAGTCTCTCCTAAAAGGCAAACCCTGTGTTATCCGATGGATAACACAGGGCTATTGATTACAACTATGGACTAAGGGTAACATCGGCGAAGCGTCGCAGCCCGTGGCGAGCACACAAACGTTTTGAACAAATCCTTGATTTGTTCAAAAAGCTCACGTCGTTTGCGGCGCAGCAGGGCGAGGATGGAACTACTAGATGAAAGCGGAGCCGATTCCCAGCCAGACTACTTCCGTAGACACACTGAGGAATGGCGGAACGGGCGGTAGCGAGGGGAGTCTTGTGATAACAAGACGACCCAAGCGGACGCCGTGTAGCGAGTCCGAAGTACTAGGTCATTCTTCTGTAGGGCGCCTGCCATGATCTCATCCTAAGCCACCAATGCCAGGAGAAGATATTGGTCATACATCCCCAAAATCTTTCCCTGATTGCATACGGTTTATCTGTTAGCTCGCGAATGACTTCTTTCATGGGACTCGAGTCGCTGTCAAGGACTAAGGTCTTCTAAAGGAGCGGGCGGGCAGAAGCCGAATGCCCGTTAACGACGCATTCGGCGGTGCCCGCGAAGTGACTGCGAGAAGACCGCGAGTCCGCAGACAGCAGCGAGAGGACGCTTACTTATCGTAGTGCCGCTTAGCAATACCTTGCCGATCCAAAGTCTGGATAGCCGATATAGCTAGCCCAGCTACCTTCAACATATCCTTACGGAAACGGATAGGGTTGAATAGGCGGGTAGTGCGATCCATCTCTACTGCGCGGCCGGTGTAGATCCCGATGTAGGCCGCCCAATCATTGGCTGTGTTCTTATCGTCGAACTCAGTGCCCCAAAGATTGTTGGCATACTCCAGCTCTTTCTTGAGCTCGGCCACGATGCCTTCGAACTGCTGTTCGTTGAATGACATTAGACTTTCCTCTCTGCGTCTTCCGACTCTTCTTCATCTGCCTGGGCGGCCAGGACGTCGTTGACCATGGGCGCCAGGTCTGGGTACTCCAGAGCAATACAAGGGAACTTATAGGGGCAGTACCGACACTGCCAGTCCCCAATGATAGGTCCGATCTTGGACTCCTTCCACTTCCGGCTCTTGCCGTTCTTCCAGGACTTCCATTCGGCGAACTTGGTCTTGCCGATAAAGCCCTTCTCAGCAAAGCTTTCGATGGCTATGTCCGTATACCGGTAGCGGTAGTCTGCTGGGGGTAGGTAGGACACCGGTAGGCGTCTCATCTCCTCCCCGACCCTCTCCCAGAAGGCCTTTTCCTGGCCTTTCCAGGCGATTACAGCCTCTTCCGACGCTTCCGCGGGCAAGGAGGCTGGACGGATTGTCCCTTGCTCCTGGAGCCTCCGGATCGCTTCAGCCTGTGATCGGTTAAAGTAACCCTGGATCTGTTCGAAGCGTTCATAAATCGACTCCACCGTGAAAATGCGCCAAACATCGCCGTTGACTTGAGGATAGTGGAGGCCATCATAATCCTCGTAGATTTCGATATCGAACTCCGCAGTGAGGCAGGTGTCTCGTGTCTCGTAGCAGATCTTGCCATACACGGTCGCATCATCTTTGATCATCCCCAGGTTCACGTCTGTGACCCGGACTCGGTTGCGCGGATTAGTTGGTTTATCCGCTTGCGCAGTTGCAATGATTTGCTTGAGGTTGGCACCAGAACGTATCTCGTTGATATAAATGAGTGTCTGGAGAACATGCTCGAGCTTTGGTTTGCCCTTCGCATAAGGGCCACCAATGATTTCCTTCTGGGCCATATAGCCGTAGATCGATTTGTTTTCACATATCACCGGTTGGCTGGATTGTGGATCTAGGACAACAAGGTCCAGCTCAAAGGCCAGATCAATGTTTGGCACGTAGTGTCTGACCCCAGAGGCAACGTGCAGACCGGCCTCCATAGCCTGGAGCGTAGTGTCTTCTTCGACAGCCTTTCCAGTACGAACCCGTCGCGCACCGACAGGGTCCATTTGGCTGGTAGTCTTCTCCCCTGTGAGCCTGTAATACACCTTTCGTCCACAGCCCCCGGCAAAACCCGCAACTGTGGGTTCGAGCAGGACAGCCGAACTTTCCGAAGGCCAGAGTCTGGCAGATTTGCTTGTCCAGTCATCACGCTTCTCCATACCTACAAGTGCTTTGTCGAGGTGCTCAAACAGTTTGAACATTGTTTCCTTTGGCGCCGGTAATGTGCTCTATACGAAAGAGCTCGTTGATTTGATCTTGCTCACACCTGGTACACAGTCTAACATACATCCCTGCGAAACGCAAAGGGATTCGGACATGCTTGTGGAAGACACGACACCAAAGTTTACGCATCGGTAGGCCTCCACTTCTTATCCTGCTTTAGTCTCTGCATCTTATGGATAGCTTGGATGCGAGTAAGCTTGTCTTCCTTCATTAGCTCGGCGATCTTTGCTTCTTCTTGCTCCGACCAGCCTTTAGACTGCTCTGTCATCTTCTCCAACCTCGGCCTTGTGAGCTCTATCTTTGGCCATTGCTTCCAGCATCTCGGCCGGCGCGCGTCCAGACCCATGACAGATCCAGCACTTCATCCAGTCAAGGCCATTCATTGAATGGCGCCACCTAACTAAACCCATGCCTTCACAGGCATCACAACGTTCCTCCAAAGGAATGGAGAACATCTTGGTGTAGTCTTGTGGTTCAGGGCCTGGTAAATCGTGTTGATTTGCTATTAGTGATGGCATAAGAATATTCCCCAAGCAAGGATTCGAACCTTGCCCTTCGGTATTCAGGACCGACGTGCTCCATGGACGGCCTGCATGATTGCCCAAAAACCAATACACCACTCAGGGAAAGAGAGTTAGGGCAAGGTGGGTGGATCCAAAGCGGTCCGAAAGTTAGTATTGTCACCACTAAACTAGGTGCCGACGCTTCCTGGGCAATCGGATATCATATTAGTATGGACATTGCAGTGTCCAACCCACCTACAGCTGCCCTAATATCAGTCGACCTGTGGAACGGCGTCGCTCACAGCAACAACGTGAGATTGCTCGCCTTCAATATACTCCACAGGTTTCTGCAGACGGTCTTGTATAGCTTCCCAGACCATCTCGAATACTTGTCCAGGAGTCTGGTCCGGATAGACGGTGATCACGATCGTGCGATCCTGACCTACGAGTCTATTCAGATACTCCTGTTGGATGCGCAGCTGGTCTTGCGTGTCATTCCACTTCTTGCCAGCTTGCTTGTTGTTGTCCCCTCTGCGTGCTCGCGCGCGCTCGAGGAAAGCATCCACATCTGATGCTACGAAGAGCACAGTGATGTCCGGAATAGGGCCAAAGAACGCCTGGAAGGCATCCAGGATAGCACCTGGCGTGTTCTTCACAGTCGAGTAAGCCCATTCAGAATCCGCATAGCGATCGGACAGGACCACTAAACCCTTTTCAAGGGCCGGCTCAACCACCTTTGCCACATGCTGAATGTGATCGGCGAGGAATAGGCAATCAGCCACTCCCCGAGCCATGTTGTGAGTCGTAACCGTGTGGAACAGAACCTGGCGTATCGCACTACCCAGGTCGGTAGGATCCACCGGGCTGCCAGGCTCCTTAGTAACGACGACTCCATAGCCTTCCTCCCTCATCCGGGCGCCAAGCATCTCCATTTGAGTGGTCTTGCCTGTACCGTCAACACCTTCGAACGTAATCAATCGACCTTTCATTCCGTTCTCCTGATCCGCTGTATGTAAACCAGTTTACCCTTACCGCCCTGTCGAGCCAAAGCCTTGTGTACCCCGAGAACTCTCACCCAGAGTGGTAGCTTCCTGAATAGTGCCGGGAAACACCGGAACCAATACCAGTTGAGCAACCTTGTCTCCATGGTTGTAAATGACCGTTGGGTCATATTGATAGAAATCGTTGGGTCCAAGTGGACCTCCTGAACCGCGGAACTCTATCGGCGCGTTCGAGTTGTACAACAGGACAGTGATTTCACCCCTGTAACCACTGTCAACCACGCCTCCGAAGACATCGATGCCAGCCTTCCCTTGTGAGCTACGAGCTTTAATGATTCCGCCCCAGCCCTCCGGAAACTCGCAAGCAATGCCTGTCTTGACCGCAACAGTTTGACCGGGCTGTACAGCCACCGTCTCGAGGGCGAAAAGATCAAACCCGAGATCCCCAGGATGCGCTCTCTGGGGCAGCTTCGCATGCTCCTGTAGTTTCTTGACATACAGTTCCATGATTCTCTCCTTATAGAGGATAACTAGAGTGAGTCTTCACGGGCTTCTTCGTGCTAAATCCACGAGAGGCCTTACTGGTAGTAATCTGCTTCGCTTGAATCAGTTGCTTGCCAGGGCTCTTCGAACTGCCGGCGATGTTGAACTTCTTCTTCTTCGCTTTCTTCTTGTCTTCCATATCCGTCATGCTTTCTCCACGCTTGGGCTCGCGAACACTTTCTCGCGCGCGAACTCATAGTTCTTTTGAACACGTTCCTTTTCAGAGTCAGGAAGATGTTGACCTTCCTTCACTCCCATTAACAAAGATGCCCACGTGTTGGCTGCCTCATGAAATCGGCCGGTGAAGAAAGCAGCCAAGGCATATTCATCTCGATTCCGCCACTCACAGAAGCTCTTATCCATGAAGAGCTTATCATCTGCGAGGGGAATCTGACAAGCCTTCTCGGCGAATATGTATGCCAGGTTGTACATCTTCTTCTCCCGGCAATACCGCGCGAGGGCACCCAAGGACTCGGACCTATTTGGATTGAAGTCATAAGCATGCAGGAAATCTGCAATGACTATGTTCCAGGTGTCCCCTCTCTTCATCTCAAGGACCGCGACCTGATACAAAGAATACCATACTTCTTCGTACCAGCCACCCATAGTAGCCCTCTTCAGATAGAGCTCTATGGCTTTGCTGTAGGACCCGGCATCCCGATAGCTCTGAGCCAGGTAGAATACATTCCGAGAGTTGTTCGGATCCTTCTCCAGCTCCGCCTCGAGGATCTTGGCGTCGTTCAGGAAATACTCCGTCGTCTTTGGCCGGCCGGACTCCTGGATAACGATAGGTAGTAACTCTACCTTAGGTTTATCCGGTTCACACGTCAAGTACTCATGTGTGGCACCAACATGATGCCAGTTGTACTTGGCCGGTATAATGAATGGCTTCTTGAACTCTGTGGTTCCCTGGCGATGAATAGCCCAATAGGCTACGTCAGGATCCAACTTCAACTCGCCGGTAGTCTGCGGAACGATTACTTGATCGCCATCCAGCAGCATTAGGAAGTCCGCCGGACTGGGTTCCTTGGCAATCTCAATGAGCTCATTGCGATTGTGTGTCCAACCGACCCACGGCCGGTCAACAAGATTACCCGGGATTCCATGCATCTCATCCAGGATAATGTTCTTGGTGTCATCCGTGGACCCGGTGTCGATGATCAACCAGCGCCCTATAAAAGGCTTGGCGGATTGCAAAGCCGGGCGAATCCTCTCGGACTCGTTCTTAACCATCATGCAAAGACGGATCATTCTGACCCCTTGGTTCCGTGCTGGTCCAACCACTTCTCCCAGCACGTCGGCCGGTGGAAGTAATCATAGACGTTCCAGATGTTCCACAGAGGATTCCAGGTAATAGCCTGCCACGGCCAGATAATCCTATGGCAATAGTGGCATATGTGTGGGAAGTGACTCATATTTGCCTCTCTTCTATTGTATCATCATGAGGCGGAGGAGGCGCTACTTTCTCTGCCTTTGGCTTCCGCTTCTTCTTAGGCTTAGGCTTCGGTTTCGGCTTGGGCTTTGACGGCACCCACGGTACAAACTTCTCCGTATTCTTCTCCAGCTCATCGAGATACTTCTTGTACTTCTCTACGAGATCTGGATCCGGTTTCTGAGGAGGTGGAAACTTAGGAACGCCTGGAGGCTTAGGCTTGGGAGGCGGACCAAAAGGCACATCATCATACGTCTCCCAATACTTCTGGTTCCAGGTCTTCCCCTCATAATGTTGCCAGTCTGTCATTAGACATCTCTCTCTTCAATGAGTTCTCTGTCGAGCAATACTTCCTCAACTCTCAACGCATCCATGGGAATAGGAGTAGTTACTTTATTCAAGGGGATCCATCTCCCTAACTCTCCGTAATAACCTATTTCCCCATCGGTGGGGTGTTGATATAACACTCCCATCTTTGGATTACCAGGCATTGGAATAGGTGGCCCAAGAGGCGGATACATTAGACGTCTCTCTCGACGTCGAGTACGTGTCCCTGATCTCCGACCTCGGCGATCTTCGTAGAGGCTTGGTCCAACAGAGTAGGATCGATCGGCATTTCTTCCATGCCGGGCATGCCAGGCTTCTCTGGCATGATGTCCAGGTCACTGTCTTCTTTGACTTGCGTCACACCATCAGACAAGACCTTCGTTATTTCCGTGACTGTATACTCGACTCCGTCAACCAGAACCACATCACCGACCATGTATTCTTTGTCGGATGTGATCGTCGACTTAGTGCCATCCTCTTCGTTCTCAAGCACATACGCCGGCTTACCAGAGATACCAGCCGGAGCCTTCTGAACGTTCTGCATGCCTATACCACCCAGGCCTTGATGCCAGGGCTTAAGAGAGGCAGCAGCTTTCACCAGGGTAATACCATCTACCGCGGCGCCCAAGTGCTGTTGGGAGCAGGCGGCCAGGAGCTTGCATGCATGGACAGGATACATAATACAGATGTTAGTCGCATTCGGCTCGTAATCTATATCATCTGTATCACTGCCAGGCTTGGTGAAGCTGATCATTACCGGGAACTGCCCAGGCACTGAGGTAACGATCTTATACTTCTTGCATGCAGCATTCCAGTTTGCTATGTTGGAAATGAGCAATACCATTTAAACCTCTCTCGATTCTACTACATCCAGTGCGGGATCTGAAACCATTCCGAGCTTTACCTCTAGCTCTTGAGTACTTAGACCCAAGGCTGTAAGCAAAGCATCCTTAGACACGACTGTGTGCTTCACATCCCATGTCAGATGAAAGTTAATGTTATCCACTAAAGTGATAGCCAAACAAGGAAACGTGGGATCTTCAGGATGAGAAGTCTCATGGAACTTATAATCCTTGGGACAAGCATCAGCTATCCACTTTTTATATCTCTCGAAGCTCTCTTTGCTACTACAACCGCCGTGTATGAGGAACATAAATAGTAGGAGCCCAGGCTCGATTCTTCCTGGGCCCCTTTCCTATTAGACGTCTCTGTCCGAGATCGTCCCGTCTTCGTAGCCCGATTTGATCGAGCTCATGATCTCACCCTTCTTCTGCGCGCGTTCACGCCAATCTTCTGGACAGTAGCCCAGATGGTTCACGAACAGAAGCGACAGGTCGATCATCTTTTCCACTTCACGTGTAGATGGCAGCACGTCATGGAAGGCCTGATTCCAATCGGCGAGGCCGACGGCCCCACGATTGTCGAAGCATGCGTTGTCGATGGCCTCTTTCAGGACCACCTCCATCTCAGCTCCAGTCCATATCCGTTGATCATGCAGCATCTTTCCAATACCTTCCTCATGAGACTCCAAAGTCTTGGAGAGCTCAGGAGCAAACTTGAATCCTTGTTTCTTCGTCAGGGCCTTTAAGATCTCCAACCGCCCTTTGGCATCGCCAGCTGCGGGTGGCAGCGCGGGCAGAATGGCATCGAAACGACCAGAACGAATCAAGGCGGAGTCCAATAGGTCCGGACGGTTCGTGGCGCCAACAACGACGATACGACCCGAACGGGATTCATCGGACAACCATGTCATGATCGAGTTGAATACACGAGACGATGTCCCCGAGTCACCGACAGATGTGCGGCCAGCCGAAAGCACCGACTCAAGTTCATCAATAAATACGATAACGGGAGCCGCGGAGTCAGCAGCCTCGATAAACTTCTGAGTGTTACTTTCTGTCTCTCCAACGAGACCTCCGAACAATCGCGCGAGGTGCGCGATCATGAAGTTTACACCAGCTTCCTTCGCCATAGCCAGAGTGATGGCCGTCTTTCCAGTGCCCGGAGGTCCAGTGAGAAGTACCCCACGGGAACAAGTCCTCTTGTCACCCTTCTTGAGCGGAGCAATAATCTTCCGCTGAAAGTAGCGCTTGAGGTGTTCGTGCCCCCCAACTTTATCAAACCCGTGTTCGGGTTCGCGGAAATCCACGAGACCACCATACTCTTCCTCCAGTGCCTTGGTCTTCAAAGCTCTGACCAATGGGAAGTCAATGGGTTCATGATCCAACTGGGCACGCATGAAGATGTTTTCCATCTGCTTGCGCGAAAGCCCTGCCGCTTGAATGCTAAACGTATGGGCATCAAACCCAGGCGCGTATTCAATACAGGTCACTTCCTTGCCTCCCAGCTTCTGAGGAGAGCCCTTCTGGGCGCGCTCTTTCAAGCTGGCGTCAAAGTTGGTCAACCACTCTTCACGGTCTTTCAAGGTGGGCTTGGGAATCAGGATGGCCCTGACACCAGACTCGCCACCGCGAATAGACTCATGGATATCAGAGATATGTCGGGTCACTATGATGACACGGTTCTTGTTACCAAGCGCTTCATCACGGGCCCAGCTTCGAATGTTCACAATGGACGCGCGATCGCTAGCCAGCTGAGACATCTGGCCGGCCGGGAAGATAGCATCGCCATCGAAGAACACGATCGTAAACAGAGGATCAGGGAGCTTACTCCCCTTCTTGGAGGCATCAACCTTCTGATTGTGTTGATGCAATCTCTTGGAGGCAGTGAACCAGATGTTCAAGGTGTTCAAAGCCATGTCAAAGTTCGACGGCTTTTCCAGATCCTTGATCTGATCATCGAGGGCTGTGTCGCTCGTAGCGGGCATCATGTCCTTGATGTACTGCTTCATGACTTGGCGCCAGAGATTGTTGCTCTCCGGGCTAGCGAACTCAAGGCCATTGGACATCGTATAATACGCCAGAATACGAGCCACCTTGTTCACTTCTTTCTTCTGCTCGTCGTCCTTGCACTCCAGCATCATCGTTGGAGTATCGCAAGATAGAGCGAGAGCCCTGCGCAGATCACCGCGCCGGCCGGAGTTATTCGGGAAGTCGTTCACGTTTCCATGGAAAATGAAGACGTGAGCTTCCTTAGCCCGGTAGCTATCGAAGAAAGTCTGAATGAATGCAGGATGTTCAGACGCTCCGTTCGTCGGCTGCGTTGTTGCTTCCGCCATTATTCACCTCAACTGTGACTGAGTATACATCAGCGGGCCCACAAGACCAAGGAACCTCACTCAGGAGATTCTCATGTCGTAAGTAGGCCGAAATGTAGTTAGAGATCGCCTGTTGGAACTGGATCTTATCATCCAAGTTCAAGCCCTTTACGGACTGGTCCCACCAGGGATCTTCCATTGCGCGGTCAGTGTCCAACTTGACACGGCCGACGATCGTAAATGAAACATCTACGATTGGAACGTTCATGTTAGGTTCTTATTCAGCCACTCGACTTCTCGTCTGAGGGCTGCCTCCCTTAGGATCGTGGCGCCAGGCAGAATAGGACCACCTACAGGAGTAAGATTCACTCTCCATAGTACGTCCCAACTCCTGGTCCAGTCTGATACTCGCCCTTGATCCCCGAAAATCCATCTCAGTAGGTGGAAGCTCATACGATAGCCTCTCGTATACGGTTCCACATGGCTGGCTCTCCGAGTCTTTACAGATCCCATCTCCCTAAAGCATTTGCATTCAGGGTGATCCAAGCAGACCACAGTCCCGTCATCGCGAACGACGACACTAACTTCTTGGTTGGGCATGGTTCCGGATCTTAGGAGCTCGGGACAGCAAAAGATTGCTCAGATAATCAATCGCAATCTCGATCTCTTGCTCATCAAGCATATCGATAAGGCGATCGAGTTCTTCCTTACCGGTACCCTGACGGGTGTAAACAGTGTTACCTTGAAGCAAGCTCACTAGCCCCATCGCTCCTCCCGCCGGCCGGAGTTATCGACCGGTCTTAATCACGTTTTGGTTCGGCTGCTTGTAATACTCGGGCTTCTTGACGTCCTTGGTCACCTTGCCGATCTTCTTGAAAGCATCAGCAACGTGCTTACAGGTCCCATCAATAGCTCCGATGATGTCGACGGAAACATTTCCCTCTTCATCGATGTCAACGTTGACTGTCTTAGCCACGATTCCCTCCGATATTTGGATTCAGGATTCTGTCCAGGACTTCCACTGCTGTTCCCAGATCAGGCACTCGGAAGCCAGTGGCTTCCCGAAGCATTGGATGATCATGCGGATTGCCTTCCTCCATTACAAGGACGAGAGGCTTACGCAGAATGTCAGCCATACCTACTTCTATCATGGTGCCTACGCTAATGCGGGTGGCACCAACAAGATTGACGAGAATAGCATCGCACGTGGTAACATCCCAACGATCGCGAGTCATAAGCCCGCGGTCAGAGGAAAGACAAGCCACAGGCTGGTCTTTCAGCTGGTAGGATTGTTCCAACGTACCGAAGTTCTTGAGGTAGCTCTTCGCGCGCAGAGGCGAATAACCATCTATGCCTAGCTGGTCCAACGATTCAGCTACCTTCACTCTCCAGTCTTGACCTTGGTCATAAGTCAGCCCGGAGATAGGGCCGGCAAGATAGACCTTTGGTCTCGAGCGTCCGTTACTCATCGGGTCGTCACGAACTGTAGGCGCTGTACAGGCTTGCCAGTCTTCTGGTCCGTGACCTGTTTCTTGCCAATGAACTTCAGACCATTTCTCTTGGCCTGCTTCATGGCAACTTTCTCGGCGTACTTCGCCTTGAGTTCTTTCTGTTTCTTCAGATTGAAGTTCGTGCTCTTATCATAGTCGCTGATAATAGCAGTGAACGTCCCATCGGCATTCTTCTTGAACCCGACGTCATTGCTCGCTCCGCCAACCTGGCGCCGCGGAATGATGATCTCGGCCTTCTGTTCGCGCTTGTCGCCGTGATAGCCTTCCAGATTCTGGGGCTTCTCACTGACCTGCGGTTGATAGCCCATCTCCTTCAGGGCTTCAACTAGACAGTCTTGATCCGAGAACTGTGTTTCGATCTCGTTATATGCACTCACGTGTGTCTCCTTAAGGTTTCACAGGGGGTTGATACGGCTTGTAATACTTGATGCATGCTTCGTCCATGAACCATCCATATGCGGTTCGCGAAATCAGCACTAACTCCGGGCCATTGCCGACGGCCGGCTCGAAAGCGTATTGATCCTTACCTGCATACTTATTCAATAGGCTATTCTTGATGCCCTCGTAGTGCTCATCCTTTATAGCATATTGTATAGGATTCTTGCCCAAAGCCAAAAGCATGTCATACACCCGGTACTCGGGGATAGTCGAGCTTATCGCCATGAAGTTACAGATGTTACCGTTGATGACGTCCTCCCTCCGCTCAAAGTGTTCGCCGAAGCGTATCAGCTCGGCGTTGACGGAGGACCCTCGTCCAATGGTCTGGATCGTGTAACGGCTACGGAACCTGTCGGACCGACCAGGTATAATCCTCTTGTACTTCCCATCCTTCTCCAGCTGGTGAGTCAGGATCTCTTCCCAAGGCTTGGGATCGACCCGCTTATCAGTCAGGAACAAGGCCTGTACCAGGTTACCACACTTGGGACAGGTATGTGCATAGACAAGAGGGAACTCTATCTCTTGCTCATGGCTCCCCTCATAAGGGAGGAACCAGAGCTTGGTACCATCCTTACTTGGCTTGATCACGTGTAGCCTCCGCGACGCTGGCAGCAAAATCATGGCCAGTCTTCATGGCAAAGGATAGATTTCTACGATGGTATTTATCCTTCACCCCACTAATCGTTTGTGCTGGTTGCCCGGCATCCTCATACAATGCCCAATCAATGATGATAGGCAACATGGGATCTTTCAGGTCCCAGATCTTGAACTCCCAGTCAGGATGACCCTTCTTCCAGTAGTCCAAGCTATCCTGGGCCCTCTTCAGCCCATCTATGTGCTTGCCTGGGCCCCAATAGTTCAGGGCGCCCCACCAATACTGCGTCTCATTCGGCAGGACACCTAGACTGAACGAATATTCTACCGGCCCATACAACAACTGCGTCTCATTCGGCAGGACACCTAGACTGAACGAATATTCTACCGGCCCATACAACAGAGGATCACCAGGCTTCTTGATCAGAACCACATACCCCTCATGATTGCCCACAGAAGTCTCTCCAGATGGGCTTGAACCATTGCATGAGGGGACTTACTTGATCAGCTGGAGGATTGGTTTCATTTCCTCCCTGATGATTCGTGTCCACGCCGGCAGCAACAGTCTCCTGGACGTGTCGTCCAGCCCGTCTAATACTTTCTGGGCTGCCTTCTCCGCCAGCTGCTCCAGGAACTGCTCCTTCGTTATTGCTTGTGGTGTCGTCGACATACGGATATGGATCCTCCGGTTGGTTTTCAATCTGATTGTAGTGCTCATCATAGAAGTTGAGCACCATACGGCCATTCTCTTCCATTACCTCTGGAGGATAGGGCACATCTCCGAAGTTAGGATGATCAACAACCTCCGGGTAAATAGCATACCAGCAGTTCTTGTCATCCAATCCCGGGCTGAACCTCATTAGATGCTCAGCTATCTGGAGAGTGGAGCCAATGTAGATGGTAGTGCAATCCATGCAATGACATGGCTGCCACTCTCTATGTTCAACAATCCAAACGTAGTTAGACATCTCGATCCTCGATCATCTGGAAGGTCTTCTCAGTTACGAAGATGCCTTTCTCTCCTTCTTCCTTAAGGTAAGAGAGTAGCCCTTCGCGATCGCTAAGCACCCGGTCAACGAACCAACGCAAATCGATCTGGTGAGCGCGACGGTTAATGACCTTACGATCAAGTGCTTGTTCAGCAGCCGCCACTTTAGCATAAAAAGTGTTGTAGACATGTTCGTCGATGCTATTCTTCGCCATCAAGACGTAGACATTGCACGTACGATTCTCAGAGGTAGGAGTAAACGCACGAGACCATGCCTGTTGCTGTAGGCCTGGCTCCCACAAAAGATCGCAACAAATAACTGTGTTGGCGGCAGACAGGTTAGTCCCTTCCCGAATCTGACGTGTTCCTGCAATGAATATTTTCCGAGTAGGGTCTTCAAGGAAAGCCTCGAAGTTCTCGTTTCTCTCATCGTCATCCCATGTACCATCGAAGACGATCGGATTATGTTCCGACAGCATCTTCGCCAGTGATTTTCTCATCTCCACAAAGTCAGTGAGGACCACGACCTTTTCATTGGCCGCGACCTTGGTGGCACAGATGTTCTGAATATCAGCCATCTTGCCGCCACCCAGGGGTCCATCATATACTGCTGCCTTCCCAACCTTCTTCAGCTTAACGTTGAAGTACTCGGGGCAGGTCGCTCCGATTCGGAGGTAGACCATTTGCGAGACAACCATTGCCTGGTTGAGGAGATGCCCAGCCTGTTGTACCTGAGCAGAGTACTGATTAAAGTTCGACTCGAAGTGGTTGATTGCAGCCACCATGAGCTGCGCTTGCTTTGGATCCATAACCGATTCCACGCGATGAAACTCAACATTCGGGTAGTATCGATTGGCCTTTGCGAGAGAGGCTTTAACGAGTTCATCTTCGTAGTTCCTCCGGACCATCTTTGAAGACATCAGCTCCCAGAAGGCAACTGGATTCTTCAAGTAGGGTAACATCTTACGACTATCTTTCAGCCCGTGCCCACGCTTGATGTTGATGTATTCGCAGAAGCGATCGTAGAACTCTGTGGCTCCATCTTTCTGATGGTACGGGAATGCCGCTGATCCTCCCTTAAACACCCAATGAAGCGGCCAAAACGCGTCCGCAGGAGTATTGGGCATAAGGGTCCCAGTAAGGCCCATGCGGCGCTTGGCCCGTATAGAGCGTATTGCTTTCCCCGTGTCAGAGTCCAATGATTTGATTGTATGTATCTCATCGATGATTGCTCCGGTGAAGTAGTCCTTGAGATGGACCTTCTTCCCACGGTCAGTAGTTATTCTCTGCTTGTAGGGCGCCGGAATCCAGACCGCGTCTGCTTGGTGGCATTCGTGGCAATACCGGCCCTTGGTATTCTTGTCCTTGCAGTCCTTGTGGAACTTCAGGCCCCAGTCAATCCAACCAACGTAGTTATCCTGGAAGGTTATGGTCTCTTCGATGAGACCGTCAACCATCTTTCCTTCGTCGTTCTTGACCTTGCCTTTCTTCTGGACGATCTGATCGACCTTAGCGCCGGTGAAAGATGTGATGTTAACAGTCTTACCACCGAGCTTTATCGGCTTCGCTCTCTTGATCTTGCGAGTCGTCGAGTCGATCGTATATCCCCAGGCTGCACCATTAATCGGGGCGCCCGTACGAGAAGCGAACTTGGCCTTGCAGTCGCAAAGTTGATTCCTGCAAATATAGCCGCGTTCCTTGGTCCAGCCAACAGTCTTCTCGACTAGGAACCCACCTTCAGTCTTGTTCTTCTTAATCTCGAGGCGTTCAAGCGAGCGCTTACAGAACGGACACTTGTGCTCGACGATGATCTCTTTCTTGTTCTCCGTGTATGTCCGGTGCAAATAGCTTTGGCCCTTGCGCCGGAAGACACGATGAGGATCGAACGTCTTCTTCATCCAGCTGTAAGTCAGGAGATAGAACGTTCCAGGTTTCTTGAGGTCCTCCATGCTGTCAACAATGACGTAGTTCTTGAGCCCGAGCCTCTCGAACTCCTTGACCGTGAATAGGCGAGCATTGCGTGGCGCAACAATAGCCACACGCTTACTGCCCCAAAACATGGCACAGACGATAGACTCCGACGTCTTTCCCATGCGCATGAGTTTACCATTGAGGGTGCCACGCTTAAGAGCTTCTTGTACAGCGTCGACTTTGACGTGGTCGTACAGCTCGAGACCCATCGCATCCAGTCGCTTTTGGTACATAGCCAAGAGGCCGGGATACTTGGCGGGTACACACTTAGAAGGTTCATAGATGACTTTCTCTTCATAGTGGAAGTTGTTCTCCAAATCGCCGTTGAACACTGTCCACGGGAAGACGGTGTCATCTGCCATGATAATCTTACAGCCGGGTGCAATAGCCACCTTGCTGATCTTCACCATGCCGTCTTGGTGTTCCTTCGCGTCCTCGGCGTTGCCTCCACCTTGTCCGCCACGGGCTGTGTCAACCACCTGATACCGCTGGCCCTTGGTAAAGATCCTTTGGTTATCAAAGTCAAAGTTCTTGGTACATTCAAGGACCATACCAGCCTCTACCTTCTCGAATAGAGACCGTTCATCCTTGAAGTCGGGCAGCAGGAAAGGAGTCAGCTCCTTAGCCAGGCGCTTCTCTTCCTTCTTGACCCAGTTACCCAACGATGGAGAGATTGTCACGTCCAGGTGATAGCGCGCGAGCAGTCTTACCATCGGATGTTCGTCCAGCTTCACATTGACCAAGCTCCAGGCCCTGGTGGCCCGAGCAAAGTCCATAGGCTGGACATCCGGCAGCAACTGAATCTCTAGCTTCTCCCGAGTAGCCGTAAGAACCGGGTTAGCAAGCTGGGCGATTCGTTCTCTGATTTCGATAAGGGCAACTGCGGCATGGACGTCGTTCGGTGTAATGACGATCTTGCCGCCACCCTTGTGAAGAGTAACGGATGGATGATCAGATACTCCGAGGGGCACCACTGCTTTATGAACCTTCGCTTTCTTAACCACCGGAGCGGGCGGAACATAAGGCTGTACGGGTGAGGACTGTTGATCATTCTGTTCCACTTCTACCTCATCGAGATCGAAATCAAGTGCATTTACGTACTCGATTTTCTTCATCGGTGCAGAACCTTCCCTAGTTTCATGATATCATACCGACCCTTCCCTAGGGTTCCAGCTTGCCAGCCGGCCCTATGGAAGTTATGTCCCGGGCTTGAACGAGACCAGAACATGTAGACGAGATCGATGATGGATGCAATGATGATCCCACCAACGACCCAACCCCATTTCACATAGTTCATTCTAACTCCGTGAACAGGAAAGACTTGTACGTTCGCTTTCCGCGCGTAAGCATTTTGCCCACCACTTCCTTTTTAGGAGCTCGGCCGAAGAGATAGAGCTGCGCAAACGCCTTGACGTCGTCCGGAGCAACAAGGAGTGGAATAGGATTGACCCGAGGGAAAGCATGCTTACCTTTTCTCCGATTAAGCCGTTTCCATTCCTGTGCACGGTATTTATCCATATACGTAAGTACCTGCTTCTCATTGGCTTGTAGGATTGCCTCTCTCTTCGCCTTGATTTGATCCAAGAACTTCTTCATGGGCAATGCGTCAGGCAAGGCACATAGACTATAATGCGTGTCGAAGCAGCGCCATAGGACTTCCTTAGGTGATAGCGAGCGCGTAGTAGAGACGAGTTTACCATCCACACCCCGATACCGCTGGGTAGTACGCAGGTCGCCCCAAGTCCAGGAATCGTTCCCGCGGGCCCGGTACAAGTAATAGTAAACTTCGAGGAACTTTTCGGGCGTAACCCCGTTGCGCCCCAGTCCAAAATATAAGTAGTCCCTGACGGACATCTTGATGATTCTGAGTGCGATAGTTTGTTCCACATTTAACTCTCCCTTGAACAACGATGCCATGAAATCGTCGTCAAGATTGTTGAGGCTCTTCTGGCCCCCGAACGGGTTCTTGCTCATCCCGGGCATTCTCAACCTCCTCAAACTTCACATCGGTCTTCAGCCGGACTGTGTTGAACTTGTATGCTTCCACGATCGTCTTGGCAGGACCGGCCAACCCATTGATAAAGCGATGGCCTTTCTTCCTCTTAACGATCGTCAAGGTACCCAGTCCTTCGACGTCTACATCTCGGCCTTCCTTGATGGCCTTCTTCCATACCTCTACGACCTGATCGACCAGCTTAGCTGCTTTCCGTTGGGAATAACCAAGCTGATCGACCAGGCGTTGTGCGAGTAAAGCCTTACCAGCTCGTAGTTTACCTGGCATTAGAGTGGCTGCCTTAGGGACCATCTCACGAAGAATCCCTGACGTAACAACCACAAACCGGGGAACAACTGTGAGATAGGTGCTTTCATAACCCACCTTCGTCCCCGCACCAATGGATTGGTACTCCAGTTTCTACAGACCATGCTTCCATCTCCAATACCTTCTCTGCTGTGCGCAGAACTTAACGATCGTCCAATACGCCCAGTTAGGAGGCTTACCCTTTCTTCCAGTAATCAGCAACGGTCACGTCCGTCTTGTGAATAATGTGATCATGATTCGTCTGTCCCTCAGACGGGATCAACTGATTGTATGCCCACTGCATCCCGTCCACCATGATCTTGTTGACCGCATCGACCTCGCTGTCTGGACAAGTGAGTACGAGTTCATCGTGGACAAAAAGGAGGAAATGTGCTTCGTGAACGAGTGGGCCAGAGGATTGACCCCCGCGGAGATCGAGATAGATCTTACTGACAGCCATCTTAAGGGCGTCAGCACATGCCGCTTGAATGGGGTGGTTACCTGTGTATCTTTTGATCTGACTGATAATCTCATTGTAACGATCCTTCTCTTCCTTTCCACCCTCGGGATCCTTGAACGGAATCTGATAGAACCTGTAGTGGCCGCCCAGAGACTTGGACCAGCCATACTTAAGGCCATGCTTGCCTTGTTTGTCCAGCCAGATCTTTAGACCCTTCGCCTTCTTGAAGTAGTCTTCGATCAGCTGCTCGGCTTGTTCTTCGGTGTAAGGTGGAGAGGTGTCTCCTGGTTTTCTCGACATATTAATCTGTCGAGCCACCTGCTTTGCGCCCGCGCCATACGGCACACCGAATGTTGTGGTCTTAATCTCCGACCGCCAGCCATAATAGAGATTGTATAAGGGATGGTCTTCATGTTTGTATGCATAGAAGAAGTCGTCGTAGGGTACCCCATGAACGTCCGATGCCATATAGCAATGGATGTCTTTACCCGAGTTCAAAGCCTCCAGCAACCACTCATCCTGGGATTCCCAGGCCATGATACGGACTTCGATCTGACTGTAGTCCGCGCCTAGGATCTTCCAGCCCGCACGAGCCCTGATACCCTCTCGGATATCAGGGACTCGCCAGGCTATCCATGGCTGTGGATGTTTCTTATCGGCCGGGCAGAGATAATACTCCCTTCCGTTGCTGATACCTAACAGCTCTGGTTTTACGCCGGCCATGTCATCTCCTTACGGTTGGAAGCCGATGCTTTCGTCCTCGTGCTTCCCATCTTCAGTTTCATCTTGTTCGAAGAGCTCGGCGCCGTCTTCCGACTGAACTTCACGAGACAGACCAGCCTTCTGTGCGCGCGCAGCATTCCGATAGTCACGTTCAGTGAACGCAGACTCGAGAATGATGTTGCCTTCCTTGTCGCGATACACCCACCATTGGGGTTCCACTCGAACCAGGCCGATGGCTTCGCCGACCTTGCGGAAGAAGCGACCAGCAGACTTGGTTGTCATGGCGCGGGAGATATCAAAATCTGCCACAGCCTCTTGAAGCTTACGATACTCTTCAACGAGTGTGGTGCGATAGCGCTCATACTCGGTGAACAGCTCTGTCGCTTCCTGATAGATCTCAGGATGTGATTCCTTGATCTCCGTCAGCTTGTACTTCGTGGTACGGATAACTCTATTTCTTGCCACTGGCAACCTCCGGTTGATTGAACTTCTCCACAGCCTTCTGATACTGCTCGGGGAACAAAAGCTTGATATGCTCTGCCGCATCCCCAACGACAGGGTCTAAGATGTGATCCGGCCGGGGAAACTGCTGTGCGTCCGACGACCACCTTCCAGTAGCAATAGTCGTGGCTTTGTCCCCGCCTTTACGCTTTTCCAAATCGCCAGCCCCAAGCTGATTAAACTCAGGGTGCAGACGACCGTCAGTAGTAGACCTACGAGCAAGCATCCTTTCGCCATAAGTTGAAATGATCTTGGTACACTCAGTGTACTCTCCCAAGAGATCAGCAAACTCGGTCTCTAAGGCAAGAAGCGTCTCCCTCTTAGTATCCTTTACATCAAAGCCCATCTTGTGAAGAGCCGCCAACTTCTTGGTAGCGGAGTTGATATCGAACTCTTCCATCGTATCAGGCAGGAGGAAGTTACGCTTCTTCCCTGCCTTGTCGAGGGCATCATCATAAATCTTCATGGCTTTGTCTCTGATGTTCTTCGCCTTGGCGCGCCAGTAATCCAGCGTGGACTCAATGCGTTGTTCATCAAGGTCAAAGCCTGTCAGCTCTGCGTCGGCCGTGCCGGCCATAGCACAGAACTCTATTTGAATCCTCTCCCACATCCCCTTGTGCTTCTTGATCTCCTTCATCTGCTCTTGCTTGATGGGAAACAGTAGGAACACGTCACGAGCGGCGTAGTAAAGGTGTCGGTATTGTAGTACGCCAGACATGTTAATAAACTCGCGACGGACGGCTTTGGAGATAAGATAGTGTGGAGGGTATTTCTCCGATAGTTCTTCAAGACCGACCTGAACTCCGTATAAACCCGCCGTGAGTAGTTGCTCCGCCAGCATCGTATCGTACAGGCTGGGGATGTATACCTTGGTTTTATCATCGTAGTGATAGTTAATGAAGTGCACGCCATACTTAGACAGGCAGAACTTAAAGTCGTACACTCCGTTCTGAGTTAGGAAGAGCCTGTCTTGATCCTCCAGGATTCCCTTAAACTCCGGTACCAGCTTTGGTTCAATAAGGTAAACCATCTTGGTAGTACCCAGCTGGAATAGAAGCATCTTGGACGATTCAGATATGGGGTCCAGTCCGTCGCGTTTATTCTCTCCCCCAGTCTCAGAGTCGATACCAAGCTCTTGTTGTTTGGTAAGCCACGCAAGCGGTGCAGATAGGTCATTCTTAGAATGAACCTTGGTGATAGCCGAATCCGCAACAGCTCCTTCAGCGATAGATCCATCTATCCACTCCGGTGTACCAATGACATGGAAGGGCACATCAATGTGCTCCTCAATCTGCTTGGACGATATTGTCTGGAACGCTGGCTTTTTGCTTCCCATTGATTAGCTCATGTACCTCTGCGATCTCGGGCAACTTGTTGCCCAGAAAACTGAAGAGCTCACTCAGGTTCGGTGCTACCACCCAGGTCTTGTAGGCCGGATGTTTGTACACCTCCGTAGCTGAGTACAGACTACCTTCAGGTATGATCAAGAATCCCAGTGCCTTACCTGGCGTAATCATCCGGGTGCAGCAGGTATAGACTTCAAAGTCTGTACCGAAGCGCCAGTTGAAATGCTCTCCGATACCAGTACCTAATAGGTAGATGGTATGAAGAGGCACATGGCCGGCCACTCCAAAAGGAGTCATGGCATGATAAGACCCGCCATACAAAGTAGCCTGCTTTGTACCCTCTAACTGCTTCACCCGCATACTACCATACCCGCTATTGCCGGTATGATCTATGCTTGTGATAGTACATCCTCTCCATGCGTCCTTCGAATACGACGCATGCTGCCAGATAGTCTGGCCTACGTGGTAACCTGCGAAAGGCTTTTTATCCGACATCTCTCCTCATAGTAGGGACACACAGCACGGAATCCCTGTTGGGTGTATTCGTCCACCTTCTTCACGATGTCGTCGAACGTATCTGTATCCCATGATCCTATCACAGGATAGACTCCATCGCAAGACTGATAAATGATTGTTCCGTCCGGCTGGACGGCAATACGAGTGGGAGCTATGTACCGCGGTCTCATGCACTTAACGGTGCACTTCACTTGTTCCCCAATAAGTCTTCCCATAGGGAGGATTTGGGTGTCTGGGGCTTTAAGCCGCACCATGGTAGGATAAGTGTGCGATAGATACTCAAGCATTGCGCGATCCTGAAAGGCGACGTGCTGATCAGTACCAGAGACGAACACCTGGACCTTCCAGCCAAGGGCCCAAAGCATGAACGCCGCAGTAGAGACAGGACTTTTGCTCCATGTCCCGTTCGTGATGCAGAATCGAGGGACACTGTTGGTGTGCTCAAGGATAATAGAGTTCTCTTTCAGGAATAGAGAGGGCTCTCCTCCATAGATTCCAATACCGTTGATCAAACCCCAACGGACGGTCTTCATCCAACTCCGAAACTTCTGCAGGTCCATACGATCGTAGACCTGAGGACCTGAGGAGTACATACAGAAGGAGCACGACAAGTCGCACTGCTTACTGTACATGAAACTGAGGTCGAACATCTGACCTTCCCTATACTCGGGAGGTCTATCCTGCCTCAGTATCTTCACCATTGTCATCTCTCTTGTACTGGCGGTTGTAAACCTTAAGGCCCAAGTAGCTCAGGATTTCGCTGGGCGCCGAGGCAATGGGGATAAGGCGAAGCATTTGGTGAGAGGAAGAATGCACTTGAAGTGTAGCTGTCATGTCTTCCGTGGCGCCATAATAGTTCTTGCCTTTCCATTTGTATTCCTTCCAGACCTTTTCAGGATCCGGAATGACATAATAGCACCAAGGTCTTTTCTGACCTTTGCGGTACACGGCAAAGATCTTGGCCTTGCCGTCGAACTGATCATTCAAGGCGGCAGTCCAGCCAGGCTCCTTCATCTTGACGGCGTCGGTTGCTATCAAGGTAAAGACCTGGGCGGGTATCATCTCGCATTCGTTACTGCTGCGGGCCTCATCTCGCTCATTCTTAAGGTCATAGGTCCAATCCTTGGAACCTTTCTGTGGCTTGCCGCACTTCACAACCTTGAACTTCTTCCACTCGCTGCCACACTCGACCCAGACTTCATCGCCAGGCTTGAAAGGACTTGGCCGTTCCGGCTCTTCCTTGGGCTTCTCTTTCTTCTTGGCCACCTTCTTCTTAGTGACCTTCTTCTTTTTCTTGATAACGATGACAGGCTTGGGCTTGATCTCGTCTTCGAACTTCTTAAGCGGAGGCAGAGGAGGCACCGTAGTCGTTACTGTCTTGGCGCCAACTTCCTTAACGAAGTTCTCCATCTGCCCAATCATTATCAGAGGCAGGGAATACCCTCCAGAAGGCACCGGCGGCCCGGGAATAGAGTCTTGCTTCTTCTTGGCCATTAGTCTAGAGGCACCAGCTCCGACGTCTTGTAGGATCTTGTGTGAGACAAATGCCAGGAGTCATCATAACCCCAGCGAGTGATCTTGAAGTAGCCGGTCACCTCTTTCTTGGGCTTAAACCCATACTTGTAATAAAACTGCGCGATTGGCATATGCACACGATGAGGAATGTCATGCTCATACCCCTCGTAATAGTAGCTGGGTTTCTTGTACAAGTTTGCTGTCTCGAGGAGATCCAGCATTGTCTTGTTGTACATCGACGGGAAGTCAAACCAGATCTCTTCCACAGCAACGTTCTTGCCAGTCGGAGTACGGCAGACAACGAAGTCGCGTGGCCTCGCAGGCTTAGAGTTATTCGTGTATGGCGCCGGCTTATCGCCGAACAAGAATCGGGAAGTGAAAGCATCTAGGTTATCAGCCATGTGCCCTTCCCTGATCAGCTTACAGCGGTGGCGCCGCTCCACTTCAAAGAGCCCATGCTCCCTAACTGCTTGATACTTAAGCAGCTGGATGTAGGTATTGTTAATCTGTGAACAGACCTTATCGCGCGTCTGTTCCAGGAGTACCATTCCCTTACGGGTTCGAAGCTCCTTGTCTGTCATGTCCTGAACCTCGAGCAGGTCCTCGTCATTCGCTTTCAGGACGACATCCGTCACGACAGTGCGAGAGTCTTTGCTGAGTTGACCCCACTTCTCATGAATGGAGTTACTGCCCAGTGGCTCTTCCAAATGGGAGGCATTCCATCCCTCTTCATTCAATAGGTGCAGTGTAGGATAGGTATCCTGCTGCACCTCCTCTATAGGCTTCATAGCTGCGAGCCAGCTGTTGATTCGCTCGTTGTTCATCTGCGATCTCCAAAGAACAGATACTCAGATGTCATGTCGACAATCGTTTTCGATATCGTCTCGAGGTCAGGCGTAGCTGGTACCTTAAACTGTTCAGGTGGAATACTATCGATCTTTGCCACCATTTCATCGGCGTAGCTTACCACCTGGTCATAAGACCACTTACCAGCCCTAATAGAAAGGAGTTCCTGTGCGTCGGGCCGGCGAACCAGCAGATCGCCTGTGGTAAGTATCTCATAACCAGAACGAAGCAGGCGGACCAGATGCATAGCATGCTTAGTGTCGTACCCAAACCGTATCTCTGTTTCATGCCGGTCAGAGTTTCTTTCAGCCATCCAAGTAACATATTGATCCCTCTTCTTCTTTGCTTCATCGTAAATGTGCTTCTGAAACTCCCACGTCTGATCAATATTGCCATTGAACATACGAGGTTGACCAAGCTTGAAGAACTTTTGATCGTTCCTCTCAGGGCAAATGATGTTGGACGTTCGAAAGATCTCCAGGACCTCCGTCTCTGACTTCAGATACAAGATCGATTTATTGTCCCACATATCCTTCACACGCTCCAGCATATTCTCGCCGAAGCGCCAGGCTACCCATTCTTTCGAGACGTTCCCCGCGCGAACAAGAGGCTCCAGCTTAGCCATGTCATCCATCTCTTGCTGTAGCCACTTGGTATGCGTACGGATCCGATGGAGCTGGGCCTTAGCATAACCAACGAACGTCTTCTGGGCCCGCTGACTCAGGAACCTATGACGTATTTCCCGCAGCGCTTTTGCTTCAGGAAGGCATAGGAGTACATCGCTTGGGTCCACGAAGAGCAACTCGAGCACGTTTGGATTATTAGCAACTGCCAGCGTTGCATACTTCCGCAGCGAGTAATAACTGCGGTCTTCTTCACTCTGCTCTGACAGCAGATCGAAGGCCCGTAGTCCGAAGTAGTACTCAATGGGCGGAATGAAAATACCAGCAAAGTCTTCATCAGACGTAGGGAGATTAGTCCCGTAGGCATGGCTACCGCACCTCACCTTGTAAATCAGGTTGGCTTCGGCAATGTCTTTTGCTTGCATGGCTTTACCACCTGGTTGATTTTAGAAAGCAAACGCTGAGTCATATCCGTAGCTTCGGACAGAAGGAAGTTAGGATCTACAGTCTTAGCACAATAAACTGTTGTACGAGTAGCCTTATCGGGCCACTCTTTCTTGGGGCCAATCCTTGCTAGCCGCATGTACAACACATAACGGGACTTATGTACGCTTTGTGAGGACTTTGTCGGCGATGCCATAAGCCACTGCCTCTTCGGCCTCCATAATGTAGTCACGATCGCAGTCGGCGTGGATCTTCTCTAGGGTCTGGCCGGTATCCTGTGACAGATACTTCTCGATCTGGTCTCTCATGCGGCGGAGCTCCTTGGCTTGGAGTTCCACGTCGCTTTGCTGTCCGCCACCGCCACCAGACCACGGTTGGTGGATCAGGACGCGCGTGCTAGGCAGAACATAACGGTGTCCCTTCTCGCCGGCAGTCAGCAAGGTAGCCGCCATAGAGGCACACTGTCCAAACCCAATGGTATGAACAGACGGCCGAATCAACCGCATCGTATCTCTAATCGCCAGCCCAGCAGTGATGTCTCCACCTGGGCTATTGATGTAGAGCATGATCGGCTTGGTCTTGTCTTCCTTCTCGAGGAACAGGAGCTGTGCCACCACGATCGCCGCGGTGTAGTCCATGATCGGAGTACCAATCATGACGATCCTTTCCTTGTTCAGCAACGAGAAGATATCGTATACCTTGATGCGATTCCCATCTCGTTCCTCAACCATGGGAATAGTAAAGTCATACTGCTTTTGCATTGCTTGCCTCCGAAAGTATACTAACTCCGTTCAGCTTCTGTGTCACTTGCTTCAAGATCTCCGTCTTTACTGCATCGGGGTTCTTCAATACCGAGCAGAGATCCACTGTGAAGTCTAGATTCATGCGCAGATTTGCCTGATGATTACCTTTCTGCAGCACACCCTCACCCTCACAAGGGAACTCCTTCCCAATCAAGTGCATAATAGCACAGCACATCTCATGTGCTTGAGAAGGCAGGAGCTTAGCCCAGGCAGTAGCCAGAGTAGGTGAATGATAGTAAGTAGAACCTTTACGACCAATCGATACTTCTATCTGGCCGTCTTGTGTCCTACGAAACCCGAGCCCATAGTTACGGGCCCTCTTCTCTCCTAGACCGGCACAAGAGACGTCGATATAGATCCTCTCAAATCCTAACTTCTGTTCTTCAGGAGTCATAGAGGATGCCCAAGCTTCTTCTCCAACTCGTCGGCGAACATGTTCAATACTGCAGCTATCTCCTGGGCATTATCCAGGTACATTGCTACCCTCTTCCCTGACTGGAAGTATAGATAACATAGAAGCTCGAGCAGATCTTCCTTGACCTTCTTGTCGGCCGCGCCGCAAGTAGTAAGAAGCTGAGCGAACTTCCTGAAGTCAGCACCAGTTAAGTACTGTGTATGCTGACGCTTACCACGAGGGCCTTTGAACTCAATCTCACAGCTCTTATAGTCCGGAGGACTGTTGTGAGAGTTCCAGCCGGAACCTGTATGGATATAACAGGTCCCAGGCGTGGGATCTTTACGAGTGATTTTGATAGACTTCTGCGGCAAGTTCCACCACCTTATCTACATCCAGGTACTGACGCTTGAAACGATCGAGGCACTTGATCAGCTTGTACTTTTTGTCAAGGTTGTCGGGCTCCCTGAGAAGCGCGGCTGGGTGCGGCAAGCAGTAAATAGCTTTACCGGGCAGCACAGTAGTGGCATACCAATGCCCCATGTGACTGGTGTCTTTGGGGTCTCCACCGAGCAAGCATTTTGCTGCGGACCAACCCATAGTAACAACGACTTCGAGATTAGGCATTGCCCTGAGGATGCGGAGGCAACGATTCGGAAAACAAACGGCGAGCTCATCAAGCTCAGGTTCACGTTGACTTACCTCCCCGTCTTTCTTCTCGACGTCCGGCGGCTTACACTGGACGACGTTGATGACAAGACAGTCGGAGTTGGTGTCAAGATTGATGTACTTGAACCACTTGTCGAATAACTTGCCGGACTTGCCAGTAAGGGGCTTACCTGTCTCCATCTCCGTGGGACCAGGCATGATAGAGACTGCAGCGATTCGAGACGTCGGATTCCCACGCCAGACAAGCCCACGATTCTGTTTGGCTTTCTGGCAATGTCCCAGCCGGCAATCATAACAAGGAACCGATAGGTCTTTAATGACTGCCAGAACGTTTTCCTTCTCAAAGAGATCCTCTCCGAAGTCTAGCATCAGACCTCCCGATCTAGATGACCACTACTAGCTAGTTGTCTAGCTACTGTCTCTGCGATCTCCACTTCAAATATGTTCCTGATTTCAGGTCCTTCTTCTCTCTCAATAGGTGTCAGATGGAACAGCTCTTTCGGAGAGACAACGTACAGCTCCGTGCCTGCTGGCAGTGCCAGCTCGACACGAATCTCGCCGTTCACTTCACGAAGTCCTGTGACTCTATAGTAGCCGGTATTATAGCGAACAACGGCTCCAAACTTCACCTCATTCAGAAACATTTTGCTTGGCCTCCAGCTTCTTGGCCTTCTTCAAGTCCTGTTTAACTTCGTCTTCATCGAAGAGCTTAGGGAACTCATGCCGATGATTGATCCAAATCCAATGAAGGTCCCAACTGTCGGTCTTCCTTTTCAGGAGAGTGCCATACATGTAGCGAACCATGGCAGCAACCTTCTGCCAGGTCGCAATGGTCTCCTTGTTTACCTTGTCGTCCCACGACAAAGGCTCACCGTGCTCATCCAAGTAAGGTCTCTTCGTTGGCTTGGTAATAGCCTTGAAGATCTCAATCAGCTGGTCTTGCGGCATAGGTACATTGGACTTCAAGTACCAGTCGCAAAGGCGCCACATTACCATGACCTTACTTGGCATGGACAACTCCACTCAGCTTCGGATTGTTGAGCTCCCTTATCTGCTTCTGCAAGGTAAGGTACTCAGTATAGTTCTTGATATGAGCTGGGCCGGAAGTGTTTCGCACTACCTCGGCCAGCTGATCCAACGTCATGGGAAAGGTTCTCTTGGTAAGGAACCAACTGAGAAGCCTCTCCTCAACAACAATGGAGTGTGGTCGTGACCAACCCATCAGGCCTCCTTCTTGAACTTACGTAGATCAACCTTCTCGTTGTTGATCTCAACATACCGCACCGCAGCCTCAGGATAAATACGATTCACAGGCTTAGCTTTGCGTGTACCACGCTCAGCCGGGTCCCAAGGTCCGCTCTTTGGCTTATAGTCTTTCGTTACATGAATACCTTTGACTTCAAGCCAACTATTATGGAGAGTCAAGACGGCCCTGAGATAGACATGCTCTCTGGCATAATCACTATTGTCTCTCAAGACTATCTTGACCTTAGCAGCAGCTCGATTATACATTAGAAGTGCACCGTGCTCTTTCCTATCGGGCCTTGCTGATAGGACTGCCAGATTGATTCTCTCATGTTCGCGCGCAGCATCCAACCTAGATACATGGCGAAGGAGCCGAGCACGAGCAACCAGAAATCCTTACTGCGAAGCTTCCACAGAATGAACTGTAGAATATGCTTCATTATTTCTTTCCTTTGTTGCCCCACTCGATCTCAGCCGGCGACAGTACGTACTTGAAGTTCGATTCTCCTTCCTGTACGTGGATGTGATCCGAGTCCGATCCATAGCGGAAGACAACGTCTTCGCTCTTCATAACAGAGAGGACATTGGATAAATCCGACAAGCCAAGGCCGACAGTCGTTGGTCCTTCGGACTTTTCGGTCTTGGCCACACTCTCTTGGAATGCGCTACCATACCCCCGGGTAGCACAGACCACTGTCGAACCGTTGAACGTGAGAGAAAGTGTTCCTTTCTCTGCGTAGGCCGAGAGTCGAGCCAGCACGTTGATGAGCTGGGCTCTATTGATGGTGGCTGTTCGATGTTCACCAGGCACGGTGAAAATCTTCGCCACCGCCTTTGGGTAGGGTTTCGCGAGCTGCCGAATACCCAGGATAGCATCCGAAAAGCGAAAAAGGATCTCGTTCGTTGCACCGGTGTTAGAGGTAGCATTGGTGACGGTCACCTCTTCTTCTTTCTTTCGGGAGAGAATGGCCTTGAGGGCCACAAGAGCATCTCGATGTATGCCCCCGCTGAAGACGCTCGTAACCAACGGATCATGTACTTCACACTGGCCGGCAATGATTCGATTGGTAGCCGTTCCCACGAGAGCGCCGTTGCTAGCCTCCAACAGTACTGACGAAAGCCATGGTCCCTCCGTGATCGCATTCGACCCCGAGGCAGTACAAAAGGCTGTTCGATTGATGAGGTCAACCAACGTTGCCGCGGATACAGTAAAACAAGGCTTGGCATTGAATGGAATAGACGAAAGTACTTCGCTTGCCTTCTGACCATCCGCATGAACTGCGATTTCACTTTTGAGTGTGCCATACTTCACCTGTAGCTTGGCGCCGGAGGCACTCAAGCCTATCTCGATCTCCTCTTCGGCAGGTAGGTTACCGATCGTCTGGCCGAGCAGCCGAGGAACAATCAAAGCATACCCGCTCTTGATTACATCAGCAGGTATCTTCAATAGCGTACGTGCCATACCCAGGTTACTGGTATAGACATACATCCTGGACTCGTCCTTCTCTGTTGCAGCCATGGCAATCAGATACATCCATGATCCCACACTAGATGCTTTGGAATCAAGGGTATAAGATGCCTGGGTGATAGCTTCGCGCAAGTCACCAATCTTAATCTTGGCTTGCATTTCACGCTCCTTCTTGGGATAGTTCCGCAGACACAATCTCGATCTCGCTATTGCCTTCGACCAGCGAGGTCAGATCTTCGATCAGCTCGTCGGCTCCTGTATATGCACCCTCAGGAACTACGATCTGAACTGTGTAGTGTTCCTTCTTTTCCACCGATAGGCCCACTTTGCATCTCCTTTACCAGGTTCTGATTCACATTACAGCCATCCAACATCTGCACCCATGCTCTCAGCTGCATGCCAGCCAATACGTCATTATGATTAACAACGTAGTTGGCAATAGCCATGCGCAGAGCAAATGCATTGTCCCCTCTAATGAAGAAACCCGGCCAGTCCTCATTGAACTGTACCGGGCCTGTCTCCACTCTATCATTAAGGGGAAGCTCTACTTTAAGCTTCCTTATCTCAGTCACTCTTGCTCCTTGCTTGCCAAACCATCACCGCTCTTCCTGCATTATCTGTCCGCATGTATCCATACGGACCGCGACCGCACTTCAAGAATAGATATAGGGCCCGCAACCAATCGGTATTGGACCCTATAGTAATCCACCTACGTGGCCAGAACATCAGGCACTCATTGCTTCTTTGGCGCCTGGCTTATCAACGACAGGCTTCACTCGTGCCTTCTGACAGGCAACGCACAACTGCTTCTTGTACTTGCGCTGTCCATTGGCAATGAGTTCACTGATGCTGATCACACGATCGCCGTGCTGATAAGGTTCTATCTTGGCGTGGCAGTCGTCGCATTCCTTCTTTGGAATAGCCCAATCAGGAAGCTCCGGAGGTTCCGTGATGCGCCGAGAGGTATCGTCGTATGGAACCCATTGATTCTTTGGTAGATCATAAAGGTATCGTCCCAGGCCAAAACGAGTTGCGGCTCGCTTGAAGGCTTGAGCTTCGGCGGAAGTGATAGCATTTTCATCCACAGCGTCGGACTCACCAGTCCCCGAGTTCTTGCCGACACCTTCAATGATAAGGGTAGCCACAACCAAGACCTTGCCCTTATAGCTGAACTTGTTTTTCCAATCGCTGGGAACTGGTCCGGCAATAGGGGGAATACAGAAGACTTCATACTTTGTGCTCCATCCTGCTGGCGTCACAACATCATTCAATCGATCTGAATATGCGCGCGGGTCAGCATAAGCAGCAGCGATTGCCTTCTCTTTGTTCTTACTGATCGCCTGAGGCTTCCAGTAGATCAGATCTGGATCAAACGGCTCCTCTAGTTTATCGAGGATAGCCTTGATCCTAAGCTCAGTGTACTTCTCTTTCACCAAATCGAACTCCATAACGTTCTCCTTTTGTTCGCCTGCGATTAAAGTTAAGACCTTCTGCAGACATTATATAGTCTAGCAGAAAGTTCTGAGATGCCAAAGGCTTCTATGGCCGGAATATGCTCCGTAAGTTCAATGATTGCCTCACTTACGAAGATACTCTTCTTGACGTCGGAGTCTCTGAGCAGCATAGACTTCAAATAGTTGACTACAACCAGCCGAATGGCCGTTGCTTCTTCATTCGTGGCTTGTGAAAGAGCTGTTCGAACGGCGTCCCAGTCTTTCTTGGCGACAGCCTTAGCAACCTCAAAAGCCTGCGGTGCATCCTGCGTTCCGAAGATGGCTCCAAGGGGATCCATTCCCCCTGCGAAGCGTTCAGTAGCCATAAGTATGGCTCGCGGGGCTGTAACGTTCTCTCTAAATAGGCTCTGAGCGAACTCTTCAACCTTCTGATCCCAAGCCCCTGCTTTGTAGAAGTCACTGCCTGTATCCATCCTTCCTTTCCCTAAGTGTTTCAGCGCCCGCTGAACTAGAATCCTAATACCTTCGAGCGTAAGGCCTGCGAGTGCGAACGATATACATCGGCCGCGGAGTGTCGGTATAATCTTAGCAGGTTCGGTTGTGGAAAAGATCCATACAGTACTCGGCGGAGCATCCTCCACGTGTTTAAGGAGAGCATTTTGTGCCTGCTTTGTTAGCTGATGTGCCTCATCATATACAATGACCTTAAAGTCGCCCATAAGTGGTCGGTGCGCAGCTTCTTCTCCAGCTGCTCTTGCAGCATCCACCCCCGTGTCGTCTGCGGCATTCTTCTCGACAAGCTCTCCATTAAGCTCGGCGTTAATGCACCGTGCCAACGTAGTCTTGCCACACCCTGTGGGTCCCGATAAGAGTATTGCAGTCGGCACACGGCCTGAGCGTAACTGGGTCCTAATCTGGTTGACGATCGAGGGACTCCCAATGAACTCATCAAAGGTGCTGGGCCGTAGATCCACGGCAAGGTTACGGGTGGCGGTGTTAATGGTTTCGGCATTCATGGTCTCTCCTAGAACCACCAGGTAACTACTGCTGTGATAGCAGCTGCCAGAACAAAGTAAGCAGCATGCTTCCAGTCTTTCACGAAGCAATAACCAATACCAGCACTGAAGCACAGGATAACCTGTGCCGAGCCTAGGATAAGACCCCAGTTCCAACTAACGGGAGGTGTCATAAACCTAGTGACCTTAGCAACTTAGTATCTTCCATGTCATCTACTTCCGCTTCCCAGGGCTCGACTTCGTTGACCAAGCCCTCGGCCGGTGATGACTGCAAAAGTCGTTGCTGCTCGTAGGACTGAATGAGCATCCGCAATATTTCCTGCATGATGGACAGACGCCGTGATCCATAGGGCTCATGTCTGCATTACAATGAGGACAGGACATCCTACAATGTTCACAGCTCATCTGATTCTCCTTCCGATGTTCATGTTCTTGCCACGGATAACATAGTACCTATACAGTCCCGGGATCCATGTCCGCCATTTGCCGCGCGGCGGATGAGTCCAATCCCTGAAATGCATCAGCGATCTAAACACTTTTCCACCACCATGAGTCTCGGAGATACTTACACAGCCGGAAGACACGGAGGCTAGGCTTGCACCATAAAGCTAGGATGAGCCTAGACCAGTGTTTCAAATCAAGCTCCGGCCCAGGATCTGGGACGAATACATATCAGCCATGTGGATGATCACAGCCAGAGGATTCCTCTTCATGACTGTGTCTCCTGTCTTGGAGATGCCATTGATCGTGAAGTTGCGATCGGCATAGCCACCTTCGGCAAACAACACAGCTGACCACACTGCTTCGCTGGGCACTATACCCCAGCGCCCCAGCTCCAACAGAGTCTTAGACTCTTCATCTACAATGTCGAATGCTCCATAGACAGGACGGAAGACCTGCTGCGCAAGGTACCTCTTGGGATCCTTCTCGCGGTCTTCTTCCGTGATCTCTTCATAGGTCCAGACCTTGGCGAAGTCATGGAGATAGCAGGCCTGGATGATCTCATCCTTAGTAACCTTGTCCTTCAGGTCCCCGGGATAGAGGTCTAACAAGTCCAGGCTGTACCCAATCATCTCCTTCACATGGTCGGCCATGCCACCTCTCCACCAATGGTGGTGCTTGGCGCCGGCACAGACGTGATCGAAGTCCAGGTGATCATCATGGAAAGGAACATACTGTTCCGGATAGGGATCACTCATGCTCTCCAGCCACTGGCGAATAGTGTTCTTCGAATAGCGCTGGCGCCGCAGACGAGGAGTATCGATTGCCTGGGGAATAGTAACCACAGGCACTGTCGAATCATACACCTTCAGCTTACCTACTTGAGGCTGAAGAGACTGCGAAGGCAGATTGTCGGTAGGTGTTTGGTATTCCATTATGGCTCCTGGTAGTTGAATCTGAAACCCAACGAAGAACAATACATGTTCGGACCTGTAGCTGTGCTACCGTACGTAGCAATAGCTAGGACGTGCGGGGCCATCTTGCCACAACTGGGGCATTCCGCCTCAGTATTGTCTTCAGGCGCAGCAACCAAAGGGGTCTCGAGAGGAGGTTTGTGTTCACTCCCAAGACAGAGGCTACAGACGGTCTCGAGATAGCAGACGTCATGTGGATCCTTGATCTCCTCCCACACCGTTAGTGCTTGGCAATGCTTGCACCACTTACTTATGGTGTGTTTGTTGTGGACTATCTTGTCGAACTCATTACCACACTCACATCTAAACGTGAAGACTGGCATCAGCCGTACCTCCAATATCTAATCTGTGGGTAGATTGTTCTCATGTGCCGGCAGAAGTTATGCACAATCTGTCGACACCAGTTCTTACCTCTAGGAAACTTCCTCCGCTTCAGTACTAGCCTCGAGGTTGCCGTCGTACACACGGCAGACTTCTTCTCCCTGACCGTCTTCTGCGTCCCGCTTGGCCTCATCAACATCATCCGCCTCAACGGTCCGCGTGATCCGGTAAACTTCATACACTGTCACACTGTACTTCGGCATGCTGTAGCTTACTCCATTCTTTATCAAGCCACGTATCTGGATAGACATTCCAGGAATACTTAGGCCTGGGTTTCAGATAAGCTTCAATGTAAGCAGCGAACACAGGCTCCCAGGGCACACCAAGCTGCCCAGCTAGGTCAGCGAACTGTTTCCTAGTAGCATTATACCCTGTCTTACGCATTTTGTTGAGGGATTTCTGAGTGTTGGTGCTGATGAAAGCGTCTTTGTTCGTGGTGGGATTGAAGATATAGAGATGGGTTCTAACGTTCCCACCTCTATTCATAATGAAGTACATCAGGTGCACATAGCCCTTGCACAGAAACCAGAAGTTGTTAGCCTCTCCTTCAGTCAAGACGATGAAGGCACCTGCTTTAACTATCTCACTGACTGGCTTCACTTGGTTAGCTTCTTTGGACTGGCCGCGTGGTTCAAACCCATAAGGTTCCCACTCGTACCAGCACTCCAGTGGATTTCATTGTAGCCCCACACCCAAGAGCATCCAGGATACAGAATCTTCTCGCACGAACCACCATGCCCTGGGCAGGGCTGAGGTGTATCTCCCGTAGAGATCGGGAGTAGTAGCTCAAAGTCATGACCCTCTTGCTTCTCATCCTCTGGCTTGGAAACAGGGCAGTGATACACGTAGATAGGCATTTCGATTCCTCTTTTGAAAGATTGCCCGAGGGGCTTCTAGCTTTTCAGACTCGCGTGTTACTTCGGAAACTCAGTGCCTTTCACGGTAGATGTAGCAGTGCCACAGTTATTGTAGAGATAGTCGAACAGGAGTTCATCATCTCCAATAACAGGATCGATGCCGAGCTTCCGAAGAAGGTGATCAAAAACCTTGTCACGCTTCTTACTCAGCGCATCGATTTCCTTCTTGGCTTTCTTAACGAGCTTGATTCTTTCCTTGGTCTTCATTCCTTCTCCGATTGAATAGGGCAGCGCCCCAGTTCATCATGTCATCGCCAGCTAAACAAAACGCTACCGCAAGGCTTGTGACCTTGGGCACTTCACCTTTGGAAAGATCACCTTGTGATCTAATCTGCCGAGCCCGTAGGAGGGATCCTCTCTCAAGCGATTCCCCAACACAGACCAGAAACCACCCAATGCCTTTAACGTTTTCATCGTCGCGAGGAAGTCTACTCTCCTCCAAGGAAGAAAGTAGCTTTGCACCAAGCCCATACACACGGCTCTCATGTGTTGACTGTGTTGGTCGTGGGCACAGTGGCGTTGGTTGTAGTAACCGGGGCTTCGGGTACGACTTCTTCGACACCGACTTTCGTGACACGGAACGTCCTCCCTGCTACCTTACCTTGCACAGCACCAGGCTGCTTCAGCCGCTCGACCGCGCGGCCGGCCAACGACAACAGCTCATCGCTAATCTTACCTGTAAAGATGTCATAGGTATCAATCACCTTGCCATCTTGCACCTTCGAACGTGTAGGCAGCACCCAACGTGGAGTTGAGTTGCCCTCCGGAATCCTGTAGAGTATCTGTGTGATCGCGCAATCATCCGCACCAAAACAGATACTTGCCATGGCCGCCACGCCAGTCCTCTTCAGCTTCTCGACTGTATTGAATAGAATGACGACGTGGGACATGCCCTTAAGCACCTGGGTCATATGCCCTCTCTTCTGTGTGGTTCACGAAGCCGATGGTATTGATGAACATATCAAGGCCTGGCTTTGCTTTGCCAGCACCATCATAGTATACACCAAGTTTACCTAAGACGCCAAAGGCTTGGATCTTATCTCCCTTTTTGAGGGTAGATCGTACAAAGTTCTGGAGCCTCGGGTTCCAAATAGTAGCCGTGATCCAATCGGCATGACGGGAGGCGCCACGCCGGCAAGCCACAGAGAGTACTGTAACCTCCACGTTGCCAATCGTTTGAACATAGGGATCCTTTCCTAGGTAGCCCTCAATCTGCAGCTTGATGCTCATCGGTATCTCCCGAGTAGAATCCAGGACCAAAACCCTGGGCCACCCTTCCAGGCCCGCCTAGCACACCGCCAGCGCCACCACATAGTTACCAGAAGATCTTGACTACGTAATCGCCAGGCTCCAGGATACCATTGTTGCACATATCCTGCATCAAGAGGTGAGTACGCCACTGCATAGGCTTCTTGGAGGTCTTCATCTTCTCAAGGTCTTCCTTGTCATACCCATCGAGCACTTCGTCTTTGGTCAGCTCGGTAGTATAGGAACAGTAGTTCCCCATCTCTTCTTCGGCTGGTATGGAATACTCTTCGAATCCATACGTCTTCTCGATTAGTTTCTCGAGCTCGCCGTACTCCATCTCAATAACTGTCTTCTTCTGCATGGTTTCCTTTCAGTACCAAGGCTTACCGGTTCTTACACGGGTGAACGACCACCCACTCCGTGGGTACTTCCTCGAATACCTTATAAAATCCTTTCGTGACGCCCCAAGTGAGACGTCCCAAACCGCAGCCCATTTCTGGGAGAGCAAACGGACCACCCTGCATCTTGGAAAGCTTAAGCAATACGTTAGCCACATCTTGAGGCCTGCTGTCGTCTACCCAGTGCCTCTTTGTCGGCGCCAGGACGAGATCGGGAAAACTGTCGCTCCACCAGGGTACTCTTGGATCCGGAAGAGAGTTGAGCGCATGCTGGTAAGCCGCCTGAATACCCGGGTAGCGCTGCTTAGCCGCCAGAGCAAGCCCGGCACCCATAACCCCGAGCGTATTCGTCGGGATAACAATCCGATGTGTTGGGACATACGTCCAAATATCTCCTGTAGTTTCAATGAGACTCACAGATGGGCTCCCTTAAAGTGCTTACGGTACCAATGACGTGAGTGGATTATAATACACGGACCACCCCAACGTTCGCGGAATCCTGACCAAGCGAAGCGATACCACCACTTGATCATGACATAGCTCCTGGATCTGACTGCTCGAGTGGTGCTATAATAGGCGGCAAGTTGGCGCGAAGCTTGGCGAGGATAGCTGCATTAAGATAAACAGCTCGTTGCTGTACCTGTTGTCGCACACCCGTTTCGAAAACGGATCCACCGGAACCCCGTCCATAGTTCTGCCGGCTCTCATAAAGAATACTCTGGAGAAAGTTATTCTCTTGGGCTGTAAAAGATACAGAAGAGCCTTCAACCACCTGCACTTTGGTGCGGATGGAGAGTACAAGCTGTCGCTCCGCATCCGAGAACGTTCCTCCGCCAGCACCGTGTCCTTTGTAATCATGCCACCTCGTTAGCGTGCTCTGCAAATACTGCAGCTCCCAGCCATCAAAAGTCAAAGAGTTGCTCATGATCCGATCACCAGTTCATACTTTCCGGGTCCATTGATTCGTAGACCTTCAAGAAAGAGATCTCCTATACCATGACCCCAGATGCCGTACTTCCTTATGTCTTTGTACATCTTGGAGTAGGCTTTGTAAACACAAGCCATAATATCTAGATATGTAAAGCCGGTAGGCCGACAGAACAAGAATCGAGTGGGGTTACCCACATAATGATCATCATTGAACTCGATCATCATTATTGGGCGCCTGATCACATGGTAGTGTGCCTTGCGCAACGTCATCATACCATCACGTATGGCAGGGTAATCACATACTTGTGCTGTATTCCATGTATTCCAGTTCCTTCTCTTGTCATGCCAGCGCACAAGAAAATCCAACACACGCTTTGCCATTACAACCTCACAAAAGGATTGTAACCTTGCGGATAACTACTTGCCGGAAGATTGGGCATCAAACCACCCACCTTCCTGATCACATTGATAACTAGCTGCCTAGAGCTGTCATCAAAATGAACCCAATACGTCCAGTCCAGATCACCTTGTGGTTTACCATGGACCTGAATGTATTGTACATAGAGACGTTGCATCAGCTGAGCTTCAGCTTCGGTGAATGCAATAGGAGCGTGCGTTGGATCAGTGATCTGCTTGCGTACCTTACCTACTATGTCAAGCGCTTTAAGCCGCTCGGCCTGCGTAATAGGTGTAGCACCACCAGCATCCGTGTTGTTTGCCACGGCCTGGTTCTGCGAGAACTGGAACATTGTGTTCTGAACGAACTGCGCTTCCGCAGGGATAAATACAACGGATTCATAAGGGGCTGACATTAGTCCCTCCCATTACGGCTATACCAAAAGTGGCGCCGATTAACCATACGACTCAAGTATTGTTCAGGAACAGCACGTACCCAACAGAAGACCCAGACACTGCTAAGAACTCTTCTGAGGTTGATTATCCTACAGCCGTCTGGATTCATTACGTTGATCCTGCATCATGATAGACCTGATCGTATGGCGGGTAGATAACAGTACCCAACTTGTGCAGGATGTTATTGAAGATGTCTGCTCCCCTAAGGAACTGTTCCTCGGGGAACTCACCCTGTGCTGTGAAGTTCTGGTTGGCGGAGCCAGTGCCAGTAGGAAACTGTCCTATACGGACGTTGTTCCCCCACACACCAGTGAAGATATATTCACCGGCGTTGTTCTTGAACATGATAAAGATGTTCTTGATAAAATCAAGCTGCGCTTTGTCGGTGAACACCACGCTTCCGCGCGGGTTCATGATGCACTGCCTTACTTTGTTTAGGAAGTCTTGGAACCACAGATGCTCTTGCTGGCCCATCTGTTTTACGTCCCGGCTTCCCGGCCACTTCTCTTCGTTCAGTTGCTGGAGCATCCACTGGAGCCAGTTCAACTCGGGTGGGCTGAACTGTACTGTCAGATATGTTGTCATCTTTCCTCTTGACTACTCTGATTTCAACCTCGGTGAGGGGCGGCTTGATGCACGTCCAACAGTAGGGTCTCCATTTACCGTCTACATGCTTAGCGTAGACCCCGTTAGGGCCCTTGCAAGCATAACACTTCTCTGCTATTCCTTTCCACTCAGCGCCGGGCTCAGGAGCAGGCGGACGAAAGGTTACTTCTTCCACAGTGACTGCAGGAACGACCACGCTTGTTGCCATAGGGGCACCGGCTTAACTCCGTCTGGTGGGTAGAGCCATTTGCGATTGCAGTCAGGACACTGATGAGGAATCATAATATTCATCGTATACTGCTGACCACACTTACACTGGTCAAATACAAACACAGCGCGTTCATTGCGGCAATCTACATAGCCACGCGGAGGCCACGCCTGATGTTGATCTGCACTCCTGAAATCATCGCAGAACTTACAGCGATCAGCATCAGTTGCTGAAGCTTCAAACGAATGTGGGTCCATAGATCACCACAACTTCGAGGCCGGCGAATCCATTGAAGGATCGACGGTCAAGAAGTCCTTTACTCTTCCAATGACTCCACTCTGAAGGCCTTGCATTGTATCCGAGTGATCGTAATCCAATGTAGCCCCAACAGGAGAGAGAACATTCCCATAGATATCCACGGTGTAAACGATAACGCCGTGTGTAATCATGAAGGAAGCATCTCCTCTTCCAGAGGTGAACTTCTGGGTGCCAGTCGCAAAGTTAGAGACAACAGTTCTCATGGCTTCTTTGTCCACTTGAACCAAGTGTACGGCGTCGGGCTCAACGCCCAGGTATACTTGCTCGCCAGAGAGTTGTCGGTCACTTTGCCGATCGTACTGAAGGTCACACCTGAGATCAAGTATCTAATAGACACTGAATCATTAGGCGTAACATGATACTTACCATACCAACCAGACTGGATGCGCTCCAATACGATTGGCGCTACCTCAGGGATACTGGCAAACGTTACTACAGTATCGGGTCTCGGAGGCCAGGCAGGATCTTCTGCTGGTTCGGTCCAGGATAACCATTCCTTGACGCGAGGGCTTTCCAAGGTATAAGGTAGTCTAAATATATAATAGCGTGATGTTTCAGTTTCCAGACGTGTCTCTGCCATGCGGAGAAACGTACCCATCTCGCTGTTCGGTAAGGGGATAGCCACCTCGGAACGCGGCGTCGTATCACCTAATACCTCCACTGAAGACATCAACATGATCTTGGCGCTCATGATAGAACTATAGCGAGTAAGTTCTTTGATCAGCTGGCCGAAGACAGCTTCATTTGCTGGCTCGGCCGGCGGATTCAGAATGATCACATCAGGAGCCTGCTGATTCAAAACCAGCTTGAGCTCAGGAAACTTGACGTACTTCAGATTCAACGTCAAGGTATCAATCTCTGGCTTCGGGTAGAGCTTTGCTGCCTCAGTCGTAAGAGCCAGGGGGAGCAAGCTAGACCCACACTCTATGATTAGTATCCTCATTTGGACCTCAATGACCTGTACTCGGTAGCACACCACTCATGGAAGGGTCGGCTGTACACTTCTTTAACCAAGAGCCGCTCCATCCAATAAATATACCTGTCTGTAGCTATATGCGGAAGCAAAACAAAGACTTCCCTTTGTCTCTCAGCTGCATGAGGCGGTTCATACCGAGGTTCGGGTAGCTTCCATCTCATATTGCACGATCCTCTATCGCTTCGCCAAGATTATTCCACCAGTTGATGGCGATCTCGACATGCTCAGTACGTTCAAAAGACTTCGTCTCAGTCTCGAAGGCCACTGGGCCCTTCTTAACTTTATCCTTTGCAGGATACTCAATCGCTTGGTGGCCACTGGCTGTGTCCTTGAAGACCTTGTAGCCTTTCTTAAGCTTGGAGAACATGATACGTCCAAGCTCTGCATTTGCTTCATCATAGTCGGCTCCTTGAAGCTTCCACTGCTGCTGTGGGTTGCCGTCTTTGAAGTGTTCAATCCGGCCCCAGCGACAGTCAACACGATGACTGTCCTTGGTACTGTCTGCCTGACGGATTGTGATCTCGTAGTACTTATTATGGTGGGCCGCCGGGTCGATACACTGCAGCACCACCTGCCTAACGATCTTCGATGCCATTCAAAATCCTCTCATTCCATTATAGGTTAGGGGAAATGGGTAGCCAAAACCAAAAATCAGCCGCGGGGCTTCTTACCTTTTTGCCTCGCGTGTTCCTTCTTAAGGCCGGCCAAGTCATAAGGGCTTGGCGTGTTGACTAAGGGCTTCTTCAGCCCTTTGTTCTCTTTCTTCATCCACTCTTCGAAGAACACCCGGCGCCGGTCAACAGACCATATCCGCTTGATAGCCTTCTGATGCTCAGGG